CCATCAAAATATCCACTAGAACTATCTACAGCTCTAAAACTTCCATATATATCACCAGTAAATGCTTCATCTAATACTACTTCATTTGGAAATGTACAACTATCAAATTCACTTTCTTCTGTTACAGGTTGTATTTCATTTCTATATACAACTGCTAAATCTCCTAATGATGGATTAGGGTCTGCTTGCATATGTTCTACTGTATCAAATAATTTTACATCTCCACTACCTGAACCTGATGGTATATTTGCAATAGCATTTGCATATGTTCTTATATCATTTGTTACAGTCATTCCTTTATTTTCTAAAGCTGTTTTCATATCATCTCTAGCATCTTGTAAAGTATTTAAATCTTGTACTATTGTTGACATTATTCATTTTCCCCCTCTCCAAATAAATCTGATATTATATCTTCTGCTTCTTGTATATCTTGTTCTGTCATAGATACTGCTCCTATTGTTCCTCCTGATGTATACCCTGCTGGTATAGTTTGTTGTGATGTTGTTGGTGTGTAATTTAATTGTCCATTATTAGGCATTGTACCAGTTATAACAGTTCCATTCACATCAAAAGCTTTCTTACCAGTCAAAATATAATTATCTAAAATCTCATCATCAAAACTATTATAATAGAAATTCTTTCCATTTATATTAACACCTATTGTATGTTCTGTATCTATACTAGGTATATATAAAGTTATTTTACTATATGCTGTACTTATCCTAGAGTTAAATATAGAATATGTGGAGTTATTTTTACACATCATTCTACCAGTTGAAAATCTTATGCTCCCTATCACGTTTAGACCAGAATATACTAAAGAAAAAGTATTAGTTTCATCATCAAACTTAATTAAAGAATAAGTTTGTTGATTAACATAAATTGCATAATAGTTATCATATATATAATTAATATTATAAGGCGTACCACCAACCAAACTACTCATATCAAATCTGGCAATTACACTAGTAGTTATTTTATTATTGGTTATTGAGGTGATTACACCACTGCTAAATATACACTTACGGCTACCCAAAGCAATAGCTGCATAAGTATTGCATACTTTACGAAAATCTCTATTTGATGTTTTTGTATATGTAGGAGATTGTCCTGATTTATCAATATGATAATAGCTATAATCTAAAAAATCACCACCGCTAGCGACAGTTACTCCACTCAATTCTTGAGTATTACCCCCTGCTAATATTCCTGTATCGTAAGAACCACCACTTATTGTTAATAAATAATCAAATTTTAATTCTGTTCTATTAAATTTTGCTAAATATGTATCATAAAGTACATAACCACCATATCTAAAAGACATAGTGCTAAAAGCCATATTTCCTTCTGAAGGAATATGTATAATAGATGTAGTTTTCGTATAATTATTATTATTATTTGTATAAACTGATAAAGTATTATCAGTTGATGATATAGAATTAGTATAACCTGAAACAACATATATAATATCATTTAGTTCATCTATATCTACTATAACTGACATATACCCATAATTAGACCAATTTGTATTGTGCTCCTTAATTTTATCTATATAAACCAATGTATCGTTTTCTACTTTAAATAAATAATTGTTATGTTGAGTATTATAATTCGTTAATGATATAATTAAATAATTGTTGTAAATACTATTTATAACAATTCCTGAATATGATGATATATCAGATGTCGTTATATTACCGTTAGAAACTTCTTGCATTAAAGATGCTGTTATTTGTATAGGACTTACATTACCTACAGTATGAATATATCTTACATCTTGATAGTCTGGTAACTCATTAGCTTGTGTTATTAAATTATCTATTTTTAAATTATTATTATCTATCCATTCTTTATTTGTTATATTTGGCATTTAAATTTCTCCTTTCACTTAATTTTTAAATTTTATCCATTGAGTACCATCACCATAGTATGTTGGTATTGTATCATCCAAGTGACCATCATCATCGTAATAAGCTACATCATCAAATGGAATTATTATTTCATTTATAATATCTGTATTTACTAACTTTACTTTATATGGTAATAGTTTCTGTATAAAAAAGACAGAATTAGGGTCACTATCTTCTATTTTATTTGATGATACTCTAACATTGCTAGTACCATTATCGTATACATCTTTATTAACTTTAATATTAGTATATGAAAGCACAGCCTTATTAACAGTTGCTTTAGTACTCCAGTTACTAGCACTAAAATTGGTTATACTATTTGCTAAATAACTTTCAACACAACCACCGTTGCTTAAATACAAGACCTTCATTACAGTAAAAATAAGCAGAAGAATTATTGACACTATAATAAATAGTTCCTTTAGCTATTATTAGAACAAAGCCATAACTATCACTACTACTCTGTGTTATGGCTAATAAATAATTATAATTACTACTTTCTGCCCAACTAGGTAAACTTATTGTACCAACACCGCCATTAATCTTTGTGTAGTCCATCTTATAATCATCAAATGAGCTATAATCACTTAATCTAGTGATTTTACTTATATCTATTTTTGTTGTTGTTTCAAGCCATATACCATCTTTTTCAGTAGGTTCTGTAGGTTGGGCATATATATTTAATTTAATCTTACCTCCAGCTGTTTTATTATCTAATATACTTTCCAATTGAGCCAATTTAGCTTCTTGTGCAGAAAGTTCTTCTGATAAATCTTCACCTGTTTGTATATCACTAATTAACTGTGCATAATCTGCAAATACGTTTGTAGGATTTTGTCCTTTATCTATTAAGGCTTGTTTTATATCTGCTTTACTATTTTTTATACTGTTTAAGTTATCTAATAATGTTGTATCTACTTCATTAGCCATTTATTTTGCCTCCTTTTAATATTTACTCATTAATATTTTACAAAATTAAAAGAGGTACTATTGTACCTCTTGTTGTTATTTTTTCTTAGTTGTTTTTCTTGTTTTCTTTACTGGTTTTTCTTCAACACTTTCTTCTTGTACAACTGTACTATCTAATAAAATTTCCTCGAATTCTGGAATTTTTCCTGCATTATTTAAAATTATTCTTTCAGGTCTACCTATTAAATCTTCAGAATGGTCTTCTTCTTTTAGCTTCAAAAATTTATTTCTATCTGCTGTTATTACGGTAACTTTATTAAATTTATCTATTGTCATATAAAACACCTCCTATTTTAAACAATCTATCATATAACCTGTTAATATATTTTTATAATTTCTACCTGTACTTCCATTATCATCCACACCTGTTTCTGCTGCTAATATTATTTCTTGTAATGCTGTAAATGATGGTAAGGCTTTTATACCATAAGCTAATTGTATATCTCTTCTATCTACTGTTCCGTTATTAGTAAATGTACAATAACTATTAACTCCTGTAATTAAATTAGTAATTGTGTTATATATTGAAGTATATTCATTTCTATATATAATATCTCCCACATTTACACTTACTGTTACATCTTGTCCCATTGGATAACATCTCAATAGTCTTTTAATATAATCTTGTACTGTTGCATATTCAGATGCATATATTTTATTACCTTTTACTAAATTTTGTTTATTTACTGCAACTACTGTTATATTTACTGTGTTAGACCACTCAGACCAAGATGGACTGTCATCTGAATTATCTCGCATTTCCTCATTTGTAAATATATAATTTGGCATTTGAGCTCTCATTCTTATTTTATATGTACCAGAAGTTATTACATCTCCATCAGTTCTATTTAACCATATAGCTTTATTCTGTTTATAATCAGATAACAATGAACTAAAACAATCTTCATAAGAATTTGTTGCTCCTGTCCACACATTTGTATAGTCATAAAGTTTTAATGTATTATCATCTGTAGATATTTCCACTTGAATATTACCATATTGATAATTGTTTTGCTGAGCTTGTGTATATCCTTCAAAATTAGGGTCTTCAGGCATTGTACAAAGAATTCTAAAATCTTTATTATGCCAAATAGTATTATTTATTGGATATTGTATTACAGGTGCATTCATTTTATAATAAGGTTTTACTAATTGTATATCATATGATTGTGTACCTAATATTATTTTTGTATCATCTGTAACTGTTCCTGATTGGTTTGGTTTAAAATAATATGGTGTTACTCTTGCATAATTCATCTTACCTATAAATAACTCTGTTGCTGTATTTAATGTTATACTTACTGGAGATGACAGTGCTGTTTTACTATAATATTTTGTTTGTTTTATTTGTGTTTTAGTATCATCCATTATTACTACTTTATATCCATTTACTACTCCTGCAGCTCCTGCATAATGGTTATATGTCCATCCCACTGTTATTGTTGGTACTTTATGTATTGCTACTGTTTTTCCTTGTACATTATTTATACCATCTGTTACTGTGTCATCTGCTGGAGATTGTGTTGGTTGATATTGTACTCTAAACGTTTTAGTACTTATTGCAGATTTATATATCCCTACCATATTTGGATGAGATACATTTAAAGTTGCTGTAGATGTTACAAAACTATTACTTCTAACTGTTGCATTAAATACATTTTGAACATTCATTACTGTATCTGTACTTAATGATTTTGCTATCAAACTAAATCCATATCCAATTTTGCCAACATTAGATATATCTGTTGTATTAACATATGCTAAGTTAGATGAATTAAATCCAAACCAACTTAATATATTAGTAGAACTTGTCATATTATTAGAATTAGTTAAAGTTAATGTTGTATTGAAATCACTTTCTAAATTCCATCTTCTACCATTGACATTTAGGTACATAATAGGATTATCTTGCGGACTAAAATTATACATATTATCAGTATGATTAGATGATATAGTAAAATTAGATATACTTGGATGCGTATATGTATAAGAATATCTATATGTATAAGCATTTAAACTTGTGGCTTGTTCATTTATTGCCCAACAAACTGCTGTAAACCAACTTGATTGACTTTTAGGGTCATAGTTAGAAGAATACCATTGATTAGAATAATTATAACAATCTAAATTACCTGCAACCTTAATATTTGTTTGAGTTGCACCATCACTTATATTAGCCCAAAGAGCAACTCTACTATTATCATCCCACCTAAATTTTGTAAGATTTATACAAATTTTACAATTACTTTGACCAACTTCTGAAATGGGTGTTATATTAGTTGTACCATCTGTTTGTAAAGGAGGTACACCTCTTAAACCAAATATTTTAGTAGTCGAATTTGAAATACGTGTCTCTGCAGCCTCTCTAATATTGGCATATACATAATATTTTAAATCATTACCCATTTTAGGTGTAAATGGTCCTATTACACTAGCACCACTTGTTCCAGTACCTATATCTTGCCATCCAGCAGTATTACTAAAATTAGTATACCCAGCTGAAACATTATGGAAGGTACTACCATCAGCATTACCTACACTACATAATTCTACTCTAATTTGTTTTGCGTGACTATCACCTGTCCAATCAGCCTTTAAATAACGTGATTGCCCATTCACTGTCCAATACACATCTTCAGCATATGTACCTTGTCCGTGGAACGTGTATAGTTGGAGTTGTATGAGGACTATATGGTATGTTACTTATACTATGTGAGCCTAATTCAGCATTAGTATAATCATCATCAATATCACAATGATTATTTGAAGCAAACCCACAATGCATATAAAGAGTTAATGTCCCACTTGAAAACTCAACTACTTTATTATTATATTTATATGTATGTAATTCTTTACCAGCACTCCAAGAACCTAAGTTTTCCACATATCCAGTATTAATTGTATCTTGGGGTGTCTTGACAAAGCTACCTATACCGAGGACCCCTATAACTTGCTGAGGCATCATAAGAACCAGCATAGCACCCATATAATATCAAAGAGCCATTAACTTTAACATACTTATTTGAAGGCATATCACGAGTTATACTTATATTATATGCTACATTAAGTGTAGGACTACTACCGTGCCAAGTTGTATTATCTGAATTTAACCACTGAGTTACAGCCATTTAAATATCCTCCTATCCAACATTATTTTCTGTTTCTTTGTTGTTATTTTCATCAATTAATTCTACTATTTCAGTAGGTGTTTTTAATTCATTTACTGCTTCATTAAGTGCTTGTATTTCTGTTTTTGTTTCATTAATTAAATCTTTTACATCTTTAGGATTTAATCCTTCATTTAATCCGTATACTGCACTTTCTATTAACATCATTATTTCTGTTTCTGTTATCTTAATTCCTTTTTCTTGTAATATGATTGATACTTGTTCTATAGCTTTTTGTAATTTTTCTTTTCCGTGTATATCTCCATATACTTGTTCTACAAATCTTACTACATCTTTAACTACTGTTTTTGCTGTTTCATCATTTATCTTTTTTTGATATGCATTTTTTATTTTGTTTCCTATATATGTAAATACTCCTGTTATAAATGTTGCCAATACTGGCATTAAAATTTGTATAAATTGATTTAATATTTCATTATTTTCCATTATACACCTATCTCCTCTCCTATAATAATATTTGTTAGATTAGGATATATATTTAATAACCAATCTTTCATATTATTATCTAAAACTGTTATTTCACAATCATCAAAAACACCATCTAATACCCCACTAAAAGCGTCAAGACTTGAATAATTCGTTAAAGTGGATTTATACCCACTCTTTAACATCTATAATTACATTAAATTACCGAACTCAACATTTATATTGACATCACTTGGAAATTCAGAACCCTTACCTATATAATCATTAACCCACGAATATTTTGCAAACTCTATTAAAACACTTTTTATATTTTCTATTTCGTTTTCAAAATATTCTAAATCTTCTATTGTTATACCTCTATTTATAAATTCATATTGTTCTTCTTCTTGCATTGGACCATTATCTTCATTTAGATAAAATTCAGCAAATAAAGTAATATCTTTATCATATTCACCTGTTTCTCCAATTTTATCAGCTAAATTATCTAATTCTTCCAAATTTACTAATACCCAAATATATTTATTATCTTTCTCTAATAATAACGGAGCTACATTACCCATTTGGTCACCCGAACCTGTTATAACTTCAATACCACCAGCTTTTACTCCTAGTGATTTTGCTTCCTGTAATTTTCCTTGTAAAGCTAATATTGTAGCTTCCTGTAATTTTTCTAATTTATTCATTATTTTCTCCTCCTATAATTATTATACTATATTATTTATCTTTCTTCTGGTGTTTTCTGTTTATGTGATTGTATTATTTCCATATTTGTTTCGTAATCTCTAACATATTGAACAAATGATGAAATAACCTCTAATCTTGCTTTTCTATCCTTTGGACTAATAACTTTATTATAATGTACCACATCATCTGCTAACCATTTTAAAGTATCTTCTAAATGATTTTTTATATTAGTAACATCATCTTCTGGTTCTGTTGGTAATCCTCTTGACTTTTTACTTGCTTGTTCCACTCTACATAATGCATCTTTCATTTCTTCCATCAATTTAGGATATTCACTATTTATTTTATTACCTATATCACTCATTATTATATTCACACTTCCTTAATTATTTTATCTACCATCATCCAACATAACTTGTTGCCAATGGTCATATTCAGCTTTCATTTTATCATAATCAGCTAATTTTTGTTGATTTATATCATAATTATCTACATAATGTGTAAATTCTTCTATAGTTACAAAATCAGCTTTCTTTTCTTCAGATGATATAGTTTCATCTCTTAATATTGATTGTGCGTGACCTTTAACTGTATTCCTTACTTTTCTTAACATCAATTCTTTTGAACTTAATTTCTTTAACATATTATCATCTACTTCTTTCCTATAATATTCAAAATCTTCTTCCACCTCATCATACAATATTGCATCTATTTGTTGTTGTAATTCTCTTTTTGACTTAGCTCTATTGTATTTTTGTTTTGGTCTTTCAGGTTTTGTATCTAATAAATCTGAATAGTCCTCCAACAACTCCACATCTTCCTCTAATACTGCATAATTACTTTTTACAACTAAACCTTTATCTATTTCTATTTGTGCTTTAAATTTACGTAACTCATTATTAACATACTCCTCTTGTTCTCTAGGTAAGCTGTGTATGTACATATGAGCTAACCAGTTTATTACTGCACCATTTTCTAATGATGTTTCACCACCCTCAGAACAATGTTTTAAATGATGGAGTGTCATCATTTTTTCATATCTTCTAATCTTCTTGCCGGTATATCTTTGTTCTTGTAAAAACTTTTTGTATGTCTTTATTATCTTTTTATCTTTAATCTTCTGCTCTATCCCAGCTTTCTTAAACATACAGCCTCTACCATAAAGTCTTTCTAATTCTTCTCTAATTTTCTTATTGGACTTCATTTATACACGACCTCTTTTTATTTAATCATTATATATACTTTTCCATTCGCAGATGATTTTGTAGCTTTACCTACAACAGCTCTAGTATAATCTCTAACAATTTCTAAAGTTCCATCATTTTTTAAAGCTATTAAATCCCCTGTTTGAACTGCCAAATCTCCTATATTTAAATATACCCTTCCTGCTAAAGCCACAGGTACTTTTTCATTATCAGCAAGTCCATCTCCACCTAATACATATCCCATTGTATCAGGACTTGATACAACTCCTGCAATTCTATTTATACAATCAGGTCCTATCATATTACTTGCCTTAGTTACTTTACCTTCATTCGTAAATACAACTACATCTCCTGCAACTATATTTTCTGTATAATCTGCTTTTTCCATATATTCAGCTATGTCATTGTACACAGCATTAAATACTCTTGATGCTCTTACATCTCCTGTAACATTTAATACCTTTGTTGTCATATTTACAGCACTACCAGAAGCATTACTTGTAGTAATATTTATAACATCTCCAGTATTTGCTAAAGTCATATTACTTCCATCAGTCGTTAAGCTTGCATTATTACCCCAATTTTGTACTATCATATTACCTGTAAAATTAATGTCAACTGTACCTATAGTACTATTTGCATCAGAAAATTTTATATTACCATCTGTAATAGTTATTTTTGAATTTGCATTGTTTGCACCTGATGATATTTCTACAGCATCTTGACCGTGTATAATTGTTTTATCTCCAGTACTATCTATAGTAATTGTTTCAGGTGAAATTAAATTAGCACCTTGAGTAGCATTAATATTTATTATATTAGGCGAAGTTATATCTAAATTATAGTCTGTTCCTTTACTTTCTATCTTATTTGGTCCTAAATCTAATGTAAGTCCTGTATTAGTTTCTGTTATTTTAAATAAATTATTTGTAGCACTTTCTGCTGTATCGGGTGCTTTTATTATTACATTAGTTGTATTACCATCTACTGCTTCTATTCTAACACCATATTTACCTGAGCCAACATCTTGGTGGTCATCTAAAGTACCAGCAACATTTGGGTCTCTACCTGCTAAAAATTCAATAGGTCCAAATATTACATCTCCTTCTTTTGATACATACCAATCTGGTGCTTTATACATCCAATCTTGTAACAACATTCTACTTTCATCAGGATGTTTCCAATCTTCTATTTTGCATAATATATCTTTAGCCCATATTCTTCCATATTTATCTAAATCTTCTTGTATATCTGTAAATTCTGTACCATCCCAAGTAACTTGACCTAACCATAGTGCATCAGGGTCATTCTCATCTTTTTCAGTCCACCAATCAAGATATACCCCACTAAATAATTTTGATACACCTACTGTATCATCCCCTAAAACATTACCAGCACTATCTCTCCATAAATGTAAAGCTAATTGATATGTTCCTGCTTCATCTGGATGATAAATTCTTAAACGCTGTGTTGCTATGATATCCATACCGTTTATACAAGCTTGACCTTCTTTTACTTGTATCATAGGGTCACCTTCTAAATCAGTAACAGCTTCTAATTCAAAAGACGGATTTACTATACAGAAATTTTTACTTGTTACTCTAGTTACTATTCTTGCCATATTATATTCTAAATTTAGTTTTCCATTATCTGTTTGATTAGAACCGTGGATAACAAGTTATATAGTCGCCCTCATAGTATACTTGTTTATCTGAAAAACTGTGAGCATATTCTATATTCTCATTAGTTATATGTGCAACTTCATTAGCCATTATATATCTCCTCCTTGTTATATTTTGCTTACATTAATATTTTACAAAAATAAAAAGAGTAGTCTTATAACCACTCTTTTATAATATTACCCCTTTAATTCATTAATTTGCTCTTGTAAATCATCACATATAGATTGTAATCTATCTATTTCATCTAATAAGTCTTGGTGTGTATGCATATCAGGATTTACAGTAACTTCTAAACTTGTATTTGATAATCCCTCTATTGTTGCTATTCCACTAACTCCACCTGTTAAACTTAATGTAAAATCGTTTGCTTTTAATGTTAAATGTTGTGTTGCAGCATTATATGAAGATGTTATACCTGTAGATGACATAGAGTTAAATATTCTTCTCAATTGTGATGTACACTCTGCTGATAGTTTATCTGGTAAGTCTGTTATATCTGTATATGTATGTTTATGTCCTACCATAGAAAAATCATCTATATCGTGACCATCAAATTCACTTACATTAAAATCAAATACTTCTGGTAATGTACTCTTATCATCAGTTAATTTTTTATATACTTGTAATGGTGTCATTACCACAATAGCACTTGTATCTAAATTACCTTCGTGAAATACCTTATACTTATGTGTGTCATTTTGAAATTGATTATCATCTAACATTTCATTTTCAGAATAATCTACATACAATTCATTATTCAAGATATTTAATTGAGCTCTTAAACCTGCAACTGTGTAATTTTCATTATCTTCATCAACTATACTATCTATATAAAATTCTCCCTCAGTTGTCATCTTACCATTAGGTAATAATCGTATACCCCCACCTAAAAATGAGCTTATAACTAAATTATTATTTCCTTCATCCACATATAATTTACCCTTTATAAGTCTATTAGCATCTCTTATTACAACACTACCATCTTTTAATAATCCATTATCATCTGCTGGCATATTGGGCATATCATATCTATAAATTGGACTTATATTTGCTGGCACTGATTTAGATGGTATATCATCGTAAGTATATCCACTAGGATATGTAGTTCGAGAAAATAAACATACCCACTTACTATTCCATAACCACAATGAATTATCTTCCCAACAATAATAAACCAACCCAACTTCTGGTTGTATATTATATTGTAAATCATTTATAGTTCTAACGCTTATATAATCATATAAAACTCTGTCATTGGGTGAAATACCTTGGTCAAAATACAATTTCATTGTATCTAGACACATATACATATAACCGTTTCTTTTGTTTTGTTCTTAATACATCAAACTCTGTCATCTTGATTATATCTTTTATTTCCAATTCTACTATATTTGCCATAATAAATTCCTTTCAAAATTAATTTATTCCTCACTTAAATAATAATCTACACTTACAATATAGTCACTTGTTAAAAAGTTACTATACCCATTATGTGGTGAGATTGAAAAATTCGTTACATTTTCAGCATTTGCATCGTGTACAATATTCACTACTATAGGATAACTTGTATTGTTATAAGCATACACCCATAATGTATCATCTCCAACAGGATAATAAAACCAAATACTTGTCTGTAAATTATTAATCCAATGCTCTTCTCTAGCGTATACATCAACCTCTCTTTTTGTTACACTTGAATACTTACCGTTTTTATATAACGTAGTATCAATAAAGTTTCTACCATCCACAGTTGATTTACTTAGAGCATATTCAATATAATCTACTCCAGAACCTTTATAGGTACCTGTTACATCAAATACCTGTACTCCACTTTTAATATTTTCTGGAATTATTTTGTTATTTTTTTCATTTAAAATGTTCATAGCTTTATCTTTTATTGTTGACATTTTCATACCCCCTAGATTTAAAAAATAGCAGGGTGTTTAAAATACCCTACTAATATTTTACTAAATTTAATTATATTGTTATTTTAATAAATCATCCAATGTTTTTAAACCATATTTCTTTTGTATGTTTTCTATATCACAATGTATCTCCATAGCTAATGAATTTATATGAGCCATTTTTCTTTGTAATCCAATTAAATCTTTAGATAATTCTAATTTTTGTAATTCATCATCTATTACATCTATTTGTTCTTGTACACTATCTGCTTCATCTTTTATTAAATCCTCTCTTGATACATATGATATAACTAAAGTATGATGTGGTTTATCGTGTACATTTTCATCAGACATATCTTCATACATAGCATATATAGTATCTAATAATGCCTCTAATACCCATACTATTTCACCAGTATACACAGCACAAGCATACCACTTAATACCATCTTCATCTGTAAAGATTTCTAGCATATGATTTTTGTTATTTAGGTATACCGTACTTTTAATTAAATCTGTTTCTTCAGCTTCTTTATACAATCTTTTTACAAAGTTGCTATTAGCCCTTATCATATCATCAGCAAATATAGCATTCATACAATTTTCATACACGGCTCTAAATTGGTCTGACCCAAATGTACTTAACACATACTGTAATTGTGGTCTTATAATGTCTAAAGCATTTCTTATTAATGATGACCAAGTTGATACATCTACAGCTGTCATTGGTCTATCGTGTGCTGATAGTAATAGCTCTCCCCAACTTTCTCTGTTATTATACTCTATATCTGTATTTGACATATCTTCTAGTTTAATTGCCTTTGTACCTCTTAAACCTAATATAATGTCCTTATCTATATGTTTATTTGCTCTTAATACCATTTTTCTCAAGCTTTCATCATTAAATAGTTTTTCATTTTCTTCTTCTGTTCTAATTGACATTTCATTTAAATTTGCCATTTACATCTACCTCTTTCTGCAAGTATTTTTATGTGTAATTTTTACTTGCAGATGTATTATATAATATAATTTTTACATTGTCAATAGTATTTTAAAAATTTGATATAAAAAATTACACACAGTATTATATTTGTGTGTAATTTTTTATATATTTTATAATATGATTGGAAAACTCTCATCCCCAATATCAGGTTCCATTTCTTCCATATCGGCTAATAATCTTCCATAAAATCCTTGAGAACCAGCTAAACTTTTTGCTACTTCTTTAACTCTATTCCAATCAGCCATATCTTGTAATTCTAATTCATCTTCCTCTAGTCCTATAATTATATCTAAGTCATCCATAGCAGATACTTTATTCATTTTCTTTTCTCTTAATTGTTTAGCTTTTTCCCCAAATAATGATACTCTTCCACCATTTACGGCACCGGCTTGTGTTGCACTCTCTTCCAAGTCTTCTATATGTTCATCAGCAATTACTTCATCAATTAACTTCCAGATGTCATCATCATAATCTTCTAGCTCTTGTATAAACATACTTGTTATTATATCATTATCATTATCATAATTAAATTTTTGTTGATTAAATTCATATTGCCATCCACCATTTTTTAATGATACTGCTAACCAAGTTTTTCTTGCTGTATGTTTATCCATTATTTCCATATAGAAACCATCTTTAGATATATCATCTACATTAGTTACAACTAAATCTAATTCTTCTGGTCCTACTTCTATTAGATTTCCACAGTTAGGACATTCTGCATAATATACATAATCTTTACCTTTTTGATATATCTCTATATCATTAGATACTTCATTTAGTGGGTCAAATGTATATTCAAAATCTTCTAAACATTCATCACAATGTGCTGTAAATTTTTCTGGAGTTGTATCTATCATACTCTCTGTTTTTACTTCTTTATTTTCTTCTTTTTTATCATACTTTGACCATAGATTATTTAAATCGTGCAACTTAGTTTTTAGTATATCTTTTTCATCTAAATCATTTGTTCTTTCAATTTCTTCTTCTATGTCTGATGTTAGTTCGTGTACATTAAAATCTACCTTACCATCTTTAGCTTTTATATCATCCATTGCTTTATCTATTTTACCTACTAAGTCTCCTATACTTTGTATACTTTCTGTTATATTATTTATACATTCATTTAGTTTATTATCTTGTATATACTGTTCAGCTTCATCTTCTGTATCAAATACAGGGTTATCTCCATTTTCATCATAATAAAAATCATCTAATTTATTATCATATATAGTAAATTGACTATCATCTTCATCATCGGGGTCAAATGTATCATCCATTGCATAATCATATACTGTATATCTTGGTTCATCGTCTATATCTTCTGTTTTTATCTCTGTATTTTCATCTACAATATACTTCTCTAAAGCAAACATAAAGGCTACTGCTTCTCTATCACTAGATATATAGTCCCCGTGATATTTAACAAACTCTTTTACAAATGCTTTAAAATTCTCGTTATTTTTAATTAAATAGTCAAACTCATCTAATGCCTCAGTATAACCTGCTACATTATCTCTGTTATCATAAAGAAAACCATATTCTGTTTCAAACTCTTTATCAAATTGTTCTATTGGAACATCTACAGCTTTAAACTCTACTTTCTTTGACTTACTTTCTTTCATAACATCTTCCTCCCTACTTGCATCATATTGGCAAGATTTTATTTCTCCTCCTGATAAACCTAATTCTTTCTTAGTAGCCTCTAATTCATCGTGTGTTATTTTACCGTGCCAATAATCTTTAAAAGCTTGTTTCATTTTTTCTTCTATAGCTCTTAGTTCTTCGTATTCATATGTACCTGATGCTGTTGTTACTTTACCTTCAGTTAAATCATACCCAGCATCCTTAGCAGATATTATCTCACCGCCAACCTTTTCTTGTACCCTTAATGCATCTTGATATGTATTAAAGAAATATGGTTCACCTACATTAGCTGAATTTTTCCAAACATACCTACCATTTTTAGCTTTTATTAAATACTCCATATTTCCGAGGTCCTCCATAATATTGTATAAAAGCTTTACCTTCAAATGGTTCCATTTCTTTTGGTCCCCAATAATCATATCCAATATCTTCATCTTTCTTTACTTTAACTGGTTTTAATACTGTTCCATATTTATCATCCCCAGTCAATATCATTGGGTCTGTTTCTTCATATCCTAACTCTTTATATTTCTTACGTAGCATTTCTTTATCCTCCCAACTATACTTAATTGTATCACCTACTGTTGTTTTATAATCTGCTGGCATTTTATCTAGTTCATCTTTTGATATATACTCTACATCTTCAACTTTTTTACTCTCTGTTAGCCCTAATTTACTTGCTACAAATTCTTTTCTATCATCTGGTACTTGGTCATTGTGATATAAATCTACTAATGTTGATTTTATTTTAGCTATATATCTTTTTAATGTTTCTAATATTTTCTCAGGTGTACCTGTTGTTTTTCTAAATGGTAATGATATACTTCCATATGCCATATATTTATTATCTGGTTTTGTTAATATTGATTTATCAAATGCATCCAATATTAATGTATCTGGTAATTCTACATCATCTTTTATTTCTATACCATCATCATATCTACCAACATTTTGTAATATATGGAATGATATATTAAATAAATCATTTTGTGCTATACCATTTGGAAATTCTGTCTGATTTCCTGCCAAATAAAATGTTATAAAAAATGTGTCTCTGCCTAATGCTCCTTTAGATACACTACAAGCACTATTCGGAAATTCTGCTTTATATAAAGCATTTACTTGTTCTTTAAATTCTGCAAATGTCATTTTTATATTTACCCCCTATACTTAAAGGGTTAAGAGCTATACACTTTAGCTGCCTAACCCTTATTATTAATTTTTACTATAATTTCTTATCTACTGATAAATATTTATTTTTAAAAATATTAATTTCATCATCTGTCATACCTGCTTTTGAACTTAGATATGTATCAATAGTATTTGATTTAAGAGCTTGTTTTAAATCTTGAGATATTTTTGCTGGGTCTGCTTCTACATAACTATGTAATTCTCTAACCATATCACTAAACTTTTTATTATCTATTGTTTTTAAGTCATTAATAGATTTAACATTTTCCTCTACTTTATTATCATCAAACTCTTCTGCTTGTACTTCACTAAAGATATAATAACATTGTTTAGCACCTTCCATTGTTGCATCTATATATATTAAATCACTTAGTTCTTCATCTATAGCATCATAGTATTCATCAGGTGTTTCATCTTCCATTTTATCTATTATTGGCATACCTGCATTTACTATATCTTCATAACCCATTTTAGCTTTATTATCATCTGATAATGTTTCTAGTGCTTTTTCATATGCTAAATCTTCTCTAGCTCTTTCATTCATTTCTCCTACATCTAATAGTAATCCATTATATCCATTAGCTTCTGCATATGCTACAGCTGTGTTTATAGCTGTTTCCATATCATCTGCATATACTTTAAATGATACTAAAGATACTCCTGCTCCGTGGATATAAACTTATTATATAACCTTTATTATTAAAGTAATCTTGTTCATCAGGATTTACTACAGGTATTTCATCATTTTCTACTAGTAACTCTTTATCTTCTACTTTTTTACTTTCTTCAACATTATCTTCATCATAATAATCATCATTTGGTGGGTCTGTATCTATATCTATTACTTCTTTATCAAACTCTATGTGGAATACTCCATCTTGATAGTCTAATGTTGCTGTTGCTGATTTATGTACTGTACCATCTTTAATACCACTTTCTTTTTTAGCTAGTGCCATAGGTATTACTGCTAATGTGCCACTGTCTACACAATAACCAAATCCATCTGAGCCATCATAACAACCATCTCCCCAAGCTGTTCCGTGTACTTGGAATGATAGACCATTTTCGCAATCTATTGTACCGTCTTTATAATCATATTTTTTACCCCATATATCATCATATATATCGTCCGGTAATACATAACAAGGGTCTCCTACCCAATATTCCACTGCTTGCTTTGTTGCAGTTGCTACATCTTCTGCTTCTTGTTTTTTCTTATAGCTCACTAAATTGTTATCATCTATATATTTTTTAGCATCTCTTAATGTTTGAAATGGCTCTATTAAAAATGGTTCTTGACCATTAAGTATATTATATTGTTTATAACCTCTATCTGATACTGATAACTCTATTGCTATATCTTTATAGTAATATGTTTTTTCACTGTGCCAAAAATCTTCTGTTACTTTTTTACTTTCTTTCAAATCTTTTACCCAAGCTTCACAATCAGGGTCTTGATTTAAACCATCTGCAAATTTTTGAGCTCTTTCATAATCATCGAATGATTGTACATACTCTGTAGTAATTCTTCCATCTTCAAAGTATCTTTGCCATACTTCATATTCTTCTTGCTTTTTTGATTTAGCTTCAGTCTTTTTACTTTCAGATAAACTTAAACCATTTAGTACTCCATCTAGTATATAATCATATTGGTCTACATCACCATATAATTCTTTTATATATTGTGTTACTGTATCTTTATTTAATGTCATTTCACCATCATTTGCTCTATCTGTTATATTATCAACTAAACCATCAACAATACTATCTACGGGTTCATATCCCATCTCTAATAATTTATCATATGTATCTGATAGTAAAGTATTATAATTTTGTTCATCATCATTTGGTAAATAGTATGATAATACTGATACAAACTGTTTCCATTCTTCTTGTTGGTTAAAAGCTGTTAAATTATCTGCAAAGAATGACATAAATCCATCATATGATTTATAATGGTCTTTTAGATATTGTTCAAACTCTGGGTCTTTTATAGCTTTTTCTTTTAATGCTTCATACTCTGCTACATTATATGTTATATCAAAATATAATACATCATTTAGATTACTAAATAATTTATAATATTTTGGGTGTTCATATTCCTTAAATGTTATTTTAGCTGATGGTAATACACCTTTTATTTCAGTTTCTATTATAGGCTCTGCTATATCTAACATAGCTTCATCTACATCTTTTGACATATCAGAATTTGGTGGTGGTACTAAATCATCACACATATTATATAAATCATATTGATACATATTTATTATTGGTAGTAAATCTGTATGTGCATCTAATGTTGCTGTACCTTCACTAGCTTCTGTTTTTATTGATTTATTTTCTGTTTTAACATATCTACTTGCTAAACTTTCTCCTAGATATTCATTTGCTATGAAATCATCTGCTAATCTATTTGCTTCATCATCTAATTGAGCTATATATTCATCCAAGTATTCATCTCTAGCTTCTTTATTATCCCAATTATCATTACTTAATCCTATTTCATCTAGTACTATCCAAGAGTTATCTTCTGGGTCTACATATACATATTCTACTATTGCATTTTCATTATCATATGCAAATGCTTTACCTTTATATTTATATAGATTACTGTATTTTTTATCTGCATCTTTACCCATTTTTTCAGTAAATTTCTTTACCTGATTAACAGGTGTTAAATTTGCCTCATCTAATACATATTGTAATTCGTCCTTACCATAACATATTGTTGCTACTACTCCAACATATTCTCCATTTTCATCTACTTCATTAAATTCCCATACATCCCCATCTTCAGATGCTTTTTTTGCTCTTTGATATTTTCTTTCTTGTTCTTTATCATAAGCTGTATCATCACCTATATTCCAACCTGATGTGTAACCTTCATCATAATCATTAGGGTCTTTTGGGTAATCTAATGATTTCTCACATACATAATATTGATTTGTATCAGCAAAATACCCTGTAGTATCTTTAAAATATACTTTATCTCCTGAATATAACCTATCTATTATATCATTCATATTTTTTACTTCCATTTTTACTTCTTTACTTTCATATAAACCTGTATTATAGCCAATGTCAGTGGCATTAATATAAATTTTACGAGCAGCTTTTTCAGCTTCTTCTATATTTTCACCAGATATTTTATAACCACTTAATTTTAATGAATTAACAACCTTAATCTTAAAATTATTGCCTGTAATTATAGCTGACCAACCTCCAGCAATTACTCCGTGCATTTCATCTGAAGCACTTGCCCATTTTTGTTTAAGATTTTTTACTGTAACTGGTGTTTCAGCGTACTTTGAAAATATTTCATCTACATCTTTAGATGTTATATCTTCTGTTAAATTTTTATTTTCTTTTTTAACATCAATTTTACTTATACCAACTGTACCAACTACAGTGTCTTTTTCATTAAGGGAAAATTTAACATCAACTTTATAGCTATATCCTTTAAAATCAAAACCACCTTTAATATCTCTATATATTGGTCCTTCATTTAATTCATATACATAATTAGATAATTTACTATAATGTAGATTATCAACCATTACCTTATCAATAATATTAAATGTCTGCTCATCTACCGAAGTAATTTTTACAACTCCATTTGAACCATTATATTCACAATCTAAATGTTCATTATGATACAACTCTTCAAATATAGCTTGTGTCTTTTCATAAACTATTAAATTTTTAATACCATCTAAATCATCTTTAGCTTCAGTTACTTTTCTATTTTCTGTTATTACTTCGACTTCATCTTCATATACTATATGACCCTCTTCTTCTGTTGCTTGGTCTGCTACATCAATTATAGTGGCATCTTTTTCATCTTCTGATTTACTATTCCATTCATCATTTGAGTATTCATAATACAACTTCCCATATGCCATTATTTTTACTGTTTCTGTTTTTACTTCTTTACTTTCATTTAATTGTCCTACTATATCATCAAATAAATCTTTCATTATTATTTCTAATTCTGTCTCATTTTCTTCAGGTGTTGCTTTATTTAACATTCCTTCTATATCTGCTACATCATTCCATACATTATCTACCACATCACCACTATCAGCTACATCTAAAAACCATTCAAACCAGTTACTCATATCTACTGTATATTTATTTGTATCATCACCTGATTTTAGAGCTCCTGACCTTATTAAGCTTTGTAGGTCTACTGGAAATGATTGATAGTTTTTATAACAATAACCAGTTTCATTATCCCATATTTTAACAGAACCTCTTACCATTAAACTTAACTCGTAATCACCTTCTTTATACGTAGCTATAGTAGTATCACTATCAAATAATAAACTACTTATATTTACATCTGATAATTCCTCTGGTTTTATGTATAGATTAAATTCTGATGATGTATTATCCTCTGTTTTTAAACTTCTATCCTCTAGTTTTTCTAAAACATTTTTGTATTCTGGATAATAGGTCTTTATAAATGATTTATAATCATCTGCTGATAATGAATTTTTTAATTTCTTTACAATATTTTTTATTTTAGTTTCATCATTATCTTCTAATGCTATATCTAAATCTTGTATAAGTTTACTTGCATCATCTATTCCTATATTATGTAGTGCTACATTAGTTTTAAATCTATCATTTGTTTCTGTTTTTACTTCTTTACTTTCTTCTAACTTAATTATTTCATCTATATCATTATCAGTTGATTTTATGGCTACTCTTATCTGTTCTCCATCTATATCATAATTTTTATCACATTCAAAATGAGTAGTTTTTTCATTACCATCTTTATCTGTATATATAACACTTATGGTCTGCCCTTTTTTTAATTCTGTTTTTATCTCTTTACTTTCACCTAATAATGATTTTAGTAATTTATTATATGTATCTTTATCATTTAGCATAGACTTAAACGCTTTTTCAGCTTCATCTGCTGAATTATATACTGTATCAAAACCATATACTTCAATTATATTACCATCTTTATCTTCACACTCTATTGTATAATATGGTTCATCTACTTCATCCTCATATTTTATTTTAAATACCTTACCATCATCACTTTTTGCTAAACAACTTCCATCTGTACATAATTCTATTGATTTACTTTCACCTAAAGCTGATTTAATAGTGTCTAATTTTTCTATGTGTTCTTTTTCATCATCTACTATTTCTTCCATTTGGTCGTTTACTGCATCTGCTAATTCTTTATCAGCTACTTTTTCTGTTTCATCTCTAAAGTCTTCATAACCTTCTATTGCACTTTCCTCATCTGTCTTTAATACATCTATTGAACCTTTTACTTGGTCTTTTTCTAAATCTGTACTAGCTGATTTTTCTACTGCTGTTTCTATAGCGTTCTTTACTTGTGTCATATCTTCTGCTTCTGTCTTTTTACTTTCACCTAAAGTTATACCTTTTTGTTCTAGTAAATTATTAGCCTTTAACTCATCTATAAATTTATTTGCAACATCTGATTTATATTCTGTTGTATATAATTTTAATCTATCTATTTGATTATGTCTTACTCTTCTAGGCGTAATATATAATACTACATTATCACCATCTTTTATTTCCCATTCTCTACCCGTATTATCCACAGTTAAACCATTTGATTTAGCTATTTTAATTATCTTATCTTTAAGCATACTTGATGGTAATTGTTCAGTTGTTACATCTTCAGTTACTTTTTTACTTTCATCTTTTGGTTCTACAAATGAATTATATGATAAGCCATCACTATCTGTTCCTACATCTTTAATAACCTTACCTTTATTAAAATATTCTGTTTGTTGTTTAATTATTTCTTCTGTAACATCTTTTCCTAATGTATCATAATATTCATTTACATATGGTTGTTTATAATATTTACTTACTGCATTCATAACAGTTGATGTATGTATATCTTCATCATATACTAAACAACTCATTACCATTCCTCTTAAACTTAACTCTTTCCATATTTGTTTTTGTTCATCTGTCATATCTTTAAATAAATTTGGTAATGACCTTCTTATTTCATCTATTTCTTTTTCACTTAAACCTTTATTACCTGATAATACTTTTCCAGCTGGTTTAAATACACTATAATCTTCTGCCTCTATTTTTAGTGCTTTACCTTCTTTTACTAAAACACAATTTTTACAAATTCTATTAGCATTGTTAGCATAACTTGATATATCTAATTTTGTTTTTTCATCCCAATTTCTCCAAGCACTTTCTGGTATTGTATCTACAGCTTGTACAAAATTCTCTAATTGTTCTTTTTCTTCTGCTGTTACATTAAACCATAAAGTACCATCAATTTCTTTTGTAGGTACATTATCAGTATTCTTCAAATAATTTTTAAGAGTGTTTGGTAATTTATTATAAATATCATCTGCACTATCTGTTGCTTCTACTTTTATTTCTTTACCTATTGGCACATAATATCTCATTGCTGAATATGTATCACTTCCATCTTCCTCTGTTACTTCTTCTCTTTCAAGTACATATCCTTTTTGTTTCATTAAGTAATCAGCTCTTTGATGGTCGTGTTTCCAATCACCCCAAGGTATGTTTAATATTATATCTCCATCTACAATATCTACTTCTGCATATACACCGTTATCTGCTAAATATTTAGATGTTTCATTAACTATTTCTGCATCTGACTTTGCTTCTGTTTTTTTACTACTATTTAAAACAGATGCTACTTTTAAATATAATTCACTTCTAGTTAATTGCTTATTAGAACTGATTAGTTCTTTTGCTGTAGTAACTATTTTATCAAATTCATTTGCTGATAGTACTCTATCTGATGTGACATAATCTACTTTTTTGTCATCCAGTGATTTACCGTGACGACTTCCATCTATTAATATATCTACTATTTCTGGTATAACTGCATTTTGTATAAGTTCTTCCTTAGCCTTTTGTGACAAACCTTCATTTATAATTGATGCAATATTATCATAATCTACATCAAATGTTGAATGACAATTTGGACATTCTAAATAATCCCCCATTGCATCGTGTTGTACATCTCTATTTTTGTACTTTATTTTCATTCCACAACTTAAACATTTAGCTACTTTTTCATCGGGTGCTAACTCTTTAGCTTCTTCTAATGCTTGACCAAAACAATTACTTTCTGCCTCACCTATTACTTGTTGTTCTAATTCTGCTTGTGTCTTACATAGATTATCATAATTTAGAATATTATCAAAATTTACTTCAACACATATATGTCTACCACTTCTACCACATTGATATAATTCTACACCTGTTTGATTTTCAAATTCATCGAACGCTTGTTCTACAAAGAAATTGTATAAGTCATAATCAAACTCACCATCAAAACCTTCAGGCTCATTTATATCCCAAAATGTATGATTGTCACTTAACTCTAAGTAAATACCAGTATCATTATAATCATTATAAAATGTTACATTTGGTAATATTTTTACTATTAAATCTATAGCTTGTTGTAATATCTCAGCTCTAGTTGTACCATATGTGTATTCATAATTATCTAAATCTGGTAATTCTTCTGTATTTACAGTTGCTTTTCCGTATCTATCTATATTATAGTCTATATCACCACCATCAAATAGATTTCTTGCAACTTCTAATACTTCATCTGAAATGCCTTCCATCTTTTCACAATACCTCCTATTTAAATATTATTTCTACCTCTATATCTCGTTGGGCACAACTATATCAGTATAGTAAATACCCTATACAATAATATTTTACTTTTATTAAAAATTATTTCGTTCATTTGCACACTCACTTAACTTTACTCTATTTATTTTATTGGTATGTGCATCTATAGTTTTCTTTATAGTTGGTATATTAAATAATGCTGCATATCTTTTTACTATCCCATTAAATTGGTGTCTACTTATACCTTTTTCTTCACAATATGCCCCTATAGAACTTAGACTATTTAGGTACTCATCAACTATTTGTTTAACATCCACATCTGTAAAATTTTTCACACTTAATTTAGATTTATTCATTTGTGACCTTATATCAAATCTTTTTTTCTCAGCTAAATTTAATTTTTCTTCATTATTTCTACAATCCTTACATATAAATGTTATAATATATGGATTTACTTTATTATGTAATATTTGTGCATCCGTACTACCACATATACAACAAACTTTTTTAATCTCTGGTTTTCTTGCTACCATATTTGCTATTCTAGTTCTAGTTACCCTTAACTGTTTAGACTTAACTCTTTCCTCCCAAGTCATTTCTTTCTTTCGTACAATCTTCTTTTCATTACTCATAATATATCTACTCCTTAAAACTTATATAATTTTGTTTTGTCGAATAGATTATTTCTTTCCAGCCACTCTGTTATTACATTAATAGGTACTGGACTTATTAATGTAATACATTCTGTTGTATCATCATTATAAGAAATATCTATTAACATTTTTCCAAATACATCTAATAAACCGATTGTTCGTATTTGTATATAACTGATATTTGTGGTATTTATATTATGTAATTTGTTCACTAATTCCTCTTCTAACATCTGTTAAATTGTTTCCTCTCTATATATTGTTATTATATCCATATTTTTGAGCTTTTACAGCTAGCTCATAGTCCTTTGTTATATCATCTAATTTATTAAAATATTCATCTCTGGACATTAAATCTTTTTGTTTTACTAAGGCTTTTAACCTTTTTAATACGGCTTGATAATCTGCTTCATTAAAATATTTCCCATCTCTTTGAGCCCTATATCTTCTTTCATATATGTTTTTACGTAATAAATCTACAGGTCTTTGATATTCATCTAAATGTTTAACATACTTATTTTCATTAGTAGCTTTATTTCTACAAATTGCCCCACAATATACTTGTAATCTCTTCGTTGTTGGGTTTGGAAAAAAATATTCATTACACTTAGGACATTTTTTTACTAATGATAGTATTTGCATAAAATCAATTAGTTTATATTCTAATAAATAATTTGCACCTTTTATATTAGTTAAACTTAGAATTTGTTGTATATCTGCAGCTCTTTTAACTACATCTGATAATGCATCTAAATCTGATTTATCCATATACACCTCCTAAATTAAGAATTGTTCAATAAATTGTCTATCTATCATAAACTCTGGTATACTTCCATCAACTATCCATTCATTATCCCTTTTATATACTGCAAATCCTCTCTGTTGTATTATAGATAGTTTATTCCAATCTATACCTGTTTCATCTTTAACCATTTGTAATTTTTCTTTTTGATTTTTACCTTCAAGTGCTTTATGACTAAAATATGCATTAGCTAATGATGATATTGAATTTCTAATTGCATCTTTCTGTCTATATATAAAATATGGTACCACATCTTCTTTCTCTAAATTAAACGCTCTACAATCAAACATTGCCTTGAACTGTTTATCTCTCCATAACTTATATTTATTTAAATTATACTCATCATCTTCTAATAATGTATCTTTAGCCATTGCTCTTGACCAGTACTTATTTTTTAAATCCAATAATGCTTTATTAAACTTAGCAGTAACTACCGATGATGCTATTGATGATAATTTTTGTAATCTGTAATTATACCAAGCTTCCGTATTATCATTTGTCCAATCTGTCATTAATATACTAATTTCATCTGATGTTGAATATATAAATTTTACATTATCCATTTCTTTATGTAAATCTATTGTCACTTCTTGAAATAATCTTGATAAATCTTTATCAAATGGTTTGTCTAAATTTTTTGTAAACTTACTAAATGACCTACCATCTATTCTAAGTATTACAGGCTTCTTTCTTTCTAATTTATAATTTGTTTCATTTTCAAGTCGTTTCATTTTTTCTGACAATTTTTCATCGTAAACACATTCATCTTCTATCATATATAACATCCCCTTATTTATTTAATGTACCATCATCACCATAATATTTTAATCTTTTATGTTGATAACAACTTGGACATAATGCTTCTCCATCTAACCATATTCTGTCACCTTCTCTGACATCTTGTTTACAACAAGGACATTTAACTATTTCATCTAACCAGCTATCATTATTCATTTTATTTCTCCTTTATACTTTTTACTTTTACGCCCAATAGCTGTAGTGCTTGTGTTTTATCCTTACTATAATCATTAGATGTCTTAATTAAATTTATCATCGTAGCTTTATCTGTTAAACCCGATTTAAATTTTTCTTCTACTACAGCTAATATTGTATTTAATCTATCTATTTCCTCAATACTCATAGGCTCATCAGCATATTTAGGTTTATTATACTGTTTCTTCCAGAAATCAATATAACTTTCTTTAGTCATACCTATAACTGATACAGCCTTCAATACATTTGAATATTTAGTATATGTACCATTATCATTTAATGCTATTATTTCACTGTTAATAAAATTAATATCTCTTTGAAGTGATACATTTGGATTTAATACAGTTTCTACCTCACCATCATATACCATTTATTACACCTCCTCTATTATCTAAAGCTTTTTCTATAGCCTTAGTTATATCTACTGGATAATAATCATTAACATCTACACCAACATTAAAACTATGTTTCGGTATTTCCATTCTAAATGTATGTATATGTCCAAACAATAATACTGCTGGTTTTACTTCTCTGCTTTGGTGTTTAAAATCCTGAATAGGGTAATGCATTAGTGCAATCTCTTGCCCCCTGTATTTTATTTCTTTATAGTCATATACTGCCTTGAATAATGATTTATCAAACTTTTTATCATCTAAAAATATATCGTGGTTTCCTCTAACTAATACCTTGTCCCCATTTAACTGCCTTAATAATTCATTTGTTTCTTCAGCCTTTTTAAAACTAAAATCTCCTAATATCAATACTAAATCTTGTTTACCTACAATACCATTCCATCTTTTAATCAATTCATCATCGTGTTCAGCTACTGTTGACACTTTTAATTTAGCTACTCGGTTCTCGTAACTTAAAATATTTTTATGTCCGAAATGATTATCTGACGTTACCCATACTTTATTATATTTGTCAAGACATAACTTAAACGGCTCTTTATATTCAGGTAATAACTGTTCTTTAAAACTTTGTCTAAATATATTGGTTTTTATACTTAATAAGACATTAACAACACCATCATCTATAGTCACATCATTATTGGTTAAATATAATTCTTTTAAATTATGTATATCTTTTGAATACATATCAGCAAACATCCTAGCTTCTTCTAATGTGTAACCATTTAATTTAGCTCTAACACACATTAATCTTATATCATCTTCAAAATATGTTAATGATTGTTTAAACGACATACCATTAATTAAATTGTTTAGGAACTGATATAACCTTATTATATGATGTAGTTGTTTTCCATCATATCCATATTTATCAATCTTATCTACTATACTTGGGTATGGGTGTTCCAATGCCTTAAACTTTTCTTGTGCCATACCTGATATTGCATTATATAACTTTATTTTATTATAACTAGCTATCCTCTCAGCATTCTTAAATAGTGGCTCTAATATTTGTTTATATTTTTTATTTACTATTCTATAATCAGTAAACAATAACTCTAAAAATTGAGGATTTTGTTTATACATTAATTCAAAATATAGTCTTATATCTTTTATATTAATATGCTCATTATTATCTAATACTAATGTGGTTGATACAGCTGGTTTATTTCCTACAAAATCATCAAATGAAGGTAATACTACAGCCATACAATCAATATCACTTTTATAATCAGGCATATAAATAGCCATATTATAATTTTGACTTCCTTGTAATGCTATAAATAATACTTCATATCCTAAATCATCTTGTAAGTAATTCATTCGTCTTTTTAACTCTTTAAATATTTCTTGCTTTCTATCCATAATATTACCTCCTCTCTAATATTAATCTATTGGTTCTAAATAATTTATTACCTTATTATGTTCTTTTGCAAAGTCAATTTCTTTTTGTGTTATATCACCTATATAACCATCTTTATTTACAACATATATTTCATCTGATATTAGAATTTTATCAAGATGTAAATCTATTAGTTGTTGTTTTTCTTCCTCTAATATAGTTGCATCTGGTTGTTCAATCCCATCTGTAAACACCATATCACCCTGCATAGTTAATTTAGTTTGCACATCATTTATTTCTTCTCTGAATTTAGGGCTTCCACATATTGTAACTATTTTTCTATACTTGCCCTTTAGAAATTTAACTAAATCAGTATCAAATATATTTAAAAACTTTTTGTATATACCGTCATAATCATAATCTTCTATATATATTCTTTCTTCTGCTAATTGTTCCTTATAATCTTCAGGTTTATACTCCCCTGTTCTAAACATATCAACTGTTACAAATAAGTCTGACATAAAATCTGCTAAATTATTTTTATCTATATAGTTTTCTTCACTAAAATATAGAGAATATGCCACAGCAGTTATAAAGTTTTGAATTGAAAAATTAACTTCTTCTTGATACATCTTCTCATAATCTTTTCGCAATAAAGTATCTAATTGATGCTCAAATTGACGTATCCAATCAATTAATTTTTGTTTGTTCTTATCTCTAGCTGCCTTTTCCAATCTACGTATTTCATCTCTACCTAATAAACTACTCATTTTACTTCTACCTCTATATCTTTATTTTTTCTAACTAAATAACTTTCGCATAAATTATATGAATGTATTATTTGATTATATGCAAAATCTTCTGTATGCCAACAAAACCATTTTCTATGTTTTCTACTTGACTTTTTTCTGATATGTTTACACATCTGTTTAAATTTATTTTTTATGTATTTTTCATCAGTACTTGAACATACTATGTGACTTTCACAAGTAGAAATTACCCTATCATCTGGGTCAAAATTACCCTGTCCAAATACTATACTATATAACTTTGTTACTGTATATCCATCTGGTATATCTATTTCAATACTATACGTTAGACAATATGTTATTAATTCTTCCATATTACATACCATATCATCATTTATAACTTGATAACCCTCACCTGTATATAACTTATTATCATATATGTAATTAAAATATGTTTCATTACAAACATATGCACATCTACTATAATTCTTAATCGGTAAACATACCTTTTCTATCATAATTAAACCTCTTCCATTATTTTTAATTCAGCATATTTATCTTCTGGAAATTCTGTATTATATTCAACATCTTCAAATAACTCTGGCATATCTTGTTTAAACTTTAATAATAGTGGTATTAATACTTGTTGTATTGCAGGGTGTGTCATTTTACTACATCTTAATCTTAATATATGCCTCCACTCTCTTATATTTGCCGTCATATATACTTGTGCTGCTGTTGAATGTGGTAATAACATTCTAAGTTCATCTGGCTTACTACCTGTTTTAGACATATTCATATACATATCCTCTACATCAGACATACTATCATACCATATTTTTGATTTTATTTGGCTATCTGAAAATGCTTCACCTTCATAATTAGCCTCTATCCAACTATTATCATAAAACATAGGCTCTATAAACTTAATCTCATTATCAAACTTATCTTTACCGTAATTACAATATCGTGTGCTTTCAATACTAAAACTTGCTATTCTGTGTCTAGTTAAATCTTTATATACACCTATATCACAAGTCATACGCACTGTAACCTTTTCGTGCTCTAATACACTTTCGTGATGTCTACTTATACAATTAGTTATTAGCTTTTTATAACTATCATCTGTAATACTACCCTCACTTCTATAACAATTTCTACAAGCTCGTTCAATCTTTTTCATTATTTTTACACCATCATATGGCTCTACTTCTATTACTGGTTTTATTATCTTCATATTTACCTCCCAAACTCTGATAATTATATCACACATTGTAAAATATGTAAATAGATTTTTATATAAAAAATTGGAGGTATAAAATTACCTCCAATTTATAATAAACCATTAGTCTTCTACTCGTGTATTCCATTTATTTAAATTTCCATTTTTAAAATCGGTGTATGCTAATACAGACATTGGTTTGTAAATTCTATTCATACCTTTACCTCTATTAACAAACTCATTCATTTCATCAAATGTAAATGTTTTTTCACCCTTAGGTGTTTTAATTGTATATGTTTTTGCATTTTTATCAATAGTATATATTTCATCACCATTATCTATTATTGTTTTACTCTCACCTAATTTATGAAAATCGTATAATTTATTTACAAGTTCGTGTACTCTATCGGATTTAATCTTAAATTCCTCATATTCTTCATCACTTAACTTAGATACATCTACACCTCTTAATTCATCTTGTAATCTATTCAACTCTTCCATATCATCATTTTCTTTTAACTCTCTTGTTTCATCAAGTTTATTAGGATATGCCTCTATTGCTGATATTATTAAATCATTTATTTCTCCCCAAGCTTCTTCATCATTCTCATCGGTAAATATATCGTGATTAAAGAAGAATTTATCTGCTACCATTTTTTTAGCTATCCCTTTTATATCTTCTTTAGTTAATGTAAAATCATTCTCATCTGCTTGAAACTCTATTTCAGCACATAATTTTTTAAACTCACTATCTTCTTCAGTTGGTGCTTCTTGTAATTTTCCTTCAGTAAGATTTAAACCGCTTTTACTAATCATATACTCTTTAATTTCTTCAGGTGTTTGATTTCTATAAACTATTGTGTCTATATCTTCACCTGTTTCTTCATCATAAAATACTATTGTATTTGTATCTCTGTGATAGCTTGCAACAACATCCCCAACTCTAACTTTATAATCAACTTTATTAGCCATTTCATCATCTATTTCAAAATCTTCCTCTGGGTCTTTTCTTTCTTGTAATTTATTTTCAGTTAAATCCATATTTACAAAGTTTTCTACAATGCCATTATCAGATTTATATACACTATATATAACATTATCTAAAGAGTAATCCATATCATAGTCTGATGTTTCAAAATAACCATTCTCTTCAATATTATCTTTTACATCATCTAATTCTTCATCTGATAAAAATATTTCTGATATGATACCATAAGTATTTAATACTCCTCTACTAACATAATCTTTTACAAGTTTCTTTGCACTATCTAAATCTAGTTCTACTCCCCAATCTTCATTATAATAACCGTGCTTCTTATCCCAAACCTCTGAATAAGCTTCATATTCATCATTATCTTCATCTAATAATACTCCCACTTCATATTGATACAATTTATTAGATGGATTAATTGCTTCTTCTAATTTCGTGCTTTCAGCTAATTTATTTCCAGCTGGAATTTCTTTCGAAGCCGTTTCTCTACCTCTTAAATTAGATACCCTTCTACCACCACTACGTCTTGGTGTTTCTTCTGGTGCACCTTCCTCATTACTTTCAGGTTCTTCTATTGGTGTTTCTTCAAATTCAGGTTCTTCAACTCTACTAGTAGCTGTATTAGGTACAGGTTCTATATCAGATAAATCATCTGAATTTTCATTATCAATATCATCTTCACCTGTAATATCATTTAAACCTAATTCATCTTCCATAGCTATATCACTATCAATTTTACCAACTACTACAAAAGCCTCAGGTTGGTCTAAACAAATAGGACAAGTAGCTCCGTGGTTCTAATAAATGGTCTTCTACAAATGAAGAACCACATATAGGACAAGTTTGTAAATATTGACCTATATAATCTTCATCAAATGGTATATCTCCTTCTGGTGTATCTTCTACTATTTCTTGGGCTCTTTCAATTACTTCCTCATATTCATCTTTAGTTATCTCTGGGTCTGTAATTACTAGTACATCATCTACAACACCTTCAACATCTTTGACTTCATCTTCTAATTGGTCAGCCAATGCTTTTAATGTTGCTTCTTGTAAACTTAATTTACTCACTTTCAATTCCCCCTTAAAAATCATTTATTTCAATAATAATATCATTATCTTTTATATCATAATCCCACGCTAATCCTTTATTAAACTGTTGTTCATAAGTAGATATAACAGGAGATGTATAATCACTTAATAATTTATCCATAGCATCTTTTATATCTGATAGTGGTACACCTGTCTTAATTAAATTATCAACATCTAAACCACACTTTTTCAAATACTTTAACATTTCAGATTTAGTCTGGTCTTTAAGTTTTGTATAATCTGCATCATCTTCTTCAAGTTTAACACTTTCATCAAGAAGTTTCCCTTCAGCTTCATCAATATATTTTTTAAGTGCTTCAACAAATCCATTCTCTGAAACATCTTCTAAACCCTTTAATATATCAATATTAGTTATTAAATTATCTAGAGTTAAATTATAATATTCAAATTCCTCATCATCATCCATACCAATATCACACTCTGGACATACTTCAAATTCAACTTCTTCAGTTTCATTATAATCATATGGTTCTTGTCTATAACTATCCCAAGCATCCACATTATAAGTAACATCTTTTGTCAATGTTTTAATGCTATCTATGGGAAACACAGAATGACAGTTATCACAAACTGCCAAGTCTGTAAATTCTAAATCCCACTTACAATTACATAAATCAGGAATATTATTAATAGTTAAATCATTTGATGTTAAATCATCATTTTTACCATATTTACTTTTATTATGTAATGCCTCTGTTATAGCATTTACATAAGCATCATATATATTAAACATAGGTATTCCTCCTATACCGTTTTTATTCTATCTTCAATAGATTGAAATTTCTCCAAACTATCTCCAGTTAATTCTACATTACCCGACATAAATGCTTTTAATGGTTTTTCGGGGTCATTTATTGTGATAACTACTTTACCTCCAGCTGTACCTAACTGTATTGTACTTGTACTATCTCCATTATCAAATGTAACATCTACATCTAATCCTAAATCAGATAATGCTGTAAATAAATCTTGTGTTCTTAATACTATTTTACCAGCATTACTTTCACTATCAAATCCATCTGATTGCAAAATATCTTTTATAGTATTAGCACTTTTATTATTTACCTCTTCTAATCTTCTTTGATAATTTTCTGTTATTTTATTTTTACGTACCTTTTCATATGTACCACCATAATTACCATTTATAAACCATAAGTATATACTCAATTCATCTAAATTAGCCTTTAGTTGTATATTTAGATGTGATACTACATCTTTTATAGCTTTTCTCGTATCATCTTTTGATATATTTTCAAATTCTATAAAATTATGTAACTCATCCATTAATTCTTCTATTGTTGTATCTTTATTTATTTTTCTTCTAAACCCGTGACTATCAAATGCACTATAAAAATTATCAGTTATAGCTTCAATTACTTTATCTTTTGTACGCTTATTAAAATTTGCTTTTCTATTTTTAAATGCTTCTATTTGTTTTTTCCTTCTTTCTACTTTTTTACTTTCATCAAATACGTTTTTATTTCTCCAATCACTTAGTCTGTCATCTTTTTCTAACTCATTTAAGTAATCTCTTAATTCTCTATAATTAGTTTCCTTAAAATCTTCTAGCCAATCATAATAAACATCCTCGTTATCACCGTTTAAATCTTTTAAAGGTCTATCAAAATTAAAATTATTGTATAACTTTAATTTATCTTCATTTGTACTCACATATAAATTTAACAAGCTATTTAATTCATCATATATAGATACATATTCGTGATTATCTGTACTTTCTACTTTTTTACTTTCATCTAAATCTTCATAATCATCATCTTTTTTATCTTTAATACGCTTATTAAAATTTACATTTTTACTCTCAGTAGCAAATTCCATATTAGGTGCTAATACATCAACACCAGTCTCATCAAATATCATTTGAGCTATACCATTTCTTGCATCTTCTATACCATCTTGTTTTATTGTAGCTGGATTAAATGTTTGTCTTAATTTATTTGATAAGTCTTGGTCTACAAAGCTTAATGTGTGTACTACTGCATTTAATTGAAATGGATATTTAGCTTTACCTACTAATGACCCTATATTTGCTATTTTATTAGCTTTTTGTTCTGGTGTTAATTCTGTTTTATCTTGTTTTGCTTCTGTTTTTAATTCTCTTAAAGCTTTGCCAAAACTTACAGCTTCAACCTGTTTTATCAAGCTCTCCTTAACATTTAAATTAATTGATTTACCACCTGTAACAGCTGTTATTGGTATACCTTTTCCATATTTTTTATTTTCATTTATCGGAATAGGCTCATCTAAATAATTTATACTTATATCATCTACAGTATACTTACTCATAGAACCCTCATTCTCCATATATTCTTTAATGGCTGCTTCTTCCGACCAATCAGCTGTAAACATTAATGGGTCACAATCAGGTAAACTAACTTCAAATGTATATACATCATTTTCACCATCATTATGCAAATCAAAATCTAACTTACCTAATACTGTTATAAAATTATCTGCCCAACTATATGCACTTTCTGCATCATAATCTGCAAATAATTCATCTATAGCTTGTTCTATCGTATCATTATTTCCTACCATATTTAATATATTAGATGTTGTTAAATCCATTGCAGAATTTAAATGATATGCTTTATCTGCCATATCAACTACAGTTATTGCATCTGATGGGAAATAAAAACCATCTAATTCTGTTTTATCTTCACCCTCATCTAACAAATCTCTAAGGTCGTTAAATGCATTTTTAATTTCAGGTGTAATTGATTTTACTATTCTATCTCTATATTCCCTTTTTAATTCTGCTTGTTCCTTATTATATGTATCTACATCATAATCCTCAGTTTTTTTATCACCAAATATATGTTTAAAATTATCCATATCATCTAATGCATCTTTTTCACTAATTTCTAGTCCATTAGCATTATAATATTTATTATCAATCTTATATAAATCATATGGAGTTGCTTGTCCACCTACTATACCTTTACCAATATAATATTTTTGTTTATCATCATCTGATAAATTTATCATATTTTCAGTCTTTTTTGTTTTAGCTTCAACCTTTTTTGATTGTGGAAATTGAACAGAATTTTCATAGGCTTTAATATTATCTACAACAGGCTTTGGTTCAAATTTAGTTACCAAATTATCTCTAAAATCTAATCTAAATTCTGCTATTTGGTCATTCTTCCACAACTCAACAGCATCAATTATATCAATGGCTCCATCACCAATTAAACTATTTACTTCTTTTTCAATTTTTTTAATTGTTTTTTCAGTAGGGTCGCCAAATTCATCTAGCTCATAATAACTAGATGCTTCTTGATATGTTGGGTCTGTTTTTTGTGTAAACCATAAATCATCTCTATTTAATGTATCTAACACTAGTTCTATTATATTTATGTTTTCTTCATCCATTATGATACTCTCCTTTACATACTTTATTTACTCAATAATATTTTACTTATTCTAAAAGGAGATACTGACATTTCTGTTGGTATCTCCTTCACAAGGTATATGATAGAATTATTGAGTAGTGTTCCTACTCAATAATATTTTACGATACCTTTTTATATAAACATATAACAATCTATACCTTAAAATATTTTTCATCTTTACCATCTGACCAATAATAAGACCTTTCAGTTTTAGTATTCCATACTTCCACACTTGCAAAATTATTCTTATCTAATATACGTTTTGCTACAGCAATTGCATTGTCTATATCATTCTCTGAATAATATTCATATATTTCTCCCATACCATTATCTCTATCATCTTCGGTTTCCCAATATTCCACTACAACTGGTGCTTCTTCATCTTCATCTTCTGTTTTTATCTGTTTACTTTCTATTTTACCTCTTGTACTATTTTTATAATCTATGCCAGCTAACTGTTCTATCTTTAAATGTATTTCTTCCCATAAATCATCTGAACCATTTACTAACTCATCAACTATTTCTTTTATCTTAGCTTCATTATCTATAACATTTAATGCTTGTACTCCTACCGCATCATTAGGATTATCATCTATTAATGCTTGTAACCAGTATTTAACTTCTGTAGTAAATGCTTTTTCTAATTCTGTTGTTCCCTGTTCATACATATTATTTAATTTTTCTACATCTTCAACTTTCTTACTTTCTTCATTTTTCAATTTCCAGTTGCCACTCATACTTCTTAATTCCATTACCATACGTTGCTCTGGTGTTACTCCCATTTTACTATTTTCTCTATTAACAAATTCCTCAGTATCTTCAATATCATCAAAATCAGTCTCGTAATAACCATTCTCACCTTTTTTAATTATTATTATTGACTTATCAGATGGTAGTAATCCATAACAAATATCAGGTAAATCTGAGTATTTCATATTTAATACTTTTTCTTTATCTATTGCTTCTACTTTTTTACTTTCTGTTACTTTACCATATGTATCATCTATATAACTTTTTATATATTCTTCTAAGTTATCGTTCTTTAATGATATGTTTTCTAAATAGTCCCCATTTTTATAATCTTTCATAGATTTATATATAGTTACTATAGTTTCATTTTCATTATCATAATTTGGTTCATCTACTTCAGCTACGTAACCTTTATATTGTATAATATCTTGTTGGCTTAAACTTTCTGTTTTTTCATCATATTCTCCAGCATATATTTCATCTGCTTTTTTTGATATATAATTTATTAATTCTTTTCTATTAATTTCAGGGTACTCTTGCATTATCGCATATGCTGTCTCTCGTTTATTAGTATCTTTATCTTGTTTATCTACTTTTCTAGCTGTTTGTATCATTTCATATATTTCCATTTGTATATCTTCTAATTTAGCTTCTGTCTTTTTACTCTCTGTTTTAGGTTCACCAAAAGGTAAATCAATTAAATCCCAATTATCATCATATACTGAATGACCTATAAAACTTTGTTTAAAATATGCTTCACCTCTAGTCCCACACTTATCGCAAGTCCAACTACAATATGATACACTATCACCATTTTCATTTTGACCACCATATTCAACTGGCTCATAATGTAAATGTGCGTTACATATTGGACACCAACCATCTTGATTATCAAAATATTTAATACCTTGATATTCTCTATCAGGTGTTACATCTTCTTCTATTTTAGTTCCATTTAGCATTGCCCTCATAGTTGCCTCTTGTAAATCTATATTCTTTTTCATAATTTTACCTACCTTTCAAAATCATCCTTTTTTCGACTTAATTCTTCTTTTAGTCTATGATTTTCCACCAATACCTTTTCTATAGCACTATATTCAGCTTGTAATTTATTTATTGTTTCTAATATTTCAGCACGCCTATCTAATAGACACCTTACTACAGGGTCTTTTACTATTGCGTTTTTACTTTTATTTTCTTCCATCTCTATACCTACCTCATTTTATTAAAATTAACCTAATATTATTGTTGCATCCTCACTTGCTATACGCTCATCTAATTCATCGATAATACCCCACTCTGTTGGTACACCTTGGTTTATCATACTTTGAGTAATTTCTTCTGGTGTCTGAAACTCATACCATAAATAATGATAACCATTACCTTCATCATCATTTGAAATCATAATAACTCTATCACCATTGCCCTTAGCTATTTGCTTATTACAAGCATCTGCTAGTTCTTTAACTGTTAAAGGTCTATTCATTTTTCTCACCTACCTATTCAGCTTATTTACCCAATCACACAACCACGCAGCTAATTTACCATTAACTGTTTTTGGATATTGTTTCATCATATAATTCAATTTTACTGTAAATTCCATATTTAAAAAATTATAACCTACTACATATGTCTGGTCCTTACAAAAACCTAATTTTATCCATTGACCTCTATTTCCGAAATAAACCATTATATAATCATTACTTTGTCTCGCATTTCTTACTTTAGGCTCAATATCATTTATATTTATTCTATCTTTATGAGGTACAGTTATTATTTGTTTCATAACTTCACCTCCCTATTCTTCTACATTAACATCTGTAATTACTATGATGCCCTCATCCATATCAACTATATCATAATTTATTACATATGTATTGTCATCATCATCTACTAATAATTCTTGTGTATCATCTAAATCCATATTATATAAATCTGATGTCATTAAAAATACCTTATTATATCTTGCAAATAAACTTTGTAATAATGCATTTAGTTCTCCTACAGACATACTTTGTCCTATTCTATCTTGTAACATTTCTAATAAATCATCGGTATTTTCTTTTTCTGCATTAACTTCTTTATCATTTTCAATATCTTCTACATCTACATCCTCTAACTCTTCATAATCATCTTGCATTGAGTACTACCCCCTTTATACTTTATACCGTACCTAGTAATATTTTACAATAATAAATATAACTAATTTTTAAAATAAAGAATTATGCCCTTCAGCATCTTTTTTATGAAATACTATACCCATTCTTTCAATATAATCTAATGCTCTAGAACTTTCATCAGCATCTATAACTATATCAGACATAGCACCTTTCCCGCTTAACATATTTCGTATTTCCTCATCATATGTATCGGCTATATATAAGTTTATAACTTGCACAGTATGCTTTTGACCTATTCTGTGACAATTATGTACTGGTAAATTACCGACCATATAACACTCATCATCTTCTACTGAAATGTCATATAATATCATATTATTGTGAACTTTAGTTGAATATGTCTTTATATTCTTTATTTTACCCACACGTATATCCCTATCTTTTCTCGGGTTATCTATTCCAATTTGTGTAAACTCTATAATATATTCTCGTTTTGCTCCTTGTTCGTATAAAAATCTCGTTCTAAATGATGCCTTATAGCCAAGTCTATAACATAAATACCATATACCTGTTGCAATAGCAGGTGTTGTTGTAACATAACTATAATGTGTACTTTGATTTATATTATCACACATTTGTGTATGCCCGTCACTACGCATCAAACCCTCTAAAAAACTGTGCATTAAAACAGAATTTAAATTAAATACCCACATTGGTATATATTTCTCTTCCCCAATTCTGCCAAAATTCATTTCAATAAAACGGGCTAGTGGTTCACATCTAACATTTAATTGTCTACCTAAATTACCATCTCTAGGTACATCTATATTCATTGTTGCATTTGTAATTGTATGTATATAAGATTGTATCCTATCTAAAGCCGTCTGTTTTGTAGTACAATTACCACAAAAACCAATTCTTTTTAAATCACTTGTTATGAAGCCATCGCCTAAATAAAATCCTAACAAAAACATCAATTCCTCTGTAACAGGTATTTCTGTATAATACATATACGTATCAGATGTATCTTTTACTTTACCTTGTGAATTACGTGTTTTATAACTTGCTTCAATATAAGGTAACATATCAATAGTTTTATCTTCACCAAAATCACTATCTACTGCTGGAATACTCCAAACACTATCACCTTTCTTCAAGTCTTTTGCCATTACCCAATCACCATTACTAGTCAATATCTTGTGGTCATCTGTACATTTTATAGCAAACTCCTCACCTAAACCAAATAACTCAATATTAACCATAGACCTACTATTCTCTACAGGTATCTGATGTGTATCAACAACTCTTTTTATATTACCATAGGGTGTATATACATAATCATTAATCTTAATATCTTGTATGTATTTTGGTCCCTTTGTAGTCATTACAATTGTATTACGAGCAAAACATCTATCGCAACATTGGTCATAATTTGCTCTATTCCAAGGAGGAGATAAAAACACAACTATCTCTGTATTAACTAAAGTAAATCCAGCTCCCAGTGTAGCTTCTTGTGCAAATATACAACTAAATCCTTCTGTATTTTCGTGTTCATCTATAACTTCTTGCACTCTAGCTCCCATTCCACCTTTTATTAACTTAGGATGATATTCCTTACAATATTCCAATCCTAACTCAAGAGCTTGTGTAAACGGGCAAAATACTAATACCTTTTGACCATTTATTTTTGCTTCTTCTAATATATCATTTAATCTATCAAACTTAGTACTTTTAAAATGTGTTGATGATACCAAATCAGTCGAAACAGTAATCTGTCTCATTCTTGTAATCATCGCTACTGTATCGAATACAGGCTCTATTTTATCTAAATATCTTCCACCATAATCACCGTGCATTAAATCATCCATTACTTTCCATTCATCAGTAGAAAATTCTAAAACTTCATCCTTTAATAATTTTTCAGGTAAATCTAACAAATCTTTAGTTCTTCGTATACTACTTCTATATAATATATTATGTAATTCATCCATATTTTGATATCCTACAGGTCTACCCCAGTCATCCTTAATAACAAACTTTTTATCAAATAACCATTTATTATAATTTATTAATCCTACAAAACTCATTGGACAATATAAATCTAATGGATTATTTACTAACAATGTACCTGTCATAGCAACTTTACTTGCTTTACTATTAAATGCCATTATACCTTTTGCAGTACTACTTGTTATAGATTTTGATTTATGTACCTCATCTATAACTATCATACCAAGTTCTCCTGCTTCTATCAATTTATTAAAGTGATGTACAACTCCATCTTTAGCCTTTTTATCTTCATCATTTAACCTAATACGTTCTATATTCATAACCCAAAAAAATTCTTCAGGTACATTATCTATTTGTTGTTTCATCTCTTCTACAGTAGTTGATACTACTTTACCCTTACTATTAACTCTAGTACCTAGCACCACCGCTCTTTCATCTTTACAAAATTTTTCAACTTCTCTTTGCCAGTTAAACTTTAAAGAATTAACTCCACATATTATTAAACAATGTTTTAAACCCTGATGTAACTTTTTATATCTAGCTAATGTTATAATTTGTAATGTTTTTCCAAGCCCTTGTTCGTCTAACAACAAAAAATTATGATGATTTAGCCCATATCGAACACCATCTAATTGGTAATCATATAGATTATATCCATTAAAATCCATACCATTTAATATATCATCAGAAGTCACAACTTTTGCTTTTGGTGGATTATTTATATAACATATTTGGGTATCATTATATAATTGTTTTATTTCTTCCCAACAACTAAATGGTACTTCCCACTCTTTATTCTCTGGTAAATATTTTCTATTCCAATAATTCTTTATTCTATCAACATTCTGCTTAAAATCACCACCACTAAATCTTAAAAACAAACTATTACTATCTAGTGATTGTGTTTCAGCCATACCAAATTCTATTATAACCATAAACTTACCTCGTTTCGTGCATATTATATCATAATTTATAAAATATGTAAATATATTTTTTACATTAATAAAAAGAGTTTATTTTAGTTAAACTCTTTTTCTCCATCTACTAACTTTGTTTCACCATCCACTAACTTTGTTATATGTGGAAGTTCTATTGGAGCCTTTGCATCTTTATTTTTCATCTTATCTAAAAGTTCTTGATACAATTTACTTGCCTTATCCTTACCATACCTTACAATAGTTCGACCTTTTCTAAAATGTCTCTTATCATAATAACTATACTCAAAATTATATATCTCTATCATATAAATCCACCTCTATTAATATTTTACACATTAGAAAAAGCTATAGATTATCTATAGCTTTTATTGCAATATATATTTATCTTTACTTATAAAATAATAAATCGTTTCCCCATTTTCCCATTCATCTTTATATGTTTTCATCAACTTAACATCTATCATACTTTTTATATACTCATATGACTGCTTTTCTACTCTATTTTTTAAATATATTATTAAGCTATCTTTCACATACTTAGCAAACTTTCTCATTTCTGATGAATTTAATTTATCAGCATCATAAAACACTTTTTTAAATAAATCTTCCATTTCTATTCTTGCATCACGCCATTTAGCATTATCTGTAATATCATTTAAACAACAATAATAGTTATTAAACTTAAACCAATCAAAGAAATTTTCAAAATAGCTACCAAAATCATTATCATAAAACTTAACTCTGATAATCATATTATTCACCACCCTCTAAAAAATTTATTTCCGCTTGTGATAATTGCTCTATAGCATCATTATAATAACTTATATATCTATCTCCACATACAGCCTCCTTCATTTTAGCATATAATTCTCTAGCATTATTGGAATTTTTATTTTCTAGAGCTTGTTTAATTTTAACAACCTGCACTTCAAAATACTTTTTAATATCATTTTTACTTCTAGCATATAACTTATCATATTTTCGTATATCCATAATCCTACTAGATGTCTTTTCTTTATATCTACTATAATTATTTAAAAGTACAAGTAATTTCTCAGTTAATTTATCTAATTCAACTCTATCTTCAGCATCTAAGTTATATCTTATTTTATTTAAAAATTTAATATCATTATGTGTAATATACTTTGGTTGTTTCATATAAACCACTCCTTTCTATGTATCTGACTTTTTATTTAACTCTTTTTGTTTCTTAATACAATCTTTTATGTTTGATGATTTATATACTATGTTCTTACAAGGTAATCCACCTATAGGTTTCATCTCAAAATATACTATATATTCATCATCCATTTGATAGGGTTCATATTTAGGTGAAAATCCGATTTTATATCTAGCCATCTTCAACCACCTCTTTCATTAAATCTTCTTCAATCACCTTCCTATGGTCAACACCTAAAATTTGTTTAACTTCCTCTGGGTCAAATAAATAAAATATCTGTAATACATTACCATCAGCATAATTAGAATAATCTGCCTCAGCCACATCATAATATTTATTATTATATATTCTGTGATATATAGTATAATCTTTGTCTGCAAGATTTACTATTGAAAATCCATCACCTTTACCATACACAATAATTGTTTCAGCTTGTTCCTGTGTTATTCTTTTAAACTTCATAATAACCACCCCCTATTTATCTTCTATTTTTATACTACCCTTAACAGCTTGTTCAACCACAACTTTTTGATATATCTTAGATGTAGGTTTAAAATTTTCATAAAACAATTTTGTATCAATTACTGTTTTAGTATAATCCTTTTTAGTTATAACCTTTACTGATTTGTCCTCTAGTGTAGTTTTACCCTCATCTTGCATAGCTACTCTCAATGGTTCTAAACATTCTTTAATTGATTTATTTTGTTCATTTAATTGTGTTAATACATCTAAATATTCTGCTAACAATTTACTATCTTTAGCTTGAGCTTCAATCTCAGCCTTTTTCTGCTCTAATTTTACTTTGTCTCTTTCCTTTTTACTTAACTTTTTAAATAACTTTTCAGCTAATGTTAATTCTTTCATATCATATACCTCCTTATTATAATAAATTATCTAGTTCATCACCAAATCTGCTTATAATATCATCTTTTTCATTTTCATAATCTTCTTTTTCAGTATCAGCTGCATCTTCATCTGGTTCCTCTAATTGCTCATAATCATCATAAATAGAATTTAATTCATCTAAAACTTCTGTAACTGTATCTGTTCTCTCTTCTACCAAACTACCACTTGCTAATTGTTCTGGCATATTATCAAACTTACTCTGTAAATCATCTAATAAGTCTTCTACATTTGATATTGTTCCCTCCATATCTTGATACTTATACCAATCATCTTGTATATCGTATACTTGACCTGTATACTCAGAACTTTCCCATCTACTTCTAGGTGCGTTTAGAAAACACTCTGTATGCACTTTCCATTTAGAATAATAATTCCACACATTTACATACTCCACACCCTTTTCTATTTTCTCTCCGCACACATCACAAGTATACTCTTTTCTTGATACTACTCTTTTATTCCTAGCCATATGATTACCTCCCTCCGAAAAATGTTCTATTATCATTTCACAATTCCCATATGTTTTACATAATTCCCCTATTATCATTATACCATATTTTTCGGTTTTTGTCAACCATTTTTACTTGTTTATAGGTGTTTTAAAAATAAGTAAATAATAAAATTTAATAAAAATATAGGGTATATATTAATACCCTATATTTTAATTTCATAATCATACAAATCTCTAAATCTTATGCCTTTATCTGCATCATACATACCAACTTTAACAGCTTTATTTAATTTTTTATCCATTACCATAAATTTTATACCATCCCACATATGTTGTATAATATCAATGTAATACCTATCATTTGGTTTAAAGGTTTCAGTAAACCCCTCTATATATTTATCTAATGTATCATAATCAATATCATCTGTATAATTAGAAAATTTTTTCCTCCTAACTGCATCCTCTGCTCTTCGTATATCGCTTTCAACGGAAGTTAATCTACTTTGTAATTTTTGTTTTTCCCTTTTTAAATTTTCTATTTCTGTATATATTATAGGATGTGTTTTTCTATAACTACCTCCTTTTTGATATTGTTCAAATTCATTTAGAAAATTCTTTTTATCTTCTTCTGTATCAATATGCTTTCCCATACCATTAGCTAACCAAACATATCTTGGTCCAGCTTTATCCTTTAATTCTATATACACTAAACTAGTTGTAAATCTTTCTGCCCCATATCCATCAACTTGATACTCTATCATACAAGTTTTATTTTCAATATTACCTTTAAAACTCTTAGATATTATATTATATTTACTCATATTATCTACCCTCCAATCTAAGTATAAATCTAATTCCATTTCGTATATCACCAGATTTAGTTTTAAACTTTCCGAATGTAGGCACGCATATTAAATTAACATCTGTAGATGCTAAAAAGTCTCTAGCCAGTACTATAGAGGTTACAGCCTTATTTATGGCTAACGGTCCAATGGCTTGTATTTCTACTAAAGCATCCTCACCATAGTCTGTATAATCCTTATTAAACTTTTTACTTATAGCTGTAGCTACTTTAGTTGGTATAGAAGTTGATGAAACAAGTACTACATAGTCTGCATCATTCACTCGCTTCACCTTCTTTCATTTGTGTAATATTTTGTTCTAGCTGTAATTGTTTAGTTCTTTCTTTTAATTTTTCCTCTTCATATGTAAAATGTAAAACAATATATAATATTACTACTAAAGCCACAGCACCTATAAAATAATTAGATAATTCAAACTTTCCAAATTTCATACTATGCCTCCATAAACATTGTTATTAACATATCTTTTGTAATACTTTCAATAGATAAATCATAATCAACTTTTTTCTCAACTTTTCTATATAATGTTTCACTACCAGTTTCTGTCTCAACTACAACCTCTTCCATTATTTCAGTACAAGGTTTATCAGCTATAATACAACCTGCTTCAGTTAGTAATTCACGCAATGTTAATTGGGCTTTTGGATATTCTTCACCATAGCTTATAGCCATTTTCTTAACATCTTCTTTAAATCCTGCAATACTTGTATCAGTACTAAAATTATTAAATCTTAATACTACTTTATCCTCATTTAATGTAACATATGCTATATCTATATCTGGTATAGTTTTATATTTTGGGTCATAATCAAATTTTGTACTTATTGATGTTATTATATCATTTGGATTTATTGTATAATTTTTTGAAACATTTTCATCAGTAGTACTTGCTATAATAAACTCATATGGTACATCGTGATTATTTTGAGTATAGTTCTTTAACTTAATTACAAATGTTACCTCTTTTAAACTTGATTTAATTAGTAAACACTCAGTTGCACCATCAGGTAATTGTGCATCCGTCATATCCCCACTATGTACTATATCATCACTTCTATAAGATGCATTCCAACCTATATGTTCATTTTCACCTTCTGCGTGTAAATCTAAGTCAACTCTTTGTGTATCTAGGTTTTTCCAATGCACACCTATAACCATATTATTATTTCTAGGTATAGTAATTGTTGTGCCAATAGGGAAATTACCCAAAAATTGTTTTTCAGATGTTGGTACTGTATATTCAACATTATCTGGTAAATAAATTGTTTTATTTCCTATAATATTATGTACCCTATTATACAAGTGTTCTTCAATTATATTTTTTAAATATAATTGAGCCTTAAATTTATTATTTGAACTTTTACCTGCGTGTTCGATATTTTCTAAATATGCCTTACCATTTCTAATTTTATACATCGCAGTATCTACATCATTTAACCTGTATCTTATAGAGTTTAATATTCTAACCTCTCTAAATACTGTTATAGTATCTAACTTAGACTTTATATCATTAAAAGATATAGTATCTTGTGTTAATCCTGCTGCATCTGCATTATACTTAAAATATCTATTATAATAAAATTCACCTTTTTCAGAATTCATATTATATATTGATGTAAGCCTATCTAATACATCAAATGGCATATGTTTACGATTTGTTCTAGCTGATTTTTTAGCTCTATTAATTATATGATTTAATTCCTTGTCTATCTTTGTTTTAGGGTTATGTGACTTTATTGCTACAAAAAACTCATTTTGACTTAAAAATATTTCACCTAGTTTTTTATAGCCATATGGTTTTTGTACATAAGATTTTAATAATCTTAGTGCTTCTTCCTTATCACAATCTGATAATACACCCAACAATTCTTTACTTTTTATTAACATTGTACTTCCAGATAATTTATAAACTAAATATCTTAAAAAGTCCATATTATTTTTAGGTACAATACCATATTTATCATATAGAGCTATTTTAACCTCTTTATTATTAATCTCATCAAATTTTTCCTTATCTATATAATCAGATAACATCATTACATCTTCTACAGTTTGTTTAGATAAAGCTATTCCACTTTTTAGTAATTCTAATAATCTATTACCTAATTCTAACTCTGTTAATTTTACTATAGGTATTAATTTTACATCTTCATCTAAATCAGGTACTTCAAGTTTTTCGTGTGGTATATATACTAAATCTTGATTATATAAATCCATTGCTTCTAAACCATATGTTGTAAAATAATGTATTAATTGCTGTGCAACTAATACTTCTATTGGTGTATCTATTACTGTTTGAAATGATTTATGAAATGTTTGGTTCCATTCTTCAGGTTTTATACCATATAATTCTATAGCACTATTTAAAACATCTTCTGATACAGGGTCTTGTATTAATAAACCATTTTCAAGAGCTTTCTGATTTACACTACCTATAAACAAACTCTTGTCATCTGTATATGCTTTAAATAATCTTAACTCAGCCTTAATTTGTTCTATATTCATAAACAACTTCCCCCTCTTTTAATTCATTTTCTATATCATATTTTCATAAATATAATTAAGCTCATTATGTATTTCATCTAACTTTTGTTTTGTTCTATTTAATTTATCATTTAACGCAATTAATCTTACTGTCTGATATGTAAAATATGCAGTTAAAATAAATATGATTACTATTATAATACACCAAAATAATTTTTTCATAGTTAAACTACTCCAATCTATAATATCTATTATATTATTATAAAACACTGTGTCAAAAATGACATCATTTTATCCACTTTTATTACTAGTTATTTAATTAAATAGCAAGTCGAGGAGTAAACTTTTAACTAGCACTACATAAGTAGTCTAGCTAAATAATGTATTTTTCCCAAAAGACAAGGAACTCCCTTTGACTTGCTTTTATAATTAAGTGTCGAGCAGTAACATTTGTGCGGTCGCTCTACCAGTTGAGCTACACTATCTTACGATAATGACAGGGCTCGAACCTGTAACAAACTGCTTGGCTTCTATGTTATAAGGAACTGCATTAGACACTTTTAAATATTGCATATGGCGAGGTGTAATACTACTTTCAATCCAAATTTGAATGCTCTACTGAGCTAATTAAGGAACACCATTAGCCATATCATTTAATAAGTCATATTATAGGCGAAGAGTAGTATAGTGCTCTAGCCAACTGAGCTACAAGTCATAGGCTTCCTCGTATGAGGGCTCTTATTGACTTGGTTGGACTTGAACCAACGACCTCTCGATTACCAGTCGAAAATTTAAGGAACTCTATTTGCCTATATCCTTCTATTATAATATACCTCAAATTAAATTAATTTTTGAACAAATTTTAGCAAAAAAATTATTTTTTTGCCTCTGTTACTGTATATGTACCATATTTACCAAAACTTAATTCGGTTCTTCTAGCTAGTACTCCCACTGCTAAACCAGATGCACACATCATTGCTACTAGATTTTCAGCAGAAATTAGTGCTTCATTATAATCTAAATTTAATTTAGTTTCCCAATCATTAAATTTTGAGTATACAGAAACAACCATTGCACCCCTTGCATTTTTATTAATTGTTGGTACACACTCCATATCTACTGACGAATATGTTATAGGTGCTTTATCACCCCTAATTATAAACCAACTTCTTGGGTCAACTAAATTTTTAGTTAAACCACTTCTATATGCTCCTTTACATATACTTTCTTTAAACGCCTCACAAGGTATATAAAATAAAGCCTTTCCTGTTTCTTTTTCTTCGTGCATTAATCTAGCTAACTCACTTTTATAATAATCATCATCATAATTATCATTAAGTGTATCAGGTTTTTTAGTTACATCTATCCAGTGCATACTGTCAATAAATCTTCTCATATCAGAAGATTTATACTTAACTTGCGGTAACCCATTATCCTTCCTTCTTAAATTATCAATTACTGCTGTAGGTCTACACTGCATAGCTAATGGTGCTAGCCCTTTAACTGTAACTTCTAAACTTTTCCATCTGTATGTAAATTGTACCTCTTTTGTATTATCGTCTTTTTTTGTAGCCATAACAACTACCTCCTTATAAAATATTTTTAGATACAATAAATTTTTCACTACTTACTAAATAGACCCACTTACAACATCTATTAGTTTATTTCATTACTTAATTTAATGCTCCATACAATATATTATGATTTAATATACTCTATGGGGCATTAAACCCCTCATTAACAGACTATGCTGTTCTTCAACAAACTTTAGAAAACCTCAAACAACAAGATTGCAAATGAATGCATCGCATTGTACGCCTCTTCACTTTAACACCTGCCTCCTACCAAAATACTATATAAGTATTTTCTAATATGAAATAATTTACACTAGAAGATACTTATTTGTATCTTCTAATAAAAATATAATCAACAAAAAATTATCCCAAAACACTGAAATTTATCTTAATGAAAACAAAATCACCCAACAGTAACACCACCACCTACCTAGATATATTAATATCTCTTGCAAAATACCAACTTTTAATATTCTCCAAGAGGTACTAATCGTACCTCATTTACAGTTTGTCACAACGTTTTACTTTGCTGCACATTAATCCACGTCACAGTAAATTAACACCTACCACCTACCAAAATACCCTATAAGTATTTTCTAATATGAAATAATTTATACTAGAAGATACTTAATAGTATCTTCTTCGTTTTTGTAAGTGGTTCACACATTATTATAAAAAGCAGTAACCCACAAAACTAAACACCAACTTTGATAACTTTAATGTATTGTAACACCTACCACCTACCAAGATATATAAAATATCTTCTACTATAAACCATTTCACATTAGAAGATACTTATTTGTATCTTCTTTTAAATATATTAAACACTCAACACGACAGCACTAAAAATCAATCTAAAACACATAACACTACCGCACAATATATAAACACCACCACCTACCTAGATATATTAATATCTCACACAATTTACAACTAATTATAAACTCTGTGAGGCACTAATGTACCTCATATTACCTACAATAAATTGAGACATAGAAATATACAAATAAGTAAGTTACAGAATTATACATCAAACTACACTAAAGAAATACAACACCGACCACCCCCACAAAGTACATTTAAATCTGTAACCTATCTATTGCATCAAATATATCTTTCAACTCAATTATAGATATATACTTCTGTTGCCAGTATAATAAATCTTTATATGCATCTTTTTTAAGTTGTTCATATGTATCTTCATTACTTACAATTCTAAATGTTGAACTATATCCTTTAGCATTTGATAAATGTGTATAAGGTTGAAAGTTTACCTTATATGTTACAGGTTTGTCGTTATTATCCCTTGCTGTAATTGTAACAACTCTCAAATTATACACAATTTGATGTATTTGTTGTAGCCTGTACTTTTTACCTGCTATAGTATCATTCCATTCAAGACCCTTATATATTTCAGAACTTTTGTTATTTTCAGCATATAGATATATGTTTTCATCTTGTAAATTACCAAACTCAGCATTAATTTCAACAAATTCACTAAACACTTTATTAGCATCTAATTTTATTCTGCTAGCCTTCACAAACTCACACTTAGTTACATTACCCTCACTAAGCTCTTTTATATCTAAATTATATAGCATCTTTTCTTCCATAACTACCTCTTATTTTCTCTAATTATCTTCCAAATATCATAGTCATATGATACTTTACTTTCAACTTCTGTAACAACATTTTTCAAGCACAATGTAACATCTATTACATCTTTAGCTAACATTGAATATGTATGTTGTATATCTGTTACTAGATACTTTGTATCATATTTTTGTCCTTGTATAATATCTCCTATTTCTAATGGTATCCATATATTATATCCTGCTGTTTGCATAGCAATCTCCTATTCCATATTAATTTTTAAACAAGCTAATTCTGTTACATAAACACCCTTTAATCTTGCAAGCTCTTGCTTAGCAAAGTCCATAGCTATCTCTTGTTTTATAGTAACATAATCTTTATACCAAGGTCTAAACGCACCATATCCTCCACCACTTAACTTACAAGATACTCTATATATATTAAACCCTGCTTTCACTTGGTCTTCTGTTAATTTCAAATTAGATTTTAATTTTTTTAAATCTTTATTTATTCTTATAGTTTTATCGTGTAACTTTACTTTTTCATCCACTTCAAAATTATTTTCTATATCTGTATCAATTGTTTCAACCATATTTGTTATTGGCTCTTCTTGTACTGGTGGGACATAATGTTTTACTACTGCTTTTTTATAATTAGAATTACGCATTATTGCCCAATCATATTTTTTAGTCATACCCACATCTATTCTAGGTATATACTTTGGTTGAGCATTATCTACTATAGTTTGTTTTAATTTTTTAATACAACTACTTATTGGATTATTAGGATTTACACCATTTTTTAATGTATTTAATAATGGTTTCATTTGTCTTAATGCTGTACTATCAATTTCAATATATCTTCTAAAATCTCTTAACACATACATTTTATCTTGTAGGTATGTATCCCCATTTGATGCTAATTCATTTTCCATTTCGTGTACAATATCAAATTGATAATCATTAGCTATATTAAATTGTCTATCTCTTTTCTTTATTTGATTATCAACATTTTCCATTAAGTACTCAAGCATTTCCAACATATTTATATAATCATCTACAGTATAGTTGAATTCACTATCACACTTATTTTGTTTATATTTGGCTTCCATCGTTTTTACAACTTCTTCTTTTATTGGAGCCAATCTTATTGGGTCACCATCTTCATCTAATTCATCTTCATTAAAGTGTGGTTTATTGATTTTAACTTCTTCTACCTTAGGTACATACTCTTCTACCTTAGGTGCTTCCTCAATACTAACCTCAATTTTCGATGGTTTACCCCATCTATTACCAACTTTGTGTGGTATATTATGTCTTGCAATTATATTATTAAAATTAGATACTGTAATATTTTTATCAGGAAATAACTGAATAATCTCCTCTCTCAATTCAGCAATAGTTTTTTCAGTACTAGCCAACCTTACCACCTCAGATATAATATCATCTGTGTATATCTGATTTGCTCTTACTACTTTTTGTTCACTAGATTTATTAGAAGTATGCATCTTGACAGTAATTGCATCAAGCTCTTGTTTACTCTTATCTCCTTTACACATATAATTACTACCATTTGACATTTTCCTACTAAATCCAAAAACATCTATTAGAATTCTGTAGAATTCTTGTCTCGACATAACTCCATAATGTTTTATGCTACAATAGTTCATATACTGACTGTATAGTTCAGTTGTTTTTATAGATACAAAGCTGACATCTAAATATTTTTTAGCATTTAAAAACTCTGTAATTAATCTCTCATTAGTTTTCTTTTCTTCCATAGGTACTTTTGTTGTGACTACTTTAGTTTGTTTAAGGTTTTCAATTTTTTCTACATCTTTATTATTTCTTCTTCTAGCCCAATCATTATTTCTAGCTCTTTGTTTTTCTAACCTTTCTTTTTCCTCTTCTGGTAAATCTATATACTTGATATATGGTAAATTTTTTGTACTTGCCATTGTCTCTCTTCGAGCACACGAAATACATTTTTTAAAATTTTTATATCTTTCTTCATCAATATAATTTATACCACAATCAGGACATAGAATATCTTGTTTATGTAAATTCATATTCAAGTTTAACTCCTCCTCTCATATTATTACAATTTTATTACACAAACATCATATCATAATATTTAAAAAATGTAAATACATTTTTTAAACTTTTTAAAATTTTAAAGCCACCATAAATAGATTAATGGTGACCTTAAAATATTTAATATTATTTGGTATTTTCAACAACACCACAATCATCAAATTGCAATGTATCAAGCATTACAGCTATCTTAGCTGTATTATCAACTGTTTCCTTTAAACAACTGTATGCTAATTTAAGTGCATCTAAAGCATTTTCAGCAATATGTTTACTTTCATACACTAATTCAATAGCACTCTTGAACCACTTACCTGTAACCTTAATATAATTAAATCGTATATTCCACACGTGTTTTACTATTTCAAATTCAGTAACTTCATATGGTTGTTCCTCAATACATTCATCATCAACAGATGTACCAACTGATGTAAAAGTAATACCTTTATTATCTTCAAGTACAACTGTAGTATTTGAAGAACCATATGTTGCATCTATGTAATTAGGCATATCATCTGTAGCATTATTATTAGTTACTGAAACATCTTGTGTAGCTTTTGATTTATGTGATTTTGGTCTTATTGCATCAAATTCTGGAATATTTTTAATCCAATCTCTTACTGTATGTGCAGTCGCTTTATTTATATAACTAGGATATTTAGATGTAACATCTACCATAATAGATTTTATCATTTTGTTCCAAACTCTCCTATCCTCTGTTGCTGGATTTTCTTTAGTCAAATTTTCTTTGTGTGCTAATATAAATTGTCCAAAATACTTATCCATAAATAATCTAACCACATAATCTTGCATTTCTTTTGGATATCTCATACGCCTACCCTCACCTGTAGCTGTTATCATATTGTTCACCTCCATTTCATCAATATTTTTATTCTCAAGAAAACTTTCTTGACCATCTATTACTTTTACTTTCATATTACCCTCCACATATTTATTAATAAAATCTTGCACAATATCTACAGTCCAATAATACTCAGCTGTTGCTGGGTCAATAATGCACATTTCGTAAATATTTTCAGCCACGTATTTTTTATCATATTCTCTAGCTGACTTGCAAATTAATATAAAATTATCTATCAACCTTTGAGTAATAACATCATCAGTTAATTTAATTTTACCATTCCATTTATCAAATGAAATTTCCTCCACTTTTATCACCACTTTCTCTGGAACTATATTTCCAGTAATCCCATCCCTGTATTGCATTAATGGTAACAGATAAATATTATACCCACAATACCTAGCTACAGTTGACAAACTATTAAAATAATCATTTTTAAATCCTTCATAATCATTATAATAATTACTTGTTGATGATATCGATAATATATTATTCAATAATTGTTCTCTATAAGATAAACTTTCTTCATACTCACCTTCATCTTGTGTTCCATTATATATATGTTTTCTATGCCCTTGTTCAATAATATCAACAATAGTCATCCATAAATACTTTTTAGGTGAACTTCTAAAATGTATACCATTCATTAAAAATAATCTATCTGTAAAACGTGTATAATCCATAAATTTCCCCCTATTCAATTTCTATTTCCCTCTAATATAATATACCTCATTTATAATTAAAATTTTAATATAATCCAAACTGAAAATAAAATAGGTGTTACATTTTAAGTAACACCTATATCATCAACATCTAATAATATATAATTACAATTACAGTATAAAATCTCATCAGCATCATCTTTATTATCAAAATGATACTTTATTATATCTCTAAATCTTTTATATAAGTTACTATCATCTTCCATCTCACTTTCAGTCAATTCACCTATATCATAATCATATTGTTCAACTGATACATAACTAAAATACTTTTCTTCAAATTTAGATATTAATTTATCCTCTTTAATTGCTCTTTTTTCATTATAAGGATTTTTACGTCTTACAACTAACCTTAATCTTGGGCTCCAATTATCTGGTCTTAAAATTAATATAGCATAATGCTCCTTCAATCTTTTTGATAATTTTCTACTGGCTCTTGTAGCTTTTGCTAATTTATACCAATCTTTAATTGCATATTTATAGTGACTTATCCATTCGGCAACAAAATCTTTAAAACATAAAAAGCTACTCTGTTCTTCCCAAATATGTTCAGCTTGAATACCAGAATACAGTACAGATTTAATATGGTGTTTTTTCATAAAAGCCAAAGCACCCTCCAATTTATATGTATTCCATTTTTCAATATTCTCATCATTTTCTATATATGCTTCTCTATATAAACCTATTACAAAACCACTTCGACTTGGCTTAAACTTATCTTCATCTCTTTCGTATTGAGTAAAAAATATTAGTTCAGATAAAGGACTTACGTTTAGACTATCTGCCCAAGTGTGTCCTATTCCATATTTTTCAATTTGATACTCTATTGTATCAAATCTATTAGTATTCCACAAACCAAACTTAAATCCGAGGTATTTCCTTTATATGAAACCAACAAATACTGTCATTTTCCCCCTCAAATAAAAAATAACAATTACCCATCACAACATCTTTAATCGTATATCCCATATCTTGCATAACCTTTAAAATACTATTCATTAATTCTTGATTGGTCAATTTGGTCAACTTTGGATTGTTCATTATTAGCCTCCTCTGAAACTGATTTACGCAACTCTTCCTCTTCTTGTCTATGTTGTTTATATACTTCTATGAAACTTAATAAACAATTCACATATGCAAAATCAGTTACTCTTAAATCTATCTCAAAACCAATTGGTTCATTTAATCCCATATAATACTCATCCTCATTACCATATAAAGTAAGTATATATGGCACATCTACACCAAATTCCTTCATTCTCTTCTTATCTATAGCTTCCACAAACCACAAATCCCTTATTGAAGGATTAAATACTATATCACCTGTTTTATATTCGATACCATTTACATCTTTAACCCCTGTTTCTTTATTTAACATAGCATTTTGTTTCCATCTTAATTTCAAATTTGTGATATTTTCATCTTCATCTGGTTCTGATAATTTATCAAATTCGGGTCTATTATATGGTATATTTATATTGAGAGCTCTAGCCACATCTAACTCAGTTGCACTATCGTTAATTAATACATCTATTATAGTATCTACTTCTTGTTTTTGTCTATCTTTCGCTTTTTTCCAAGCTCTTTCATTGATATAATTATTAAACAACACCACACTACATAACACTAAATTAACTACACATACAATATTAGCTATTCTTATACCAAATAGTCCTAATGTAACACTAATTATCAAAAATAGTAACTGCATAGTTATAATAACAGTATTTAAATTAAATTGTCCTGACATATGTTGTTTGAATATAATATCACTCACTCTAAACTTTGTTTCAAATGCTAAAAAACTCTTATCCATATTTTTTTACTACCTCCTATATATTTTTTGGATGCCAACTAATTATATTGTAAAAATCATACAATTTTTCAAATATATCTATAATTGTCTCAACAATAGCTTCTTCACTAATACGTTTATCGTGTCTCGGAAAATGCATTAACATAGAGGAATAGCACCCATCTACATCATTCTTCTTCCACCAATCGATAAACTCTTCTGGGTCTCTTGCATCAAAATCAAATGTATTTTCTGGGTCAGCATATCCAAAATCTGGCACACTATTCTGTGCATCAATATTTGTATTCCATACAGACCACTTAAATCCATAACCTTTTAAATTGTTAAGCTCTGATACTATTTGGTCTTTTAAATCATCTATTTTATCTTGCAAATAATTTCTGTCTACACTATCGTGAGGTACTGCAAAATATATACCAGCTTCAAACCCAGTATAACTAACATTTATTTGCATACAAGTATATTTTTGAAACCCTAGAATATCACCAGACCTATCATCTCCATATCTAGGTAGCCCATAATTTAATTGCTCAAGCTCCGATTTACTTTTTCCATACCTAACACCTAACCAATTAACTCTGCCTTTATTCAACTCATTAGGTACTATCATAGATGTCACATTTGATTTTTTATAGTGATTGTGTAAATTCCACCCTTTTTCTTTTATTATAGGTAAAATTTCTTCATTTAAATCAAGTAACTTTTGTCTAATTCTCCTACGCATATCCATTTCTGGTTTTAATGCTGACGTTTGTCTATCTTCTTTAAATACATCATATTCATCATCTGTAAAATAATAGTTTGTATTATCTATCATATAAAATACCCCCTAAATAAAATCTGTTTGTAATAATCTGTATAAATTATGTCCTTCATCACAATAACCAACTCTAATTCTTAATCTATCACTCCCACCATAATCTAATACAGCCACTGCTTCATCTGAACCTTCAGTTATAATTGTACAATTTTTGCAAGGTGGAAAATTACTATCGATAAATTGCATTACTTTCTTTTTATTCATATGATACCTCCTTAACAACTATATGCTGATTTACTATATTTTGGTTTAATTTTATATTTTTCACAATAATTATAAATTGCATCTAATATAAAACCTTTCGTTATATATCCTAAATTTCGTATTCTATTAATTTCTATAGGCGATTTACTGAAAAATCCATCCAAATTTGTTATACTAGCTCTATATAAACTATTAATAGCTCGTTGTCTAGTTCCAGAACTATATTTAATTTCTATATCACGATTAACATCATCATAAAATATCTCAGGTAATGTTGGTGAATTAATTTCCTCTCTATTAATAACATCTTCTTCTGGAACATAATCCATTCTATTATTAACTGCATTACTTTGATATATTATCTCGTTACCATCTAAATATTTATGTCTAACCATATACCTTTCCATACTCTCTTCACTATAATCTCTAATCTCATTAAAATATCTTACATACACCTCGTGATGTGGAACTAATTTATTATCATAAGTGCTTTTTATCCAATCTCTTACAACCACACCTATTAAATTTTTCTCTACAACAACAATGTCGCCAAAACAAAACTTCATTAACTACCCACCTTCTTCAAATGTTTTTTGCCATTAATTGGACCTGTTCTATGTCCCCACTCACTTAATCTTTTCTTTGTCATTGGACTTCTTATGTAATCTGCTTTATAACCTTTTGTAAATCGTGTTGCTTCTCCAACTCGTTTAACTTGTTCATCCATATTATATTTAAACGCATAGTCCCTCATTTTTTGGTTATATTCATTTGTTGTCATCCTAACATTTTTATCCAACCCAAATTGTAAACAATATTCTGATTTAGTAATATGATGCTTATAGTATATATGTTGTTGCAATTTAGTATATGCCTTATGACATATGTGACAAATTGGCATACCATATTGTTGTGAATTAATATCTAATACATAGCTCAATTTACCAAACTCGACATCGTCAAATGTAGTATATTTATTATAAACAAAATAGTGATAACAATTTTGACAATATCCACTATATCTATTTATTGTAGTATTTCCACAAAATTTACATCTAATTACTTTCATAGGATAATCTCCTTATCAATCATATACAAAATATTATATCACAATATTTAAAAAATGTAAATAGTAAAAATTTAAAAAATATGAGTGACTTATGCCACTCATTTTCAAAATTATCTTAACTAATCAATCAATTATATTGTCTACTACCTTAACACTATTTATTATTAAATCCTTTGTATTATTTATGGCTTTAATTAATACATCATCTGGTATAGTTATATCATAAACACTACCACTTCTAGCCAACCCAGCAACAGTACAATCAATTACCATCTCTAGAACATCAATCAAATTAACATCCTCTGGAACACTATCATTTAAATGATGTCTTTCAGTCATATGTTTTTGCCACCAAGGTAATGATTTAAAATCTTCCCCCTGCTTACCAGATACAAAATCATTATAAAAATCATCTATGTAATCTATCTTTGTATGGTCGTGCATTGCTACTTGTTCTTTTAATTTATCTGCTAGCATACAGCCAACATTTTGCACATCTAAAATATGACTTAATGTTTGGTCTAACAATTCTTCTTTAGATACATTACCTTTAGCACTTCGTGTATCAGCATTTGGTGATTTAATTATTCTTATTTTATCTTCCATTATATAATTACTCCCTTACTAAATCCATTACTGCATCTACATAATTTGCAGATATAATATTAATTGTATTATCCCCATACTTTTTATACTCCTCAGCATATGCTCGTAATACTTCATCCATAATATCTGCCAATTTTATAAATTTATCTTTATCCCATCCCTTTGTTGTCATTGCAGCTGTTCCTATTCTAATACCACTACTTTTTAATGGTGGTAACTCATCATTAGGTATTTGATTTTTATTTACAGTTATATGTATTGCATCTAAAACTTGTTCAGCTTGTTTACCTGTAATTCCAACAGAGCCAAAAACATCTAGTACAAACATATGATTTTCTGTGCCATTAGATATTATATGCCAACCATTTGATATAAACCTTTGAGCAAACACTTTAGAATTATGAACAACCTGTCTAGCATACTCTGCAAAATCTGGTTGTAAAGCTTCTTCAAAGCAAATACCCTTACCTGCTATAATATGCTCTAATGGACCTCCTTGTACTCCGAGGAAATACTGCACTATTTATCTTTTTAGTGAAGAAATCATCATTCCATAATATTAAACCTCCTCTAGGTCCTCTCAATGTTTTATGTGTTGTACTTGTCACTACATCTGCCCATTTACAAGGATTAGGATGCACACCACCAGCTACCAATCCAGCTACGTGTGCCATATCAACAACAAAATAAGGTGGTTGATTATTACCTATCATCTTATCTAATTTATATCTTTGTATTATACCATATACTACATCATAATGTATTATTTGTGAATATGAACTAGCACCAACTAATATCATTTGTGGATTATATTCATACAACTTTTTCTCTAAATCATTATAATCTAATATACCATTATCATCGACACCATAACTTATTATATTATAATCTTGACCTGAAAATGACATTTTATGTCCGTGTGTTAAATGTCCTCCTGCACCTAAATCCATTCCTAATACAGTATCCCCGTGTTTTAATAATGCTCTATATACAGCTTGATTTGCCGATGAACCACAATGTGGCTGTACATTAGCATAGTTACAATCAAATAACTTACATACATCCTCTATAGCTTTACTTTCTATCATATCTATATACTGACAACCACCATAATAACGTTTACCTGAGTATCCGTTCTGCATACTTATTAGTTAATATACTTCCACACGCCTGTCTAATTCTATCACTACAGAAATTTTCACTTGCTATAAGTTCCACATTTTCATTTTGTCTTTTCTGTTCCATAGCTATAATCTCTTCATAACTATCTTTTATCATTATCTACCTCTCCTTTATTTATTTTTATATTCTTCATTTATAACATTAATGTAGTCTATAACACTATTTAAACATTTATTATCCCAAACAGTATCCTCATATGGATAAAAACAAAATTTACGCCAAGATGCATACCATTTTATTTCTCCAATACATACCCCATTAAACTCGAAAATATAATATATAGGTGTTTTCCTTTTAGGTAACAACTGTTTTGTTATAAAAAAGTATTCACCTGTATAAACAATATTCTTAGTTATATCAGAAAACTTTGAACTTATCCAAGTTTTTTCATCTATTTGGAAAAACTCATCTTTCATACTAGTTCCTCCTTACCACAATTAGCTGGGTTCCAATAAGCGGAGCGATGAGCTCTTGCCATATCTATCAGCCAAATACCATTATACTCATCTAAATCATCCACATACATAAAGTCAATAGACCATACGCCTGACAAACAATTATCAAATTTTAATGTATTTATACTATCTTGTATTTGTTGTTTTATTTCTTCTAATTTAGAATTATGATTTGTAAATCTTCTTCCAAATTTATTGTGAAAATAATCAAATACTATTTCATCCGTCACAGTTGAAAATTTATTATAACAATAGCCATAATCCCAATAATCAACCATATATTCTATACACTTAGTATCCATATTATAAAATACTCTTATTTCTTCTCTTAACGGCATACCATTATATATTGTTGGTGTTACACTATGGTCATATGGTATATACTCTCTAACTACCAACTCAGTATACCCCCCTGTATCAAGTAATGCAGATTGATACTCTATTTTCCAAAATTTCTCAGCTAGTTCATCTTTAGTTGTAACACAAGTGTCAAAATCAAACTTATTTGAAAAAGCACCATTTTTTATATTATACAATTTATTAGGTTTCATTTTATCCAAAGTTGGTTTTAATATATTATTAATAGAAATCCAATCTACTTTATTTATACTATCATCTTTACATATTATATTAGTATCTTCCCAAGTAAATACTTGATTAGATATTATATCTGCGTGTTTAAATTCTCCAAAATCTATTATATGTTTATACCAATTAGAAAAATTTTCTGGATATTCTCTATCTTCATTATACGAATTTTTACTAGCTGTCTCAAAAAATTCATCTGTGAATTTAACTTGTAATTTTTTCAAATACTCAACCACATCATCGGCATTAGAAGATTTTTCTTCAACTATATCTACCATATCATCATTCAGTATACTAAAATCATTTAACATTTTTAATCTATATTCATCATCTGCATTATTATATATTTCAACTAACTGCTCATATGAACTAAGTCTTTCTCCACTAGACTGTAACACACAATCACAACTACCATCAAAAACAACTGTATCTCCACCATCGTAAAATTTATATACAACTGGACAACCACATATAGAACATTCTCTAGGTGACCACTGTACTATATTATTATCTTTTACAGCTGTTTTTAAATCATTTACTGTAAGTTTTTTCATAATTCTATCATACCTTTCAATTTACAAAACTCGAAACTTCCATTCTCCCTTTAATTCTTCTTCAGTAAAATTATACTCCTTATTACAGTTAGAACACTTATACGTAAAATACATAGGATTTGTTGCTATTACATATCCTGTATCAACTAGTGATATTTTACAATCATCGCATTTTGGCTCTTTAGCTATATAGTATTCTGGAAATAAAAAATGTTTTTCTATCATACTATTCACCAACTCCATATAATAAAGGTTTTTGGTCTGTATCATATAAAGTAAAAAGCATTCCTTGTTCAGATATATAGTACATTACACCTGTAATTTTATCATACACAATTTTATATCGAACATCCTCAATTCTACTCTTCTCTATAACCTCAAATCTTCCAGTATCTACAGAATTTTGGCTTACACAATCTATAACACCATATATACATAAATCAATTATAATTACCAATATTATAACCATCACAGATTTTTTTAAATTTACCATCTAATTTCCCTCCAACAATTTTTTTGCAATACTACTTATAACCTGTCCTGTAGTACGATTTCCAAATTGTTCTTTTGACTTCTTTATTACATATCCTAAAAATTTCTTATCTGTAATAGCTTCTCTTTCTATTACTGCTTTTACAGCTTCTTCAACTTCATACTCTGACATTGGCTGTGGTAAATAACGACTTAAACATAACATCTCTTTATTAGTTTGTTCTACTAAGTCTGTTCTACCAGCTTTATTAAACTGCACCAAAGCATCTGCCCTTTTACTTTTTTCTTTTAATATAATATCTTCTATATCCCTATCTGTTAAATTACCCTTATCCTTTTTTGCTAACAATACATTTGCACGTATCTGCTGTATTGTATTTTTATCTATTGTATTTTTATTTTTCATAGCAATTTTTAAATCTTGCATTAATCTATCTTCCAAACCCATATTAGTCACCTCTCTTGTTTAGTATGCGTATCTGTATAATTGGCTCTAATGGATGTTCTCCATCAACAGTCATATTCACATCTATACCACTTAATATTTGCTTAATAACATCATTTCTTTTACCTTCAAGTATATACTCCAAGTTTTCCAAACACATTATTTTATATTCTGTAAATTCCTTATCAATCTGTTTTTCTATTGAGTTCTTTACATTATCCAATAAATTATTTAGAACTTCCTTATTATCCATATTAAACCTCTTTTCTTGCCATTTTATCTACATATGCTTTCAATTTTATAGACTGACTATTTAATTTATCTAATTTTTGCACAACTCTTGCATATTTATTAAGGGGCAGTTTTTTCCAACTTCTTAATATATACATACCTGTACTATATTCCTTTTCCCACTTAGTAAATTCTAAAAAGTGTGGTTCATAATATTCTTGCACCATTATTTTAAAATTTTTAGTTCTTAATATAGTTTTATATACACTCATAATATTACCATAATCATTATGTGGTTTCAATAACTGCATTAAATTACCTCCATTATTTTGATAAAAACTCTTCCACACACACTAAAAATATTCCATCAATTTTAGCTCTATATTTTTTATCATTATAATAGTCATCTACACTCTCTTTATATTGGTTTACATTCGACCTATAATATGTTGTGATAGCGTGTTTAGTTAATCTACCCATATTTTCAATTAATTTTGACTTTGTAAGAGCCGTTGGGTCTTTCATTTTTATATTACTAAACAGAAAGTTAAACGTATCTTTATACATATTTTCTATTTGTTCATTTGTATATTTAGGAACTAGTTCAGGAAACTGCACAGCAAACAACATAGGGTCATCTTTTCGTTTCTCTATAGATACAGGTAACAATTTCAATTTATTACATAAAGCCTTAATCTCATTAATAGCAGTATCTACTTCTACTGTAGGTCCTTTATCACACTCTATAGTAATTCCATCCAATTTTCTAAACTCTGCAACCTGTTTTGATAGTGGTCCTATTGCATTAATTATTTCTTCTATATTTAAATAATTGTTCATATCTATATCCCTCCTCGATAACTTGCACAAAAGGTGCTGCAATCATTTACAACACCTTAAACTCTACTTATTATAATCTTCTTGCAAATACTCAGGAATTTCGTTTCCTCTATTATCTAACTTTGTATCTACTTGTTCTTTATTTACTATTTTAGATAATGCAGCTTTTTCTGCTTCAGATAAACCTTGTGATTTTGCAGATGAATTTTTTTGTGTTGTATTCTTCTTTTTATCAACTTCTTCTACCTTTGGTTTTTTACTAGTATTTTCCTTCTGACTAACTTTATTATCTGTTGCATCTGACTGTTCTTTAAATTTAGTATACTGATTATACAGTCCTGCGTGCATTCCACTTATTTGTTCTCTTTTTAATTTTAATTGGTCTAATTTTGCATTACCCTCATCAACCAATCTTAATCTTTCTTTTTGCAACTCATCTATCTTTGTTTGATACTCTTTACCAACTGCTTCAATCTCCTTACTAATATCATTATATTGTTGTTTATACTCTTCCATCTGTACTTTCATTGCATCAAGTATTTCATCACCACTTATCATAATAATCTACCTCCAATATTAATATTTTACATTATTTTTGCTAACCTGTTTTGTAACTCTGCAATAATCTGCTTAACTAGCTGTTTAGGTATAAAATCAAGCATTCTCATATTAAGTTTACTATCCTGTGTTGTTTCCAAATATACAACATACACCATTTTAATAACACTAGTAGATAAATCATAATCATCTGCTATATCTTCTAGTATATATAATATACTTTGATTTAAATCTGTTAGTTCATCATTTTCAACAAAATCTTGCTCTATATGAGCATTTTCATCAATTAAAACATCTGACAAACTTAAATCTTCTGTAACACAATTATCTTCCAAATTAAATAAAATATCTGGCTGTCGTTTCTGCTGTCTGTCAAAATCAATGAAATCTCTATTAATTATATTATACGCTAAAGTCGATAACCTATACTTATTTGGGTCCCATATAAGGCAAGCTTTCCATAAACCCATTCTAGCAATTTGTAAAGCTTCATCAAAATCCCAATATTTAGTTTTATAATATTTTTGAGCAACTCTATTTGCTAAGTTTATATTATCATTAAACAATTTTTTTATTCTCTCGGCTTCTTCAGGAGTTTTATGCTTTAATGATATTTTTTCATAATAAGTTAATTTATGTGGCATACTGACCTCCTATACATTTAAAAATCCAATACCCTCTAAATATGGTAACAACTCCTGATTTAGAAAATTATTATGTTGTTCACCATAAATTTTTAAAATTCTTCCAATCGATATTTTGCATACCTCACTATTATCATACTGTAAATTTAACCTATCACATAACCACTTGTCATCTTTGCACAATTCATATAATTTCTTTTTTTGTAAATCTGAGCTTGTATTATATACATCAACAACCAAATCAGCTAATTCTATAATATTAGCTATAAAGTACCCTCCCAAAATTAAAATTCCTCTAATCTTAGAGCTCTTTATATTGCGTATATTTAATAATAAATTTGAAGTACTTAATTTATCTTCATACCTTAGGTCTTCTACCTCTGATAATAGAGCAACATCACCCTCATCTGGTTTTTCAAAGTTAGACATAGATACACTAGAAATATTAATTACCTCTTTTCTATTTATATCCCTTATAATTGTTTTACATTGGTCGTGTAAAGCTTTCTTCAATACTTTAAAATTATCATATTTATTTAATCTGATGACAGCCCAAATATATAAATCTAAAGCTATTTCATCTGGTCCATAGTACCAATAATAATTACTGTTACAAATAGTACCTACTGCTTTATAGCACATACTTAATAAGTTTTCTGGAGTTATCCATTCTGGAAAAGATTTACCTAACTCCATATTATCATACTTATATCGTAAATCTTCTATGCTTAATTCGGAATTAGTTGTTGTAATAATACGTTCAGCTTCTTCCCTACTTAAATTATATTTTTCCATACACCTTACAACATTCGGTTCTATTGTCATCATAATATCTACCTCCAATAAAACTTATTAAATTCTGTTGTAAGTATATAAAAAAAATTTTAATTTGTAAAGGAAATTTTTTAATTTGTAAAAATCTACAAAACCCTTGATACGACTGAACTTAGAGATTTTGCTTTATGTAAATCAAACCCCCAAATATACTTCATTTAAATGTTTTAAAAAATTGAAATTTTTTTAAAATTTTTATATAACATTTATAATAAAATAATTTATAATATTTTGCTTTAAAATTCTACCACTTTTAACTAATTCGTCTATTTCAGCAACTTTAAACGCACTATCAAAATAATAATCAGCATCAAAAGGTAAATTAAATGTTCTAAGCAACTTAGCTCTTCCCCAAGGTAACCCATAATTATATGCTCTAGAGCTTCCATCATACTCACCATATTTTTTAACTAGTCCACAAATTAAAAAGTCGTTGAACATTCTTGTTATACTATAAAAGAACATATCATATTCCTCATATTGTGTAACAACATCGCACCAATATGCTAAAACTTTGTAATTACCTGTGACAACAGCATTCATAAAATCATCGCACTCAAAATCAACTTGGTGTACTAACAACTGATTTTTAAGCATTAAATCTTCATAAGCTTGCTGTTGTGATATATTTAAAGCATCTGCATAATTTTTTATCTTATCTGCCTCCAACAATATATTATTATATAAATTGTTACAATTTACTGCTAATTCATTTTTATAATTATCTGGTATATTCAAAACACTCTCAACAAACTCCTCTGCCACGTTTGTCTGTACTGCTGGAAATTCTGTAACAAATGCATCAAAATTTTTATACAAACTAGATTTTATAAAATCAACATCATCATAAATAAAAACACAACAATACCACTCATTATTTATACTATCTATAAATGATTTAATAACGCCTACATCTTGCTTTGCAAAGTCTGTATCATCATACACTAAAATTAATTGACGTATATTAAATAAAGATTTTACTGAAATCATATCTTTTATATCTGTCCAACTATTTAAATATGTAACCTGCGAAAAATACGAACCAAGTTTTTCTATATAATGTTTCCTTATGCCAAAATCATCACCATAAAACACATAAAACTTGTCTACTTCATCTTTTAATAAACTTGATTTCAAATCTTCTAGCTTTCTCATAATTCACCGCCCAACAAATGTATTTGATAAAATGTTCTATAAAGTAATAATTTTCTGTTCAGTGTATTATCGTGCAATAAACTTTCTTTACATTCTATCAATAGTCTAAGAACATTTTGATAAGAATATTTTAACTTTAGGTTTGTTTTAATATTGTATGATATCACATTTATCAGCATTTCAATAAATAAATAACTAGGGTCAATTCCATTATACTTATATTCAAACTTTTTCAACATAACTATAATTTTATCAACACTTATGTAGGATAATGCTTCATACGTTTCATATACATAATATAATAGCTGTTCTATAAATTCATATTCCTTATAATACTCACATTTAGCTGGAGTATCTACACCTGCTCTAAATAATTTAACTGCAATATCATTATTATAATATTTACCAAAATACCTAACCATTTCATCTTCTTTGTATGAAGCCATAATTAACTTAATAGCTCTACTTTCTAAGGTATTCAACTGATTACTACCTGTAATAACTATTTTATTACCTACAGGAGTTTCCTCTGTGACTTTTAATAAAGCATTTTTAGCTTGAATTGAAGCTTTATCAAAATCCTTAAAATGATATAATATTTTTGAATTTGGTGTCATAACACTAATTAATTCACGAACACTCGATACACTATTATTAACTAAAACATAACTATATCCGAATACACTACATATATATTTCACCAAATTAGTTTTACCTGTATGTAAATCACCTTGAATTATGACAAAGTTCGGAATATCTTCCCATCTACTAATTATTTCTAAATTTAATGTTTGACCTACTAATTGCATTTTTCAATTATCCAACTTTCTAAAATAATTTTCATATCATCTGAACTGAAGTCTGTTTTAACCGCAAGAATACTTTTCAATAAATCCTTAATTTGTTGTGTAAATGACATTATTGTATTAAGCCAATTAATTGTATTATCTGACAATGTTGTGATTTCTGGAGTTTGTGTTATCATATATTTAACACAATTTTGTAAATACTCTGTCCATAGTTTTAAAAATAAATGAATATCTATACCAGACATATAAATATTATTAAAATATATTAAAGCATTACTACATTGTGAATTTAATATATAACATAAAAATTCTGACATCACATCTTCCGTAACACCACCACTTGTGACTTTTGTAACATTTTCTAATGTTAAATTATTACTATAGTCTAAACACTTTTCCAGAATTGTGATGCTATCACGCATACCACCTTTAGCAAGACGTGCAATATAATTTAATGCACTATCTTCGTATACTATTGGATTTAAATCAGTTGAAGCTCTTTCATTATTTTCACACTCGACTATATATTTTAATCTACCCGTAATTCCATTTACACTTATTCTAGCAAAATTAAATCTTTGCACACGAGATAAAACTGTTCCAATAACTTTTTGTGGGTCAGTTGTACAAAACAGAAATATAACATATTCTGGAGGTTCTTCAAGTATCTTTAACATAGCATTCCAAGCTTGTGTTGATAACATATGTACCTCATCTAATAAAAACACTTTGTATCTACCTTTATATGGTCTTATTTTACAATCCTCTATTATTGCTCGTACGTCATCTACACCATTATGACTTGCACAATCAAGTTCTATAGGTTCAGTTTCATAATTATTTATCATATGTGCTATAATACGGGCACTTGTTGTTTTTCCAGTACCAGCCGAACCACAAAATAAATATGCGTGTTTTAAATTATTTGTCTTAACTTGATTTTCTAAAATTATCTTTATACTATCTTGCTCTACAATATCATCGAATTTTTGTGGACGATATTTAGTAGCTAGTGTTGTATTATTACTCATTGTAACCCCCCAATTTATTTTAATAAATCTATCAGTTGCATAAATACATCCTCTGTTATTATATAAAATCTTTCCTTACTATCCCCAAAATCAAAACAAAGTGCTCTATTATCCTTACCAGTAGCAAACTGTTCCTCTTTTAACTTTTCCAACCATTCTTTTTTAATTGAAAATGATTTTTTAGGCTCCATACAAGTTTTAGCCTCGATTAGCCATTCTTGACCTATATATAAATCTCCGTTTATCAAATTTAGTTGCTCCGACTATTTGATGTACGTCTTGCACCTAATGTTTTTGCTATACACTTTTCTTGTGCTGTACTAACATCTCTAGTTGTCATCTCATTACCCCCAATACATTATATAATCAGCATTAATATAATATCTATCTCCACCTTCATATGTAACTCCTATAACCTTACTTTCCTCTATAGCTTTATTTAGTTCTATATCTGTATGTACATTCATAACTTCAACATCTTCAAATTCCATATCCATACATTTAATAAATTTAACTTTCATTATTATCTTCCTTTTTATTCCACACAATATTTAAGTACGGCATTACTTCTGGATTTGCCATATAAGCTCTAAACTCTGCCTCACCTAATCCACCTAAATCATCATTATCGTTTATTTCTATACCAACTATCTTCATACTACCTATATATGCTGTACCATATTTTTTAATTTCTGGGAGATTAGAGATGTGTTGAGTTAATACATCTCTAATTCTTCTATCTATTTCTATAAGGTCTTTATCTTCCTGTAATACCCATTCTATCATTTCAGCATTAAATAAACCTTGGTCTTTCACTCGATATAATTCATACTTTATATACATAATACTACACCTACCATAATCTAAATTCTCTTCTTGTTTTCTTTCTTCCAGTATTAAATAAATTTGTCAATATATTTTCTAAAACATTTACAACTATACTATTTCCTGCTTGTTTATAAAGTTGAGTATTGCTTGTTGGAACTAATGCAGCTTTTTCAAAATCTTCATCGTCAAATCCCATAAGTCGCCAACATTCTTTAGGAGTTAGTTTTCTAATTCTATAATTATCAATCAACACTTTAGGCATCCTATTACCACCATTGCAAGTATCCATAGTAGGAGAAAGACCACCACTATCATAAATTCTGCCTGCTTGAGGATTAGGTTCTCTAGCAGTTCCATACACCTGAGCCACCTGAACGCATTTAATAAAATTATCATCCATTCTACTACCTGCTCTAGTAGTTACAGACTTCGCAACAACGTTACCATCTGATACACCAAATCTAAAACCATTCCCTTTTTCTTTTTGTATCTGTTCATTCTTATAGAAGAAGTTAACCATCTTTTCACTTAAATAATATTTCTCCTCAACTTCATCTTCTAAAACATCCTTTAATCTTAATTTCAATTCCATAGGTTCTGGAAAAACAAAATCCCAATTATCAATATCTTTCCTAATACTAACCGTATAAACTCTTTCCCTATGCTGAGGTACACCATAATCTTTCGCATCTAATACCTTATAATACGAATTATACCCTATCATACTCATAGTTTCTATATAATTATCGAAATTATGCTTATGTTTTTTACTTAATAAATTTTTAACATTCTCCCACAACACATATTTCGGTTTTAATTTTGAAACAATCCTCACTGTTTCATACATAAGTGAAGACCTTGTACCAGAATTTTCATCTGCACCAGCTTGATTACCCGCTATGGATATATCTTGACAAGGCGAGCCGGTGCATAATAAAATCGACTTTTAAATCTTTATCCCACTTTGTAATATCTTGTGGAGTAAAATTAGTTCCATTTATAGCATTATAACTATCTACTGCATATTTATCTATTTCAACATAATCAACAACATTGTATGGTATTCCCAATCTCTTGAATGCTTTAGTACAGGCACCTATACCTCCAAATAACTCTAAAAGTTTTATTGGCTCCAACTAAATCACTCCTCTGCATTAGCAACTGTTTCATTTGCTTTGGCTAATGTATCCTCATCAACCAACTCTTCTATATCCTTGCCATCTACAACAGCATCGATTAAATCTAACCACTCTTTATGTTGCTCCAATTGTTCTTTTAAACTAACCTTACCTTGTATTTTTTTATCATTTAGTAACTCTCCTGTTGTTGGGTCTATAATATCATAAAATGCACCCCTCTGCAATATTACACCAACTTGTAATCCAACTTCAATATAATCACTCATTAAATCTGGACCTGTTACATACTTAATTGTATAATATCCAACACGCCTTGTACTTGGAAACACTTTACTCTTTAATACAACAACATTTATTAAATTACCTGCTGGATTTTCAGCACTATTTGTTAACTCTTTGTTATTTTCGTCAATAAATTTTCCTTTTCTAAATTCCATTCTAACTGAACACATATGTTTAAATCCTCTACCTCCGAGGAGTTATAGTTCCACCAAACATTGAATTTAAATTGTCTCTAACTTGGTTTATACATATAATTGATACATTATCCTCTCTTAAATATCTTCCAGCTTTCAGACAAAAGTTTTGTAAAGATTGAGCCAAACCACCATAAATTTTTTCACCTACACCTTTACTTTCCAATTGTTCTGGTATCATAGATGCAATACTATCAAGTACTACTAAACCTATTTCTCTACCCTCTAATAATTTTAATATAGTATTTAAAATATCTTGTGCTGATATACCTGCCATTTTTAATCTATAAATTCTAGTTGTATCTAAACCAAATTTAGATGACCAAGTATAATCAAATGTTCCCTCAACATCTATAAACACTATCTTTTTAGGCTCTTCTCCTGTTTCTTTCGCCATTTTATCAAATTTTATTTGAGCATTTTTCATTATATCTACTGCTGTCGATGTTTTACCAGAACCTTCAGGTCCACTAAATTCTACAATATGACCCATAGGAATACCTCCAAATGTCATATAATTTAATCTAGGACTTGAAAATGGTATTCTATCATAATCATTTTTCTCAACACCAGTTTCTACAATATTACCACCATACGCACTATCAATATCTTTTAATATCTTATCTGTTATTGAAGCCATATTAACCTCCATTCTATTTATAATACATATTTATAACCTTCTTTAAAAATTAGTTTTGTTACCTATCTCTATACCTTGTACCCTAGTTGAATGTATACGTTTAACTGCATTTAATACTTCAACTGCCATTGATATTTTTTGTTTTATAATTTTATATGCTCTATCATATATCACACTATCAAACTTTTCTGTCATTGTTGCTAATTCAGAAGCAGATTGTTTTTCACCCACAGTTCCTCTAGCAATTTTATATGCTTCATTATAACTTTCCTTATATATAAGACTTGCTAGGTCTGACTGCATACCTACAACTTCTTGATTATCTGTAACATCATATAATAATACAGGTAGTTGCAATAATATATCTTCTATCTCTTGGTCAGTTAATATATCTGTATCATCCTTCAACATTTCTTTTATTTTAGTGACTACATCAGTTAGGTCACCGATATGCTCATCAACAATTCTAGCAATAGCATTCTCCATAGAAACACTGGGTCTACCAACTCTCTCCCTACTATCTTGAGCATTATAATTCATAATATTACTCCTCTCTATCTGGGTCTTTAAGCCAACTTTTATAAAATTTAACCCAATCCTCAAATTTAGCTGTTGCTAACCAAGGTTTTCTATTTTTTCTGTGAAATACCACAGGTATACGCTTCTCTTTCTTTGTCTCCAAATCTCTCTCAGCTTGCTCCATAGCTTTATCTATATTTAAAGCTTCTACACGTTTTACCTCTATATGTATGCCATCTAATCCTTCACAATCAGCTAAAGATTGTTCTAATTTACCATTAGTCTGAGCAGTTCTATGTACACCACTCAGACCATATTTTTCACACTCGTGTGCAAACTCTAACTCACCCTTTTTACCCTTCTGTTTACTGTTAATACTCATTATTAATCACCTCAATAATATTTTATTAATCATAAACATATGCAACTAAACATTTATATTCACTAAATGCTAAGCATATACAAGGTGAATTTTCAGATGTATCAATTAATAAATCTATAGTCTTATCTGATATTGTCTGTAATGTGCTATATAATTTTGTTGCAGGAAGATATATTGGAGTTGCAATACTTATATTATTAACATTTTCTACCATTATAGTATACTCAGCCTCACCACTCATAGAACCTATCTTCATAACATTTCCAACAATAGAAATAGCAATTTTATCTCTATCTCTTAAAGGATTTATAAACTGAATTACAGGATTTAATGTATCTACCAAGACCTTTCTATCTACTTTTACTGTATTTGCAAATCCTTCAGATTTCCAATAATTTCTACATAAATCTATAGGAAAGTCTATAGGAACATCTGCACTACCACATAATGTTATCCTCTCATCAGAACAAATTATACCTCCAACAACATTAGTAGCAGGATTGCTAATAAATCCTATTCTAAACTTAGTTAAATCAAATGGTAATGTTGCAACTAAATCACAGAATTTTGATTTTAAGAAGAACTCTTTATCACCTAAACCTAACTTATTATCTTGCATTAACATTAAAACCCTATCTGATGAAGCTATAATGTCACTAAAATAAGTTCCTTCTAATGCAACCATACCTAACTTATTCGCAAAATTTCTAACTGTTTTACTTACACTTAATGTTTGTAAAAAATCCTCATAATTAACCGGATGCATATCTGCATAAGCCATACTAAACGTTAATTCATTTACTATTGGTTGTTGTGTACTTAAATCAATCTTTTGTGGAAATTTGAATGTACCACTACCATTATCTCCATCTGTAACAATAGTTAATATATTATTTACATTATCATAAGATAATGTTACATTATTTGTTGATACAGAATTAATAAAACTACCAACCATTTTTATATCTAATGACATTTCTACTGGATTTTTAAAAATATATCTCTTATCTATTATTTCAATATCTTCGTTGCCACTAGTAGCTCTTAGAATAATTCCATTTTCATTAAATAGAATATTAAGCACCTCAGAGCGAGGTTGTGTATTATTTGCAACTCCAACTTTTCTTGCTATATTAATCAATTCCTTCAATACTACTGTAGGTAATGTTACCTCACCATCAATTAAAATTGGTTGATTTGCTATAGTAATCTGCTCAGGCTCAACATCAACAACTTCACTGTGCATATTTTGAGTAACACTGACACCTTGTTGTGGCATCTGAATTACTGTAGCTTCAGTGTTTGTTGCAGTTACCGTAGTTGTTACACTTGATTGTGTTGGTATAACAGGTGATTGCACAGCCTGTGTACCTCCAACAGTAAAAGGTGTTTGTGTAGGTGGTACAACTTGTGTATTACCAAATACAGGTGGTGTAGCACCTCCCACGTTATTTCCTAAATTAATTGTTTGATTTTCATTATTTTCTATCATTTTAATTCCCTCCAATATAATATACCTCATTTTTTAAATTTTATCTTCTTCATATGTAACTATTTTTCCATCCATCGATTTTATATCAACTTTATAGCAAGGCACTATCTGTTCACATATCCAATTAGCCATAACCTCTTCTGTTGGATTGCATACTAAATCATTTAATTTATTATATGCACCTAATCTATCCTGTAAAAATAGTTCTATACTTTCATAATCAGCAATTATACCTGTACTATCAACATTTCTATTTCTACAGTATACAGTTATTTCCCATATATCTGACACATCAGATGGTATATCATTTAATTCTATACTATAAAACACGGATATTTTAAATGACTTTTTGCTATAATACATCCTTAATTCCTCCCTTTATAATCTAAATCCTTACCATATAACTGTATATACATTGGTCTTAATATTTTTATAGCTTGCCTACATTGAGCTCTTGTAAAATATTTAACGTGTGTTTCTTCAGGTTCTAATCCCATTCTATTTGCCAACACATTATACATAGATGTTCTAGCTTTACCTCTATGACAACCTATACCCCAAATAGCATCCAAATATCTATGAACAGTATGCCTATAATGTTGTACATTCTTATAGCTCATACCATCACCTTATCCTCAAAAATATGTAAATTCAGCATAATTATTTAATAAATTAACATCTGAAAAATCCAAAATTCTACCAATATACACATCTATATTACTCTTTAGTTCTTCTTTATAACAAGCAAATTCACCAAAACATACATCAGTATTAAATCCGAAACCAACTATTTTAAATTTATGACTATCTAATCTTTCAAGTTGTATAGAACCTCTAGTTGCTCCGTGGTACTCTGAAAGCTATCTGCAATAATTTGTTAGAAGAATATACACCTATATCGTTATATAAATATGTTTTATAAAATGTATAATTACTCTTACTATCTAAAATATATTTATCCATAAACTCAGTCACTTCACATACTAAGTCACCGTACTTATCACCATTACTCCATTTATATTTAACCTTAATAGGTGCATACTCCATAACTAATTTATGCCTCCTGTTTTAATTTTTCTTTATAGTAATCTTCACCATAATACTTACCTGTCTCCATATAATCTTTATACTGCATTGCTGTTATTTCATTATCCTCAGTTGATACATCATCCCCATACCATACAAAGAAACACTCTACATCGCATTTCATTTGAACTTTTATCTTGTCTGCACCTGATTGTATCATTAATTTTGACATTAGCTCAGCACATCTTTTACGATTTTCAAATGGACATTCTGCTATTATCTCATCGTGTACAGGAAATAGCATCCTAAATCCTAATTTTTTTAATTCCTCATTTTGTCCTATCATTATCATAGCACGTTTTGACATATCTGCTGAACTTCCTTGTATAACACTATTTAAACACTGTCTTAATGCTTCAGCAATAAAACTCTTATTATTTAAAATAGTTATACCATCTTTTTCAGCTTGCTCAATAATTTTCTTCTGTTTATTAAAATTAGCTTTTTCTAATTGTGCATTATACATATCTATTATATCTTGTGGTACTTTTTTATTTATAACACTTTTTGCTGTAAATAATGGATTAAAGTCAACCTTCCTTTTATCGTTATATCTATAACTATATGGTTGGTCTTGAATGTGTTGTAAATATCTTCTACGACCCCAAGCTGTTGTTGTAAATCCATCTCTTTTAGCATTATTTTGTACCAGCTCTGTAAAATTTTTAATTGTTGGATATGATATATAAAAATCATCTATAATCTTCTGTGCTTCTTCAGTTGTACTATGTATTTGTTCTGCAACTGATGCTACACCTCTTCCGGTACATTATACCCAATAATATTGATTTAGTTGCACTTCTTCTTTTCTTCCCTTCCGGATTTGTCTTATCTGTTTTCTTACCATTTTCATCTAAATAAAATTCCATACAATCAGCATATGGCATTTTATATATTTCTGATGCCATTGTTGCATATAAATCTTTACCTGTTGCATATGCTTCCTGCATTTTTGCATCATCAGCTAAACTTGCTAAACATCTTGGTTCCTGTTGACTGAAATCGGAACTCATCAATATATAACCGTGGTGTTGCACCAAATAATCTTCTTAGCTCTTTACCCTCACCTCTACTAGGAATTTGTTGTAGATTAGGGTCTGAGCTCGAAAATCTGCCAGTTGCAGCACCATACTGATTTAAGCTAGTGTGTATCTTATTATCAAATCCCTTATCAACTCTATCAGGTAGTGCGACTATAAATGCATCTATCAATTTTTGCATCGCTCTAAACTCTAGTAAAGCTTTAGTTAAGTCTGTATTTATTTCTTGTAATTCAGCTCTACCAGTACCTCTTCCACCTTTTTTTAATTTATATCCTATAATATCATAAAATAAAATACTTAATTGAGATGGACTAGTTAATAATATCGGGTCATCTAATTTTTTATTAAAATGTTTTATTCTATATTCATCTATTTGCTCTTTATATTTATTTATTTCTGCATATACTTTCTTTTCAGCTTCTGCTAATCTTATTGAATATTTTTCTTTAAACTCATCACACATTGCCATATTCAAATTAACACCAGTACGCTGCATATCCTCTAATATTGGTAGTAATGGCATTTCTATATTTTCCATTACATACTTAACACCCTCAAACTCAGGTTCATTTAGCTTTTTATATTGGTACTCAAATAATGCCAATGTCATAAAAGCATCTTTTGCACCATATACTGTAGCTGTTTCTAACGGAACATAATCAAATGTTATACCGTGAAATAAATTGTCAAATCTATTTACTCCTTCATCTTCTACTGCTACATATTTATTGTATTGAAATTTCAAAGAGTGTTCTTCATCTTGCCATAATAGCTGTGAGGCAAGCATAGTGTCCCAATATGGGTCTGGCATTGGTCTCCCCATAAATGTCCTCATCACACTAAGGTCGAATTTAGCATTATGATATATATATTTAAATGTTCTTGTATCTAATATTTTTTCAAATAGTTCTTTAAACTTAATTGATGACATCTGTATCCAATCAGGTAATATTATACCATCTACATATGATTTATGATTTAATGGTACATATATGGCTTGTTTTCCGATTACATAAACAAACACCTACCAATGTATCTGTAAACGTATTCAACCCAGTTGTTTCCGTATCTATTGCCATATATGCATTTTCAGGTGTCTCATCAAAGAAAGACTGCAAATCTTCAACATTGGTGACACACCTGCTCATTTTCTTATAATTACCTAATTTTTCATCAACTAATTTTTTAGCTGTTTCTATTAATGATTGTACAGTATCACCTTTTTTAAGTTTTATTTGACTACCCGATTTACTACTTTGTTTTTTTGATTTGTCACTTGGTAAATCAAATAAAGCCATTTATAATACCTCCTCATTAAAATACATCAGTTGTTCTTCTTGTACTTTGGAAATTTCCATTAAAATTATTACCTTGATTATAATTTCCAGAGTGTTGAAAGTTTGCTCCACCATTTGCTATAACTGGAAAATCATAATCTGCTGGTCTTATTAAATTTCTTTCCTCTGGTGCTTTAATTTCACCAAATTGACTAGCAATCTTACCGTCGTTTGTTCCCTTTGGTATTATATTATACTGTGTCTGAGTTCCCTTACCTGTTCTAATCATTTGAAATATTTGTCCTGATATTGGTTGACCTTGTGGTATTATTGCACTTAACTGTGCTAAAAGTCCATCAACATATTGTTTAGATTTTAACCAATATTGAACTTGTTGTGCATCCTCATTAAATAACACTAATGGATATCTACCTACTTGTTTATTTCCTGAAGCACACCACTTACATTTTTCATCAGGGTCATCATCACTATCTTTGTTGCATAATACTGTTGTTGAATATGCTTGTCCACTTTCACTTGGTTGTATAACGTGTGCCACCATTCCTTCTGCAATGATGTCATCAACAGTTGTATATAAAAATCTTACATTTGTTGATTGACCTTCTGGCAACTTAAAGAATGAACTACCTCCTCCTGATAAGTCTTTTTTAGTATCTGTTAATCGCATAGCCATAACTAATCTCTCCTTTCTTTTTTTAAATTTTAGTTTTCAGTGCTATATATTCTCAGCTTGCAACTATTTTAGATTTTTCCTTTTTGAGATATTTTGCACTTGCGACTAATACTAAATTTATATTAACAGAGAGTTTATACCCTCTAATATAATATACCTCATTTTAATTCTATTTTTTACTATATACATTAAAAATATTTATATTTATATTGCCACTCCTTATATGTTAATACATTAATATTCTTAAATTCTTGGTGTGATAAATCATTTACATCTCGACCATCTGGTAAGTCTAATACATATATTCTAGACTTATCTTTATTTAATAAATATTTTATTATCTTTTTTGTACCATTCCTGCCAGCATCATCTGGGTCTAGTGCTAAAACATATCCATCACAAACAACATTACTTAACTGGTCATATTGATAAGCTGTACCTGTACCTAATAAAGCTACTCCTTTTTTACCCCATTCTGATAAACTCCATAAATTAAATGGACCTTCAACAACATATAAAAATCTTATAGGGTATTCTAATTCATACAACCCATATAATGGTTTTATCATTTGTGGTGGATAGTAATATTCTTTTTTCAAAATATATCTTCTACCAATTCCAATACACTTATTATTAATGTTTTTAATTGGAAATGTAATATGTTTATTTATATCATCAAATCCAATATCATACAATTTTGCTGTATTTTCACTTATACCACGCTGAGCTAAATATGGATGATATACTCTAAATTTTTTCAGTAAATCTTCGTTTACAATATCTACCTTTTTAGGTAAAGTGAACAACGACTTAGGTTTATTTTGTACTATATTCTGCACCCTCATTGATAGTAAATTAAACTTAGCTTCAACTTCATCTTCATTATAAAGCGAACCTAAAATATCTTTTAACATACCACTCAAATCTGTTGTAACACCGACAACTAAAGCAATGTACAGTTCCTGCACTACCTTTTTCATCTGCATATCTTTTTATTCCACAACTTGGTTTTCTTTCTTGCCCACCCTTATGAAACGGACAACTCACCATTATATCATTTGGAGTAGACTTAATCCTACCAAAATATCTTATACCTGTTTTTAACAGTAAGTAGCTCTGCATATCTCGTATCAAATTTTCATCTATATCCACATTACTCACCTCTAAAATGTTCTGCCACTTCTGTATGGATTTATGTCTCTAGTTCGTCTATTTGATGCAACTGTCTGAGTGTAATCTGTAACAGCTTTATATTTATTTTTACCATAATCAACATCATATTGTTGTGTACCTACATCCCCATATCTATTTTTTACAATATTTAATGTAAGCATTGGTCCTTCCTTTTTTAAAGTTATTACCCTTGTTGCATTTTGTGCTACTGCATCACTCTCTGCTATATTTTCTAGTTGGGGACCACCTTTATTTTCATTACCTTGTCTATTTACTTGTACTAACAAAACTATTGGAATATTATATTTTGTCGTTAATGAAAATAAATCCATTGATATATTACCATATTGTTGTCTGAGTGGTGTTCCGTGGCTTGCTAGTATTATCTTCCATTAAAGATAATTGGTCTATTACAACCATATCTAAATTATCTCTTATTATAAATTCCTCTATATCTGATACATTTGCCCTACGTCTTAATTCTTTTTGTGTTATTACTCTTACAAATGCATCTTTTTCTTTAATTACTTTCATTGCTTCTTCTTGTGTTGATGTATATGTTGGTTTTGCACAACACAACATTCTCTCTTGTAATTGTTGCGTACTCATTTCACCAGAATATAGACCAACCTTATTACCTTGAAATGCTGCTGACATTGCAAACTTTAAACCCATCCAAGTTTTTCCTTGTCCAGTTCTACCAGCAAGTACAACTAATTCTTCACCTCGTTTAAACCCAATCAATTTATCATCCAACTCTTTAAATCCTGTACTTATAACATTTGATTTATCTATCTTTAATATTTCCTCAATATTCTCAAATAAATCAACTGATTTAGTATGATAACTTATTTGTCGTACATCTTCAACAACTCTACTTAATCTATCTATATATTTAACGGGGTCAGTCTCCATTTCACTCACAAAATCATTAAGCTGTCCTACCTTGTATTCTAATTGATTTTTGACATATTCATTATGTAATACATCACATAATTCATTTAAATTGCCAATCATTAAATACTCTCGTAACATTTCTTCTGAAATATCAAATACATTTGAAACTATTCTAATATCTGGATACTTACCCTCATTTGCAAACTTCTTAATATATTCATATAATTCATAATTAGCAACTGAAAAACAATCCTTTGTTATATTATTTAATAACAATACATCCCAATTTTTATCTCTTACTATCCCTAATAGAAGAGACTTTTCTAATCTATCTCTATCTATCATTATTTATTATCTCCTTTGTACACAAAATCTTCTTTTTCATATCCACTTAAATCAACAAAATAATTCAAGTTCATAACATCAATCATATCTGAACCAAATTTATCTATTAATTTTTTAGTATCTGACCTTACAAAGAACACATTTTTTAAACATCTATTATAACGTATTGTCAAAATTTCATATAATTTACGATTTGCATATGCAACCTTGCTATAATCGAATTTATCCCATATAACAACATCTGCTGTATATATACGATTATTTACAATATCAGGTAAAAATAACTGTTGTTCACCAACATTTAAACCCTTACTTGCATCCATCATATATCCAAAGTATTCAATTAATAAATTGGTATCTATATACAAAACTGTTGGAACGTGCTTATCTGCAATTAAACAATCATTTAAAATGTTCTCATAAAACATAGCACTAATATAACCACTTGTCTTAAATTCATTTACAAAAATAATAACACTTTCATCCTCTTGCAAATATTTTGGAACATTTTTAAAAAATGTCTTTAGATTTTTAGGCAGCTTTGTTTCATCTAATCGTAATTTTTGATACATAATTGGTAAATTACTACTATCTATATACATATCAATTTCACTTATAACACTATTTTCATACTCAGCTGGATAAGTTCCAACACTTTTCAATACATTATCTAGTATTCTATCAAACATTGCCACCTAAATCACCTCCTAAATTGCCTCTCACTATATTTTAAAGCTCGTAAAAACTCTGACTTCTTGTCATAATTTAAACGACTTAATCCACCTAAACTAATTGCTTTCTTTATATTATTTATAATTTTAGTCTCATTTTGGACTATTTCATATTTAGTTAAAATTGCTACTCTCGTATCACAAGAACCTGCCAATAATCTATCTAGCTCTAATTCAAAATTTTCTTTCTTTAACACAGTATTTCCTATAGTGTTAAGCATATAATTTAAATAAGCTCTTAATGCATCTGATATAGCAGGAGTTAACCTTTCATCATTATTTAATATAGCAAATAATGCTCTAATCATACCCTTGCGTTTTTCTTTCAGTGATGTAACACCCTTCATTGAAAACGCCATTCAATTACCCCCTAATTTTTAACATCCTTTTTAACATCCTCTACTTGCAACTTATCTACATTTTTATTATTCATTAATTTATAAACAATGTCCCCTAAAATTTCAGCTGTTATTTTAGAACCATCATATGTTAAATATTCCTTAGATAATATTCCTAATACTTCTAATAGTGTTAATTTATTATATCTAAATGTCTTTCTTAAATCACTAAGTTGTAAAATTTCATAAGTTGTTTCACCTGATATATCCTTAAATGTATTATAAAATTCTTGTATTCTTCTATTATTTTCTTCATCTGATAAAGCTTCTATAGGATGCAACTTTGTTTCATCATCTAATTCTAACTTATAACCAACTTTACCACACAATCCGGTCATCTCTCTAACACTTATTTCAACTGGATTTTCTTGGAACAATTTATATGATTTATACAAATCTTCAGCTCTATCTGTTGCATACTTCAAATAACTTGCCATATCAAAATATTGTATAAATGACCCCAAACTTTTATCCGAAACATCATAACTAATTGACGGAATAAATGTAAAATCTTTATAAATTAATATACCACTATATACCTCATATTTTGATTTTTTATTATTCAATTCCAGTATTACAACTGGTGTATATTCTGCTGTTGCTACATCTATTTCTTTGTCATAACAAATTAACTTAACTAAACCATTTTTGCCGTCCGTGAAAAATTTTTTTGTATTGTTTACCGTTGTAATTTCTAATATATAATTTTGATGTTGAACTTTAAATTCTTCCATCTCCTCAATACTTTTAAATTGTATCATATCAACTATATCTTTATGGTCATTTACTAAATACAATAATGTTGGTTTTTCTAGATAAAATTGTAAAACTTCTGACACTTGGTCTTTTGCTTCACTTAATTGTATGTCTCTTAATTGTTTCCACAATTCTTTAGATTTTTTAAACAACTCTTTACTTGTTGCTGGTTTTACACCTATTTGTGTATGTATAAAATCTTCAGCACCTTTCAACAAATTGTACATCTGTGGACCCTCATCATCTCCTATATCCATTAACATTGTAGTTGGTCCCTCCCAACTAACTGATTTTGGTGATACACATTTTGTAACCATTAAATCAAACATTTTATATACCTCCTATAATTAATTTAAATCTTCACTTAGTAATTCATCCTTTGGTGGGTGTTTGTGTTTTATTTGATTATAGTGTTTAGCTATCTTTAAAGCTAATTTTCTATCAACAAATGTATATGTCTCTGTAATAAAACCTTGTTCTGCACCTCGTAACACTCCCATTGCCTCTTGTTTAAAACAATCCGAATGTGTTTTACCTATATATAATTTAGACCCCTTCCTAAGTGCTGATGCTACTATTCTTCCGATATTTCATATCATAGTAATAATCTCTAAATATCATATCAACACACTCCTATTATATTATACCTCAAATTCAGTTTAATTTTTGTAGAGAATTTAAAAATTCTTCTTCCGTAATAATTTTTATACCAATATCTCTTGCTTGTTTATTTTTAGTAGAACCACTATCCGGATTATTTGTAATCAGATATTCACATTTTTTTAAATTACTGTTTAATTCATATCCATACTCCGATATAAATTTTTCAAAATCTTTTCGTTTCATTGTATTTAATGAGCCTGTGACAGCAACATATTTTACATTTGATTTAACATCTTGATAAATTAACCTTGATTTTTCAAAATAACTATCATATAAGTATCTTAATGTTCTAAATTTACTTAAATTATTACATATTGATATTGTTGTAGCCTCCTTAACAATACTAACCAACTGTGTATATATCCAATCATATACTTCTGTATAAATTGACTGTGTAGCCATTTTAACTAAACTATCTATTAAATCCTTTCTACTACTTAACAGCTTAGCTGTCTTTTCACCTAAACGAGGTATATTCAATCCTATTAAAGCTTTTTCAATTGGTACAGCATCCAAATATAATTTGTTAAAGAACTCCAGTATTTTTGTTTCAGTTATAGTTAATTTCTTACTATATAAATCATCCAATACTAATTGTTGCTTATTATATAAATCAACTATATCTACTATACCATACTTATCTAAATATTGCTTCATAATTGTAAATTGTAATCCATCTGTTTCTCCCACACTTTCACACCATTGTTGTAAATCACTCAACTTTATGTTTTGACATAAACTATTATTACATTTTAAATCTACACCATCCCAAATTAACTCACTGTCACATATTGGACATCTCTCAGGTAATGGCTCTGATGATGGCTGTAACACAGTTAAAATTTGTGGTATAACTTCATTAGACCTTGTTATCTCCACTTCTGCCTCAGCCCCTAATTGCATCTCTTTTACCCATTGAGCATTATTACAAGTCGCTCTTTCTACTATTGCACCACTTAATTCAACAGGCTCTACTACTGCAACAGGAATTAATCGTTGTGTTCTAGAGAGTTCCCACTGTATTTCTTTTATAGTTGTTGTAGTTGTTTCAGCAGGAAATTTAAACGCCTCTTCATTATATACATATCCCATTGTCTGACTATTATATTGAACTATTGGGTCAGTTAATACTAAACCATCTAAACCATATCCCATTTGTTTAAATTGCTCAAATGTAATATCGTGATACATAGACCACGAGGCTTCATTCAATACTGGATAATAATATTCAGGAATAGAGTGTTTAAAATTACTATTAAGCCAAAATATAACTTGTTGCCTATCAGAGAACATTGGTCTATTTTCCTGTCCTACAATTTTATACACAACTAAATCAACAAAATTTATATCTTCATCAATTTCTTTACGATTAATTATACCAGCTACAAAATTTCTAGGTGCAATCAAATTATCATATTTTTGTTGTAACTTAGCCCAATTATTATTACTTATTATAAGCTCACCCCTAACAGCACCTGTAAAATTAATATCATTAATTTTATCACCCAAAATTTTATATAATTTTAATGTGATGTCTTTACCATATTCACCATTACCTCTCGTTACACCCTTCACCAATTTACCATTTTTGTAATAAGCTACAGCTGATAACCCATCTAATTTTGGAGAAATATATATAGTTTTATCCTTAAATCTATCAGGTATTTCATCATATGTTTTAGCTTTATCCAAACTACCTATATGTGAATATTTGTGTTTCACTTTATCATCAACAACATCAAATCCCCAACCAGTATTTAAAACTTTAGACTTAGGATTTAATACTCTCAATTGGTCCACTAAACTATCAAATTGAGCATCAGTAATTTCAGGCTCACCTAAATAATATTTTGTTGCATAGTAAGCAATCTGACCTTCTAACTCTTCAATATTCATTATTACCTCCGTTTACCCATAAATGAATTTGTATCTCTATAATAATATACCTCAAATTGAATTCAAATTTGAACAAAAAATTAAAAAAAGATGTAGAAATTTTTTATCTACATCTTTAATTTGTCTAAAATTTATAATTGGCACGTATCTTTAACTATACCTGATTTAGAGCAAGTCACTAAATATACTTTTCCATTTTCTTTTTGCTCTTCCACTGTACACTCATATATATTATCATCTCCCCAATCATCTCCTATACATACAATATAATTGTTATCACTCACACCTTCATATTTCTGAAATGATTTAAGAATTTTTGTTTCTAGTGATACATCAGACATTTAAACTCACCTCCTTATACTATAGATGTGGAAGATTATTCATCCACATTTACAGTTTCTATTTTAACTTTGGCATTTTTATCAGCAAATATATTATGTAAGTTATTAAGTAACATTTGTGCAAGCTTATCATTTTTAGCAAAATTCTCAACAGGATATGCTTTCATCATTCCAAAACAATCATACTCTTCATCATATACCTCTAACATAATAGCCTGTTTACCGCCATAATTATTTTCAACCCTAACTCGGTATTGTGGTCTATACTTTTCCATAAAATTTCTCCTTTCATTATATTATTTGAGAGATACTCTCTATATATATTATACCACACTTTTCCAAATTTGTCAAATTTTAATTTTTGACAAACCCTTGCTATAACTGTATTTTAGCCATTTTAACCAAACAAATGTATTTAATTCAGGCATAAAAATACACCTATATTTTTATAGATGTAACTATAAAAATTAGATGCATTTTTGCAAAATATTAACATATAATTCTTTTATTACCTTTGCATCATATAATGCATTATGTTTTTCACCTTCAACAAAAATTTCATTATCTTCGATAATCTGTTCCCTATTAAAATCAAATGCCGTCTTCTCATCTATCATATAATATGCTGCTATATCTTGATTTATATCGTGACAACTTGCACACACATTTTCTGGTAAATCAAATGCACTTCCAAATATATCTATAAATAAAACCATATCATAATGACACACATCTGATATTAGTTGAATATCACCAAACTGCAACAACCACTCCTTCAGATATTTTTGTATTATAGTCTTATCACCAATATAATAATTATTGCTATCAGTTATACCCTTTATATCTTTATTCCCATAATATGCAGTATTTACTAAAACATTTTGTTTTATCCAATCATCTTGTGAATTAACATCTATATCTGTAAATTCTGCATAAAACTCTCTACCATCATCACTTATTAGCCCGATACTTATCAATTTTGCATCCTTATATAAACCGGGTAAACTCTGTGTCAAAATAAATATTCATTAATCTACCTCCTCTATTACATCTGGATTAAATACCAATAAAGTATCACAATCCCAACCATATAAATCCCAATATAATTTAAAATCATTACTAATTAATACAAGCATAGCATCATATTCTTCAGCCAACTTTTCAAAATCCAATACAATCCAACTGTGCAACATATCACCTATTATATTAGTACCTTTTGGCAAATCATCTAGTTTATCAGCAGTATCTATGTACAATATCTTAGCACTATCAGATAACTTAAATATAAAACTATCTTGATTATATTTATCTAACTCAAAATTATTAGTTGTTATCCAATCTTTCCAACCAAATTTTGCATTTAGTGGTGATGCCCATAAACCACCTCTCGGTTTAACCCATTCTCTATCATTAGATATATTTTGAAATAAATTTAAATTAAATTTTGGATGACCTAGATGTATAAAAATCATATCTACATTTTTCATTTTTTAATTTCCTCTAAAGCTTTAATTAAATCATCTATATGTTTTTCCGTAATATTTATGTCACATAATAAATATTCTTTACCTCTAATAGCTTTCCATACACATTTCATCCTGTTTTTTATTCTACGTAATATACCACCTTGTTTTGAATAAAATTTACTTTCACTTATAGTAATATAGTAATCTGATGATACATCATCAACATATTTTTTAATATGTATCTCTTCATCACAACCACAATCACAATTTACTACAACTAATTTTAAATCTTTATCCTCTCCTGATAAAACCATTATCATATACCTCCTATATATAAATCTGGTGACTGTGGGGGGACTTGAACCCCCAAGTTCTTGCGTGAAAGGCAAGTGACTTTAACCAGTTTGTCTACACAGCCATATATTTATTTTATATGTCTCCATCGCATATTATTTACTATCTTTGATATAATAAAATGACTTACACCGAACTTACGAGATAAAGCTCTAACACCATACTCTTTATGTCTAGGCACATAAACCTTTCTAATATATCTAACATCGTCATTTGTTAATTTCGCATTTATATTACACATACCTCTAGTACTTTCCGAGGAACGTAATCCCATCCTAATTGCGTGTATTGAATTTTCTTTATTTGTAACCCACTCTAAATTAGCAACATAATTATGTGACTTATTACCATCTATATGATTTACTTGTGGTTTATTATCGGGGTTACTTATAAATGTCTCAGCTACAGCCCTATGTATCTTTATACTCTTTTTGCCCTTACCAGCACCAAGAGATACTACTGAGCCAAAATACCCATCACCGATAATATTCAATTTATATACCGTACCTGTAATTTTATTCCTTAATTTTCCATTTGTAGATACTTCAAACCTATATCCATAATCGTTACCCTGATATATTAAATCACGCCACACTTCCATCCACCAAACACCTCATAAATAAAAAAGCGAGTTTTCATTGTTCGGAGTACATAGAAAACTATACTACATAAAACTAAACTCTGCCTTTGAGTTTAAACTATCTAAAACCAAATCGCTAAACAAAAAGCTTTCGCATAATCTAATATAAACACAACATATCCGCATTTATATCAAACTACCTAAGGCTGTTTATATACTTATCAGCCCTCGTAGAATAAGTTATGGTACCACCTTACTCCGCACTCTCTCACTACAAAAGAGCCAAACTTATATAAGCCTTTGCTATTCCAAGCAAAGTTAATGGATATACGTGTACAGTAGGTATATCAGCCACTTGGTTTGGGTCAGTCGACTTCTAGCAAATGTTGCTAGGTAATTATTCCCAATGGTTGCGGACGTAGGGGTCGAACCTCGTCTATAGGGTATGAACCTATCGTGCTACCATTGCACCACCTCCGCTATATATTGATGTCGCTTTTACTGCTATAGTTCAGTACACAGTCTGGGGTTTACTATATACGGATAAACCGAAGCGACCAACCTCTGAATGTTGACTATGATTTTTGGAGCCACTTGTCTGATTTGAACAGACGACCTACGCATTACAAGTGCGTCGCTACTACCAACTGAGCTAAAGTGGCATATATAGTAATATTTTACATTACTATAATTCCTCATCTATAATTTTATCTAATAATTCACATATTTCATATTCTTCTAAATCATTGATGTCTCTACCAAAATGTTTTGCTATTGTTTCAGCTTGGTCTAGTGTTATATGAAATAAAATATTATTTTCTTGTTCTTCCATATCATTACTCCCCTTAAAATGGTAATCCATCAGAATAAGGTGCATATACCTTTACTTTCTGACCATTATGTAATAACTCTATTACATTTATATCATCTACAACTTCATCATCTTTTGCTAACTCATATTCCATATTATCTATTACTATAGTTTTTGGTTTACTAGCTAATTTCATACATTCAGTCAAATTTTTTCCACCAGACTTTATTTTCTCTATAAATCTTTTAGGTCCGTCATAACTCTCAAACATAGTTGTAGCTTCTACATCTGCTTGATGCAATAAATTACTCTGTGGACACACTCTAAATAATTTACCAACCCTTCTTGGGTCATCATTTTCAGTATATCCCATATGATTTACTATCATACTAATTTCTGTATTATTTAAATATATTCCGTGTTGTAATATGAGTATTACACTTTTTTGTCCGTGTCCCCAAGGCAATAGTTCATCATATTGAAAATATGGTACGGTTACCCATTGACCTGTTTCATCTTTTACATTTCTCGTACTCTCAACATAACTATCTATCTTACATATATCGTGTAATAATGCTGTAATAATTAATGTATCTTGTGGGATTTCCATAAAATCTATCCAAGTTTTAAAATCTCCTAGACAATGATAAACATTTAATGAATGTTGTAACAATCCACCTCTATATGCTCCGTGATATTGTGTACTCGCTGGAGCGTATTTAAAGTCTGTAGTATCTAACCAAGATATAAAACTTTCCATATTTTCTCTATTAGTACTAATTAACAAAGACTTAAACTCTTCCCACATTGTATTGATTTGTTCTTCATTCATAATCTACCTCTCTGCTACACATTATATAAAATTATTTTTAAAAAGTCAACAGTAAATTTAAAAAATGTAAATAAAATTACTTTATTATATACACTAACCATAATTCATTTGCAAAAAGTCTATAATATTGTTTACCCTTAACTTCTATTATATATCCCATATCCTTATACTTTTGTAAAGTACTACTCGACATACAATACAGTTTATTAGTATTACTATTTAATAACAAATCTTTACTATTTTGAACAAAATAAGATAAATTTATATTTAATCTTAATTCTTTTTGTTTCAACACTTGCACATCTAATTTATTTCCATACCTACTCACATATGAGTTACCTGTACTAAGCAATAACCCATATCCAATGAAATCATTAAACTCATTTTCTGTACAACATAATTTACCATCTTTTTGTAATTCCTTAAACCTATTTTCTAAATCCTTACTTGTCAAGTTTATCCCTCTCCTCAAACCATATACTAGCATAGTAATCTCTTACAGATTTATGGTTAGTCACCTGATTTGTATACCACAATGAAAATTCATCATATGAAATATCCTCTAAAGGAAAATCCAAAGTACCACATTTACAATGATTATGTATTATAACTTTATTATCTAAAAACTCAAACTCAACAGGCTCTCCACATATAGAACAATATACAGGTGACCACGATGTAATACCATAATCCTTGGCTCGTTTAGAAAAATAGCTCCCCCTATATTTTTGATATTTTATAGCATCTTGTACTTTTCTGCCATCTTCTATCTGTCGCAACTTCTCTGTATTATTATCTATAGCTTTGTGGAAATAGTATGTAGGTACTGTTAATGTTAAATGTTTATTAATAACTATTTGAGTATTATATAGTCCTACTTGAATTAATGGTAAGTTAATTGTTTTATATTTTGAAGCATTTATATCTCTACTAATATTACCTAAAACATTTTCATACTTTTGAATACAAGCAACTTCATATGCATATATTAAAGTACAATCCTCTTGATAATACTCATCATATTGGATTGGCTGAACCCAATTACGCCTAACTTTTATTTTAGATTTATCCTTCATAAACCATTTTCTAATAAATTTATAAATTCTACTAACATTTCTAACAAATACTACATCTCCGAACTTCCATATTATCACAATCAAACTGACTTGGTTCCATCTTTGGCATTATCTATTACCTCACTTACTTCCCCTTCAACCTCGATATTATTAGGGTCTTTTATATTATCATACTGACCTTGAGCAAAATAATCTATGTTATCCATTACAATCTCGGCAGCTTTTCTTATTTTTTCTCTTTTATCTATATCCACCCTATCATCACTTATGATAACATTACTATTATCAATAATGAAAAAATTTTGTAGTTTTTCACTGGTTATTAAGGACATTATAAATTGATTTGTATCATTTAAAGCCTTTGATATATAATCAGCTGTATACATTAAACTAGCTGTATCAGTCGTTGTAACACTAAGGTCTACTCTTTTTACTAATTCAGCATATAACTTATCCAATGTTGAACACAAGCTTAAAACCGTATTTAATCTTGATTTAGCCTGCAACATCATAGCAACCTTAAATTTATTTGTAAGTGACTTTAATTCTCTCACATCAGCTTCTGTTATAATTGTATTATCATCAATTAATTCTTGTAATGTTAAGTTTTGATGGAATGTATTATCTTTACTACTAAGTTGCTTCTCATCGGATGTGACCAATTTTCCATCATTTAACTTATTGTCCTCTTTAACTATATTAATCCAATCAAAGTCATTAGCTAGATAAACCTCAAATTTAGTAACATCCTCTACTATTATAGAATTATCATCATTAGCAAGTTCCTTAAACACATCACATTCTTCTTTATTTGTCAAATATTCCTCATTTGATATTGTAAGAGGATATACAAGTTTGTAACTAATTTTTAATGCATTAAAACTTAAAATAAGCTCTTTCAAATAATCTACAATCACAATATCATTTTCACCTTGAGCTTGCTTAATACTTTCAATCATCTCAATCAGCCAATTACTGTTATCTCGTGTGGTTACTTTAAACTCTTTAACCTTGTCACTATACTTAGTTACAAAAGTCGACAAATTTAGCTTTGTATATTTTACTAAAAGCATAACATCAATTCTCCTTAATTATAGCTAAAATTCCCTTCGATAATGCATTAGTTACTTTAGATAATGAATATATTAATCTAGATATAATATCTATAGGTAAATTACTATAATTACAGTGCATTATAATAAAATTCAAAATTTTATCAACCTTCTCATTATACTCATTATTTAATCGTGTAATTCTTTCACTAACACACTTCATAAAACATAAATCTTTATTTGATATTCTATTCAATGTAAAATCAGCAATTATATAATCTATTGTAGCTGAACTGGTTCTAAATTTTTTTATCTTCATCTCAAACCATCACTTTAATTTAGATAATTTTCTAAGTTGTTTAAGTGTTTCTGCACCATCATCTTGTAAATATTTTTTAAACCTTTCCAATTCACCACTACAATACTCTTTAGTCAATCCTAAATCATAAAGCTTTAATTGACCATAAGTATCATCAAAATCCTTCTGGTCTATATAAACTTTTTGAAATAAATTCAATAACCTTAAAGCACCCTTCACCTCTTTAACTGTAGGAACATTTATAGTATGTCCTTCATAGTACTTTATAAATTGCTTAAAACCATCATAATTATCAAATAAAAATATCAACTCCGATATGTCTTTATACTTATCATCATCACGCATATGAACTAACATCATCAAACTTAATAAAAAAGTTTCTTTTTCATTCAAAACTTTGTTTATTTTTCTACTTAATTCATCCTTCTTCAACTTACTAATCTCCTTTGTTTACCTGATACTTTTTATTCATCAATTTATCAGATAATACACATTCACTTAAACAAACAGCTTCATAATAATTTTGTTCATCTATGATAATAAGTTGCTTTTTAGGTATATCACCTCTGTGTAATATATGTGATTTATATAAATCAATGGCATACTTTGCTTTAAACTTACCTAGAACTTCTTGTTTCCACTCATATTCAGCAAATGACAAAATAACAAATTTATTCCAATATGCATCTTCAATTGCTATCTGTATACCAAACTCAAGTGTTATGTTACGCATAACATATGGGTCTGGAAATCTATCTATTTTATCTAAAAACAACTTACTTTGTTCTAATATTATTGTATCTATGTTATATTCATTGCATAATGTATCAATTGTATTAATTATATTTTTTCGTATACTGTAATTTGAACCTATTTTTGTTACATTTGTCATATATAATATTGTACCAATTTTATCTGTTATAATTATGGGTATATTTAAATAATTATGTGTATTTATTGTTAATATTATACTTGGAGTTATTTTATTACTCTTTGGCATTATTATCCTTATTTATTTTTGTAGGTAATATACCTGCATATATTACCTCACCTATATCTCTGAGAACTGTAAAAGGATTTTTACCTTCTTTATATTCCCTAAAATGGCTTTCAATTAGTGAAAACTTATTTTTAGTAAATAGCCAAATTGACTTATCTTGTTCATACAAATTTTTAACTCCTTTATATTTAATATAGCATAAAATTAACAAAACTAAAAGTAAAAATATAAAAATAATTCCAAAAATTATAATAAATACAGATATATTAATGTTCATCTTTAACCTCCTTATTACTCAGGTCAAATAAAGTATTTCTTGATTGTTGCTCTTGCATATAAATTTTCCAACAATGTTCTCCATAACCTCTATACTGAGCATTTTCACTTTTTAATACTCTATTACATCTTTTGCATCTAATATATTTTGGTTCTTCTCCCATAACATCTACCTCAATTCATCAATACTACATCAAACTTGTCATCGGTGCTTGTAATTGTAGTATATTATTTTCAGGTTCATTTTCTTCAACAATACTTCCACCCATTGTTATTACTGTAGATGCTACTGATGTTGCATTAATTAAACTATATCTATCTACTTTAACAGCATTTATAACACCAGATTTAACTAAATCTTCATATTCACCTGTAAGTGCATTAAACCCTAAATGTTTATTATAACAATTAGCTAAAACTAATTCTCCATCAAAACCAGCATTTTCAGCTATTTGTCTTGTTACAGCAGGTAGAGCATCATATACTATTTTTTCACCAGCAGTACCGTTTCTTTTTTCTTCTGATACTTTTATAACTGCTGATAAAAAGCTATAACCACCACCAGCTACAATACCTTCTTCCATAGCTGATTGTACTGAATTTATAGCATCTTCTATTCTAAGTTTTCTATCTGCTACTTCTACATCAGAGTTACCTCCAACTTCAAGTATAGATATACCACTTATTAAATTAGATATACGCCTATTATATTGTTCTTGTTGGTCTGTGCTAACTTTCTTTTGTTGTTCCATTAATTCTGAAACTCTTTCTTGTCTAGCACCCATTAAATTAACACCGGTAGATGACACATCTTTAAATTTTATAACACTGTCATCCATCGTTACTGTTACTTGTTCTGCTTCACCTAAATAATCTAATGTAAAATCTTTTAAAGTTCTGCTAATATCTCTGCCCATTAAAGTTGCACCAGTTGCTATACATATATCTTCAACTAACTGTTCTCTTAATTCACCAAAAGCTGGTAATCTAATTATCGATACATCAACTGGAATACCTCTAGCCTTATTAGCTAATATCATATTTAATGGTTCAAATTCAATATCATCACATATTACTAATAGTTTTTTATTAGCATTTATACATTCATCTAATACCTTGAACATATCTGTAACACTATCAATTTTATCCTTTGTTACCAATACACTAACATCCATCATATCTGATTTACCTGTTTTTCTATCTTTCAATAAAAATGGGGTTACACTTCCATTAGTTAATTTCATACCTTGTATTGATACTAAATTATCCATACCTGTTTTACTATCTTCAACAATAACACTACCATATTCTCCAGCACTCTCAAATGCTTTAGCTATCAGCTTACCTGTTTCTGCACTACCACTTGAAACAGTTGCAACTTTTTCAATACTTTCAATATCTGTTACAGGTATTGCTACTGATTTTAAATATTCACTAATATCTTCACTTGCTTTTAACATTTCTTTTTGTATTTGTACTACATTAAATGAACCATTTTCTGCATCTTTAACTAAGTTATTAAATTGATGTATCATTTCTTGTGCTAATATTGTAGTTGTTGTAGTTCCATCTCCTGCAACATCATTTGTTTTCTTTGCAGCTTGAATTATTAGTTGTGCACCAGCATCTTCTGTATTATCTTTTAATTCAATTGATTTGGCTATTGTTACACCATCATTTGTAATTATAGGTGCACTTATTTGATTTCTTACTAATACATTTCTACCTTTAGGTCCTACAGTTGTTTTTACTATATTTGCAACTGTGTCTATTCCCCTTACTATTCCATCATTTCCATACTTAATTTCTTTGCTCATTGCTTACCTCCATATCATATACTTTAAATAACTCATCTTCTATATATTTTCTAAAATCTGTATTAGATGGATGTACTAAATCAGAATATTCAAATCTTTCTTCATATTTACCATCTTTATAACTAAATTTTTTAATTTTACTACTAGGAAATGCAACCATCCTTTGACCATTGTTTTGTAATAACTTTATGTTATGAATTATTAAACAATTATCTAATCCAATACTTGCAATTCCTATTACACCACCATTTTGTTTGTGGTTTTTCTTTATTCTTATACTTGTAATTTCCATCATATTAATCCTCTTCCTTTAATATAGCTATTATGCAACTTTCTGATAATATTGTATAATCTTTTTCACCATCATTATAGTTTTCACCTTGCATTTTTGAATATACTACCCTATCTCCAACTTTGACAACTAAAGGTATTATTGTACCATCTTGTAATAATCTACCATCACCTACAGCAACAACTTTACCTACCATTGTGGTATTTTTAGATATACTCATATCTTTAGTATATGTTAAACCAGTAGCAGATTTTATATCTTGCTTATCGTCTATTTCTACCACGATTTTGTCGTATAAAGGCATCAATTGCACTTTCATAATCATCATCCTCCAATCTATTATTTCTATAAATACTTTTAGATGGCTCTCGTGTGCTATCCCCGCATACAACTGCGTGACCCACATAATATTTACCATCTTTATCTCGTATAAATCCTTCATCCATATCTAAAACTTTGTCTAAAGCATCAGCTTTATTATTAAAATACTTCATACCTTTAGGTAATTTAGTTATACAGGTCATACCAGTTTCTTTATAATATCCAACAAGTTCACCTGTTGTTTTATTAAAAATTTTAATATAATACTGCATTTATTACTCCTTTCTAAATTACCCACAAAACACCTTAATTTAATCTGTATATTTAATATACATAATCATTGTTGGAGTACTTGTCGCTACTCCAAAATCAATTATTTTATATCCTTTTTCTATTAAATCCTCCATTAGATTATTCACAAAATCTGTTAAAGACATAGATGTATCCTCTATATCCTGTGTACTTACTAACATAATCTTGGGACTATTAATTTTTATTTTCTCGGTATCTAGCCTATCATATTCTTTTTCTAGTAAAGGTATTATTGTCATTAACCTTTTATTTATGGCTGTTGATGTATTATAATCTAATTTATTTGAAATTAATTTAAGGTCATTTAAAGTTTCTATTACAATTTCCAAATCATTTTTCTTCATCAACTACCTCCTTTGATGATGGCTCTACATATATGTTCTCACTATGTAAAGGCACACTAAATGGAAATTGTATATCAACGTGACTGTCAGCACTTGTATACCAACTCTTACCACCATCATCTGAGAATATTTTTCCCTCAACCCAATATGCTGTACCATCTGGTCTTTTAAAAACTGCAGGGCATCTTTTATTTTGTAAATCATTTATACCAAACTGAGAACAATCTTCCCATTCATCATCATCACCTGTTAAAGGTGTTAATGGTTTATATCGTAATAAACGTTCTAATAAATCTAAAATATATGCACTTGAAAATCCACTATGTGCTTGCTCTGTGAATATTTGCACAATTTGCATAACATCCTTTGTTACAGTTTTTTGCATATTAAGAGCTTCCTCATCATTTTTACATATATCTTCTAATAATTTCAGTTCATTTTCTGCAAAACTAACTAAACCCATAATATAATTCCTCCTAATCTATTAAATGTTGTACATTATCTAATGCTCTACCTAATTCATTTTCTATAAAATCACTATCTATATATTCCTTAGTATCTTTTACAGGATATTCTCCTGCATCTTGAAATTTTTTATAATCATCTTCAGTTAAAACTTTACCATCTTTTACTGTTATATACTCATCATCATTTAATTTTCCATTATATATTCTTCTATATAAATCTTGTATATCATATATTAGACATATTAATTTATGTCTATCTACAACCAATTTCACATCATCATTATCCTCTATATCATCAAATTCAAATGTAACTTTTGCCATAATAAACCCCCTACTAATTTTCTTGTAAATTATATGCACTATAACCCTCACAAGTATATTCATTAACATCATTGTATCTATCTTTAATATATTTAATTAATTTGGATGGGTCACTATCTAATAAATCTACATTTTGTCCTATCATACTACACACATCACTTAATAATTTACTTGTCATAATAAGTTCCCCATCTAAAAATACTTGATTGCACTTTACTAATACTGTACCTTTTTTATAAAAAAATATCAAGTCCCTAACATAATCAAATTTTATATCATCAACTCTAAATTCTCCATATCTATGATTTCCTTCAATCTGCTTACCACAAATACAACTTTGATAAGGAAATACATATGTTGTTTTATACACTTGGTCGTTTACTTCAAACATAGCTGGATTATTTTCTTCTGTAGTTAACCATTTAAATACATATATATCAAATATATCCTGTAATCTTTTTAAAGCTATTTTAGCCCAAGGTTCAGAAAATGTACTATATAACTCAATCCAATCTGTATATTTATCAACTTTTACACACACATTATATGTACCTACAGCTTCTCCTCGGCTTTCAATTTCTTCATACTCCAATTTCCAAAGTGGGTACGGCTTTTTCAATTTTATATTTTCATCCATAATATCACCTCATTAATTTCCAGTGCTACCAAAACCGTCCAGTTCTCTCAGTTGTTATTTCATCTTCATCAGTTACAGTATAATACTTTTCAAATATACCTTGTCCTAATTTATCTCCTGCTTCAAATACTGTTGTATTATCCGTGAAATTGTAAAACATAAATCCAATTTCACCATCATTATCAGAATTTTCATAATAATCTGCATCTACAACTCCAACACCATTTGCTAAAAATACACCTTTCTTTTTAGGGTTAGAACTTCTATTATATAACTTTAATGTCATATCTTCTGGAAATTGTGCTTTAATCCCTGTCTTAACTAACTTCATTGTATGAGGTTCTATCTCTACTTTTTCTGGGTTATAGAAGTCATAACCCCCACTTGCCTTTGTGCTTCTTTCTGGTAATCTTCTATATGGACCACCCTCACTTGCTTCTTTTAAAATTCCTGTAAACTCAAATCTAATCATTACAATCTCTACCTTTCTACTTTACTTCTATTTTGTCTTAACATTTCTAAACACATTTTAAATTGTTTTTCAGTTTCATTTTCTTTTGCTCTTTTATCGAAATAATTTAAAATTTTATCTATCTTCTTTTGCTCATAATAATTTAATATAACCTTAATAATAACTATAATTGCTATAATTAATAGCTGTACTAGAACAAGCCACATAAAATTTTTATCCAAACAGTTCACTCTCCTTAACACTTTAATATTCTCTAACTCGACTTAATCCATCTTTGTCCTTTACGATAACCAACTGAGTATCATACCCAATCGGTATTTCTTTATGACTTACCATATAAATACTTTCCAAATTTTCTAATTCTTTTGATATTAATTCAATTACATTCTCCTCAGCTTGACTATCACAATATCCTAATATTTCATCTAGTATTATAATATTACAACTAATGTTACCTACTATATTGGCTAGTGATTTTTGTGCTAGCAGTAATGCTATATTTACTCTTGTACGTTCTCCACCACTAAGACTTTCATATGAAGCATCACCTAATTTTATATCTAATTTAGCATCGTCGCCACTAATCATAATTATATCTCTACTATTGCTAAATAATGATTTGGAATACATATTCAATAATTTATTTAAATACTGTATACTATTTTGTAACAGATATGTTCTGAATTCCTTTGTAACCATTTGTATACAGCTCTTTATCACATCTATATAACTATTGTTTTTATTATATTCTTCTTGATATTTGGCTTGTTCTTCTGCAATAGCTATTAATTGTTTATGTATATCCTCTATCATTTTTGTAAATTCTTCAGTACTTACCTTTTGAGATTTTAGAATTTCATCTTTACGTATTCTTAATGATGTTAAACTGTTCTGTAGGGTATTTTGTGTTTGTTGTTGTAACATCTTATCCTTGTTTAATTGGGATTTTATATTATTTTGCTCAGCTACTCTAACTTTAACATCATTCAACTTCTGTTGTATATCACCCATAGCATCACTCAAAGACATCTGATTTACTTTTAAATCCTCTTGTTTAGACTGTTCATCTAAAATTATTCCTTTATGTTCTTCAATTTCATCTAACAATTTATTAATTTCGACTTGAAATTCAGCAATTGTTGCTTGTATATGTTCTTCATTAATATCTTCATATTTTCTACCACAAGTTGGACATTTATCACTATTCTTAATATTTTCAATTGATTTTTCATTTTTAGCTATAGATTGGTTTTTCATATTTATCATTGTATGTTGTTGACTTATATTACTACTATGTTCGTTATATTGTTGTTGGATAATACTGTTTTCCTTTTCATATTCTAACAATTTTTTATTGATTTCATCTTCTTCATTTCTTATCTTTACTATTTCATCATCTATCAAACTAATTTTATTATCATAATCTATTAATAATTGTTTAACACTTTCTAAATTACTTTCTGTTGAATTTATTTCAGCTTCAATATCATTTATATTACCTAAGCCTAATAATCTCTCGTTCTCCCTATTTATATCATCTATTTTCTTATTTAAATCTATTTCTTGCTTATTTAAACTTTCTACTTTACCGTGTAACTTTGTTATTTCCATTTGAGCTTGTATACAATTTGCTTCATATTGAACCTGTAACTGCTTCAATTCTTCCTTAAATTTATTTATGGTATAATCTGTGTTGGTTAATATTTCTAATCTTTCTTTTCTAGCTGTGGGTGTTAATGATGCTAAATTTGTATTAGCATTTTGTGATAAAAAGATACTATCCAAAAATATACTTTTATTTATACCTAATATTTCTAGTATCAGCTTATTTGTATCTGTCTTATTTCGAGCTGATATATCTATATCATTCTTATGTATTATTACTGTTGATTTACTTCCAGATGATGTCCTCGATATAACATAATTGTCTCCATCTATACTAAAATATAATGTTACACTATATCCATTATTTATTATACGATTAGCTACATCCTTCTCTCCTGCTGATGTTTCTTCAAATAAAGCAAATACTATAGCTTCAAATACACTTGATTTTCCACTACCATTACTTGTAGCTTTATCTTCATATTCATTAATACCTTTAACAATAACAGTGCCTTGATTAGACAAGCAGATATTTGCACGTTGAATACTTCTAAAATTTTCTATATCAATTCTATCAAACCTTATATTCATACACTACTTCCCCCAATTTGCATCTTCATATTCTTTGAGTGCTTTCTCTTGTTCAAAATGTTTTTTTGCTCTTATTTCTGTTATAGCAATCAGTGCATAATTTGCAAGGTCTGCTAAACTATCTTCTAAGCTTTCATAATTTCTTTCACTCTTATCTTTTAATGATTTTATTCTATTTATTTTAATTTCAAATAAAACCAAAAAAGCTGTCAAACCATACTCATTAAATAATGGATGCATACTGTCACCATAATCTGCATTTTTTGTTGCATATAGATGTTTTAGAGCATTACATAAATTACCGATGTTCTTCTATTTTATATTGTAATTCATCTGACAGCTTTTTCTGTACTGGTATATCATCAAGCTTATAAGGTGATACATCTGTTAAATCTGGAAATTTATCATTCTTTGACATTATTATTCACCTCCTCTATAATATTTAGATATAGTTCTTTAGGATATTTTAACTCTACTGTATTTAAAAATTCTTTAAATGCCTTCTTAATATCTAAATTAGATTGTTGTAAAATCATATCATCTTTTTTATCCCTATCCTCATTTGCATCAACTTTAGTATTTATCCTATGATTTAATACTACATCACTATTTATTAAAATTTGTTTAACATCTTCTTTAATATCAAAAGGACACACGCAATTAATTATATATTTATAATTTTTATCTAGGTTACTTAACTTACTTAATAATTCCTGTGTATTATTAATTTCAAGTTTTCTAAATAAAGGACATATAGTTGGCTTAAATGTTGTTAAGTTTAAATTAGTTGTATCAAATATATAACATTGTGGCACAGCCAACTCATCATCTGCAAAACTATGTGTTGTAACACTACCAACATTAACTACATTACCCATTATACTTGGCTTATGTATGTGTCCATTAAATACTAACTTATACTGTTTTAGTGCATCTGTAGCAATACCATCTGTTAATGTAGTTACCCCTCTTATAACACTTCCTTGTATGTCTTGGTGACTAAATAAGAAATCTCCTTCAGGAAATTCTATTATATCTTTATAGTTGCAGTATGGTAAAAAAGCTAAGTTAATTGGTTCTGAACCATCAGCTTTTAAAAGTGTAGATACACCTGTTCTACAAGGTTCATCTATAACTGTAATATTATCTATATTACTTAATATCTCTACTGCATTAAAATCACTATTTATCATTTCGTGATTTCCAACGATTACAAGATGTGGTACGCTCAAATATCTAAAACACTTAAAAAATTCACTAGCAGTAACTATATCATAACTAGTAACTGTGTGCACATCAAAAGTGTCCCCTAAGTTAATAATCATATCAACTTTATATTCATCAGCCAAATTTGCTAAATATTTACCAGTCTCAATTATCATATTTTGTCTAAATGAAAATTTTGAAGACAAAAAATTAAGTGGTAAAATTGAGCTGGTCTTACTTATATGCACATCACTGTAAAGTAAGATTTTCATATTATATTCCTCCTATCACATACCCTCTAATATAATATACCTCATTTACCACTTAAATTTTATTCAATTAATTAAATTTTTTATTTATTTAATAGATAATCTATTTTAGCCTTGCATTCTAAATCCATTTTCATACATCTTTCATCGTCATCATCCAATTTAACTAAATACAAATTCTTCTTGGCTCTAGTTATTGCAACATACTGAAGATTTAACTCTTGCTGTTCATCATCACTACTCATATGTCTTCCTATCTTATATGGAAATGCTGGATAATTATAAATATATAATGTATCTGCTTCTCCACCTTTCATAGAATGTACACTACTAATAATAGGAACATTATCATACATTGAGCCAGACAAAAATGATTTAATATAGAACTTCAAATCCTCCACTAAGATTTTTGATGAAACCTTATTGAATTCATTTATAAAGTCCATTATGATATCATAAAATTCTGTTAATTGGTCATCCTGTTCCTTGCCATATGCTCCTAGTTCCTTATATTCTTTCATACATTTAACTAGATATGATACAGTTTTATTTGACCTTGCAACTCTATCTGACTTTCCTGTATTTTCATCCCTTAATTTTTTAACAAAATCTTCGTACTCTTTATCATAAAGTTCTGTTCCTTTTGTATATCCAGTATCTTGAATAAACTGAGCCATATGTTCCTCCAATGGTTTATCTATATTTAGTCCTTTAGAGTACAATTTCATATATTCAACCATTACTTTTTCTATATTATTAACCAATGTGTTTACAAGTTCTCTATTCCTAAATTTCACAGGCTTTTTTAAATCTAATACAAATTTTCTATAAATTTGCACTAAATCTTTATTTTTACGCCCAACTAAAACTTCATTTGGCTTTATATTTTTATAAACATATTGCATATCTACAAACTCAACTACACCTTTATCTGGTCTGTTTGTATTCCACTCTATTGTTGGAACAATATCCTGTGCTATTCTTATTACATTCTCAGGACATCTATAACAAATATTTAATGGAAGGTGTTGTAATATAAATGTTTCATCTAATTTTTCCAATGCGTGAGTATCAGCACCAGCAAAACCGATAAATTGATTGATATTTATCACCAACAAATATAAACCTGTTAAAATTAGTTCTAAGTTTTTGTACAAACTTTTGTTGTAAAATGCTTAAATCCTGACAATTATGTACCAGAATAGACGAGCCACCTTTTTGATTACACTTAGATATTAAAAAGTTATGGTTATCTTTAACTTCCATATCTAACACTTTTTGTTCTCCAACATATTTTATAGATTTTACTATATTGCCTCCAAAAGAATTCCAATTACTATTCCAACTATAATCTCCTGTTGATAATGGATTTTTATAATAACAATCAAAATGCATATATGGTGCAATTTTTTTGAAAAATATTTCAGTATTTTCACTATTAATATGTAACTCATTATACGTTTTAGTACTACCTTTATGTGGAATATTCGTGCTATTTACACCAAACTCTTTAAGTTTATTAATTAAAGCATTGGTCTCCTCTAAAGTGAAACTATTACAACTAATACGTGTACCATTATATTCACTTTTAGATATTTTACTACCATCATCCATATATAAAATTGCTAAACCCCTTAAATCTAAATGTTTTATAAAATCAATTTTAGATTTATATGGTAATAAAAATACTTTTGAGCTAGTTGTAAAAATATTATTTTTCTGTGTATATCCACTTTTTAAGATGTAAGGTTCTTTACAACCTAACAATTTTTGTTTAAATTTTAGATAATTTATTTGTTTATCACTATGTGTAAATTTAATTCTAAATTCGTAATCATTGTCACTTACTTTTTGTAATGAACCATCACCTAATGCAGAACCTAATATAAGCTGCAGTTGGTCATCATTAGGAATGTATTTAGTTTTTTGATTGGTTGGTTTATCCAAATATAAATAATCTTTTCCGATAATTAAATCTTTTAATTGTTTCCAGCCGTTCTGTGTCATAAAAGGATGATTATCTGTTGCTTGTATCTTATTTAAACCACTCGTAATAATTTCATATACAGGTTTAACACCTTTATCCATAACACTTATAACATCTTTATACTCAAATTGTTTTGTACTCTCATTAAATGTTTTAACTTTAATTTGCTCTCCTTTGTCAACCCTTCTTTTTAACTCTCTAAATATCATTTTACCATTTTCAGTTTCTACGAAATGTGTTGCTGGAATACATTCATCAACCATAATTGTATCTAAAAAACTCTTTATACTATATGGCACACTCATATCATAATAAACTGGAAAATATATCATATCTGTATAATCAACTAAATAATGAGGTGTACCATCTGGTCCTACCTCTGGATTTTCAAATAATTCTTTAGTTTTATCAATAACAGCTATCACTAAATCTTGATAATCGGATAAAACATCTGATATATATTGTTCCAAATGCCAACAAAATTTATCAACAAGTCCTTCTAATGCACCATCCATTTTATAATTAACATTATACAATCTACAGAAATTACATAAACCCACAAAATCCGATATCAAATCATTATGTAATTCCTTTAATTCATCTGTGTCCAACTTTTTTGTAGACATCTCTATTTCTAGTTGAGATGATTTTAACAAATCTAAATCAGCTTCATCCCACACACCTGTTGCATTATATAAGTCTACTCTAGGTCTAAAATATTTATCATAATATTCCTTAACAAGATTTCTTAACTTAGATGTATCTACTTCTAAATTATAATTAGTATTATGCTTCTTGTATAAATATGACCTAATAAATGTGTATCCTAAACTGTGCACAGTTTTAATTAAACAATCAGGACTTTTTATTTTCTGTTGTAACTCCTCTACTATGTGTTTATTAAAGGCTAAGAAAAGACATTTATTTCCCTTAGCTGTTAATTCATCTGCTATCATAATTAATGTTGATGTTTTACCACTACCTGCTTTTGCATCTACTAATAAATTACCTTGTTGATTTCTAACAAAATTTATTATATTTTTCTGATAATCACTTAATTCAAAATTTCTATCCAAATTAATCAACTCCCTGAATAATTTTTTATATACCTCTAACATAGTTTATCATAGAATTTAAAATTTGTAAATATCTAAATAAAATTAATCTTAGTTTAATTTATGGGAGGGGGTAAATCGGAATTGGGGGTAGGGTCATTGCACTTTAGTGCAATGACAACAACACTAAAAAGGATAGTAATATGATTAGATGGGATTTTTAGTAAAGATTTAATATATTGATAAAGAAGATTAGGGATGGTAATTATTTGTTAACATTTTATGTTAACAAATAATATGTACAGCTCCTGCTGCTGGGGGTTGTTCTTTTTGGGAATTGGGTTAAGGGGTTGCAAGGGGAGAAGGGAAGAACCCTTTTTCTTGAAAACCCCTTGATGAAAAAATTAAAAGCTGTTCCACAATAGTGAACAGCTTTCCATCTAACGGTCTCTTAGAGGGTTTTTCTTATTGAAGTGGCACAACTCACTTCCCTGTGCAATACAGTATTTAAATCTTACCGTAATTTTAATACTGTATAAACCCCGAGTTATTATTTCAACTTTAAGTTAAGCTGGTTTTCTTTCAACAGCTCCAAGTAACTTACTTGATTTATCTCATATGAATTATATTACCAATATCGGTAAGGCAATATAATTATTTGTTATAAAATTTTATATCATAATATTTTTTAGATGTCAATACTAATTTTTAAATTTTTATGAAAATATTTTTTAGAATTTTAGAAAAGTCTTCCAATTAGTGGTGTTGTTGTATCTAAAATTTTTTCATCTGGATTATAGCTGTCTATAAATATAAATGGTTTGGTTCTATTTATGTTATTAATAAGTCCAGTCGTATTAAACGTTTCTATATTTAAACTATTTAAAATTGCACGAGCATCATCTGTATCAAAATATTTTTCCCTTTCAGTGATACAATTACTTATTTGTTCTATAACAGTATCATTAATATCATTTTCTACCAATCTTAAATCCATCAATAATACATTTGTATAAAATTGATTTTCATCAAAATTTAGATAAGCTTTTCTTTTTGGTGTATTAAACGTTTTACTACAAAAAGCTAATTGTTTTTCATCCATTGGAAATGGTGTACCTTGCTCTGTACACTCACAATATAATTTATATAAACCTAATGCTGTTTTTTCACCAACACCAAAACAAGCTGTTGGTATATTATCCGATGGGTCACCTACTATTGCTTTACAAGCTATAAATTCATTTTGGTCTATACCTTTTTCTTTTAAAGTATTTATATCCCAAAATTCATCTCTCATACCTCTGCGTACCCTACACCTACGTTCAGGTGTATCACAAATCATTTGTAGCATATCCTTATCATCAGATACTATAATACTATCTTTAGATAATTTTGTTAGAATATATATTAGGTCATCCCCTTCCCAATCTTCTAAATGTATTACAGGTATACCAAATGCACTCAATAAATCTTTAACTATTTCTCTTTGTGTGTTATATTCAGCTCTTTGTTCTTGTTGTAATAATTCCAGCTCTGTCATATTATTTACAGCTTCTGTTAATAATAATTTATCCTTATGTCTTTTATAATTATCATATATGGATAATCTTCTTTGTGATAAATGACCATCAAATACTGCTACTGGAAAATAGTTGTATGTTGAACTTTCTTTAAGTAGTGTATTCATTGAACCGTATATACCACCAGTACGTCTGCCATAACTATCTCGCATTTCCCATAAATTTGGTTGTGCAATGGAACGATGCAGTGCGTGCGAAAAATCCATTATAAGTAATCTATTAAACTTTAAATCCATTTTAAACCTCCAAATTTGTAATTTAATAAAATTACACTCTAATCAACTTTAAATGTCTTAAATTTTATTTTCAGTTAAATTAGAGTGCAATAATTTATAATTTAATATAATTATATTTATCTTTTTGTCTTATTATACTTTCATTTAATTTTTTACCAATACTTTCAGCTTGATATAAACTATCATATATTTCTTGTTCTACACCTTCATATAAATATACATTACTACCTGTTTTTGTTTTAAATGCCACTTTAAGTAATTTATTTTCAGGGTCATACCCCATACCACCTATATTAGATGATATTACAGGTTTTAATTCTATTAATTTTGCTTTTTCGTGTAAAGCTAATAATTGTTCTTGTGATAATTCTATCATTTAAATACCTCCTAACTAAAATCTCCTTCACTAAATCTATACCCATTAACATTACGACTATATGTAAAATTATCAGGGTTCTCTAAATTATGTGGGTCTGATTGTTTTGTATCCACAAAATCTTTAAATTCTGGATATGATATTTCTCTATCATACTCATCTATGATAGTAAATATCTTTTTATTTTCTACCCACTCTTCTAAAAATGACATAACATCTTCATATGAGTGCCACTTAATATGTACATCATCTTGTACTATATCTTGGTCTTGAAAATTAAACAACCATCCAGCTGAACTTTTACCAATATGTACACCTCTATGTTCTCTGATGTCGAATACATAGCTTAAATCATATTGGATATAAGATGCTAAACGCTGTATAGTTTCGTGCAATCCATCATCAAATCTATTTTGTATTATATCAAAATTGTTTTCATTTGCAATTCTAATAGGCTCTTTAAAAAGCTCTTTAATGATTGGTTCTAGAAGTGTAACAAAATTTGTATTATTTATAACCACATTTCTAGCATCCCATAGTTTATTTGCAACAGCATTATCTTGCTTACGAATTAAAAAATAATTAGTTCCCATTTAAGTTTACCTCCTAATATAGTATACCTCAAATCGAAACTAATTTTTCAACAAATTATTAAATTTAAATAATTTTTTCTGGAATTCTATTATATTCATAACTAGCACAACGCATAGATATCTTGTCATAAACATTATTTACAATAAACCTATCTTTATCACATATATCTTTCTTTGTACACCATTCACATATACATCTATTATATGTTGTTTTGTTATTAATATCCATTTACTACTACTCCAAGTTTAATAAATTTTCTATATATACCCTTATTGCATTACATAAAGAATTATAGTCTTTATGTATATCTAATAAGCCTCTCAATTCAGCCACTACTACATCTTTTCTTATAGATACAGCAAGTTCTTCTTTGTTTTTAATGAATTCATCCTTTACTATAGTTAATTGGTCTACTACTTTTTGTACTTGTTCTTTTAAATTATTTTCTTCCATATACCCTTCTCCTTTTACTATGAGTTGGAACTATTTGTTCTAACTCTTTTTTCTTTCTAATTCTATCTAGATACCCTTTATATAGCTTGTAGTCCTCACAAAAACTGTGACATCCATTATATCTTTTAGTACAATTTAAACAAGTATTTTGTGCCATATAAATCATCTCCATTAATATTTTACAATTCAAAAAGAATGATACCAACATTTGTGTCGGTATCATCTAAATTATACTAAATCTTGTCCTTCTATATCAGCTAAATCAACTTGTGGGGCTAATTCTGGAGCTGATGTTTCTTCACCTGTTTCTGCTTCAGGTGTAGTATCATCTGTTTCTATATTATTGATATTTATATCTGGAGCTCCCAAAGAATGTGGTGGCATTCCTCCACTAGACATATCTGATGGTTTATCATCATTGTCATCCATTTCATCAATAGATTTATCCTCTTCATCAAGTTCTTTTATTCTTTCATTTAATATATCAACAATATCTTGTTGATTTAAATATGAACTTAACCACTCTATTATCATATTTAATTTAGTTGTATCATCAATAGCTTCAATATTTTGTACAAGACTAAGCATATCATTAACATTTCTGATTTTATTTTGCATTAATTCATCACGTCTATTATCTTCAACTGTAATAATAGGAGTTAGTTTTATATCAAAATTTCCTATGACATTTTCACCAAGACCCTCAGCCAATGCAAATATATTTACTAATGTTCTTATTCCTGAACATAGTGCAACTTGTATTCTTTTTATACGTCTAGCATATGTTGTATTCATTTCTGTTAATGAGCCACCATTAGATAATCCACTACCATCCATATCAGCACCTAGTAAAGCCTTTGGTACTAATAAAGAACCATATACTTTATTCTCACTATCTTCGACATCAGCTAAATCTCCAATGTCAACATCTCCACCAATGTTAACTGTGCTTATAGCTCCTTTACCATTTTTAGTAGTTGTATATATAATGTTTTCTATAGGTTGTGCACCACTTCTACTTTGGATAGAACCTGCTTGTTTATTTAAGATAAGTTGTTGTTCTATCTGTTGTTTAATTTCTGTTAATTTTCGTTTCTTTTGACTTTCTGGCAAATCACCTAATTCAACCTGTATTACTCTTGTGATAGATGATTTTGTTACTCTCTCCAATAAAACACTTTCTTCTTTTAATTTAAGTGTTTGATATGCACCATATACATTTTCTAGTATTGATTGACCTGTCTTTACTGTAAAAGACAAAGAACTTCCACCAGCAGAACCTTCGGTATTACTAACATCAATTCTACCTTTGTCATCTGTTTTTTCAGCTTCAGTCTCTTTGATTAACCTAAATTTTTCAGGAAATCTATTTATATTTGGCGACAGACAAATATGAACATATTTAGTAGGACTTAATATATTTATATCTGTAGTCATCCCAGAGTACAAATATGTATTATTATCAAATGTATTTTGTAAATCATCATTAACACTTCTAATAAATCCAGATGTCTTACCTTTAAATTGTAAATCATATACTTCTGCTGGATTTGGCACTTTTTCAACATATCTCTCAAGTTTAGCTCCTTCAATAGGCACTTGAGTTCTAACACTAGGATTTACTTTTGTAGGCTCAACTAATAAAGTTGGTTTAGTACCTCTATAAGATGTATTATCAAATGTTTCAAGATACACATCGCCATACAAACATAAGCAATATGCCCAAGACCATAAATTTTCAGGTATGTTTAAGTCTTCTAATAATTTATTAACATATTTTGCTACATCTGTATTAGAACTTTCAGCCCATACAACTTTACCATCGTGATTATACTGAACAGCATCATTTGCATACATTTCAACAGCCGCACCTATTCTACCATCTGCTACCATTTCTTCAAATGCAGCATATTTTTGATTTCTGTTACCTTTTAGTGTTGTTATACTAAGAAGTTCAGTTAAATCAATTCGTTTGCCTGCATCAATTGCTTCATTTATTCTAGTAGTTAAACTATTACGCTCATCTGTAAATGTTGTAACATCCTCAGGAGTTTGTTTAGGTACAGCTCTAACTCTAAAAATGCTTTCTCTTAATCTATCAAACATTCCCATTAATTAATTCCTCCTAGCTTAATTTTCTTAATCTTTGTTTTAATTCTTCATTTTGTTTTTCTGTTTTCCTGTCACAGTAGTCAATAATATATAATATATTTTTAATTATACCTGTAGTTATATAAATAAATATTATAAATAATATAAACATATACATATATAAACCCCCTAATTTGTATATAATAATTGAAGTAATTCTCTTACTTGTTTACCACATTGTACTAGTGCAATGGCATCATCATTTAAAATGTAGTCATCTATAGCATCATTTAACTCTTCTATTCCCATAGCAGTAGCAAATAATTGTCTCTCTTTCTCATCAGCAATCTTACTACAAGATATTAATATTTTAGTAACTAAAGAACTTAAAGCTATAGCTAATTCAGGTATTTCCAAATCTTTATTTCTTAAATTTCTATACAGTGGATTTTTATTTCTGGAATTATATATAATATTGTAGGTATCATATATTTTCAAGAAGTCTTTATCATAATCATTTATTAATCTTATTACATCTATCGGTATATTTTCGCTTCTTACTACCTTTTGTACCTCTCTACCTACTTTTTCCCCAGTTTTTTCTTCAATTTCATACAATTTTTGTATAATGTCTTTCTTAGTAATTTGCATCGTATATCTTACCTCCTACAAATTTATTAAGGCAAACAAAAAAAATCTACCTCTCTAATATTTTACTTAATTTATAAAATAAAAACAAGAATAATTTAAAATTATTCTTGCTCTATTTCATATTCATCTATAAAATCCAAACAATCTTTAAGTATAGCTGTAATACTTTCTATTAAAAGTTCTTTAACTTTAGGTTTTTGTTCAAATTGTAGCATATTCTCTAAAACATCTAATATAAATGAATACCCAGCTTGTAATGGGTCCAATATATTTAAGTCATCAGAATGTAGTGTTTGTTCAGGTCCATATAAATTTTTATTACCAACTTTTTGATATACTGAATATGTATGTATACTACATTCAATATTTTCAGGTGGTAAATCCTCACATTGTCTGATACAATTATGTGCACCATTTAATATAACTTTAACCATATCTAAACTAAAACTATTTAATCCTTCTGCTATTTTATCTATGTACTCATCTTCTTCAACATCATTACTTTGCATAATATTATTTATGATATCCATCATACTACTTGCATATAATCTTGAAGCAATAAGTGCTTTTTCTTGAATGGATAAATAGTCTGGACAATCATCTATGTCTGATGTTATATATACTTCTTCATTTTTATTAGTTACTAAATTAAATGTTACATCTTTTTCTTCCATAATATACCTCCAATATCATAAAAGTATATCATAGTATTAAAAATTTGTAAATGGGTTACCCAATTATTTCTCCATTAATATCATCAACTTTATCCAACATTTCTTGAGATACACCTATTACATCCCAATCAGCCATAGAAGCATAATCACCTGATATAATAAATCTTTGGGTTTCAACAGATGTTTCAGAACTATCTAGTCTTGCATATTCTTTTATGGCATTTTTTAAATGAGTACAGTATGTATTAATATCAGGAGCAACTTCTCCAAATCTATTTATTAATAATTCCATAGAGTTCCATAAATCTGTCTTGTCAACTTCCTCATAAGGTTGATTATTGCTATCAATAGATATGATGCTTATTACCCAATTAACTTCTAATACTATATCTTCAGTTTTTGTTATATCATCAAATACAATTCTAAATAAACAGTTATTACCTGTAGCTTTGCTAAATAAACCAGCTTCTCTAATTGTTTGACCATTATACTCAGTTTCAGGTATATATGTATTAATAACTAATTGAACATAACTCTGATTGCTTCTATTAATAACTGTATTTCTTTCAGGTAACTTAATTCTAGGACTTATTTCATTTAATAGCTTTGTATCATTTATATTAACGGTAGTAGTTACTCTACCACCACTATCATATGCAGCGATATTTGTTCCTAATGCTAAATATCTTGGTATCCAATTATAATATGTTGCAGTAGGGTTACTTTCATTGAATACACCATCTAGAAATTTAGCTATACCTACAAGCTGTAGTTTTAAACATCTATTATGTCCTCTTCTATGTATTTTTACTTCACCTGTATTTTTATCAATTCCCTTAATATCTACGTTGACACCTATTTTAAAGGCACCATCGTGTGTCTTTAATGTTCCCATTATTTAACCTCCATTATTTATGTTCTATCTCATTAAAAATTACTTTGTCTGCATCTAAAAACTCCTTTAATACATCCTCGTGTATAACTGCTATAACCTTACCATCATCATCATAGAATGAATAATGCAGTAAATCCTCTTTACTTAAACTTTCTTTTTTGCAACTACAATTATTATTACACATATTAACTACCTCCATATAATATAATTAATAACTATTTTCTATCATCATTTGTTACTTCAGAGAAGCCTACTTTATCTTGTGCATCAACGCTATATCTTGTTATATCATAAGCATATGTCTTAGGGTCTACATAGTCACTTATCTGAATTCCATCAACTGTATTAATTATTTCAGCTGCTACAAGTTGTACACCACATCCAGCAGGTCTAACTACTTCAATCAAATCACGTATTTTGCTTAAATTAGATGGAAAATAAATATAAATATATAATTTATGTTCACCTTTTACATATCTAAATCTAAACATTGCAAGTGCCTCAACTTTATCTATATCTCCTAATGCATTAACAGATAATGCAGTTGCTAATGCCATTCCAATTTCTGAACCTCTTAATCGTATCATTTCTGGGTAATGTTTTATAATTAATCTATTTGTATCATAACTCTCAGCATAATCATATTTATATCCAACATAACTCGCTAGACAAGGTAATAATTCATTAGGACAAGTATCAAAATCTATCAAAGAAACCCAATAATCTACATTTGTTTTATAATCATTTAATAATAAATCTAATGTTTTACATAAAGCTTGTACATCTCTACTTTGTCTCAATACCCAAGGTATATATTTTTTACTTTCTAATATTGATTTCGACATAATTACCTCCTAATATTATTTTACTAAAATAAAAAATAGACGGTCCTCCCGTCTATTCACACCCGATGCTTAGCAGGGAGAACTTATAAGTTCTCAGCAACGGTCTGCACACTAGCTTCAAGTTGTTCATAAGTTGTTTCATTAACAGGCTTACTGAACATTAATTCAATGAATTGGTCTAATGTTTGTTTAAATATTATTCCTTGTAAATGCGTACCCTTACTATTATAAGAGTTTGTATACATTTGTTTATATTCATCTTTACTTATATACTCTTGTATTTGTTTGTAATAATCGTAATAGAATTTTCTACTTAATTCTTCTATTGCTGATAGTGTTTCAGCTGGAACTTCTTTTGCTAATGCTACATTATAATATATAAAACAACTAAATGCTGTTTCTAATGCACTTGGTGCTATACTTTTTAAAGGAACACCTTCTCTTTGTGCTACATTATATGCACTATGTAAATTGTAAATATAACCGAGGTGTACAAATACCATATTCATACTCATCTTTACCTCTACGTGTTATACTTGCTTCATTATAATGCCATTCATATGTCGCAGCTGAAAGTATTTTACCACCCTCTACACCCATATCATTTTGTGCAATTAAATTGCACATTGTATTAAATCCAACATCTTCATTACTTCTTGTAGATGTAAATCTAATATTATGTTGTTGTAAAAAGCTTCTTCTGTAAATATGTCCAAATACCCATACAAGATTTGCATTCATAGGGGCTTGTTCACAATTTTTACCTATTTGTATAAATGGACTTATAACAAATTTAGTTGATGTATCTTTAATAGGTTTAGATAATAAACTTAAAGAACAAGCTTCATAAAATGTATCATCTGCATCTATGAATGTTATGAAATCTTCTTTTGTATTATCTATTCCATATTGTCTTGCATAACCGTGGACCCCTATTTGTTTCATAACCGATTTCCCTTACATCAATTACTTTACTAAATGTGTCTACAATATCTTTGTAATCCTTTCCACCATCATTAACGATAGTAACTTTTAACTCATCTCTGTTAAGTTGCATAGCAATACTAGCCAATGTTCTAATTATTGTATCTTGACTATTGTATGCTGGTATAATAACATCTATCATATAAATCTACCTCCAATAATATTTTACATTATTTATTTTTAATTTTATTAATAATTTGTAATATCAATTTATAAATTTTCTGCCATACTGTTGTATATGTATGAATATTATTACTTTCAGTGTCTATAGCCCACGCAGTATCAAGTTTATAATCATATGGTAATATTGCTCTACCATTTTCTCCCCAACTGTTACCCCAACTATTCTGAAAAATATATCCGTGTTCATTATATCCAACAAGTAGTATCATATGATATCCTTGACATTCTCCTGATGGTGACTTAACTATTTTTGTTAACTTATCAATAGCCAAATCATTATATATTGGAATTGATGCAGGAACAGTTATATCATTATATAAACATTTTAATATGTCTTGTTTTGTATATATTCTTGCATAAGATTTTATCCTATATTTATCTGCTAATAGTTTTAAATTTTCTAAATTACCATCAACTAACAATTTTATTTGAGGCATTTCTCTATTGTAATCAAAATCAGATTTTAAACAATCTCCAACTTTTAACAATGTTTTCATAGCATCTCTTGGATACATTCCTTCTTCTATAGTATATCCAGCAGGTCTGTAACCATATATAAATCCTGTAGAAAATCTAAGATTTTGATTTTTATATGTTTCCTCTAAAAAAGATGCTAATGTATGAGCTACACAAGAATTTACAATACCTTGGTCTTTTACATTAGTAGTTGATATTTCATACATTTCTGGATAATGAGCTGATTTTGTTGTAGTCACATACATTTTATAATCACGCTTATCATCTATTTCTTTTTTACATCCATAATACATATTATATAACCGCCTTTATAAATTCAATAATCTCTCAACTTCTCTGTAATGGTCTGTAAATGATTTTCTGACAACATTTTTATTTGCTTTTGTTTTATCCTCAAATTCAATTCCAATATAAGCTATAACTAATCCTTCTTCATTATGTATCCCATAACCACACTTTGCTTCTACATTATGTACTAACATTAGTTCATACATTCCAATGTCAACATTTTTTATTTCATCCCTATCAAAAATACAACAATGTCCTGTATTATTTATATCATTAATAAAATAACCTAAAGCACTTCTAAACTGGTCTTTGCACTCACTCATAATTGATTTAACCCCAAGTTGTGTTTTTTCATTTGTCATTGACATTTTTAAAAATGCTTGTTGATTAATTCCTTTTCCTCCATTATGATATTGTACTAGACACGCTCTGCTTGCATTTGTTTCCAAAAGTACATCTTGTAATATTTTATCTACAGCATTACTTATATTTGTTAATTTATGACTTTCTTCTGTTGTAGGTACGTGATTTACAACACCACTTATAACAGCATTTATTAATTTTTCTGATTGCTTTTCTTGAAATTCAACAAATCTTCTATTTTGCTCAGTAATACCATTAACCATATTATCTATTTTAGCATTTAGACTTTTAAAATTATCTACAATTAATGCATTCTTCTTATCATCAGTTTCATTACTTTTCCTGTGGTTTTCATAGAATATGACAATCATCATAATAGCACAAAGTCCTAATAGACCTACTTCTAAAAAAGCCTTTAATACTTCAGTAAATTCAATGTTCATTTAAAACACCCTCCAAATATGTATAATTTTCATTGAGCTGGTTTAATAACTCCTCACATCTATCTAACCTTTGTTCAATCTGTGTGCTTATTCTATTACAATCACATTTATATTCTACTATATGTCTTATTATACAACAGCACATTAATATTATGCTTATTACACAAAAAATAAGCAACAAAAAGTTCCTATCTCTACCTTTTATTAATTGCTTAACCTTATTAAAGAGATTAAATTTTTTCATACAAATCACCTCCAAATTATATCAAAATATAACTTGGCAATTTGTTATACCTCTTCAATAATATTTTACGAACATAAAATATAAAATAAGAGAGATTATAACCCTCTTATTTTATATCAAACCTTTAATTTCATTTGTTAATTCGAGAGCATCATCTACTAAGTCTTGTAATGATTTTATATATTTAGCTGTATCACTTGGGTCGGAGTTGCCAAGTATTCTTTCTGTTGAAGCAATTGCCTCATCCATTTCATTAAATTCTACATCAGTCAACACCAGACTTTGGTATTTATATAAACTACTACTATTATTTGTAGCTGTAGATGTTTTATTATTTGCTACAATACATAAATTACATTCTACAGGTAATTTAGTAATATCTGCATATCTAAAATATTTATAAATTGGAAATAGTGCTGTTATTTTATCTGTAGAAATATTTAAGTCATAATCCATAAACGATGACGTAAATCCGTAATCATCTGTATAATCTATACCACTTATACTAGGATTAGTTAGATATGATTTTACAAAATGATTTAGCACTTCTCCTTCAGTTGATATTATAGTATTATTATAAAATATAGCTAAGGCTCTATTATATGTATAAAAACAATCATATAACCTATTATCACTATGTAAGTCATATATTTTTGTAGCATTTAGACTTTTTTTATTTATAGCATATAAATCATATGTTGTAGCACTATCTGAAAGTTTATGAGATACATATAAATTATCGTTATCTATACCAAAATAAGTACTACCATTTATTTCTGAACCATACAATGTGATAGAATTTCCTGTAGATAAATTGTATAATATATTAGTATCATCAGATGTATAAAATAATAAACTACCCACATTTTTAAAATATGATGTCCATAATACACCAATATTTTTCATATCTGAATTACTTGTAAATATAGATGTTAAGTTACCATCCATATCCAATTTACATATTCTTTTAGTCGATGCTTGTGACCCTGAAGATGTTCTATACGCTAAATAATAACAATCATTTACATTATCATATGATGATTGCGTAAAACTTTTATAATTATAATCTCCTGAAAAATTCACTGTATAATATGATGTGGTACGAGTTCCAGAAGACTGTATAATTGTTCTTCCAATAGATGCACCATCAGTACGTAGCCAACCATTCATATCAGAAATTAATACCAAGCAGTCTGATGCAACAGAATATGCATATGTTAATATATTTCCACCACTACCATTATTGACAAATGACCACGTATCATTATTTTGAAATGTTTTATATATACTCAAATCTTCTAAATTAATTATAAATGCATACAGAGATGTCATTTGATATGGAACTGTTTGATTATTTCCAGTAAAGTCGTTATATTGTTCTATTGTATTATAATTATAGCCTAAATATAGACGATAGGCTTTATCATTTATGAAAAACGAATAATTTTGTTTTACTGAACAGTTTAAATAATTATTTATAAATGTAGCATATTCTGCTGTATTAACAGAAACACTACTACAATCTGTTGTTTGAACAATGCAATCAGTATTAGAAGTTTCACTAAATGCAATAGATGTACTTATTTGTTCTCTTTGTACAAATTCCATAGGTTTAACTTTAGTGCCATATTGTATAACATCAAATTTAGTTGTATTGTTTTGTAATGATGGTAAATATTTTGCAATATACTCACTAATTTTTATATTTGAGATATATGTACCATCTCCTGTAATTAAACCATTTGTACCATAAGCTGATATATCTGTTAGTAATTGATTTGTATTTTCGGCTGTAAATTGTGTTGGAACTAATAACCAATTATTACCATTATATTTATATATACCTTCAAATTCACACCACACAGTTTTGAAAAATTCTGATACAATATTAGAATAATAAAACTGTGATGGTATGTATATATATTGTTCTATATCATATGGATTTGTAACTGAGGTTACTCTACTATAATTAATTCCATCTTCTGAGACATATGTAACATAACAATCATTTCCATTTGTTCCCAATATAAATTCAGCATAAGATGGGGTTAGTATAAATGACCCATACTTAGATAATTCATTATCTGAGGGAGCTCTATAGATATCAATATTATAATTTGTAGTAATCTCTATATTAGTTGTAACATTATCTGGAAATATTAAATATCTAACCCTATCTCCTGCTTCCACTTTTTCAATATTTTCTCGATAAATTATTGCTAAGTCATCTTTTTTAGCTCTGTCATATACATCCATTTCCGACTTAGTATTAAATAATAATACTTCTCCCATACTTAGCTTTGAAATAACTTTAGCATAATCTCTAAACGTCATTTTAGATGTTATAGATGCACCAGCTTGTACTATAGCATCTGCAATTATATCTTTAGTTTCATCTAGATAATTTAATTTTATAATTAGTTGCTCACCAAGTTGGTTTTCCATCTGCTAACCTCCCATTATTCACCATTTATATTTGATAATCTACTTGATATTTCATTTGTTGCATTCTCCAATGCAGATACTCTATTATCTAAATTTGATATATTTATGTTCATAGTGTTCATACCATTATTCATAGTGTTCATAGATGAATTTATATTAGTAATATCAACAACTATATTACTTACATTTTGATTAGTATTGTTTAAACCTTCCTGTAAATTTGAAACATTAATCTCAATATCATCCACGTGAGTTGTTAAATTATTAATATTATTTGATATATTACTAACTGAGTTATTTAATAAATTAGTTACATTTTGGATATTCGTATTTATTATATTTAAAGTGTTTTGTGTTTCTGATGCTGATGCTATATCATTTATATTAACATTTGTTGTTTTTATAATTCCATTTTCATCTAATGCTAAAGCCATATTTGATGGCATATTATTTAATCTTATATCCTTAAAAAAATTTGACATAATATTTACCCCCTATTAATACATAACTTCTACATCTGCAGCTTCCATAGAAGAAGCATCAAATGTAAATTCTTCTGTGTTTAAATTTGTATATGAAACAATATTAGCTTCATTTTTAGTATAATCTACTTGTATATCTTCTACAACTGTATCAGCAGATACAAATTCAATATCTATATCTCCTGTTATATAATTGATTTTACCTCTTTGACTTAACATACCACTATCATTGTATATTTCACCATTATTGTTATCTCTAAATACATATTCTCCACCATTTATTCTTATAGCAAGAGAACCGAGGTAATATTGGAGCATTTTCTAATGTAAATGTATAATGTAAGTTATTATACTCTTCTTCATTTTCTAATTTTGGTACTACTTGTGTATACTTACCTGTTATTCTTTCCTTAGAGACTTCATTGCCCTCACTATCCATATATGTTATTGGTTCTAAATCAACCATAAGTATTCTGCTATCAACTCCCAATATTTGTGTAATTACCTCTCTATAATTAGGTAATTCATTAAAATTAACTTTTTCTATTGAGTAATTGTATTTTAATACTCTATTTATACTAACCAATATATTTTGTAATTCATTTCGAGATAAAGGTTGTTTTGTTATAAATCTACCTTTTAACGACCAATAATATCTTCCAATAGCGTGTAATTCAACTACTATATCAATAGGTAAAACTTTATATTCTTGTAAGTCAGAAATTATCATTGACACATAGGCATCATCAAATTCACCATTACTTTCGTCATCAGTATCTTCATATTCATCTGTTCTTAAAATATATAATTTAACTGTAAATCCATTTAGTAATTCTATGGTCGTTGCTGTCATAGTTCCTGTACCACCAGCTTCAGCCAAGTTCGTACAAATGTAAGAACCATCAATCTGTTGTTCTGGTTCACTGTCAAGAAATGCTCTTAGGCAAGCTAAATCAGCACTATCTACTAAACCATCTTGATTTAAATCAGCCAATTGCATTTGATAAGAGGATAATGGATTACTAATTGGGTCATTTATATAATTTGCTAATATACTATAATCATCTTCATCTATATTTGTATCTTGATTTAAATCACCTAAATAAAATGTTTTCTTTTCACCGTGGGTCATTTGTTAAATCAGTTGCTCTAACATTTGCTACACCTAATTCTCTCATTGTAGCTTTTTCAAAGTCACTTAATGTTATTAATGTGTCTAATGTATTAATATAATATGCACTATTTTTTCTAGCTTCATCAGGAGTTTCAGGATTAAAACCAAGTGAACTAGCATACTGTTCATTTATATTAATAAAACTATTAACATTATAAATAGATGTATTACTTCCTGTACCTGTTCTACTCCAAACATTTCCTGTAACTTTCGTTAATGTATCAGCATAAATCTGACCTTCTTCACCATCACTTACAATATAAAACAATTTAAATTTAGTTATATTAAAATTGCCCCAATAATCAACTAATTCTACATATGGATTGTCATTAACATCTACACCGAATTCAAAAAATCTTCCTACCGCTGTGGTATCATAGATACTTTCTCTCAACTCCCAAGTTTCACCACTATCATCAATTAAAATTAAGTGGTCTTGGTCAACATTTCTATAAGGTAAATATATCTTATTATTAACCAAATCATCTATAGTGTAATTATATCCATATATAGTATGCCAGTCTTTACCTGCCTCTGGATATGGATTACTTGTCACTCTATTAGGTGTTATTGGTTTACCTTGAACTAAATCAATCAGTGTCTCAAATCCATTATTAGTAGTATTTGATGATACTTCATATTGTGAAAATGTACAGTATGTTATATTACCATTATTAGTTGTAAATGTACAAAATCTTGGTATTGTAGCTGAATTTGTATATGTATTTATTATATTTGCTTGTGTTGTAGCCGACCTATACCACCTCATCTTATATCCAATAAGTCTATATATTGCCGCAGCATTTTTACGTTCTGTTACAGTATTAGGATAAACCTCCAAAGCTTGCATATCCATATTATAAAATAACATATCTCCTAGCATTGCCATTAACTTAACTAAGACCATACCTACATCATTTTCGTCAGTGGTATTCCATTTTTGTGTAATACCTTGTATTGAATTAATTAAATCATCTAATATATTGATATAGTCTTTATCTGTGTAAGCAATCCTCAAAGCTGAATATTCACTTTGTGTTATGGTATTAATTGCATTGTTCATATTTTATCTACCTTTCTTATAATATTTTTATAAAAATAAAATATTATTGATAATTATACTCAATAATATTTTACTAATTTTAGAATTGGTTATCATCTGGTGTTATATCTAAATTATATTCATTAATTTCTCCAGTTTCTTTTATTGTATAAGTGATGTAAATATGTAACACTTGTATATCATTTACTAATGTTATATCATCACTACGCATTATTATTCGAGGTTCATACTTAGCTACAGCATTTAAAATGTCTTCTCTAATTAATTCATCTATTATAACACCATTATATTGAAATACCCTATCTATTAAATTACAACCCCACTCAGGGTCACCTAGAAGTTCTCCGAGGTCTAGTTCTTAGTAAAATTCCTAGACATTCATTAATAGATTTAGTATTTGTAGATAATTCTACTTTTTTTGTCTCCCTATTTATAAATTGGGGAAAACTAAACGTTGTTTGTTTCATAGTATACCTCCATTATTTTAATACTCTAACTGCCATAACAAATTTAGAGCCTGTAACTGAATAATATCCACTAGACGTAGTATCTGTTGTCACACCTCTTTTGGAGTTTGCTGCGTGCACTATTTGATTATTACCACAATAAATAGCAACGTGACCTATACTTTTCCATCTACTTGAATTACCTTTATAAAATATTAAATCACCTGCTTGTAATTTCGAAGTAGCAATACTTGTTCCATCATATCTAGCTTGGTCACAAGCTGGTCTATGTAGAGTGTATTTAAATTTTTTATAAACATATTTAGTAAAACTAGCACAATCAAAAGTATTCGGTGCTTGGCTATCTTGTGCACCATATACATAGTTAGCTTTACCTATAAAGCTCTTCGCATACTTTACTACTTCTGAACCTTTAGTAGATGATTTTTGAGCTGGTAATTTTTTACCATTTTTATCTAAACCTAAAAATGGCATAGGGTCCACTTCTGTACCATATGTATCTGATGTTCTAATTTCTAAGTGTAAGTGTGCTCCAAAAGAATTACCTGTATCATCACTTAATCCTATATAATCACCTTTTTTAATTTTACCTTTTTTACCAGCAGTTTTTTTCATATGACAATATAATATGGTGTGTCCATCAGTTGAGTGAATTACACAAAAATGTCCATACCAATATGTATCCCTTTTAGCCTTACCCGCATATGTTGTACCTTTGTTACTATCATAACTTTCAATGGTGCCATCTGTACAAGCATATAATTTTGTTCCAGAAGGGCATTTGAAATCAACTCCTCTATGTGGTTTTCCACTACTATATTTAACGTGATATCCAAACGATACATCATATAATTTTTTAAATGGCAAACCATAAGTTCCTGTACTATCATTATCAGAACCTTCATCTGTTTTATCGGTTAAACTAGATGTTAATTTCCCATCTTTATATAAATTTTCAATATATTTATAAACTCTTTCACGCCTATTTTTATAATCATTATATGTTGCAAACTTTTTAACTTCTTTAACAACTAAATCCAATTGTTGCATATAATTCAATTTAGATTTTTTACAAGCATTAACAGCAGTCTTTATAGTATTAGATAGACCTGTACCATATTGGTTCATTAAGTCAGCTAAATAAATTAGTATAGCTGGATTATCAACTCCTTTATCTTGTAACATATCAGTTATTTTTGCTATGTATTCTACAGCTAAATCCCTCTGAGCTTTTTTAGCTTTGTCATATCCTAGTACCTTTTTTATAGCTTTATATAAAGTTCCACCTTCAGTTGGATTATAATTTTTACAATATTTAGTTCTGTATTTAGATGAACTACCATCACTTATAGCATTCTTTATATCTTTATATAAATTATCAGATTTCGGAAAATCCTTTGTCCAATCATTTCCACACGCTTTTGCACATCGATATAATGTATCAAATGCATTAGCTCCATTCCATTGAATTAATCCAATAGCCCAACAATTTGTAGAAGACCCATCGTGTAAAGTTATATTTGTATAATAACTAGTTGGTATAGTGTCTTTACCCCAAGCACTATAGTCTGTAATTCCAACTTCATTACGCATTATAATTGGCATTATTAAATCCATTAATTTCTCACTTGTTAAATTATTTATGTCACCACCATCATTACCATTATCATTGTTGTTATCTCCACTACCTGTATCAGAGCCTCCCTCAACTCCTAGAATTATATATTTGCTATTATCATTATCTATATGTCCACCATATATGGCATCTCCTACAGAAAGACCACTTACCAAAGTTGATGCCCACGGATATGCTCCAAAATCTTCTAATTCTGTTTTATTGCTTGAATTCATATATTCTTCGTATCTATTAGCATATTCATATTGGACTGATGGTATGTATATTTGAATTCTATCTAATCCTTCAGGGTCATCAGATGATGACGTATTTACTACAATTCCATAATATATATCACTACTATATGATGATTTATCTGCTATTATCATTATATATTCACCTCACAAATCTATTGCATTAATTTAAATCCTCCATTTGCCAATACTTTCTCTATTTCTGAAGGTTGCTTTGTTCTAACATATGAGTTTGAACTTGCCTGTTTAGAATTTTTATCGGGTAATACGGGTCCCACAAACCCTGCTGGTGCTGTTGATGTTGTATATACAGTTGCATTTCCTGTATCTTCTTTAGTATTATTTTGTTCCACTAAGTTTGCATCAGTACTTCTCAGTCTAAATAATTTTAGTATTGATGTATAGGTGCCTTGTGTACTAATACTATCTGTAGCACCTGTTATCATATATATGCCCGCCGTTCTACTTTCATTTTCTAATATTTTTGGATGAATTTCTATTTCAGCTGTTAATGGTGGGTCGGCAGGTATTCCGATTAATTGCAATTCTGCATTATACATTTCTCTTAAATCATCTTTTATAGATTTTACAACTTCATCATACTTTTGTTTATATGGACCATTTGTTTCTGTTTCTTGGTCTGCTAATTCCTTTAGTCTAGCTTGCCTTTTAAACAGTGATTTTCTTATTAAATATGTGTATAAGTCTACTTCAGGGTTCCATCCAAGTACTATACTTTTTACAACAGAACCAGATGAAGAGCGAACTCCCCAAGTAAATTTATAATTAATCTTTAAATCACTTTTTTCTGTGTATGTTTCTGTTTTGCCAACTTTAGAACTTTTAGGTACTGCGTGAGCTATGTGAATTGCAGAAGCCCCACTTTGGTCAGTTATACTTATAACCCATCTTGGCTGTAAATTTATACTTTTTTCATCTAGGTCATCATACAAACCACTATCTTTTTCTTCTTGTGTTAATGGATTTGCATCTAATAAAGTTTTACAATACACTATAGGAGACATTGTATCAGACTTAACTTCATCATAATCAATTTCTACAGATTTTTCTATTAGATTTGGGTCTATATCTATTATATATTTATAATCATTATCCTCTGGCACAATTGTTTCATCAGTTATAAATGATGGTTTTTTTGTACTATCTCCATAATATTTATATAATGTTTCACCGACAACTTGTAAAACCTTTTTCTGTTTAACAGCAGGATATGATGTTGTATAATCACAATCTGCTGCTATTGTTGATGTTCCTGTAAATGTGTAAGTAACAATACCACTATCAAATTTAACATTTGTACTAGCAGATGTTAGAAAAAATTCATATAATGGTGACACCAAATTACTATCAGATGTAGAATTATAACCATATTGAAGTTTACCTCTACAAGATGTGTTAGCACTATCAAAATCTTCAGACATTGCAGTTGCAATAAATTCTTCTAATTTTTCAATATCATCTGTTGTATCTTGACCATAGTTGAATGGGTCATATTGAATAACTAATGTAAAAGAATTAGCAACCCCAGCACCAGTCTTATCAATATTTAAACTTGCTATTAAATTTTGTTTAGGATTTGTTGATGCTGTATTAAACGTTATGGCATTTTTATCTTTTAATCCTATTTGAAAATATATCCACACACTATATATATATCCATCTTTATTAATCATATTTGTTACATTTGATAACATATTTTCGTAACGTTTCAGTAATGCTTTACTGTCTACAGTAGATGTTATATCTACTCTATTTCTACTTGTATAACTAGCCACTTAATACACCTCCCGATAAATATAGAGAATGCTTAGGTGGTATTCTTAATGTAGTTCCTACAGGTATATCAAATGGGTCAATAATTTCATTTGCTAATGCAATAACCCACCAAAATCTAGGCGTTCCATAAAAATTATACGCAATTATATCTAATCTACCTTCATCCACATTTGAAACAGTATAATATTCATCTTCATTGGAACTGCGTACTGTATACTTTTTCCAACTTTCGTGATGTATATTATTTGTATACTCATCTTTTATTGTTCTTAAATTTTTATATCTACAAGCATTTTCATAAATTATTTCGGGTAGATATTCAACACCATAAAAAACATCTCTACTACCAGTTAAATATACTGGCGATAAATCTAAGTTATATTCAGATGAAAATTGTGTTTTTTTAGCCATTTTTACCTCCTACTTATGTATCAGATACTTGTCCTCCGTGGAGTACCATTAGCTGACCCTGCAGCAACTGTTCTAGCATTACTTCTATTCATTGTATCTGACCTGTTCATAACATTACTATTCATATTAACATTGCTAGGATATTTTGTGTTATATGTATTTTGAGTACTTGCTGTACCAGTTTTATTATTTGTAATAATATCTTTAGCTGAAATTATACTATCTGGGTAGCATTCCATAGAAATACTAACACTGTTCCATCCATAAAATGTATTTATAATTGGTTTTTTCCATTCTGTTTGATAACTTGTTATATATCCTTTTAATATCATTTGTCCAAACACAAAATAAGTTGTTGGTGGTACTAAACCTTTTGATGTATACTGTGGATAACAAGCTATTTGAAACATTTTATTAGCATTTACATACCAAGTTCTTGTAGCAAATGGTCCAGCAGCTGTCTGTTTTTGATGTCCAGCTAATTGTGTATAATCTTTAATTGCAGGATATCCATCTGTATTATTTGTATAAGCTCGATTACCAGTAAATCCTAAAGCTTTAGCCTCATTTTCATCCAAAGAAAAACTACCTGTAAGCAAATCTCTATGTAAATCTAAACTAAAATTTACTGATTTTAAGCTTGTTCCCGCATATGCTGATAAAGGTGCTGACCTGCCTAAAACTTTTTGTGTAGCCCATTCAGCTGAAATACTTTCTGTAACTTGGTCTGGATATAATGGTAATTCTAATAAATATTGGTCATCACCCTTTTTATTGAAGTTACCATTATTACCAAATTTAACTAACATATAACATTCCCATTTTTTAAACCCAGTAAGACCATTATACCCTGCAGGAGCTGAGTATGTTGGGTCTATTATATTCCCTTCTGCATCTTTTTTTGTACGTAAATTTTCATAAACTGTACTATAATATCCGTGTACATTATTTCTATTGTATGTTTGCATATTTTACTTACTCACCTCCGAAATATTTCCAAGACCATTAACATCATATTCTAAAATTCTTTCTGTTTGCACATCCATCCAGCCCAATTGAAATGGAATAGTGTAATTTTTTAAATCTTTATATATTTCATTACCATATTTATCTATATATACAGCATAGCCTTTATCTATTATCTCACTTAATAAGGTATAGTCAAATTCTTCAACAAGACCATTACCATCTATGTCAGCTCTACTTCGTAATGTCGCAGAATATTTTTGAGACAATTTATTATTTAAAATATTCAAATCATTCGTTGTTAAAAAATTATCTCCATCTTGGTCTAAACGTTTTATTTCATCCTCTGTTAATGGATATAATATCGGGTCTAATAGATATTTATAAACTGTAGTATAATCTGCACTGTCATCTAGATAATTTCTAAGTAATGTTAAATCAGCTACTGTAAGTTTGTTATCATTATTTAAATCTCCTACTGTATAATTTAATTGTTTTACTTGATAATCTTTCATTATGTTTTTCATATTATCTGTATATATACCAACTTGAAATGTTGCTGTGTCATCATAATACATAGGATAAGCTTCTTTTAGTAACTTCTGTAAATATGATATATTTTCAGTATTACTATATTTATGTATTGCCATTCCAAATAAATAATTAAAAAACTTATCGTGTATTGCCCAATCATTTTTAGTAAATTCTAAAAATGGTATATTAACAGTATCATCATAATGTCCTTCTATTATTAGGAGATTACTTACATTTTTTGTTACCTCATAACTTACATTTGCTTTTACTGTATATGGAGTAACACCTAAATCAATAATCCCACCAATATTATTTATATAATTATATAAATATATTGCATCATCAATATTAATGTTCTGTATATGCCACTCGTTATCTCTCCTACAATTCATAACAGCCAGTTGTTTGTCTGTAGGTGTCCAGTTGGCTTTATTATATGGTAATTTATCTGCATTTGGTCCTGTAGCAGTATATTGAGCTAGTAACATATAATCTTCATTATCTATTTTACCATCAAAATTTATATCTCCTACATCTAAATAAATTGTTTTATCTTGCATACCTAACATATTATCATAATCTGATGGGCACTGTATGCATACCCATTTGGCATCTGTTGTTTTAGCTTCTCTATCAGCATCAATTGTGGTTGTATATTTAACATATTCTCCGAGGTTTTAATTCAACATCAACTACATCTGTAAGAAGTTCACCAACTATACTAGATTTATATAATTTAGATGTACATCCAATAACCAATCTAGTTGGTTCATCATTACTGCAATTATGAGATATAGTCAATTTTTGACCGAGGTTTACATCTAAACAAACCTATTTTATAATTATTGGATTTTACCGAATGTACAACATTATCAGCACCTTCACCATCAGCATCTTTAATTGCAAAATTATATAAAAATTCGCCTGTAAATTGATTTACAAATACCTTCATATCTTCATTAGGAAATATATTAGCTCTACCTTCACTTTGTAATGTTATGGATAATCTATGTTCATACATATAATTATCTAAAACATCTATATCTTCATAATTAATAAATCCATCTATATTTAAATCAGCTTTTTTCATAATATCATCTGAATATAATGCACCATTATTTACAATATCATTTAAAATAGCTCTATCTGTTTCATCTATTTTGCCATCACTATTTATATCCATATTGTGGTCTATCCAATTAGCCATATTTGAGACTTTCCAACCAACACTTGCACAGTATTCAGATATGTCATTGTATTTTTTATTTAAAAACTCTTCAGTCTCAGTTGTAATTGATTTACATATAAATAATATTCGGTCATCCTCTAAAGTCATATTAAATAATGTTTGTAGCTCAGGAAATTTTTCTATTACTCCTTTATATACATCAAATATTGTTTCAGTATTAGGTAAATCTAAATATTTAATTAATGCGTTTAAATCATTTTTATCAAATCTTCCAAGTATATTAGAAGATTGTTGATATTCGCTGTTTAAAAATCTTTTTAAATATCTAGTATAAAAGTTATTCATTCCAAATTTTATATTCATATATTTACACTTCTCTCCCACTGTTTAATATCTTACCTAATTTAAGGCACTTTTTGTACTAACCAAATGTGTCATACTATATTGTAACTTTTGTATTGCATTTGCTTGGTCTATTGATTTTGTAGATGTAGCTCCTATAGTACCAGATGAATTAATTGCTGTAATTACTTCATCAAGCTTTGCTACAAGTTCTACTGTTTGATTTTGTATAGTTGTATCTAATGTTATTACTGCTTGATTATTTGCTCTATATTCTGTTAATAAATTTCTTAATTCATTTGCTGTACTTGATGTTAATACAGCTTCTCCTTCGTGTAATATAGCTGGATAATCATCATATGGTACTTTTGATAAACCTTGTCTAAATCCTAATACTCCACTAAGTCCAAACTGTTTTCCATCTACAGTAAAACTCTCAAGTGTACCACTTTCTGTATTTATCTTTCCCCAACCAGCTTTTATTAAAACTGAAGCATATTTTTCAATAGTTTGTTTTGTTATACCAGCCTCACGTATCATTTTACCAATATCTTCTTTACTATTTATACTCTCATTAATACCAGCTTCTTGTAATCCCTTATTAAAACTGTCTAAATAACCGATTTTGAGCATAAATCATCGCTAGTGTCAATAGTCTACCTAACTGCTGACTATCATCCGTTTTATCATCACCTAAAGCACCAGATTGAATAGCCCATTGTAAAAAGTTTTTATTCTTATCAGCTTTACCTTGAAACATATTACTAAACATCATTGATATACCAGAACCAACATTTCCAAATTCTTTTTGAAACCATCCAGCATCATTCTGAGTGTGTACAGCAGATAATAGTGATTGAGCAGCCGAATTTCCTTCATACTTGGTGCCCTTCAATTCTTCTTCTGCAACTTTCTTACCGTGTTCACCAGAACTATCCCACATTTTATCTGCTACTGCTGAACCTATAGCTAAGGCTAAAGCAGATATAGCAACCGCAGATATAGCAACACCTCCACCAGTTGCTAATAAACCTCCACCGGCTGATTTAGCTCCTCCAATTGCTGCTTCACCACCTACAGCTCCTGCTGTACCTTTTATGGCTTTACCTATAGCACTTCCAGCAGTCTTAATTAAAAATTTACCTCCTAGGTATGCTGTAATTCCACCTACTACACCTTCAATAATGACTTTTCCTATATTCCACATTTTATCTCCAATAGATGCTTTTATATCACCTATCCAAGTGGTAGCATTTTCAAACCAAGTAGACCATTTTTGTGAGGTTGTATTAAAATCATCAGCATTTTTCACTTGGTTATCATATATCTTATCCAGCTCATCTTGGGTCTTATTAGATGTTCTCTCCAATGATTTTGTAACATCTCCATCTCTAGATGCATTAACCATTCTTAAATTTTGTGTACCCCAAGCACCTTGAATAGCTCCCATAGCCCAAGTATTTCCACTAGCAGAATTCTTAGCAAAAGTAGTAGTATTTCTTAATCCTTGTAAATAAGATGCAGGATTATCTATCCCACCATTTTGAACAGCACTTAATATTGTCATTTTATCAGAAACTGAACCACTTTGCATTCCCAATGTTGGGTTCATATATAATTCAAATGCTTTATTTACATAGCTCTGAACCTCACTCTCATCTAGATATCCAGAACTAACCATAGCTTGTGCTTGGTTTGCTATATTTTGATAAACATCGCTATATAATTCCTTGTTTGCTTGCATTGCAACTGGTCGCATTAATTCAATGAGGTCATTTGTATGTTTACTTAAATACTGACTTTCACCGAATTGGTCTCTTGTAGATATATTAATTGCTGCCACATTTTTTGAAATTCCGAGGCATCATCATTTCTAAACTTTCAAAAGCCTCGCTAGTAGTATCCATATAAGGTACAATATATTTAATGACTGTATCTTGATAACCTTTAGCTATAGCTTCTTCTAATCCAAAACCACTTTCAGAAGTTAGTTTAGCCGCCGCTTCTACAACAGAGGTATTACTAATATTATTATATAAATTATCTCGATTTAAGCTATCAACAACAGCATTATTTATTTGTTTATAACCTCTATAAGTATTACTACCAAGAGAAAAGTTACCTCTATTCCAGTTAAACCTGCCACCAGTAGAATTAGATGCAACTATTCTATTTAAGGTATTTTCTGTTGTTTCATAGTTAGCTTTAATACCAGTCTCAACAGCAGTTTTAAATATATTAACAGCTTCCTTAAATACTCTAGCAACGGCTTTCATACCATATGTACCATCTTTCATATCTTGTACATTTTGGGCATTTGTACCTATCGCTGAATACAATATTTCTCTTTTAGTATCAGCTATTTTATCTAATCTTTGCTGGGCTTTATTTTGATTTTCTATATCTTTTAGTATATCTCGTCTTTCCCATAACTTACGATTAATTTTATCTTGTAATTTAGCCTTTTCTTCAAGAGTTTTATATTCTCGTTTACTTAATTCTCTAGCATCACTTAAAAGCTCATTCATTCTCTGATATTTTTCGACATTAATGTCCCCACCGTGCTCTAACTGGTTATTAATATAATCAAGCATATCAGCTTGATTTTTAGTTTTCTTATTAAGCGTATCTTGATTAACTCCTGCTTCTTTTAACTCTTTTTGCATTTTGTCCATTAGTGATACAAACTTTTCCAACATTTTTAAATTATCATCACTAAAAAAATTACTTTTATTAGCCATATTACATCTCCACAATCTATATTTCTTAATAATATTTTACAAATGTAGAAATTTAGCAATATTAAGCAATCATTTACATATATTTAATATTAATAAAGATGTATAAAATTGGTTGACAAAAACCAAAAGTTGTGGTATAATATAATTAGAGGGAAATGTTTATTATATTAAAGGAGATGATTATTATGTTAATGAAACCAAGTTTATTTGATATAAAATACGATAAAATGAATGAAAATGAAAGATTATTCAATTATGAAAGAGATGTTTTATTATATGAACAGGCACAATCATTAGAACAGATTGCTAAGAGCGTTAACCCAACAAAATCTGAGTTAGATTATTCTGACCCAATAACAAAATTCCAATTAGGTGCTTTATCACCATTAGGCTATTTTGAAGCCGGTTCACCTGAATATTTCGAGTTTATGGAAATAGCTGATGAGGGCAAAAAATGTATAAAACATTACGCAAATCTAGATGTAATTAAAACATTATTTATATATTTGTTAGTTTGTGCTATTACATTCGGAATACCTCTAAATTTTACATCAGTGCCTGATATAGTGAAAGTAATAGGTATAGCATCCTTACCTATAGCTATTATAGGTATAATAATTACATCAGTATTAATGAATGAACAACATAATAAAGCTAATATAATTGACAAACAACTTACAAAATATAAATATGAACATAAATTAAAAGAAGAGTAACTAATACTCTTCTTTATTATTTCCCCATATTTTTCATAGCTTCTTTACGAGCTTCAATTTCATCTTTTTTCATAGCTATTAATTTTTTAATTATAAAAACTCTTTCATATTCATCCATATTTTCAGTATCTTGGTAAGTAATTCCATTAGATAGCTGACTAATTATTATTTGCTGTGTTAATATATTTTCAAAATCCTCTTTATTAAATTGTCGTATTTTTTCTTTATTCTCAGCATTAATATAGAGGTTACTTACTGGGATTAAATAATTCACTTGTTATAGGAAGTCCGTGTGTAACTTCTTGTTTACAATTTGGACATTCACATTGAATATTTTCATCAAATCCATATAGACCATCTAAATTATTTATTATATCTTTAACAGCTCTGGCATCTATAATATCCATATTATTTATATAATCTTCTAATACTTCACTCATCATAGTTTGACCATCAACTTTATCTATATATAACATAGATGATAATGTATATAATAGTTCTCCTCTATCAGCATTTGGAAATCTATCTAAATAATCTCTTATTTTATCTCCCATTATTATAATATCTCCAATAGATGGTAATTTAAAGTCTATTTTTGCTTTTGATATAGGTAATTCTACTTTTAAATCTTTTAATTTTTTTTCTTCCATATATTTAATTGGAACTTCACTAAGATTTAATTGATGTACAAACTGTGTCCCACAATTTGGGCATACAACTCTAACCTTATATGTATCATCAAGTAAACTTAGTGCTCTTAATCTAAATAATAGAAAATTTGCATCTTCTAGTTTTAAAACATTCGCATCAATATTTTCTAAAATACAAGCTTGTAATAAGTCTCTTCTTATTTTTTCTTCCCCTTCATTTCTAAGCCTCATTTTTTCTTCCTTAGTTGTCATACGCCTTAAAGTAATAGCAGCTGGTATATGATACTCAGGTGCATATACCAATCCTTTACTTGGTAATGTATAACTTTCTTGTGATTTAATGTTTTTAACATCTGGTAAGATTTCTTTGTTCTCATCCATAATTTTCTACCTCCATTATAAATAATATTTTTATCTACATTAATATTTTACATTTGTTTAAAATATTACAAATCCATCTGTATTCATTTCATCATATAAATCCAATATTTGCTGGTCAGACAACCTAGTTTTAGGGTTTGTTGATTTTACTTGTTGTAATATTCCTTGAGTACGTTTTATTTCTTTTTGTATATCTACATTAAGTTGCTCATCTATATCATTACTATTTTGTGGTAACATTCTTATAGAACCATCAACTGGATTTGTAGAAATTCCAAAAAACTGGTCTGCCAAGTTACTACTATTATTCAGTAATACATTATTATCAGTAATTGTAACACCATCTAAATAATCTAATTCATTTAAATCAACTGATACCGTAGCATTATATATAGCTCCACCTAAGCTATCACTAATATCTTTACCAACAGACTTAACTTTTGTACCATCTTCTAATACTTTAGTTACTTGTTTTGGGTGGTCTACTTTTCCTGTAGCTTCATTCTTTTCTAAGTTTGTTATTTCTCTTGTAAGTTCATATAAATTTAGTAATTTTATACGTTGCTCTACTAATGTATTTCTAAATATAGTATATCCAACACATTCTTTCGTTTTAGTACTAACTATATCCATAGATATTTCTTTAGCATCAAATCCATCTATTTTTAAACTTTGTAATAACATTAAAGATTGATATCCATCACAACTTACTCCCACAATATTCCAACCCAATTCAAATTTAAGATAATGTAAAAAATCCTTAACTTTTATCATACTTAATTCATCATTAGGTGGACATTGTAACCCAACACTAAATACGTGTCTAAATACTATTTCTTTTAATGTATTGCTTTCTCCTGTGTCATCAAACCTTTCTTGATTTTTATACCCTAAAACTGCAACAGCACTTATTCCTGTCATATCACCTGATTTTGATAAGTCGCAGTGTATATAAATTTTTTTGGTATATATTATTTCTGGTACTAGTTCTGGTATAAAAAAGTCTTTGATTTGGTATTGGTCTTTTAAACCTATTTTTAATATCTCTTTCTGAAATGGATTTGAACCCAAGCCGACACAAGGTTGTACCAGTTTATATGGTATATATTTATAACTTGATTGTACTGCAATACCACAGGTATCTATTAATGTTCTATTCATATCCATCTCAAACCTATGTAACATTTCTAGGGGTATGTCTATTATTTGATAACCTTGTTTCTCATATTCCATTAAGTCTTCATCAGTATATTTTGTACCTATAATAAAACTTTCTAATAATTCATTACCAACAGCAAATTTAAACCATTGACCACTAAATTTACTAGCAGGTAATACTTCCCATTGTTTATATCTTGATACGTGCATTCCGAGGTTGTCCTTCATTATCCCTAATAAAACTTTCAAGAACAGCATTAGTTGATTTAGCTGATGACACTAAATACATTCTACCCTGTATACGACCACCACGCATAAAACGAGATGATAAACGTAAATATAACTGATTATAAATTGCCATCATACCTGTTTGTAGATATTCTACATTATCATTTTCTCCAAAAGACATCTCATCCATTGCTGCATACATAACAGCTATAGATAATGCGTGTTCTTCTGTAGAACCTATACCTAGTTTAATATCTTTATTTGGTTGGTATACCAAGTTAGTTCTACCTGTTACAGTGCCTCTTTCCATAAACCAAGGTGACATTTGTAATGCTTTTTGTACTTTACCCCACATAGTCTTTTCAGCCATTTTTAATGTAACATTAAAAAATAAAAACCATATTGTTTCATTAGCACTTAAATAAAATCTATTTGGATTTTTAAGACACATAAGTTTATACAATTCATAACATAATGAGTATGTCGCAACAGTTGATTTTCCGAGTTCCAGTACTTCCAGTTATAGCCCATTGGTCTACAAAGTTTATAGGATTGTGCACATATTTTAATTCTTTTTTCCAAGTATCATATATATCTTTGCCATAATTAGTATACTTTCCAAGATACTGTTCTTCACACAAAAAAGTTTCCAAGTCAACGGGTATCTCTTCATAATCTTCATAGTAAAGATTTGTTAATTCTTCAGATTTACCATTTTCGGAAACATCAAGAAGTATCTGTCTAACGACAGCTTTTTCATCATCACTTAATCTTTCTAGTAATTGTATATTATCATTGTTATTAGCAATATCCAATTCTATCTACCTCCGTAAAATATCTTTCTACTCAATAATATTTTACATAAATTAAAAAGAGAGGTTATATCCTCTCTTTTATTATCCTTCAAAAGTATAATTTTGTTTTTCCTTAATATTAACTGATTGTGTACCAAGATAATTTTTATTACCATATTTTGTATATGCATCTCCATCTTGATTTGCAAGTTGCTCAGCTGGTACATTCCATTTTGAATATTCAGGTGTTCCATATGGAACTGGCTTATCATAAAGAATAGTTGTACTAAATTGTCTTAAATCAGGATTTTGTCTACTGAATTGTCCTTGATTGTATTCATTAATCCAACATCCTAATAACCACCAAGAGATTTCTCTTGTTCCATTAGGAGCCCATTTATATAATAGACCATCTTGTGCATAGTATTCTTTAAAACCAATTTTATCATTCAATATGTTATGAGCCATAGCATACCAAGCTAAAAGTATAAATTCTGTTTTTTGTCCTATATAGTCTGTAAAGCTTATTGGTGAATTACCTATATTTGGTACTCCTGCATAATTAACTATACCATTACCTGTTCTAATTGATAATGTATCTACAGTCATTTGAGGTCCTGTATAATCTCTTAGTGATAAAGCTAAAGCTTCTGTTGCTTCATCAGCATATGCTACAAAATTACCTTTCATATCATATAAGTCTCTTGTAAATTTAACTTTAAATATAAAGTCTGATGTTCTTCCGTGGTTCGAAATCTGCCTTATTACTTAATATATATGATGTACCTAAGTAGTTTTTAACAATTTCATTATTAATATCTAAATTTTCAGATATTGTTCCTCTTTCTAATGCCATAATTAAGCTTCACCCCCTGTTTCCATTGTTACATTTCCATATGCAACATTTAAGTAAATTTCTATAGCTTTGATTGTTGGAGTTACCCAAACATTTAACTTTATTTTTAATGTTCTTGGGTCATCATTTGTACTAATATTTACTATTGCATAGTCTGTGACAGCTCCATCTGTTATCATAGTATTTAACATTTTAGATGTTTTCATAGAGAATGTTTCAAATGCTGTACTTGAATTATATTGATATTGTAATTCTGTGGCAAGATTATATACAAATCTTCTTATTTCAATTATAGCTAAATCTGCACTACTTTCATTAAACGCATTTATTTCACCTTCATCAATTGTTAATAATGTACTATTTCCAGCTATTACATAATTACCACTTTGTAACCTCATTATAGGATTAATATTTGTATTTCCATCTTTTTGCCAAGCTTCTGCAATATCTGCACCAATATCAAATTCAGGTTTAATTACTCCAACAACTCTTCCTGTTGCTAATCCTGCTTTTGGTGTATATGTCTTTCCACCAGTACTTACACTTCCACCAATTAATGATAAGAATGCAAATGAAGGTGGTGTCCACATATATGTTGAACCAACTTGCATATATAACCAAGGAGCACATATACTAGCACTTGTTATAATACTGTTACTTGCTAATTGTTTATATTGATATTTACCAGCATATTCTTGTTGTTTAGCTAATTTAGTTCCTAATGGTAAATCTATTAAAGCTCTACAGTCTTGTCTAGCCTCTGCCAAATTTTCCATTGCATCTCCTATTTTTGTCGATGTAGGTAAATTATCTGTATATCCACCAGATGTTATAAATTTAGGTGAATATAAAATTTTATCCATTATTAATGGTTTAACCCCATTTGCTTCTGGATACATTAATTTAGGTATTTCTGCTGGAACTAAGGCTTCATTAAAGTCAGTTCCTCCAGTTAAAGGCACATATTTATCTTGCATCTTAACAGTAGTTTCAACTTCTGTACCAGATATAGTATCAGATACAGCTGTGCTTGTGTTTGTACTTGTACTTGTACCTGTGTTTGTACTTGTACCTGTGTTTGTACTTGTACCTGTATCTGTACTTGTACTTGTGTTTGTACTTGTACTTGTGTTTGTACTTGTGTTTGTACTTGTGTCAATAGTTATTTTTCCAGTTAGTGGTATTTCAAATGCATTAACGGCTTCCTCAGCATATTTACCAGTTTTCTCATCGATATCAACAGGTGCATTCATATTTATAGTCTCTAATTCAATAGAATTAATTGCTTCTATTACAGCTAATTTTTTATCATAGGCACTTTCCTCACCATTAAATGTTATTAAATCAGCCCTTTCTAATATAGTTGCACCATATTTAACTGTTATGATTATTGTATTATTTTTTTCTTGAATACTGATACTCATACCATTACCGTATGTACCACCCCATTTTTCTGTTATTACACAATCTATAATAGATGCAGCAGTTTCAGATGGTTTATGTGTTATTGCACAAGTAGCACAATTTGCTCTTTTAGCAGTAGATGATATATCTGGTATATTATGTGACCAAGATACACTTGCTTGATTTTCACAAGCTATTCTTTGGAATAATACTGGCAATCCAGCACTAAGAATTCCACCAACATATTCATATGTAATAGAACCTTCGGGACTATGTGAACCGAATTGTTGCTTGAATTCTTCTAAAGAACGTAAAGGTATAGGTCTTGACCAATCACCTTTGATAGTTGTTCCGAGGTATATATACCCAGTTGTCTTCAAATGTTGGTGAGTTAACTAACCCTCTTGATAGGTTATTTGTTGTAATATTGATAAATGCCATTTTTAACTATCTCCTTTCTTATATATTTATTTTTTTAATAAATATCTACACTCCATAATATTTTTATTATTAAATGTCATCATTGTAATTTTTTTATTATCATTTTTACTTTCTTTAATAAGTCCTTTGGCTTCTTTTAATGTATATTTATTAAAAGATTTTCCACTTTGCACTTTTGCCATTTCTAAGCAAATATCTTTAGTCTTATTACCTAGATTTTTAATTACAGCTTCTATTTTAAGGTCGCCTGATTTATTTTGTGATATTTTAGATACATTAACTTCTTTAATTGTTTTATAATTTTCTTTAAAGAATTTAGTTAATGCTTCTGTAAATGATTTTGAACTAACCTTACCATTTTTAACTGTAGTTTTTTGTGCATTTGGTACTATTTCTTCTTTTTTTGGAACACCTTCTTCTATTCCAAGGTCATCATTTATATTTTCAGTCTTTTTAGCTCTTCTTGCCTCAAGTTTAGCTCTTCTTTGTGCCCTAGATTTAATTTTAAAAGCTTCTAATTTTTTATCACACTCTTTACAATCTTTTCCTTCTTCTACATCAACTTTTTTAGGGTCAACACCCTTTTGTTTAAAATACTCTGCTTGATGTCTTGATGTTGTACTTGAGAACTTACCTTTAGAATATGGTTTTCCATTTCTCATACCACCAACGTGTGTACCATATGAATATAATTCTTCATCCCCATTATCTTTCTGTCTTACTCTCGCTTTACCATAAAAAGATTTAGCACTTGCATATCTTGGCTCTAAAGCATAATCTGTATCTTCTACAACTCTATCACACTCATCTTTTGGACCATATTTTACACCATAAGCATCAGCATCTGCTTTTGAATAGGTAGCTGTAGTACTTTTTTGATTGATTTTTCTTGAATTTGGTATTTTATCACTTTCAGGTCCTACAATAGCTTCAAAATCTGTTTTATCTTTTTCTAATCTATTTTTCCAATCTATTTTATCTTTATTTGGGGTATATTTAGTTTGAAAAGTTCTACCATTTCTTGGGTTTGTTACACTTTTTTTATCTGTCTCATATCCAGCTTTTCTTATTTTTTCTCTATTAGCTTTAAGCTGTGGATTAGCTATTGCATTATTGATTTCAGCATTATTTTTATTTACTTTTTCTATTTTTTTACTTTCATTCAAATTTCCAGCAATAAGTTCATCTATATAATATATAATAGTTTCTTGTAAAGTATTCCATAATTCATCATCATCCAAAATACTATCAATAACTAGTTCTAGGTTTTTATCATCTTTAATTGCATCTGTATATTTAGTACCATTATTTAAATTATCTACATTTTGAGCAACTTCCCTAGCTAAATCTACGTAATACCCATATACTCCATTATATGTTGTTAAATCTTCTGTAATTTTCTTACACTCATCTACTTCATCATCAATGATTTCTTCACCATCAATGTTTTCATTACCATCTTCTGGTACAGAGATTTCTTCTTCATCATCAGTTTCATCTGATGTTTCATCTTTAACTTCGACTTCTTCGTGGTCATCTGTTGTTACTTCAATTTCTTTACCATCATCAGATACTTCTATTTCTACACTTTCTGTTTTTACTGACTTTTTAATTATAGCACCTAATGCATATCCCGGATAATCATTATCTATATGTCCGTCCCAATATTCTATTGAACAAGTACCATCTTCATAATTTATATTAAATATTCTAGCAGGTCCACCTTCCATTTGAATAATATCATTTTCAGAATAATCATCTAAATTAGTTTCACTCATAGATTTTCCATCTTTAAATTCATCTCTCCAGTTTCCCTCTTTACCTTCTACTTTTTTGCTTTCATCTTTTTCTTCATCATCTACCGTATCCATTGGTACATCATCATTAACTATATCATCTATAGTTGGTTCTGTTTCTTCTGGTAGCTCTGTATCAACTGGCTCATCTAAAATTTCTTCAGGCATTATAGTATCATCTGTAGGTACTTCAACTGTTTCAGGTGTTTCAATAGGTAAATCTGCTGGTGCTTCAATACTTTCCTCAGGTTGTTTTTCAGGTTCTGTAATCATTATTGTAGCATCCTCTGTTTCAACTACAGTAGTACCATTATCTACAGATACAGCTGTTGTCTCGTCTACATTGACATCTATACTTTCAGCTTTTTTAGCTTTAGCTCTTCTGTTAGATTTTTTATTTTCTTTTAATTCTAGCTTACCTTGTAGGGCTAACATTGTAGCTTCTACTAATTTATCTGTTCTATCAAACATTTAAATTATCTCCTTTCTTATAAATTAATTTAATACTGTAAATATATCTTTATTGTTATCTAAAAACTCTCTAACTTGTTGTATTTCTGCATTACCTTCAGCTAGTAATGTTTGTCCATCAAGTTGATATTTTGCTGAATTAGATGTATATTTACTTCTAATTCTTCCTAATACAACTTTAGTCATACCCAATGCTAATTTTCTGAGTTGTGTTTCCCAATGTTGTTCTCTAATATCTTCAACTGAATAATATTCAGGTTTAAAATTAATAGTAACATAACTAGGAATATTTGGATTAGCATACACATATAATTTTCTATTTGGTTTATCCCAATAGAATTCCATATCTGTTGCCAATATATTTAAATTACGTTTAATTTGAAGTGCTTGTACATAGTTATCTAAATTATACATACCAGTTACATTCATTAGGTCTAACGCAGGCATCTGGAATGGTATTCCGGTTAATAAACTATCTTGACCTCTTAATACACTTTCCACACTATCTATATTATATTTAGATAAATCTATACATTGTGCATAGGGTACCGTTACAGTATATGTATCTGTCATATAATGTACAATCTCTTCAAAAGCTTGTTCAACAAGTAATTTTATATCTTCTGGTCTAAGCTCTAACTCTAAAACTTGTGCACCTAATTGACTTTCTATATACTTAACGATTTTTTTCATTTTTTTACCCATACGTGGGTAATTACGTGGTTTAACTAAATCCTTATCATTAAATTGAGCTTCAAGTTCATCTTTATGCATATAGTCAGCCATTAATTAACACCTCCGATTTAAATTAATTTGTATTTTCTTGATATTCACTATTAGTAATAATATTATTTTCAAATTTAGCTTTATATGTTCCATCACTAGCAGAAAATTCAACAACTACCCTAGCATCATTAATATATGCTCTAGCCTCCATACGTCTTTCTTCAGCAAATTCAATTAAATGATAATATACTCGATATGTATCTTCAGGTATTTCCTCATTTCCTATATCAAATCCTATAGTTCTTTCTTCTCCAGAACCTCTTCCTTCATCTTCAACTGTCACATAAGGTACATTAAAATGTTTTAATGTTGCTTCAATATAATCTTTTGATGTCATATTAACAATAGTTCCACTAGCATCTTCTAACCCTTCTTGTATTTTAGTATAATATGCCATCTCCTCTGAAGAATTTATTGCTAAAATAATACTATCTGCTGGAGCTAACTTAATAGGAAAGTTAACTTTAAATAATCTAATTGTTTGTATTTTATCTGTTTTATTTTCTAATGTAAATGTTCTATCTATTAATTCTTTATTCATAATAATTTTACCTCCATAAATATATTGTGGGTAATACTAAATATTAGTATCTGAGAGGTAGATTATCAGACTTAATAAATCAATACTACCCACAAAAATTCACATTAAAGTTATATTTTAATCACTTTAAATTAATCAGCTACTTCTACTGATAAATGTTTATCTTCATCATTTAAAGCTAAATAGTAAGCAGCTTCTTCACTTGATTGAGCTACTAATGTAACTGTATCTTCTGGTTGTAATACTTCTGTGAAATTAACTCTGAAATATCTGAAAGAAGTAGCTTCTTCAGTACTTGTATTTGCTAGAGTTAATGTCATAGGTATTCTAGATAAATCTTTCTCCATAAGTACATTCCTCCTTTAAATAAATATTATTTATATTGGTTTTGAACCCAATATTTGGACCCTCCTATATCTGAATAGATGATATTAATCATCAGCAGAGTTCAAGAGGCTATGTATTAAAATATCTTCTACCTCAAAGAGTTAAATTACTCTTGATAATATTTTACATTAAAAAACTATCTAAACCTTCAAATTTTGGTTTAGCTACTTCTTTTTTAGGTTCTTTAACTTTTTCAACCTTTTCTTCAATTACAGGTTCTTCAACCTTTTCTTCAACTGTTTCTTCAATATTTTCTGCTTCTACAGCTGGCTCTATAACTTGTTCAACAACAGGTGTATCAACTGTTTCAACATCCTCATTTTTTATATCTTCTACTTCTTCAATTTTTCTTTTTCTTCCCATTACAGTAGACCTCCTTAAAAAATATTATTTTACTCATTAATATTTTACTAAACATTACTTTAAAAATTTACAAAAATAAAAGAGTATCATAATTTGATACTCTTAATTTACATATTTAATCCCATAAATTATAAAAATATTTATCTAATAATTGCATAGCTTCTTCTTTCATTTTATTCTTGTATAACCATATACGTTCTTCTTCTTTATAATATTTATTTTTTAAATCCTCATCAACCTCATTAGATATTAATTGATAACCCTCATCAACTTTTTTAGTATGATGTGTAAACCAATTCTTAGCTGATTTACTTTCATCATAATTTCCCCACAACTGACCAAAATATTCGTCTGCATAAATATTTTCAACTTCTAAAAATTTATCAGCTTGTTGTAAACAATATGCTATACGAGTTAAAATTATATACCATTTTGTAAATATATCGTGTGGGTCACAGTCATATCCTAATTTTTCTTGTTTAGCTTTATATTTTTTATATTCAGCTCTTTTCCAATCTTTTGGTAAATTATCATATTCAGGAAATTCTTCATCAGGTGCACCATTTTTCATATCTCTTAAAGCTAATATCATCATAGGAAATGTAGTACATAACCAACTATCTAAACTCCAACAATCCTCGTCAGCAAATCCTCTTTTATATCTTTGTTTTGCCATACGTTTTTTAAATCTGTAATCTTTAAATTTATTAATTAATACTCTAAACATTTATTTTACCCCTTTCTGATTATCGTTAAAATCTATAACAGCTTTTAATAGTTGCATATCATATTGATTAGCTATTGCCGGTACATCTTTATTTAAACAGTGACTATCCCAGTATGGTGTTTTTTCAAATACAAATGTATGTGATGGATTAACCCTTGGGTCTAGTATAAATAATTCCCTCAGCTCACTATAATTTAAATTTAAATCTTTACACACATTATAGAATGATTGACAGAAGCTTACTTTTGTTGCTAAAAATGAATTTTCCATAAATTTAGCTAACTCTGCTAATTCAGGTTTAACTATTCTAAATGTATGTCTCCCATCGTAACAAGGTAATAATATTTGTATCACTTTATTGCATACTACATCATTACCCCCAAGTATTGTAAAGTCAAATTTATAATTATTACAATGTTTTGTGTTACCATAATACTCAGGACTAAATACTATATGCTTTCCAGTTTGATATGATAACTCTCTAACTGTACCTACTGGGCAAGTAGATTTTATACAGTATATTTTGCAATCATATTCATTTATTGCATTTTTAACCTCTGTAATATCTAATTTACCATCAATTAAAGGTGTATCTACACATATAAAACCTAAATCATAAGTTATATGTTGCATAGTAGTTACACCTTCCTTATATTTATCCACTATATCTGGTTGTAAATCACTTAGTTCAGATGCTAAATTTCTACCAACTATTCCATATCCTATTATTAATACATTATTCTTCATTTAACTACCTCCTATGTATTATAACCGTATTAATAATATTTTACCTTAACTTAACACTGTCTAATAATTGCATCTGTATAATGTTCTAATAATTCAGTCATATTTTTACGACCAACCGGATTTGATGTATGTATTCTATACTCAGGACAATATATATGTTTAGCCACTATATATTTACATAAATCATATCCAGTGGGACCATCACCTAAATCGTGGTCCAAACATATTACATCAAATCTAAATCTATGTAAATGTGATACTGCTTCATCGTAATCTCTAGCTATTATTATTTCATATTCACCGATATAACTGTTTGGCACACCTCTTAAATCATCTACCCAAAGTAAATATTTTTTAGGTTTATGTTTTTCTCTATATTTTTCATACCATTGTACTGCATAGTAATTATCGTAACTAGTCATTATTACCTCCCACATTTATTTATTCTTGCTAAATCTGCTCGTGTAATTAGCTTTAAATTATCTATAGATACATTAGCAGGGTTACCATCAATAGCATATACTACCATACCTTTTGGTATATCTTGTTGGTGATAATATTCCCAAATATATCTTCTATACAAATTATTTGGTTTTCTGTTACCGTGCCAATCTATATTTATAAAATATTCATATTCAACTTTACCCTTAGCCTTACCTTTTGTATGTGTATGTTTTCTTAATGTTACGGTACCTTTTTGGTTTGTGTTGTGAGGTAAATATCTACCCTCAATTTCAGATAATGGTGATTTACAATCTTGGTATTGAATATGTGTCTTACTACAATTTTTTCTACCCTCTTCAGAAATCCACTCACTCTGAGGTATACCTTTATTATATGGAACATTACCTTTTTTAAAAGAAGTTTTTAAAAAATTATCTGATACTGTTTGTCTTTTAAGTTCATTCCAACATTCTTTACTACAAGTTAATCTCTCTGGGTATTCCTTATTAGGTGTAAATTGTTTTCCACAAATTATACACTTATTCATTACATACCTCCTATTCTTTTATATCTTTATCTTTACGACTACCGAATTTCCATTCAACATTAACATATCCATCATCTACTTTAGCATCTAAACCTGTTATATTAAATTGAATTGCTTCTGATGATTTTAAAAAGTCACTTATCTGCTTATATACTTTAGCTTGTTTTTTCATTAGGTTTAAATCTTGTATTTGTAAATCACTTGCAACTTCTCCTATTTCATTACCATAAGCTATACACTCATCTTTAGTTGCAAATATATAATCTTCATATACATCACATCTTTTAAATGGTCCATCTGATATATGATATTCAATAGCATATGTTTTTATACGTCTATTACTATAATATTTAACTGAACCACAGATAATCTCTAATTTTTCTAAATCTTTATTAAATTTTAAAAACCATACTATATCTTTTGGTTTAAATTTCATTTTATTTTTACAATCTTCACATAACCAATGATTTATCCAACCACTATAACTTATAAAATTAGAGCTTTCTTTTCCACAGATTATACAAGACATATTTTTATAATTAGATAGTTTTCCCATCTTTATTGGGTTTTCCATTTTAATTTCCTCCTACTTTATATCTTAAAATAGTTTTTGGCGTGGAAGGTGAGATTTGAACTCACGCTTCGATTACTCGAACTAACAGTTTAGTAGACTGCCCCCTTAAACCAACTTGGGTACTCCCACATATAATAAAAGTGCCCTTAAAAACACCAAACTTTAGGACACAGTAGAGTGGTCATTGCCTTCACACAACATCTTCTCGTTTCCAGTCACAGTTGTGCATATCTACAAAGTTTTTGATAGGTTGCTCTGGAAATTTAAACAACCTAATTTATTTTAGATGAATTCAGGTAAGAATGTTTTAATCACAGGTCGCCTTACTCTCACGCCTGTAATAGTGGTATTTGAGATTTGAACTCCACCTCTGGTACTCAGTATTCCCAGTATTCTACCAAATTAAACTAACCACCACATATAAGTATCAGGGTAGGAATTACACCTACATCAAGCATATTTAACCTAGGACATCTAAATATGCCAACATACACCATTGTACATATAGTTTAAGTATGTTTAGAGCTTAAATGGCTCCTCGTTTTTATAGTTATATTTCAACTTTTAAACTACCCTCTATTTTAAATTATAGCATAATATTTAAAATATGTAAATAATTAACCAAATAATTTTTCAAATAAATTTTTAAATGGTCTAAATATAAATTCTAATATTGTGTATAAACAATATATAATACTTAGAACAAAGTATACAATTAATACAAATGGAAACTCTATAATCAATAATACTGATATTATACTATAATCAATAATACTGATATTATACTATAATAACCAATATTTTTTAGCATATCCAATTCCTCCACATATTATAATAAATAATGCCCATAATATAACCATTCATCAATTGCCTGTTTATAATTACTTTTACCATTTAATATATCTGATGATATTTTCTTTAAATCATAGCCACAGCCACCCTCAATACAAATAGCTGATAAAAACATAGCAATAATTTCTAATTTTTCTTCATTACTCATTATTTTATACCTCTTTGTTTTTTAAGTTGTTTTACTTCTTTTCTATATTTTTTTGAATATTTACTAAGTATAGCTCCAACAATTTCACTATTTATTTGTTCTATACCCAAAGGATTTACTACATACCAATCTTCTCCAAGTAAATAATCTTTCAAGAATTGTACTGCTAATTGTGCATCTAATGGTGGTGGAAACATATTATCTCCTTGCCAATTTTCATCTAACCAATCATTAAATGTCATCTTCTCCATCCTCTCTTTCTCTATTCCAATAATCTTCCCAGTCCTCTTCGTGATATAAACATTCTTGTTCAAATTCTTCTTGTTCTTCTTGACAATCTTCACAAAATCCGTTTATATTACTTTCGTATTCATCTAATGATATAAGTTGACCACATCTATTACAAAATGCTTCATTATTCTCTAATTCATCCATACCTAACACCACCTATATAAATAAATTGAGAGTTTTTATAATTTTTATTGCTCGGAGGGGAAACTCAATAAAAACCTACCTCTTATCTGGGAGCGACCCAGCCACTGGTAGTGGGTATAAGACTTGAACTTATCACCTACTGCGTATCAGACAGTTGCTCTACCTGATGAGCTAACCCACTATATATTGGTGAAGATGGGCAGGTTCGAACTGCCGACCCCTTGATTAAAAGTCAAGTGCTCTAGCCAACTGAGCTACATCTCCATATAAAATTATATGCGTGGTTAAAGGTTTTGAGTGATACCACGCATATACTGTCAGGAATGACTATTCTTGACAAATGGGATTATTATCGTGTCGTGATGACACTGGTGGCTTGAGATAGACTTGCACTACCGACACGGAGATTTTCAGTCTCCTGCTCTACTATCTGAGCTATCAAGCCATATCGTGGTGGTACGGTCGTTGCGTATAAAATTATATTTTTAATATAACTTATATCTACATACCACCACATTGATATAAGTTATATTTGGCTGCTAGGGTGTGCCTCGAACACACAAACTCTAGTGTCAAAGACTAGTGGCTTTACCTCTTTGCCTACCTAGCAATATGTAATATAATTAACAATATAACTAATAGTAGATTTTGATACACCAAATTTTCTCGCTAATGCTCTACAACCATATAATTTATCTTTAGGAATATAATTAGTTCTAATATAATTTATATCAGTTTCAGACAATTTGGAATTACAATTATTATAACCCTTATCATTTGGTTTTAAGTTGGTTTTTATAGAATGTTGTATATTATCAAAAGCTGTCACCCATTCAAGATTTTCAACATTATTATTTAATTTATTTCCGTCAATATGATTTACTTGTGGTAAATTTTTTAAATTTGGAATAAAAGCATTTGCTACAAGCCTATGAACAGAAAAACTCTTTTTAATATTATTTTTACTTAATGTAACAGTACTATATCCACGATTTCCCACACGTATTTTTAAATTTTTTGGGTATATACGAGTACCTTTTCGAGGTAGAGATTTAACATTACCAAGATTACTCACTTGATATAACCCTTCGTATTGTGTAATATCTTTCCAAATCTCCATTTTATCTCCTTAATTAGTTCCTATTAATTTACGTATAAATTTCCACTCTTTATATTCAGCCTCTGTCATTTCTCTACCATATACAATACCACTAGTTATTCTATAATGAGTATGACATTTATTACATTCTATACATTCACCATTTTTATTATATTGTAACCAGTCAAATTCTTGTTTAAAATCACAGGCAGGACATTGACATAACATTTTATCTGTATCCATTTAAATTACCTCCATCACAAAATTCTATATAATTTTACCTATATTTATCACAAAATTCTAAATACTTTTACCCTATTTTTTCACATTTTTCTAAAAATATGGGGTGGACGGTGAGTTACGCTCTCACTCTTGCAGTGCCACAAACTGCCGTGCTACTATTATCACTACGCCCACACTAAAACTTGTATAGCTTTAGTCTAGGTGTAGTTACCTAGATTTTTCCATATTATATTTTATTTTATAAGATTTTATGTCTTTACCTTTTAGATTTATTAATTTATCCAAATCATCCCTTAATGCTCTAGCATCCTCGATTGTCATATGTTTATGTGAAAAATTAGTATCCATCATACCTCTTACATTAAAATATATTATATTATCATCAGTACATCTACCCATTTCCCAGCTACTTCTAAAATCTAACATTTGTACTCTCCTCAAACTTTTCATCTATTATTTGTTGATAATCAGCTAAATCATCTAATACTTCCTTTATATCATCTGGATTTGTTGCTAAATCTTTTTTATCTACATAATAACGAATTCCTTTATATTCAACTTCACACCAAGTACCATATAAATTATTATATTCTGGATTTATTATCTCCACTATATCTCCTTTTGGTATATTTGGATAACCTTGTGCTAATTGTGTTTTCCAATCTTGGTCACATAATGATTTTAGTGCTACTGCTTGCATTACTTACCTCCATATATATGATGTCTAACGCTACCCTACACCTATTACAGTGCAGGGTCACTAACGAGGGTTAGTCCCCGATGGTCTATTTAGTGAGCTTCTTGTGTTTTCCCCATCATTCCAACAAAGTCACGGTGCTCAATCTCGCCTTATGAAATATCCCACTTTCACATAAGAGAGGTCTCAAACGGTGGTACCTCATACTGGTCGGAGGGGATTATATCTGTGTCAAATATTACTCTATTGTTCGATATAATACTTTCAGGTTAGCTACACCTTATGTTATTATATTATAACAGAACCTCCGTGGCAGGAGTGGAAAGAATTGAACTCTCATCAACGAGTTTGGAGCTCGGTATGCTACCATTACACCACACTCCTATATCTATAAAATATATACGGAAAAATCTAAATGTGCTGTGAAAATATTGAGTTATTGTCCGCCTCAATATTAGCATAAAGACTTAACCGTTCTACTCCAAATACGGCAATTTTAAAAATACCGACACAAACGACTTCCGATTTCTACATACGCTAATCGTCTTTAAATCATATATCATAACTAATTGTTTCTAATCACAGCTTTAGCATCAGTTAGTCTGTATTTATATGATTTTGGTGGGTAGTCTTGGATTTGAACCAAGGAACCCGTTAGAGACTGGTTTTACAGACCAGCGGTTTTAACCACTCACCCAACTACCCATATTACTAAATACTTTGATAAATATCAGTTTTATATTTATCTTCATTTTTAGGATAACTATTTAAATCAGCAATTTCCACATCAATTAAATCAATTAGCCCTCTATATATTCCAATATTTCTATGTGTAATCATAGATAAACTACTATGTTCTATTGTAGTTATTTTATTTGTGTTGTCTAAATACATTACACATAATCTACCATTGAATTCGTTTAATATTTCACCATTACCTAAATCAATTTCAGGGTCGTGTTCTATAAATTCAATTCTATCATCATATATATAAGCTCTAAGCTCATTATCTATATGAAAAGCATTTCTTATTAATTTCATTAATGTGTTTAGTTGCATATCATATTACCTCTAATATTAAATATATACTTTCCACTCTTCTTTTTTACGATAGGCTTTTAGTACTATGTAATTCCATATAGTTCTAAAACATCAAAATTAACATAAGTTTTTTATTGTAGGATTTTATTAAAATCCAGTAGGTCGACTAAAAACAACCTTTACACTTGCTTCTGTGTTTACACCTTTATCTGCTTAGTGTTAATCCTGATAGGTGGGTTTGATTGGTTTTCCTTCCAATGGCGACTTGGAACGGGCTCGAACCGTCGACCTCCGCCGTGACAGGGCGGCATTCTAACCAACTGAACTACCAAGCCATCTAATAATATTTTAGTGAGGTATATCGGTTATACCTCAACTTTTTCTTCAGGTGTTAAAATAAATTGTTGAGCTTTAAATTCTTTATCTTTACCTTTAATATATGGATTAATAAATATAACTTTACCATCCTTGTAATGTCTGTAATGTCCGTGTACTTGAAATGCGTGTGAATAAGTCCAACCCTTTTTTCTTTTTTGTAAATGTTCAACTTTAACTGTTCTAGTTTTTCCAATATCATATATAGGTGTACTTATAAATTTTGTATCAGATACTTGAACAACACCCTTTTGTCTACCTACTATTTGTGGTACTCTTTTTTCATAAATATATTTAGTAGATTTTTTAGTTGTTGCTATGTACCATAAACAAGATATTAATATACCTAAATTAATATAATTTACACGCCCTACATAATCATCTATACCAAAAGATGTAGTAATTGTATTAAAATCTATAGGTTTTTCATAATCACTATTCTCTCCTACTGCAAATTCCATATTAGATATAATCCTACCATCTTTACCATAGGTCTCAACAAACATTGAATTATCAGATGTAAATTTAAAATATAACGTGAAACTTTCTACATTTTTAAAAAAATCATTTATTATATTTTCAATGTATCTATATGTAGTATGATATTCTATTGCTAATGCTTTAATTTCAGCACTGCTATAATGATGTCTATCATACTCACCTGTATCTATTATCATATAGCCTTCATCAAACGAATGTGGTATAGATTTTTCAAATCTAATGTCTGAATTCCACCAATCTATAAACATTTGTGTTTTATTTTCGGGTACTATTATTTGTGGTAAATGTTTATCTATTTTTAAAATTTTTAATTTATCTTTTGATTTATTTAGACCATTTGTTAATACATTTGCTGTATCTAAAAATGTTCTAACATCATTATTGTTATTTAAGATATTTTCCATAAATAACCTCCTTAGTTAATTTGGCGTAGGATAGAGGTGTCGAACCCCCACCGGTTTCCCGATGTATCTGTTTTCAAGACAGAGTGCAAGTAGCCGCTTGCATATCCTACATATAAATAGAGTTTTTAACTCTATATATTTAATAAGTCGTTACCATCAAATTTTTTACCATTTTCATCATAAGCTGAAAAATAATATAATAAATCTTCTCGATGTATATGTTGTATAAATTTTATCAATATATTATGGTCTATTTTTCCACCATAATTATCATATATAATACCAAATATATACCTTAAAATTGGTTCATAATCATTATAAATTTTATCATCAAATGTAGCCATTATCTGTGTATTAATTGTACTATTATATTTAGCTTTACTTTCATATTCATTTCGTTTACTTAACCAATTCTGTCTGTTACACATAAAGTCACGACATACATATGGTCTAACAGGATATATTTTACATTTGTGATTAACTGTATCTAAAAAACAACAATGTGCATTAAATACTCCTGTAAGTACATTAATTCTATTAGTTTGTTTAATATCATTAGCTTTTACATATTTTTTAATTCTGTCTATATCATCATCATTAAATGGTATAAATAATCCACAACATTGACCACAATTACTACATTTACCATTACAAGTATTATCAATTACCTTATCCTCTTTTGGCATATCTATCATATATTTACCTCTTATTTATAATAAATTTCTCACATTTTTATTAATTCTTCTATCATATTTTCTTAATATTTCAGTTAAACCGTATTTATCTTTATGATACTTTTGAGTTAATAATTTGTCTTTAGGTGTATCTAAATAAAATCTTATTGTCTCAGCAACCCAAGTATAGTTATCCCCCCAGAAATATGTGTTATTAATTGTATTAGGCACTTCATCAGTATTCCAATAACAATTTTTTATTTGACTAGGTTCATCTAAAAATTTATTAGGAAAATCCCATATAACATCTTTATCAGTACCAACTGTTATCCAATATCTAGGTATCATTTCTCTTCCTTTACTTATACCATTTTTCTGACCTGCTGTCCAAGCTGATTTTGTTTTATACACAGAACAATGCATTTGAAATTTACTATCTTTATCTATAATTAGATATAATTGTTTTTGTAATTTACTCCACATCATAAATAACACCTCATATACAATTATATCATATTTTTTAAAATATGTAAATAGTAATCTATAGATATTTACCACATTCAATATCCCTATATAATTGTAATAATGCCTCTGTAGACATATGTCTATCTATATCTATATATCTATCATTAAACCAACTAATTAATGTTCGTCTAATGGAAGCTTCATCTGGAAATGAGTATAATTCTGCATTAATTGCCATTTAGCATTCCCTCCAAATAATCATCATTTATTTTCTCTAATGATTGTTTACAATCATTATACATTTCAATTAAGTACCTTTCATCATAATTATTGTTTATGGTAGTATCTCTACCTAAATATTTATACCAACTGATTTCAACATCTTCCCATTTAAAATTATATGGTTGTGTAACATCATCATCCCAATTATATGCTTGCACTTCAAATGTACCATTATAATATTCATTACCAGTATTATCAAATGGACTATCATATTCTGTTTGTTGCATATTATATTTAATTCTACTTAATCTTCTACTTAAATCCCTTAATAATGCTACTACCCAATCTGGACAACTATATGCTTGATTTTTATTTGTATTAAACATTAGGTTACCTAATTCTAACTCTGCCATTTAGTATTCCTCCTAAATATAATCTAAAATATTCTTTTTCGCAAAGTGTCTTTGTTTTTGTATAGCACTTATACTTCTTCCCAATTCTATGGATAATTCTGTATCAGTTTTAGCTTCAAATAAAATTTTTCTAACTTCTTCAACTGTCCATTTCTTACCAGAATTGAAACAATTATTTCTATTTCTACCATAATACTTTTTTCTATGTCTATCTCTATATGCTTTTAATTTATCTTTATCTTTATATAAATTAAACCTTTTATTTGACATATCATACACCTCATTTATTGGAGGGATATACTGGAATTGCACCAGTGTTCACGCTTTTGCAGAGCGTTGCCTTAACTGACTTGGCTAATATCCCAAATTTGGTCGGAGTGACACGACTTGAACGTGCTACCTGATGGTCCCAAACCACCCGCTCTACCAGATGAGCTACACCCCGAAATCAAAAAATAGACCTATTCCAAGTAATTAGAATACGCCTATTAAAGTGTTTATGTGAGCTGTTTGTTTACATTAATATTATAAATTCCACCTAATTTACATTCATTCTAACTACTATATTTTTATGCACGCTAAAGAATAGTCAAATACGGGTTGTTTTGACCATTTACAAATATTATTAGATTGATGTAAATATTCTTTAACAATACTTAACATAGTAATTAACTCCTTTTCTATAAATTGAGGTGGTTAGTATATTAGGTATAGTTGTCTTGGCAAACTACTATACAAATCTCATTTTGCAATGGAGGACTAACATACTAACCTGTGTTTCTAAAACATATTCTAACACATAATTTAAATTTTGTAAATACTTTAATTTAAATTTTTTGAATTTCTTAAAATATTACATACCTCATTTAGCTTATCATATACTTCCATAAACATATTACTAATATCGTTAAATTCTTTTTTATTTTCCCAGAAACAAACTTTATCTATTGGTAATTTTAATTTTCCAATTATATCATCTTGTTGCCTCTCCTTAGCTTCTTTAATAGTTTGTTCTATAGATGCTTCTTTATACCAGTTATTAATAAGTTCTTGTTTATGAGCTTCAATATTTCCACCTAAATATTTGACTAATTCATCAATTATACTGAGTTCTTCCATTGCATCTTCAAGACCCTCCATACAACCTTGACAATTATCAATTTCCATATCTAAATCAATATAATATTTTTCTAACATATTAATTACATTTGATTTAGCTTTAGATTGATGCATTTTATTTATTGTATGTTTTACATCCTCCAATGATGTATTATAATTTATCTTAAATAATACTTTTGCTATATCTTTATCACTATATAATACATTAAATAGACCACCTGTTTCACCATCAGATGATATATAGTACAAATTATTATCAAAATAATATATATTATCATCTTCATAATTAATTATATTAAACGTTGTATTTGTAACATCAATTTTACCTTCAAAAATTTGTTGAATTAATTCAATATAATTTAATGTTACTGAATTTTTACTATTCTTTTTATTATCTGATATATTCTTAAATGGGTCAGGTATACTACCAAAATTTATACCACCAACTGTAACTTCACTCATAATTTAATTCACCTCTCCTTGTATATTTATATCACATAATGCTTTAGCATTTAATACCATAGCTACAACATCATCATCCATTACATCTGTTAAATATCTTATCATCTTTTTTGGCACTAGGTTTAAATCTGAGTACTTTTTAATATATTGTTTATACTTTTCATTAATACAAATTAAATCTTTTTTATAATCAATTCTAGTGTTAATGTACTCATTAAATCCTCTGATTGCAGATTTGATTTTACCTATCTCACAAGTGAGACATCCATTTGTTGTAGCTTTATCTACACAAAAATCACATTCCTCAAAGTCATTGTAACCATTATACATAAATATCACCTTAAAATAATTTATTTTGTTTATCTTGCCAAGTTCTAAATGCCTTTATTTCATTTCTTAAATCTTCCACTTTTCCATTGAAGCATATACCTCTATCATCTATATACATTACAGCTGGTACTTTTATACTTGTATAGTCATCAACTTCTATTTCATATTTATCTAACCAATCTTTTACTTCTAATTGTCCTTTTAAATCCCTACAACGTGTACTAACTATAACAATATCATATGTTTCCCTTAATTCTGCTATTAATTCTTTAATTCCTTCAACAGGTTCATCATAAATAGACCCATCTTGCCATCCATTACTATATTTATGAATAACCCCATCAAAATCAAATACTATTGTTTTTTTCATTTTTATTACCCCCATTTCATTCATCAAATGTTTTTAAACCATTCAAAAAACTATCATTATAATTTAATCTACTTGATGACACATCCTCTATAACATTATAATCAATATCAGTTGTTCCAGTTTTCAGCTTATACTGTTTGAAATTATTGGCTCTTCTTTGGCTTTTATGCTTAACTTGTTTTTCTTCTATTCTTTTATCTTTTTGTATGGAAATGTCTCCATTTACGGTATTCTTCAAGTTATGAGAATTTAAACTAATTATATTATCTTGTTTTGTTATAGACACCTTATCAAATCCAGTTCTATCTTCTACATCTGCATACTGTGTCATTTTAGGATAAACTTCTTTTCTAGATATATTACAATTATAGTGTCCATCCATACATCTTAACTGTATATTATATCCATCCCATTTCATATAAAATTCCCTACAATTACATCTAGGGTTGCTGCATTTCTTTGCATACAACATAACACACTACCTCCAACTCAACTACCTTTCATCTCTATCATCTTTTTCTTGTATTTCTCTTTCTTTAATTTGTATATGTGTCCTTTGCCAAACAGGTAAACTATTCCAAAATTTATCCATCTGTTCTTCTGTTAGTCCACCTCTGAAAAATTTTGGGTGGTCTGTTACATAATATAAATCATATACCTTCATAATCTTTAAATCCTTCCTTTATAATCACTGCATTTTCTATATTTACCTATCCACATATCGTCTTGGCTTAATGTATCACTATAGTTGTGTAAATCACATTTATGATATGTGTAATCACCATTTACACCAGTTTGTTTATAGTGTTCACAGTATATACAGTTTTGTCTATACTTTCTATTAAATTTACCTTGTAACCAATTGTATATTGCTACAAAAAATATTGATGCAACTATAAATAACACAAAAATAATAAATATAATTTCTCCAAGTGTAATAACTACTTGCATTTACTTCACCCCCTAATATAGATTTGTTACGTGTTTGTCTATCTCATCCTGCATATTAAAATTTTGATTACTTAAATTGTCTGGTATAGTACTATAAGTTACTCTACCATATAGTTCATCACCATCTGATATAACTATCCAACCTTTACCATTACATCCGTGACAGTTTGTTTCATAACTACAAATACCTATACTTGTATTTTTATATCCCATACCTAATGGGTCTATTACTTTTCTATATCTACCTGAACCCTTACAAACGGGACATAGTTCACTATGATTACTCATTACCATTTTAACTCCTTAACTTTTAAACTTATTGCATTTATATCCTCAACATCTAATGCTTCACCTCTACAGTCGACAGTGAGGCGTTTTGTTTTTAAATTAAAACATAAAATTATTAAATCTTCATCGTCTTTAGATAAATAATATTTAATTTTTGTTTTAGTTTCATACTTCTCATAACCCAGTCTATTAAATAAATCATCAGCTGTTGCGAATATATTAACATTTGTAGTATTAGCTGCTAATGGATATTCACTAGCATTAAGATACGACAATGTCTGTTGCTTGTCTTGTTCCATTTTTGAAATCCTCCAAATCTCTCTTACATTTTTCAACAGTATCATTTGCAATTTTTAATATTTCATCCTTTGTAAAGCTTGACCATTCATTAAAATATGAATTATCTTTTTGTTGATAGTACTCAACTGTTTTTACAGCATCATCTATTCTTCTTTGTAATCTATCCTCTGTTACATATAAATATATAGGTAATTCCGTATAACCATACTTAACATAGCAGAAATCTTTACCAATAGTCATTGTAGTTTTCCAAGGAAAGTTACTTTCAGGTATTAAACACTCATTAGCAAAATGCCTTAAATTGGTATCAGGACCATAATCACAACCCATTATAATACTTTCATCAGGATTATTTAAATCAGATATTTTATCTACAATATATTGTCCTAGTAATCCCTTAAATTGTATTAATTGTCTTTCTGATATATCTTGTACTGCTATTTTAGCTAATATATCTGCAAAACTAGCTTCCCCATTATCAAATTTTGGGTCAATTAATATTCTAGCCCACCATTCTGATGCTACTGTTGCTATCTCATCAATTACATTATTCATCTGACATATCCTCCTTAGACTTAACTTCTTTAATAAAACCTTGCACATTATTAAATTTTTCAACACCATTGACTGTAATTTGATTAACTGGCACATATCTATCATTAAGCCCATTAATAATATCCATTAAAAACTTCTCATCTATATGATAGTCAGATGTTAATAATATTTTGATATTAATTTCTTGTTCCATAACACATACCTCCTAATATAATATACCTCATTTTAATTCTATTTTTTAATATGATGATAAAAAATTGTTGACCACATTTATTATGGTCAACAATCAAAATTCAAGGAGTGCTTGGATAGCACTATTGGAGCAGGTGTGGGGAATTGAACCCCAACCACAGGGTCGGAAGCACTGTAGACTACCATTATCCTACACCTGCAAATAAATAGGGGCTTGGAGAACCCCTTATGTATGAAAGAAATACAATAAGTATTTCCCGCATAATTATAATAGCACTATTTTTAACATTTGTCAATAATAAAAAATAGAGGTTACTGCAATAACCTCTATCAAAGAAAGAATTAATATTTTGGACATTAGTCATAATTTATAATATAATCAATTTCCTCATCATATTTGTCTTCATTAAAATCAATAATATTAACATAGTCAAGTCCTAAAAGTAATTTATGTAATATATTTTCATATTTTTCACCCTCACTAGTAAAATCACCATTATCGTCAAAAATATCACCAGTAGCCCCAAGTAATCTAAAAATGTCTTCTAATGTTGTAGGGAAATCTGATTTATTCTCTTGTAATTTATTTTGTAAAGCTAATTTAGTTGCTTCTGTTATATCTCTTCTCATACTATCTATCTCCTCTATATTATAATGTGACATTATTTTATTTAGGGTACCTACAGATAAATTAAAGTCCACTCTAGTTAATATATGATGTCTTAATGCACTCTTAGCATCTTCCACTGTGTCAAATTTATCTGCATCATTTATATCGTATACCATATTAAACCCTTTTATATATCTTGTATTACCTCCAAAGTCAGCTCTTGTTATAACATATTTACTCATAATATTGCCCCCTAATATTATTTTACACTTCCACTATAAATCCTTTATCATACCATACCAAATACGATTTATCCCCATATGCATCTCCATTACGATATGTTGAATGTGTATCTATATAAAATATATTATTAACTAAAGATATGTTTTCTACTGGGGTATGTCCTACAATTTGATATTTTATTATAGGTTCTTCAAATGAGGCATAGTATAAATGCTCTCTTTTATCTGCCCATAAAAAAGAACTACACTCATCACTACCACCTCTAATATAATTACATAAGGCTGTCATATCTAAATTTTCTAATTTATTTTTATTAAATATTTCTATTGTTTCACGCCAATGGTCTTTCCCATTTAAAACTTTATTTATATAATCGTTTGTAATTCCTGCGTGAGTGCACACATATTCAGTTTCACCACATTGTACAATTGTGTAAAAGTCAAACAAATCTATATTATCTTTTAGTTTTAACTCCACAACATCATCAAGTTCAAATTGGTGTCCACTACATTTATATCCAACATAACTGTTTTCGTGGTTTCCCCAAAGCAATATGTACTTTTCAGGATTAGTATTTTTAAGATTTATAACTTTTTCCAAGGTTTCTAATGATTGATGATTAGTTGTATTCCAATCATCTACATAATCTCCGAAAAATATAACTCTATCAAAATTATATTTATTATCTAATCTTTCTATATCATCAAACATATAACTATGGTTATGCACATCACCTACAAATAAATATTTCATATTTTATACTCCTTTAATATTAATATGCTAATTGGTCCAAAAATATGGTTGATATAAAGTTTCTCCATACGTTATTATTCATTGTAATCTCCTTATTTATTTACATTAAGTATATCATATCAATAAAAATATGTAAATATCACCTTTCAAAATCATCTGTATTTTTTGTTTTCACTAAACCTCTTTTAACTGCCTCAGTAAATGGCATTGCTGTAAATTCATAGAAATTTCCCTCTACATCCCACATATTATACTTATGTGTACTTGGATTATATATAATATGATTTATTTGTGGATTTTCTGCAATAGATGTAACTTTACGCAAATCATCCCCACCTATATACCAATTTCTTTTTCTTAAATACTCTTCTAATTCATATGGATACATCTAAATACCACTCCTTATAAAAAATTAGAGAGGTACAGTTGTGTACCTCTCGTTTTATAACAAAAGAAATTATAGCCTTTATTAAACTGTAATTCTTCCTCTGATGTAAAGTTGTGGGTTAACCATTTTCTTACCATAGATAGATACCCAACCAGATTGTGTAGTGAAATCTGCAAGAGTTACAGGTTGTGTAAATGTAATTGGCATATAATCACCAACAACATATCCTGCTTGCCAGAAGTCATTACCAATTCCTCCTAGGAAGAAATCATTTGTTCCGATTGCTGGTGTTTGGTAAACTGTTAAGTTTCCTAATTTTCCAGCTAAGAAAGAACCACCATTCTTTGGAGCTTCATTTGCTTCAAATACTTTTGATTTAGCTAGGTAAGCGATTACGTTTGCACCAGCTACCATAAAGTTAGGTGTTAAGTTTCCACCTGTTCTGTTGTAGATTTCAGCACTTGCTAAGTTAATAGCAATTGGTAAACTTTCTACGTGTTCAGCATCTGATACTCCGTGGTCTTGGTGTACTTGACCAAACTACTGCGTTTCCACCAGCGGCTTGAGCAAAGATGTCGTTCATTACAATTCTTTCTCTCTCTTTGTTCATTTCATTAGCAACTTGTTGTTCAAATACTAATGGCATATTTACACCATATTCTTTATTGATTTTGTAAGCTGCTGTTAAAGCATATACTGCTCTTAATTTATGTTCTTCAGCTTCAATTAGAACTGGGTTAATACCAATTGTAACATCTCCAACTTGTTGTTTATTATGTCCATCTAATTCTGGATATAAATAGTTAGGAACGATTGAATTATCGTATGTATAAGAGATTTTGTCTCCTGCTACTGCTGCGGCATTTAATGTAATAGTACCATCAGCATATACTACTGTACCACCATCTGATAAAGCTCCTGCTCCATCATCTGTGATAACTGTTCCATCAGCTTTAACAATTTTAACTGTTCCAGCATCGATTGGTGTAAATGGTGCTAAGTATGTTGTAATACCAGCTCCAATTTCTTGATTTGATACTACTTTGCTATCATATTCTGGATTTGTTCTTCCAGCACCTGTTCCATCAAGGATTAGGTCTCCAGCATTTGTAGCTCCTTTTGTTGTTCCATATTTAAATTCTAATATTGGAAGTAATTGAGCTGCTGTACTCATTGGTTGTACAGAAACGATTTCTGGTAATATTGTGTTTTGGATTGCTAAAGATACAATATTGAAAGCATCTCTTCTGAAGTTAGCTCCAACAAAGTTTCCTTGTGTATATCCTTCATATAAATTACCTTTACTTAAATTTTCAAATAATTGTCCTGCATAATATTTTTCAAATGTGCTCATTGGTTTTGCACCAACAGCTTTTCTAGCACTTTCTAAAAGACCAATTCTTTTAGCATATTTTTGTGCTACTGGGTTGCTAGCTACATCTCTAGCTAAACTTTCTCTAGTCATTATTTTTGCCATTTTAAATTCACTCCTTATAAAAATTATATATTTTAGGTTTTTATTTTCTACCTACTTAAATTATTGTGTGTTTATACAGCACTCCTGTCGTTTTAAATATTTTTTAAAAACAATTTATATAATATAATTTATGTTGTTTCATTAAATATCTTTTAAATGGCTCCATAAATTTATTTACTAATAATATTTTACGTAACAACTTTTCAAAAATTAGATTTTTATTATTACATTAATATTTTACGTAAGTTATTTTCAATTTATTAAAATGATATATGTTTATCTAATAGATATTTTGATAATAGTCTCTCCATAGGTTGTAATATATCTAATACCTCTGTATCATCAGTATTAGTAATTAAATCAGATAATTTGTGTTCTAAATCTACTAAGTTTTTTGTATTTGGTAATTTATTACTTTCTGTTTTCTTTTTAGATTGACTTCTTTTATATTTTCTATAATCTCTATTAAGTTCATCCATATGGTCATTTATTACATCTAAAAATGGTCTATCTAATTCTTGTTTATCCTTGAACCATTCAGGGTATTCTTTCTTTATATCTATATAATCGACCCAATCTTCAAATGACATTATATCATTTTTAGTCTCTGTCTTATTTTCTTTATCTTCTTTATGACTTCTAGCCTCTGATTTTCTATTAGCTTTACTTTTTGCTATTCTATTTCTAATATCTTGTACTTGATTATTTACTTTATCATAATCTGCTTTTGCTTGGTCATATTCAGCTTTTGCTTTATTTAACCCTTGTTTTAACCAACCATCATCACTCACTTGTGATTTATTATATTTAAAGTCTTTTAATTCTTTATTATCAAGTGGTTCATATGATGCAACACCTTGATAGCTTTTTTCAGGAAATGTGTCTAGGTTATAATTATAATTCTTATTTCCTGTTTTATATCTTTTTGGTATTGCTTTTGAAACACCATTTCTATCTTCTTGTCTATATGTGGTATCAGCCCCACTAATAGTTTTTTCAAAATTATTACTATTTCTAAATATATTTGTAGGTGCAAATGCCCCTGTATCTGTTACTTCTGGTCTTACTTTTTGTTTGGTCATATAATTATAGTAATCAGTATCTGGGTGTGAATTTTTTAAATCTTGCTTATTCATTGTTCTTACACTTACATATTCATTTGGTTGTTTTGCTTTTTTATTATTTTCATCGTCTGCTTTATTGTAAATACTATCTGCCTTACCCTTATCATTTACTTTTACACCTAGACCTGCATCATCTAAATCGTCCATATATTTAGTTGAGCCATTTAAAGTTTTTCTTATTTTAGTATTTATTTCATCATTTTCTGGGTTTCTGGCTTCTAATTTACCTTGTAATGCTAACATTGTAGCTTCTGTTAATTTATCTAATTTCATTATATACCTCCTAAATTATTATTTATTACCTGTTAACATATTAAATAAATCTATATCATCTTGGTCATAATCACCTGTATTAAAGTTTTCTGCTACTGCTTTTACTGTTCCTAATGGGTCAAATGACATTTTAGCAAATCTGTCTTGTGTTTCTTCCATTTTTCTATTAGCCTCTGTTAAAGCATTTACTTTAGCTTCTAATTCTCTTATTTTTTTAGTTTCTTGTAATTTACTTTCAGTTAATTTTGTTTGTGATGTTTTATTAGCTTCAGCTAATTTAAAATTTTCAGCTTTAAGTTTTTTATTTTCAAATATAACTTTGGCACATTTATTTAATTTTTCCTGTTTAGATTTATTACTTTCAACTAGATTATTTATCTTTGTATCTTTTTCAGCTAATTGTTTATCTCTTTCAGCTAAAGCTTCTTTTAAAGCTTCTATTTCTTTATTATATGTGATTTGAGCATTCTCTACTTTTCTATTAGCTATTTGTTTAGCTCTTAATAACATCTCTTTATGATTATTTGTTTCTGTTAACTGTTGTTTATTTAGTTTATTTATTTGTTTAAAATTTTCAGCCTTTACATCATTTAATTCTTTTTGTAATCTAGTATTCTCTTCAGATAACTTATTAACATTCTCTGTAAGACTATTTAATTCAGTCATATTACTATTATTTGAGTTTTTACTTTTTCTTAATTTGGATTTTAAAGCTGTTCTACTATCCTCTAAAAACTCATTTCTTTCTACTAGTCTAGCATTTTCTTCAGCTAATTCTGCACTTGTTTTTAAAGCCTCTTCTAATTGGGCTTTACTTTCATCAAACTTTTGTTTTAGTAGTTTTATTGCTATTGATTTATTTGCTTCTGTTAATTTAGCTGGGATTTCAGCAATATCAAATGATTTCAATTTATTTTCAATTAATGTATTAATTTCATCTTTATTTGCAATATTAACACTTTCTACTACTGTCTTTATTTGATTTACTTGATTTTCTGTTTCACAATCATTTATTTCCTTTTTAAGACTTTCTGTAAGTTTACTAATATGTTTACTTTCAGTTAATTCTACTCTTGCTTTAGTGTTTGCAGGTGTTACTACAACGTCGAATGTAATAAAATCATATGTTTCAGGGTCAATTATATTCTGACCATCAACAAATATTTCTTCTCCCATACCTCTTGATGATACACCAAGTTTAGCACCACTATCAGCTAAAGCTTTAACAATTCTTCCTGTTGGAGTATCTAATATTTCAGCTTCACCATAAATAACACCTTCTTCAGGTCTTTTTTCTAGTTTAGTAATAGATATAGCAGCATTTTTAGCAAGTGTTTCACATCTATCTCCCTCTGGGTGGTCTAATTCACCAAATAATGTTTTTGTTTCTAATGCTTCCATAACATCTTCTGAACCAAATACTCTATTATCCCATAGTTCTTCAGAATATAATCTATCAGCATTCCTTGTACCGTGTTTATAATCAGCAAACACGCCTTTTAATTTTCCTAGTATACCTTTGTTACTACCATTTTCAAATACTGTATTTGAATTTTGTGCTTCTATAATTGTAGCTTTTCCCATAATCTTATACTCCCTCTTTCTATCATAAATAGAGATATACCATATACCTCAATAATATTTTACATAAACCTATTTTAAAAATACTGTATTTCTATAATATTTTACACAAAAATAAAAAGACTATCTAAATTTGATAGTCTTTAAATATTAATAATCCATATGTAAGTACTTATGCCTTTTGTTTTGTTAATAAAGCTTTTTTATCTTTTTCCATTTGGTTTATTTCATCTTGTGTACTATTTATATCGTTTTGTTTTTTAGTTATATTATTTTGCATAGAAGTAACATCATTTTGTAAATCAGCAATATCATCTTTTTTATATGCTATATTTTTATTTAATTCCTTATATTGTTTAACTTTTTTAGACCCATATGGCTCAGTTACAACTATAGATGATTTATTAGTTTTAAATCTCTTTGGTATAGATTTACCAACAGTTGATGTAAAACCATTTGATGAATAACCTCCATCAGCTAAATCTTTTTCTGATGACATATTTTTTTGTACTTCAAAACCACTATTTGTTCTGTCATCCCAATCAGTAGGTCTCTTCTTTGTTAAATAATTATATAAGTCAGCATTTTTATCCAAGCCCATCATTTTGCCCCTATATAAATACTCATCATTATCTTTATGGTGTATAGTACTAACTTTACCATTAGGACCATATTTATCTAAAACAAACCCTAAATCTTCTAAATCTTTAACATATTTAGTAGAACCATTTAATGTTGTACGTATCATAGCATTTACTTTATCATTTTCTGGATTTCTTGCTTCTTTTTTTATATGTTTAGCTCTTATTTTATCAGCCACATTATTAGCTTGAATATCCCACATAGTTGCTACCATATCATTATGCTCACTTGGTTCTAATTTAGATTTACCATCTACTGTTAAATCTTTATTATACTTAGGACCCTCTCCACTATGTATTGAAGCCATATCTTTTCTAAATTTATATGTTTGTAAATCTGCATCAGGTAAATTATCATATGATACTTGGTCATATACTTGTTTTGCTTGTACCCTTTCATCACCATTATTTGCTCTATCTAAATTTCTTTTAGCTTGGTCTAATGAACGTATTTTATTTCGCTTTGTTAAATTTTTACCATAATAAGCTCTTTCCTCATCTGTATCACCTGCTGTTGTGTGAGCCTGAATATCTTGTGTTTCGATTGCTTCTGATTTTAGTGATTTAAGTTGAGCCTCTAAATCCTCAATTTCATCTTCTAAATCTTTAGATTTATTTGTATCACCTTTATTTATTTTTTTAAGTTGCTTATATGATTTTAGTTTTGATTTTATTTGATTTTTAATTTCAGATATTTTAGTATCGTTTTTTGCTTCTTCAACTTTATTTTCCTCAGCATCATATCTGCTTTCATACCAACTATCACCCATATTCCAAGCTGGTGCATATCTTCCAACAGTATATGCTACACTTGCATTTCTTGGTAATTGTATTCCTATACTAGTTCTTACATTAGCTAGTTGTTCTTGTTTAGCTTTGGCTCTCATATTATATTCTATATTACGTGCTTCTACTGTATCTGCACATAATACTACTTGATAATGGTTTTTACCTTCTGCTCCTCCCCAACCAGATAACATTACATCTCTAGCTATAACACAAGGTACTCTTTTTGTATCTAAATCTTTATTATATGCTTTTTTGTATTCATCATACATATCATCTAAATCTAGTGTTGCTTCTGTTATTTTTTTATTTTCTGTACTCCTATTAGCTATTCTTTCTCTCTCTTTGTTTACTACATCTTGTGCTGATTTTTTATATGATTGTGCTATTGGTGTATCTTCGTCACCTGTCTCCTTATAACTTTTATATCTATTCATAGCTGACTGATAATTTGTTACTGGTGTTTCAAATGTATCTGCCTTATATACATCATATTTTTTTGACATATCAATAGTACTTGTTCTTTTTTGTCCTGTTTTGTTTCTTTTACTTCTGTATTCAGCATCTGTTGTACCATAATACTGACCACCATAATATGGATTATTAGCAACTGCTCCTTTTGCATATCTTTTTCCTACAAATGTATTATCTAAATCTTTCTGTATATCTGTTATTTTTACTTCTTTACCATTTCTTGTAGTTGTTCTAGGTGCTACTTTTTCATTATCTTCTTTATGACTTCTTGCTTCTTCTTTTTTCTCGGCTGGTCGGTCATATCTTTTATACCAGCTATCACTCATATTCCAAGCACGTGCATTTCTTCCTACACTGTAAGAAACACTGCCATTTCTAGGTATTTTAATTCCAAAGTCAACTCTTATATTTGCTAATCCATCACTTTTTGCTTTAATTTCCATATTAGAAGCAATATTATTAGCTTCTATGTCATCAGCACATAAAACCATTTGATAATGTGTTGTATTTTTTGCTCTACCCCAACCTGATAACATTTTATCTCTTGCTATTACACAAGGTACGGTTTTAATATCTAAATCTTTATGATATGCTTCTTTATATTCGTCATACATATCATCTAAATCTACTGTTGCTTCTGTCTTTAATTGTTTACTTTCTATATTTTTATTCATTGCTTTATTATATATTCTTGTAGCTCGTCTTTTATCATTTGTAATATCCTTTTTTATTCCATCAACATTTAAATTTGGATTTTTTTCTGGATTTTTATAATGATTATCTAAAACTTGTTGATTTGCTTTAATATGTTTTTTCAAGTCCCTATATTCCCTACTTGTTTTATTCATATCATATTCATCAGCAAAACCTGTTTTTTCAAAATTCATCATATCATCTGTACCTGCAAAATCTAACTCACCTACATTTTCTCTATTCTGTGCTTGCTGTCTACTTCTTACTCTATATCTTTTAGGTTCAGCATTATGTGCATATTCAAGATTGTATTTATATGTTATTTCATCGGGACTAGTATAATTCGGACTACCCCTTTCAAATGATGGTCGTCTATCCCTAGGTGCCACTTTATTATTTATTTCCGGCTCTCTTCTTGCTTCTTCTTTTACTTCACTATTTTCATAATTTTCTAATACAATATTACCTTCATCAAGTGCTTCTTTTATTTCCTTATATTGATTTATTAACCATTGAATATCATCATCAGATACACCTTCTGGTGATACTGTTATATCTGTATCCCAAACATCTCCTGTTTTATCATCATAAGGAGCTACTAACCAATCATAATCTGTTTTCATATATTCGTGATTTCCTTTAATTCCTATGTTTATACGAAATGTTAAATCTTCTTTTGGTTTTATTCCATCATCGGCTGGGTCATATCCATCAGACCAACCACAAAATATAGACAAATCATTATCTAATTTATATTCACAACACCCTTCATCTTGTTCTACTAACCACTTAACAGATTTTTCTGCCCAATTTTTAATCCTATTAACATCCAAAACTTTATCATTAACTTCTTCATTTTTTAAGTTTTTGTTTTCTTGCATTCCATTTAATATGGCTTTTTTTGTAGCTTCAATTAAATTCATCTCTATCCCTCCATATTAATATATTCTTCAATCATATCCTTTGTCTCTTGACTTACATCTATATTATTAAGCTCTGACCAGTTATCTATTATATGTTCAACAATATCATCAACATAACCCTCTAATTCATCTTGTATATAATTAGTGGTTTCCAAGTTTCCATATGCATTAATTTTAACATATTCATCTGTATAATTGTATTCCCCATAACATACAGCTCTTACTGCATCCATTATAGCAGTGCCAAAAAATGTTTCAAAAAATTCTTCGTCATTATCCCACCATTGCATATCATCAAAATAGCCATCATATGAATTAATGTCCATAACAATACTTCTTAAATCTTCATTTTCAATAAATGCTTGTTTAATATTGTCTAATAATTCTTCTTTATTCATAATAAACCTCCCAATTAAAAAATATCTCTGATAATATTTTACTATCAGAGATATATTATTTTATTCATCTATATTTGCTACTTCTATATTCCATATACCCTGAGCTGTATATAATAATTTACCTATATATCCACCTGCATTATCCTCATCAAAATTATATACTTTAAATATCTTATGAGGAATTACTGTTTGTACTTCTAAATTATTTTGTTTTGTGTATTGCATAAACTTTTCATTATCTTCATTTAGGTCAGCACCTTTTAACTTATTGTTTGTTAAAAATCTTTGTAATTCTCTCATACATTTTTCAGCAAACTGGTTCAAATCCACATCTTCCTCCAGACATTCAGATTTTGGTACATCTATCACGCATATAGGATATTCAACTATATTTGATTTACCTTGTTTACTAAAATTTATTCCTGTATCTGTTGTTTCTATCAACTTACACTCAAATGCAAATGCTAATCTATTACTTCCATTTTTAAATCTAGAGCCAAACATATCTGTTATTTTCTCATCAAAAGTCATATTCTTTTCTTGATTTTTAAACTGACTATCTTCAGTACCATCAGCTTTAATAAATCCGAAATAGTTACTATCTTTCCATATAATACTTTCTTGATTTAATTTATTTGCTATGTATAAAGCCCTATCTTTTGGTATATTGTATATTATATAACTATTTTCAATCCCCTGCTCACCATTTTCATATGTGTATGTTCCTTCCAATTTATTATATCCAACATTGCTATATTGTCTTTGAGCTTTACCTATTTCAGATTTTAGCTCATCACTTCTATCTTGTTTAGTATCTTGGTCTTGACTTCCTATAATTGCAAAAGTATCTTTATTTTTTGTATGTTGATATAACCTTGATAAGTTTTGAGTTTCTTCTATTTTACTTTCCTGAATTTTTTCATCTTTTTTATCATTACTAATTTTTACTTTATATGTATTATTAACTGGGTCGTATTTTATATCGTCAATTTCAGGTCTATTTAATAACATAGTTTTAAATTCAGCTGTAGCTTCTTTAGTTATACCTAGTTCATCAAGTTTAAATTCATAATAACCATCTTCAGTTTTTTCTTTTGCTGTTTTTAAAAAATCTTCAAATGCATTCTCTACTGTATAAAATTTAGATACTGCTTCTGTTTTTAAATCAAAACCTAACATATCTGACAACTCTTGTGACCACTCTGATATACCACCATCATATTCTAATATTTCTTTCACATAGTCATTTACACTAATTAATGGAGCTACTCCATCACCAACCTCATCATATAGTAACTGCATTGCTTGTACAAACTCATCTATCGTACCTATATATGCATTTATATATGCTTTTTGTTCGGCTGTTAAATATTCATTAAATGTTTCTACATTTAAATCATCATATATTACAGGCTCTTCTGTAAATTCATTTGATGGAAATTCAGGATAATTATCTGATTTACTTTCACCTAATAAATTATCTAATTTATCATTTAATTCATCTTGCTTTGCTTGTATCTCATCAACAGCATCTATGCTATTTTGTATATCTTGTTTAACTTTATTTGGATTATCTAATACATCCTTTTTTAATTCAGCGTTATCATTCATATCTTCTGTCAATATTGTAGGTATATAATTATCTTGTATTAAACTTTTACATTCTCTAGTTAATGTTAATTTTGCAAATGGAAATGAATTTGTTAAATTATCATTGTGATAATGTTCTACTACACCATCATCTGTCATTTTAAATAAATGTTTATCAGTATCCTTATTAAAATATAATTTACCCTCATTTACTAAAACTTTATCATAATCAATTATATTTTTGTTTTCTGTTATAATATCCACATTAATATCCCCCTTATTTATATTGAGACTGTCTGTAGCGACATTTTTATTTAAAGCTAATATAAATTCATTAACATCTTTAATTAAAGCTTTAGATGTTATTTTTGCATCACTATCTACCAATGATATACCAAATTTAAAATATAATGTATTATCTAATTTCAAAATAACTTTTCCATATACTCTACCTAGAGCTACCTCTTTAAAATATATTTTTAAAAAATCTTCATTCTTTAGAAGATTTACGATTTCTGAAATTACTGTTTCGTGGATAGCTTTTACAGGTATTGTGGCTTCTAATATATAATCATATTCAACATTTTTATTTTTGTACATATCATATGGTTGTTCCATTATATTACCCCCATTATTCTTCTTCAATAATAATCATATCTCCAGAATAAACTATCTCATCTTTTAATACTGATATTAAAGCTTCATTTTCATTATCAGCTTCAATTACTTGATTATACAATTCAGCTCCAACTTCATTATTTATAATTATTCTAAATAATCGCATATTTTACCCTCCTTTAAATACTTTCTAAAGCATTTTGTAATTGATATGTCACTTCTTCATAAGCTATCCATACAATCCAGTTTTTAGCTGTATCACAATTTAATATTATTTCTGTAGTATTAACGTGTGCTTTTAAACTATCTAAAAAGAAATCTGGGTCATAACTATCTATTAAATCGTAAATATCATCTGCATACTCATTAAATGCTGCTACAGTATCACTATAATATACTAAACTACCAACTGTTCCTGAAACACATCCGTGTTCTAATATTTCATTACATCTTGCCAATATTTTATCTTTTTCAGTCTCCCCATCATAGCTATCGCTATCCTTTATAATATCATCTATAACAAATTCATAAAACTTACTAACAGATTTTAATTCTTCAAGTTTTTCTTGAAATTCATCAGTATCTTCATCTTGCATTTCATCAAAATCATCTTCAGCTTCCTTAATTATAGCTTCTTCTAATTCTTCATAATTATCATTCATAATAATTACCTCCATCTAAAATTATACCACTATTTTTAAAACTTGTAAATATATTATAAACTTAAATCTGCACTTTTTAGTTCATAGTATCTGTCTTTTAAGTCACCTAATATATTCATATTTCTTAATTCTTTAAAAACTAAGTTTCCAACAGATGCTTCACCATCTTCTGCTAAACCTAACTTACGCATCATATAAATCTCATTTATAAAATCTAGTATACCTTGTTCGTCAGTTCCAGCTATTAAATTAGAAGCATTTTCCAACCAAGTATTTAATGTGTCAGTAATGTCTGGAATTTCATATGTAATAGGTTTTGGAAACATTACCCATTCATTTTTTAATATTGAAAATCTACCATTAGTTGCATTACCATCTTTAACATCTTCTATATATAATTCTACTGGAATACCATCTATTGATAAATCATAATTATCATTAAATGAACCCTTTTTAGAGTTATAAAATAATCTTAATATCTCCTTATCCACATAGTTAACTTCACTGTTAACTATAACGTGTAAGTCTATATCACTATTTTCATTATAGTTATAGCTAGCATTTGAACCAACTATTTCTACATCAACTATGTTAAGTGGTATATCTATAAATCTAATAAATTCTTCATATATATCTACCATTTTATCATATACTTCAGGTCTTAGATTATTATTTTCATCCCATAGTTTTGGATTTAATATATCGTGAACTTCAATAGCTTCTTGCAATTTAGTCATTTAACTTACCTCCGGTTTATTATTTTATTTTCTTTTATTTCTTTTTACTGTAACAGGTGTTTCTTCTTCGGTTACAGTATTTATTGGTTCTTGAACAGGTACAAATTTATCATATATAAATGACTTTGCTACACCTGATGATACATATGCAGCAATCGTATTAAGTGCCCCCTTTGATAAATTGTCCATAGGAAAATCCTTTATTAGTTTTGCTTTAATAACCACATCCTCAACTGTTATATTATTATTTGATAAATTAATAACTCTAAGTATTTTCATTCTTTTTACCTCCTAAATCTACTCTTTTAATTAGTAACTCATTATTACTTATAAGTTCTAAATCATTTTTATTTAAATTATCAAGTCCATAGCTAAATGTTAAATTAGGTTTTATTGCAACCTTATTTTGCCAATTAGCTCTCCATAAATAAGCATCATCGGTATAAAATGTTAAATCTTGTCTAAAATATGTTCCTCTATTTTGTTGATTTGCTATATCACTATTATCTTCTATTCCACTATTAAAATAAATATTGAACTTATGTGCTATGTTTAAACCGTGTCCAACATATACCATTAATGATGGTCTTAAATGATAATAGAATAACAACTCTCTTATAATAGCATCATTTGTAACTCTATCCTCTGTCCAAACACTTAAACGATAATTAATTGTTATTGGTATTACTTGTGCTCTTATTTCAACAGGTAAATTATCAGGTCCTCGTCTTACATAAACTTCTTCACCTATAAATGTTTGAAATCCTTGTCTGTCAAGATTTAATTGCCAATCCAATCTTTCTAAACTGATAAAAGGCATTATAATTTGGTCATCATTCATTTGACCAAGTATACTAAACATTTGGTCAGCGGGTCCTATCTGAACTGTATCATTGACTTTACTATCCTTGATTTCAGGATTACTAAAACGAGCTTTAAAATCTTCTACTATTGCTCTATCATAAGCATATACTGAAACATCTTGCTCGTGTATTGGTTGTTCTACTTGATTTCTATTGATATTTTCTTTAGACATCATCTACCTCCATCCTAGTTTATTTTGCTATAATTTTAGCACTTGACATACCTCCAAAATAACTAAAATTATAAAACTGCCATAATGTCATTAATTTATTATGATTAAAGTTATTCTCTATTTTTGTAAAAATACCTGTAGCTCTATTATTTATATCCCCATAATTAAGAAATCTTATAAATCTATCTATAGTGGTGGATGAATTAGGTATTAATACTGTTTGGTCTATTTCAATCTTCCATAAATTATCTTTATAAGGTACAGCTCTAAAACTGTCTGCTATAGCTTGCATTAAATCTTGTACCGAAGTATCATATTTTTTAGAACCATACCAATTTATCCACTGTGCTTCTTCAATCATATATTTTAATCTTAAACCAATTTTCTTTCGATTTATTTTTGTATTTATAGTTTCTAATATTCTTTGTATAATAAACTTACCAAAATCTGCCATAATATCTTTATCTTCTTCATCAATATTAGTAAACTGATATTGTAATATCATCATAGGCTATCAACCACTATATGGACTTTGTTTATCATTTATTATAGAATATTTATTTTCCCACTCTTTATGTTGTTTTGGTGTATTATCTATATCGTGTTCGCCTGTTATATACACATAAGGTTGGTCTTTTGAAGTACGTTTACTTTCTTTTTGATTTAGTTTCTCAGTATTAACTAAAGTATATTGATTTTTCTGTTTATATTGGTCAAATACAGGTACTATTGCACAAGTATATGCATCAGGAAACTCTAAATCACTTACTATTTTTGTTACTTTAAATACTCTTGGTCTTGGTGTACCGTCTACACTTTCTATTGTCATTCTAGCCCCTACAGTTAATTTAGGTGTATTATATGGTACATTTACTACTATTGGTTGTTGTGTATTTAACTCAGATGTCCAGCCTAATGTATTCAAAGTATCTACAGATGGATTTTCATCAAATAATACATCAAGTCTTATTGGCATTGATAATTTACTATTATCTTCACTGTGTATTGTCATTATTTTTTCAACTACATACTGATAACCAACAGATTGACCTATAAGTTTTACCATTTCACTAAAATATTGTCTAAATATTTTAGTATCTTGGCGTGTTAAAAGTCCCATATAGTTTACTCCTTCCTTTCTATTCTATGTCAAGTAAGACTTTTGCTATACTATAATCATTATATAATCCTACAACTTTTCCTATACTTCTAACATCAAAAATTCTTGTATCATCATTAGCATATCTTATAGCTTTTGCCTTACCTGCCACGTCACTTGTAGTTAATTTATCACCAACACAAATAAGTCCTGTGACATTAACATCTACCATACCACCATTTATTACTTCTATTGTTTTATCAGATATTGACTTACATATACCTAATACTAATTTATCTTGCTTTTTATAATGTTTTGTACAACTTCTAGTTACTAGAGATGTTTCTGGGATTATTGAAACTAAGTCACCCACACTAAATGGCTCATTTTCATTATATTTATTATAAGTTTTAGTCATTGATAAATCACCTCTACTTTATATACAGCTATTAAGGTCATAAATATGTAATATAGTTTCATTAAATATTGCTTCTATATTTTTTCCATATCGATATATAGGACACTTTATATTACTTGAATATCCCATAAATTCAAATCCTAAATCTGTTAAGTCTGCTTCTGTTAATTGTCCTAATGATGTATATTCTAGGTCTTGAGTATTTACAAGTTTAAATTTTATATTAGTTGCATCCTCTAATTGTTTAACAACAACAGCAATATCAAATACAACATCTGCATTTTTTCTTTCTTCAGCCATTAATGCTACCCCCTCTATTATTATTTTACTCATAAATTTTAATATGATTAATCTAAAATATTATCTATCAAAGTCCTAATCGCATCATATTCTTCATCAGTAATTGTTTTAGCAGTTCCATCTATACCTAAAATAGTTTCTCCCTCAACAATCTTATCTGGTGTTAAACCAATACAAGCAGCTAAATCACTATATGACATTTTGAAATTTATATTACTATTATTGTTAAGTACTATTTTAAAATCTAATGTATAACTACCAGTAGCTTGTTTATTAGTATCATTTAAAGTGAGTGAATTTAATTCAGCTTGTATAGAATTATATTGAGGTAGCGTACCAATTATTCTATTATTATCATTATACGCTACTTTACCTTGTAATATATCCGATGCCGTAGCTGTGGCATCAGATTGGTCAGATGCTATTTCCAAATTATTTATCATATTAGCATACTCACGAAATGAACTATCTTCAGTCACACTAACACCTTTATTTATTATTGCTTGTTTAATTAATGATTTTGTTGTAGTTAGATAATCTAACTTTGTATCCATTTTTGATGCCATTATATATTACTCCTTTTACATTATTTTACCTATTAATATTTTACAAAAATAAAAAAGAGGCTTATATGCCTCTTTGAATGTTTATTCTCCAACATTATCTCCTATAATCTCACTTGCTATTTCTTGAGCTTCTGTAATAGTTCCACCAACTTCAGGTATTTCACTTTCTGTCACACTAAATGTACCTGTTACTTTAACACCATTAATGTAAGCTGTCTTTCCTTCCATTATATCATTTGCAGTTGCTGTTGCATCTGAGGTATTTGTCAGTGTACCAATAAGTGTAGCATAATCTCTAAAAGTTGCATTAGCTGGTACTGTTACACCTTTATTTACTAATGCTTGCTTTATTGCATTTTTTGTTGCAATAAGATAATTTAATTTATCTGCTGTTGTATTAGCCATATGCTACACCACCTCTCCATTTATACTATCTAATATTGTATTTATATTTCCAATTTTTGTATCAACATAATCTATTGTCGCTCCAGTTATATTTACCCATACTACTGCATTATTCTCCATTTTAGCTTTAAATAAAGTATCTGTAGATGTTTCATAATATAATTTTGAAATTACAGGTGTAGATATATTAGTTTTATCTGCCACTATTACAATATCAGATACTTTATTTCTATTATTACCAACATCTAAATATACTTCAGCTGTATCTTTTGTATATATTAATTGTCCATCTACTTTTGGTACACTAGCTAAATTGCTTGAATTACATCTACTAAATTTAACTTTCATTTTTATTATTTCTCCTCTCTTCTAATATTTGTTTTGCTTCTATATCCCATATTTCTCTATCTCTAGCAAGACAAGCAGCTAATTTTGTATAATAAGGTTGTCTATAAGCTTGTTCTATAGATTTACATCCTATTTCATCTAAATATCCTTTAAACCACATAGTATTCCTTCTTAAATTAACTCCATTCTGCAATATAGAAACATTATCTTTATGTTGTACTAAAGCCGGTCTATGAACTACGTGATTTATTTTCATATTTTGTAATACCCTATTTGTTAATGATGCCCAAGATTTATGAGCATTAGGATTATATATTTTTGATATTCCATCAGCTAATACTTTAGCAATTCCTTTAGGATAATAAGTACATTGATTATAATCAAATCTATCTGTATAATGTGTTGTAAAGTATAATTCTGGTTTAGTAAAGAAATTTATTATATCATTTGGATATTGTACAATAACTTTTTCTATTTCTTCTTTAAAATTATCACATAATATAAGGTCATCTTCTAGTAATACTGCATTACTAGAAGAAATCTTATATAAAGCTTCAATAAAAGCTTTTACAGGCTTATTTATAGCATCTGTAATTGTTTCATATTCTAAATCATAATTAAATTTTCTTTCTCCAGTTGTTCTAACAAAATATTTTATTTCCATCATCTACCTCCAATATGCTTATTAACAAGCTTTTACTATTCTTATATACGTACTAGGTATATTAAAAGTTAACACTTCACCTATATCACAACCAGTATATGTTAATAATTTAACTGTATTATCATTTATTAAAGGTATTACAGGAGCATTACTTGGATATGTAAATGTTAAATCTGTTGAACTATATCCCCCTAAATATGATAATAAACTTGTAAAACCACTAATATCAAAATTTATTTGTTTTGGATAACTACCTGATACTAATTCTATAAAATCACTTGATTGTAGTGTATTAGTATCTGTTGCAGGGTCCCAACTATATATTTTTAAATATGTTGTAGTACCATTCATTACCAAACCTATACCACTATTGTTATATGGTTGACCTAAATTTACACAATCCATTAATTTTACTGTAAACAAATCTTCCCCCTCACTATCATAAGCTAATTCTTGAGCTCGGGTTTCATAATCTGTAGCGTTAAGTAAAGCCTCTTGTAATGCTATCAGATTTATATGAATTTCATCTCCGGGTTCCAAATATACTATACTAGAACTTGAATAAGTACCAGTAACTCCTAATATTTCTTTTCCCTCTCTTATCATATCTGAAGTTATATTTAATTCATTTACAATATCCGAATATTGAACAACTGCTTGTAAAGGAGTTTTATCATTTACTACTACATTTGGTTTAAGAGAATTAAAAGGTACGTATTCCATATCAACTATTAATTCAGTACCACTATTATCACTCATAGATTTTGTCTCTAAAGTTACAGATTGAGAATGACCTCTTTTATCTATTATATTACCATTTAACTTTACACCATCTACATAAGCTGTAGTATTTTCAACAATATCATTAGCTGTTGCAGTTGCATCACTTGTGTCAGTTCCAGATGCATCAAGTGTTCCTACTATACCTAATATTGTTTCATCTTTTTTAATTTTATCTGCTGTTAAACCAATATTTTCTGTAAATTGTGCATTATCTAGGTTTCCATATATTCGATTGAAATTTCCAATTACAATATCTGGAGTATCCTCACTTGTTTCATAACAAAGAATTGTTTTATAATCATCGCCAGAAGAATATGATATTTCTCCATCTATATCTGTAACGCTTGATTGTTCTCTTGCATCAATTAAAGTACCCTCTATTTTAACACCATTTACATATGCTGATGTATTTTCTACTAAGTCACCTTCAGTGGCTGTAGCATCGCTTGTATCTACTCCTTCTTCTAAAGTTCCTGTAACATCAAATATTTGAATATCTTTTTTAATGTTTTCGGGTATTATTTTCTCTTCCTTTTCATCTAAAATATCTTGAGCTTTTTGTTTTAAAGTTGACATTTAAAATTCTCCTTTCATTACATTTTATTTTTAGCTAAGGCTCTATATCTCAAGAGCCTTATTTAATTAATTTCCTAGTATGTCATCTAAGATTTCTTCCACTTCAGCCTCTGTACCACCTAAACCATCATATGTATCTGATTGACCATCAACTTGATTTAGTATATTCATTGTATCTTGATATTCTTGTTCAGGTGTTGGAGATGGTGATATACCACCAACCTGTTCTGGTATACCTACAAGTTGTAAGTTACCTGCATTAACATCGGATTTAAAGCTTTCATATGTATCTGTTTCTGTATCATCAGCTGTAAACGCAACCAATACCTTAGCCATTAACATTACTCCATCATTTCTTGTAAATGTTACATAATTTTGATTTGTGTAATGACCATTTACTGTATAACTTCCACCTTGTTCATATGATTGTACTTGAACATTTAAATCATCGATTAAATTATTTATCTGAGTTTGCATACCATCTAATAGTGCTTTTAAATCAGTTTGATTTGCTAAACTACCTTTAATATGACCCCAAGCAGCATCTCCAGACTTATTAAACGAAATCACTTCTGCTGTCTCATTTGTGGTATCAATACTTTGTACTCTACCCCATACTCCGTGTATATCAGTAACAATATCATTTAATTCTAATCCTTGTTTTGTTACTGCTACTATTTTACTAAATGGCACTGTTTGTGTTGTACCAATTATATCACTTAAACCATCTTGTTCATCGTCACCTATATAGATGAAATAATTAACATCAATATCTAAATTTGTTGCCAAATCTATTGTACCATCTTGTTGTCTTGTTGCAATTACGGTATTATCACTTGATATAATTCTGATACTTTCTGTCGTAGATGTTCCATTTACTGGACTTACATATGTCTTAGTTAGTTTAACCAACTCATTATTTGCTATAGTATCGCTCACTAGTTCACCAATTACTTTATTATTAGTTGCTGAAGCAAATGTTTTTTCTGCTTTACTGTTAGCTAATGCTTCTACATTATCTTCTAATGTTTGAGCTAATTGGTCAATACTATCGGCATTATCTCTTATTGCTTGTGTATTATTTGCTATTCTTACAGCATTATCTGCTATTCTTGTAGATAAATTAGTATCTGCCGTTGTTCTATTAGTTATTTCATTATCAAGAGCTGTTTCTAAATCATCAATATCTTGTTCAGCCCCAGCTAATCTTGTTTCGTGATTTGCTATTTGAGATGTGTGTGTTGCTAATGTTCTATCGTGATTTACATCGTGTTCTAGCAATGAAGCTATTGAACCATCGTGAGCATCTAATCTACTCTCAGCATTTGTCAATCTATCATTTTGCTGTGTGTTAATTGTATCAATATCTGTACTGTCTATTATCAAATGGTCTGCATCAGCCATTCTAGTTTTAATTAAACCTGTTGTACCAAAATGTACATAATCATATGTAGTATTTTTACTTCGTGTATTCTTATTTGTTATTCTGATTGTAGGTTGGCTATCGTGTGTTGCAACATCTAATAATGTAACAATACTATCTGCAATATCTTTATCTATTTTTAAATCATCTTGTGCATCAACATATGCAGTTAAATCGGCTACTTCTGTATCTATTCTATCGTTTAGAGTGCTTACCTCTGTTGTTATTCTTGTATCTAAAGTATTTACCTCTGTGTCTATTCTAGTGTTTAATGTTGATACTTCTGTATCTATTCTATCATTAATACTATTTTCTTTAGTCGTTATGGTATTATTTAATGTTAGTACTTCGGCATCTATTCTATTATTTAACGTTGTTTGTGCATTAGTAAGTTTACTCTCAATATCTGTTTTATTATTAGCAACTACTTCTGTTAAATTATCTATCCTACCATCTAATCTATTTACTTGTGCATCTACCTTACTGTCTAAAGTATTTATAGTAGTATTTAATGTCGCTACCTCATTATCAATTCTTGTATTTAATGTACCTACTTCTGTTGTTATTCTTGTGTCTAATGTATCTACCTCATTATCAATTCTGTCATTTAAATCAGAAACCTCTGTATCAATTCTACCGTTTAAAGTATTTACTTCATTAGTTATTCTAGTATTTAATGTTAATACTTCATTAGCTAATTCTTGTTCAGATACAACATCTATTTCTACTTCTTCCTCATCACTTGAACCATCTTCTAAAGATACTTTATCTTCAACTAATGTTATATGACCTGTTTCAGAGTTATAATTAAATTGTATATCCCTTACAATTTTAGCTCCCTCACCTGCTACTAATTTATCAACTTTTTGGTCAAGCTTTTCTTTAATTGTTTCAGTTTTTTGAGCATTATCATCATAATTAATATTACTTGCATCAATTTGTATATTTTTACCTACTTGGTCTGTAGCCGCAATACCATTAACAGTATCAACTGTTCTTAAATCATCTACAGGTATAACTGTTTGAGCTCCTGTATTTGTTGTAGCATATACTACTTTATGTTCTGTAGATTTTGTTAATTTAGTATCATTTCTTCTTTTTAACTCATCTACAGCTCCTTGTACTGTATCAGCATCTAATTCAGATGCTAAATTATTATAGAATATATCTTCAGCGTGTTTAGAAGCTAATATAACCCAATGATTTGCATCAAAGTCTCTTTCTGCTTCAAAATCCTCTACAGCTCTATATAATCTATTTTGGTAAAAACATAAATGGTCTTTATAATATTTTCTACCTGCTTCATAATCTGTTATTGTACAAGCTGCTCTTAAATTTAATAGTCTTACTCCAGTGGTATCTGATGACCAATATCCCTGTACCGAATTGTCCGATGATTTTATCAATACAATATCAGAAGTGTTTCTAGCTGTATCAATATCTTTTGATATTTTTGTTAATTTACCAATTGCACCATCTTCACCTATTATATTTATATCTGATACTATATTATAATCTACATCTTCAAATACTCTAAGTGACATCTTTTTATCTAAAGCTTCTTGTAAAGCTTCATTATCAGAAACTTCTCCACTTAAATTTTCATATGTAATTAAATATACTAGTCCAAACTCTTCATATGGTAAGTCATTCCATTCTGTCTCACCATCACCCCTTTTAACTCTATGTGTATCATCTTCTACTGCATACTCACCTAGAGTTAATATTGGGTTATTCACAGCCCATTGGGTACTAGTATCGTGTCTCATAATAATTGTATAAAATTGTTTATCGTCCACTTTACATTTCCTCCTTCTACTCAATATCTAGTAAGACCTTAGCTTGGTCTTTACTTATAAATTTTATCACTTTACCGATTGAACGGGATTTAAAATAATCGTTATCAATATAATCTATTGCTTTTGCCCTACCAGCGTGTTCACTAATTGTTAATCTATCTCCTAATTGTATAAATCCACATATATTAACTGGAACTTCTCCTCCATATGCTATTTGTACAAGTTCTCTCATATTTTGTTCTGATGTACCACCTTCAATTATTATATATTCTGGTTTATCTTCAGAAGTACCACAATCTATTTCTTCAAATTCACCAGTACTTGCTCTACCACCATCTATTACTATAGGTACTTTTGAATAATTATCTGAAAATGTTACAACTCCTAATATAAGTCTTGCGTTTAGTATAAATTCACCGTGGGTCATTCGCAACAGCTTTTGTTACTGTATTTGTTGCTGGGTCTAACATTACTATATCTCCAACTTCTATAATTTCATCTACGTCCAATTTATGATAAACAGCTAAATTTTTGCATACATCATCTCTAATCATAATTTAGACCTCCTTAATTATATTCGTTCCAAGACATCATATCATCTATATCTTCTTTAGAGTAACTATAATCCTTTTGTATTCCTAACATTTCCCATTTATATTCATTAGTATCTATATCCTTTATGTACATCCATTCTTGATAACCATCATTTGGGTCTCTGCTAACTTTAACTAAATAAGCTCTATCTTTTATTATATTTTCAGTTGGCAATTCATCCACTATAAGTGGTTTAGTGTTTGCACCTGAACCTGAACCAGCATTTCCCATACTTTCGTGAACATCATCAACTCTTTGTTTTGCTTCACTCTCGGTATCATATTCCTCAGTTAGCTTAACACCATTAATCATATAAAAAATGACTATGTTTTTATCGTGTTTGCCTACAAAACAATCTTGTAACCAAAACAAATTCAACATAGCCCCAGATTTTAACTGTATAAACATACTTGTATCTCACCTCCATCTAACATCTCTGTAACCCAGAGCCCTTGAATTAGATTTTGTTTCCGCTTCTACTAACTCTATTAAATTTTAATTACCTCTACAGCTATAAGAAAATCTATAATATTTATAAGCTGTACGAGCATCTAATTTTCTAATGGATACACTGTCACTTACAAGAAACCTAACAGTATACTCATCTATCACACTACCTGAATATAAACACCAATGATGACGGCTGATTAAATATAAAGGAAATCCTAATCCAAATTTATCCCAATAATAACCTTCAACTAAATCTAATAATTCTTGAGCTGTCTTAACATTTTTTAATTCAGTATTTGCCTTATCAATAGCTATTTTAATATTATCTTCACTTAGTCCCTCTGTATATAGAAGATTAATTGTAGCTTCTTGTAAATTCATAACATTTTACCCCCTAAGTAAATCTTCTTCCGCCTTTTTAAGCAACTTTTCAACTCTGTCATACTCATTCATAAGTTTATCCATAAAATCTTCCTCAGCATCGAAATAAATATCACTAAATGAATAACCACCTGCATCTGCTTCTCCATTTATTACATTTGCTAAATTATCTAAATATCTTAAAGTATTTCTATATGCTACTATATATTGGTGTAATTCATTTGCAATAGCTTTATCTTCTTGTAATGCTTTAACAGTAGCTTCTTGTAAATTCATCATATCATTATCTCCTCATTTTCTTAAAATAAATCATTACTAGTTCCGAGGTATAACTGACCTATAATAATCTGCTTCTCCATTATTTGGTAATAAACTCTTCTCAATTTCCCTTATTGCTTTTTCAACCCTTACTTGCTCTGTTGAAAGAGCATCCAAGAATTCATCAAAAGCAGTATAGAAGTCATCACTCTGTAGTTCACGTATTGCAACTTCATTTTTTGATGTTGAAAAATTAATTAAATTTTCCAAGTAATCATCATATTTTCTTAACGCCGATAAATCAGCTGGTCTAGGTACATCTTTTTTACCCTTTTTATCTGTAAAAGTATTATAATTTATTGTATCTGAATTATAACCCTTTTCTTGTAATGCCTTTATTGTAGCTTCTTGTAAATTCATAATCTCATCTCCAATTTATATATAGTTATTTTGTATATCTTTTACTTTTTAATTAAGATTTACTTATATTTTATTTGTTTGCATTAATAGCATTAACAAGCTGTAATACATCATCTTTAGATAGCCCACTAGCATTAATAAGTTTATTCAAAGCATCATCATAAGCTTTTTGTTTTTCTTTCATTTCTGCATCTCTAGTTTTCATATGTTCAACACTATCCTCAATACATTTTTTAACAAAACTCCAGTATTTTGCTGGATTTAATGTATCTGCATAATCATTACATATATTCAAATCATAATCAGTACCCATATCATCTTCATTTTCAAATACTGCAAAATCCATCTCTAGTGTACCCTCATTATCATCAACTGTTGTTTCTGGTCTTAACTCTATAAAATAATCTTTATACTTAAATATATCACTGTCATCACCACCTAATTGTATAATATCTGATGGATGGTTTTTTCTTAAATTTTTTAGAGCTTCTTCACTTTCTGGGTCATTTTCTACATATCTACCGTTTCTATAACCCTCATTTTTTAATTTTCCTGTCAATGCTAACACTGTAGCTTCTACTAATTTTTCATTTTTCATTTTTAGTTCCTCCTTAATTTAATAAATCATCTTGTAATTTTTCATATCTATCTTGGGCATCTTGTTCTGTTTCAAAATGTTCTCTAATACCATCAAGACTTCCCTTTGCAGGTTTATATACTACATCAGTACCTTCAACCTCAATTATACCTATATGTGTTAAATTTATAGTTCTTCCATCATTTAGTTCTAAAAACATCATAGTATATTACCTCCTTATAATATCTATTAATATTTTACTACAATACAAAATAAAAAAGAGGTAGCTTTTTATACTACCTCTCTGTTTTACTTTCTTATTTTTTTATGGTCATTGTACATATCTTCTAAATCTGTATGTTCTCCCCAATCTTCTTCTTGTTGTATTCTAATATATGCATTTTCTTCATCTGCTATTTCACAATTTTCCATTTCGTATAATTTACCATCTGGAGATACTTTAAATGACATTAATGTATTACCATATATATTTTCTATTACTATTGTTCTATTTAATGCATTACCATTATAATCTTCTGTTACTTTCTTATTTTCATCTAAATCGTGATTTATGCCACCATTATCAACATCTATTCTTTTAATCCTAGGTATATCGATTGCTACCATATTACCAGCCCCTTTAGCTGATGTTCTAATATATCCTTTAGAATTATCATTATATGTTATGTACAAGTCATAATATTGCTCTGCTTCCGTAATTTTTTTATTTTCATCTAAAAATTCAGATTTCATATCTTCATCCCATAAACCTAATTTCGTTAGGTCTTCTTCTGATATATAGAAATCCCAAATATCTCCATCTGTAGACCCATCTGAGTATACTCCTATATCATTTATATCATATGCTATTTCATCTTTGACATATTCTTCATAGAAATCTTCCCAAGTTTCATATTCATAATAATCATTTCCTTCAATAGTTTCCGCTGTACCATCACCTGCTATAATGTCTTTAAAATTATCTGGAGTTACTTTATCTTTATATTCATTGGCTTGATTATCATCTGTAAAATATCCGTGTACAACACTATTATTATTTTCAGGATTAGTTGTTACCCACTCTAAATTTGCTGTATCTATATATGCTCTACAGATTTTTTCATAGAAGTCTTCTCCTAAATCTACATCAACATCTTCTGTAACTTTTCTATTTTCAGTAACTTTTAATTTCGAAAAATCTATTGGTTTGTCAAAATCTAATTCAAACATTTCATCCATATCTTCATCAGATATATCACTTGCATATACATATACATCAGTTGGTTGTACATACATTTTGTTATTTTTAATATGTACTGTAATTAATAATGATTTGTAATAACAATCAAAATAATTCTCTGATTTGCTATCATCTTCATATTCTAAATTCCATCCACCTAATTCTTTATATAATTCACCAAATGTACCTTTATAATTTGCTACATAATCTGATATTTCATCAAATTGCTCTTTTGATATTTTAACTTGTTTAATTACATCCTCAGGTGTTACACCTAATGCATTCATAAAATCTGTATCATTTAATGTATCATTTATTCTTTCTTCGTTTGTTCTAATATGTGCTTCACCTTCGTGTAAAGATTTTTTCTCAGTATACTTTCTACCTAGCATCTTAGCATTTTCTTCTCCAGCTTTTGTTTTCATTTTTTGCCAAGGTTCTATTACATTTTTATCTAATACTTCAGCATCCTCTGGATTTTGAGCTTTTTGTATTTTCGCATCTGCAATTTCCATATCTGCTTGCTCTATAGTATCTTTATTCATTTTAAATCTACTTACTTTATTTGGAGCTTCATATGGTTTTTCTCTTTTTGTATCTAAGAATGACTTAGCATCAAATGCTTCTTTATTTTTAATTGGTTTATCATTTATTTTTTCATCTGATACTGTCATAACAGTACCATCATCAAATACATCTATTTCTCTAAAATCATCTTTTCTATCAGCTCTTTTTACTGATGTTATTCCAGCATCTCCTGTAATACTGTATCCTTTTTTACGTAGTTCTTTTTCATTAGCCCTTGGGTTTAATAATTTTGCATTAATTTTAGCATTATCTTTATTTGGTTTTTCTTCTAACTTACCTTGTAAGGCTTTCATAGTAGCTTCTAATAAATTCATTATTAATTTACCTCCTTCAATTTTTTTACTATATCTACTAAAGTACTGTCTAAATCACTTATATGCACATCTCCTGTATCTAAATCCTCTTGTATCTCTCCATCTAAATAAGTGTATACTTCATACATATCTATATCTTCTAAATCTCTATAAAATACAAATGTTATATGCTCATCATAATCAAATTCATCATTACTATCTGGCTCAATTTCAGTATCTACTAAATCTACTATTTTTTCTACCTTGTTCCATATTTCTTTATCTTCTTCTGCTTCTGGGTCTATTACTTCTGTTTTTACACCTTTGCTTTCTGGTCTAACTGTTATACTATTAAGTATTTCATCTTCGCTTTTATCTGTATTTTCATATCTCATAACACTTCTTACAACTTCTTGTTTATATTTATCTGGGTTATTAGCATATTCTTGTTTAGTACAAGTTGCATAAACTGTATTACCATATACTAATTCTAATACATTATCAGCATCTTCCCTAGGTATATAATAACTTACAGCTTCTTCTAATCTTTTTAATGTTCCTTTTTCTTCATCGTATTCAAATTTAGTTTTATTATCTGCTTTTATTATTGTTTTATTTCCTTTTGTTTCTGTATTTACTACTTTACTTCCTGCTTTTGCTAATTCTTTTTCTAACCAACTACAAGCATTATTATATGATACATCTTTTAATAACATTTCATTTCCATCTTTATCTACTGTTAATGTTTGAAATTTATTTAATGATGCTTCTATTTTTACTTGTTTATTTTCTACAACATAATCAGTTTCATATACTCTACCATCTTGTAACATATCTTTTATATCTACTTTAAATTGTTCACCTGATAAGACATCTTCACATTGTGCTGTACTTCCCCATTCAACACCATATATTTTAACTAATTGTTTCTTACCATTTTCATAATTTAATTCATAAATTTTTCTTTTATCTAACAATGCTATTATTGATTGTTTTGTTAATCCATCATATACTGTTACAGTATTCCAACTATTTTCTTCTGTATCTCCTAACTTTACTGGTTTGTATTCTACTTTTATTTCACTTTCTGTTATTTTTGTTTTATCTTTACTTAATGCTGCTTCTATCTTTTTACTTTCTTTTGTTTTTTTCTTTTTATTCTTCCAAACAACACTTACTGTATCTGCAAGTTCCTCTTTATCTGCCTCATCTTCATTTTTATATATAAGTTTTTCTATATAATCAGCATCTATCTCTTTTGCATCTTCAATAGCCTCATCTATATTACTATATTGCGTATAACTATCTGCTGAATTTCCATATGAACTTGTTGGTTCTTCATTTTTATATATTACATATCTAACTGCTTCTGTTTTTAAATGTACACTTTTTAAGTTATTTAACATAAGTGTAAATTCATCTTCATTATTTGTATATATTAAAACTTCATCTCCTGTTGGTACTTTTAACCTACCTGTTAATAAACAATTATAGAAATCTGTACCTATATAATTACCATTTTTATTCATAAAGTTTTGTCTTTTATCTTTATTATATAGTTCTTTACAATGTGCTGTTGTATCTCTTACTTCTCCATCTTTTATCTCTGTTATTGTGTTATCTTTTCTATTTATTATAGTATATATCTCGTGCATTGTAGGTGTTCCATCTTTAACTATAAAATATGTATATTCTGTTTTATCACTCCAATATTCATATTTTTCTTCTACCTTTTTGTTTTCGGTTATTTCTGTGAACTTAATATCCTTATTTAACAATGTTCCTCTTACCATTTTTAATATAAATCTTTTATCAACATCATCTAAATCTTTATCATTCTTTAAATCATCTAATATATTGTTTATTTCTTCTTGTGCCTCTTGTGGTGTATATGTATAAGCTGCTTCTGTTATATCACTTATATAACAACTCATAATATCTTCTCTACTCATACTTCTTGGTTCTTTACTTTCCATATACATATCTGGGTCAGGTAAACCTGCATCACTGTTATATAATTCCCAAGCTACTTCGTTATATAATTCTTCATCAAATCCTTCTTCTCCCCACTCAGGTATTTCATCTCTTGTTACACCTAACTCTTTCGATTTCCTTTTAGCATACTCATCCCATATCAAATCAAAGTTTTCCTCTTCCCAATCTACTGATGATATATTTTCACAAACTTTTTTACTTTCCTCTACTTTATTTTGAATACTATCTAACATAGCTTCTATATCACCTAATTGATAATTACCTTCAGGATGATTTTCTAATACCCACTCTAATAATTGTATTGTAAATTCTCTAGCTTCACCACCAACCACATCAGATACCAAATGTTCTTCTTGCCAAGTTACATTACAAAAATCTTCTTCATAATCTGCTGGATTTTCATCTACTATTCGTATATCAAAATAGTCACCAGCAAAACTTTGGTCAGATGCTATGAAATAATTTCCATCTGATAACTCACCTGTATAAATATATATACCTCCACCTGTATATATTGGCGTTACATTTTCTATCTTTAAATGACTTGCATCAGTACTCTCCTCTTTTTTATTTGGATAATCTATTCTATTTGTTGATTTTCCTACAGGATTTCCTGCATTATCTGTACCTACATTTACTATATCTCTATGTGTTGATACATCACTTTCTTTTTGTTTTGCTAACTCTGCTTGTGCATCTGATTTAGTCATTAAATCTCCGTCATTATAAAGAATTGACCACATAGCATCATCTATAGTATCTCGTTTTCTACCATACATTTCCCAAACACCATTTTCTTTTTTAAGTTTTTTCATAACAGCTCTAGTGTCGCTATAACTTCCGTGTGATGTCCACCCTGATGATGTTTCTTTTACTACTCTATACATTTCTGTTCCATTTGGTGCATCTTGTAATAATTGTTTTACCCTATTCTGTACCTCTATAGCTCTGTCCTTATCAGCATATGGATTGTACTCTTTTTTAAGTGTATTAAGCTCATTAATTATTTCTTCATTACTGCTCATTATTATCAGTTACCTCCTCATCATTAATATTATTTAATCTATTTGTAGATGGATTATTACCTTGTACATTTGATGGATTTTCTTCCTGTGGCTCTTCTTTATTATCTTGCTCAGATATATCTTCTTTTTCATCATTTTGTTTTTGCCATCTGTTTTTAGCATTTTGTCTAGCTAATTCATTTGGTAATGTTAATGCTTTATCTCCAGATAAATTTAAATATGCATTTACATCATCTATATTTTCTTCTAACCAATCCATTAATGTACTTGTTACTTGTTGTAACCATCTTTTATTACTTAACATACTAATTAAATGTTTACACATAGAACCGTGATTATCTTTATTTGTTCTTTTAAATCTATTTGGTCTATTTTCTGGTCTACCGATATTTATAACCTAATACTGTTGCTTGGTGTGCAAATCTGTATTTAAAATCTCCGACAAGTACAATCTACTTTTATATCCATACCATCAATAGAATTCATTATAGCTTGTGTAACACCTTTTGTATTTATTTGATTACCTTGATTATATTCAGAACTCATCTCTACCCAATATAATATATCTTCCATAGCTACTGTATCATTATAATCTCCTACTTTGCACGTAACTACCAAGGTATTATGATACAATATATCTGTTGTGTCTATATTTATTATATTAAATCCTTTATATGCTTGTGCTTTATTATATCTTGTTATTGTTTCTCCTTTAGCTAGAGCTAAAAGTTCATTTCTTGAAACTTCATCTAATCTCTTCATAGTATCCCCTCAATAATTGTACCACAATATTTAAAATATGTAAATAATAGGTACAAGAATTTTATTTTAGATTTTACCCTACTAATATTTTACGAAAAGAAAAGTAGACATTTCTGCCTACTTTCCTAATGCCAAGTTATATTTGTCATTCTAATGACCTTTATTTATATACATTATTTTTACAATATGCTGTTCTTCCTGTTTTTGGTACATATATTTTATCTACTGATGCATTTACATTTTGTAGTATTTTAACTCTTGTATTAGCTATATATGTATATTGCTTACCTTTTAAATTTGATGTTTCATATAATGTAGTTGTACCCTTTAATGTTTTTGTTTGACCTACCGTGTTTTTAACTTTAGCTTTTGGTGCATTAGACGTTAAATAACTTGATGATACCCATTGATTTGTTCCTATTCTTGACCATCCTGATTTTTCCTCATATACTGTAACTTTTGCATTTTTAGATAATGTGCCAACTACTTTATTACCTGTACCAGCACCTTTTCTGATATTAAGTACACTTGCTGTTACATACTTTGTTTTAGTACCAGTAGATGTATTTGTACTTGGTTTTGTATCTGATAAATATGTATTACTTACCCATTTATTATTACCTATTCTTGACCAACCATTTTTTTCTTCATATACTAAAACTTGTGTGCCTTTATTTAATGTACCTACTATACTATACTCTGTACTAGCACCTTTTCTAACATTTAATACTGAAGCTGTTACATATTTTATTTTTGCATTTTCAGTATCCTCTTTTGTTGTATTTTTTCCCTCTACAACATCCTTACCTACTTTAACTGCCCACAACTTTCTAATATTTGAATATTTTTTAAATGTATCTATTTGTACCCAAGCACTATTTCCTTTTAATTCTACTTTACCACTTCTACCATTTATATTAAATTTACCATTATATAGATATGGGTCATATATTTCTATTTTATCACCATCATATCCTACTCCTAATATATAATGTCCTCCAGTTGTCCATAATCCATTTCCTGCTAAAAATATTACAAAATATCCATCTTTTATTTTTTCTAATGCTGTATATGATGAATGGATTTGTTCTATTTCTAGTCCCCATCTATTACATACATATGTAAATAATCCCTCAGATGTTCCACCAGATGCCCTGTATCCATTTGCTTTAGAAATGTCACACATTTCATCAGGGTATATTATTTCTTTTGTACTTGACACTATCATAGCACAACAAGTAGGTCCACAACCAGCAGACTTTACTGTTGCATTTGGATGTGCAGAACTTGTATAAGGATGTCTAGCCCAACGACTATCACCTTGATTATAATAAACTTTACTCATATTATAAACCCTCCTCTTCTGTATTTTCTATTTCTTCATACTCTCTATCATCTGCTTCTTCTTCAGTCATTTCAATCATTTCTAATGTATCGGGTACTTCTTCTGAAAATGTACCATCCATTACTTCTAGTTCTTCATTTTCTTCCATTCTAATATACCTCCTTATATTATTTTTAGGGTGTTGCTTGTTTTAATTGTATCACTAGATTTACTAGGTAACCTATACCACCAACTAGTGCTGTTATTATTGACCCTATTACGCCACTTAATATGTTTTTCTTAATATGCCCCTTAGTTTCTTTATATTCCTTAAATTCTTTCATATCTAGTTCTTCTACTTTTTTATCAATCTTATCTAAGGTTTTTTGCATATTAGATATAGTAGAAGCCATAATATGTACTTCCTCTGTTAATTGCTTTGTTGTTTTAACATCTTCTTCTATATGGTTTAATGTTTCTCTAAATTGTTGATGTTCTATATCTGCTTTAGCTCTAGCTTCTCTTAAATCTATAACTTCCATTACTAATTGTTGTGTGGTCATAACTAGATTACCTCCCTTCTATTAATATTTTACTAATACTTTTATATTAGATTTAATATTTCCATCCAGCTGCATTTAATTCAGCTAACCTATTACTATAATATACACTATAAAATTTTGTATCATAAAATGGACTGCTATAATTAGATGTACTAAGATTTTTATTTGATGCTGGAATGTCACTATTTAAACACATATTTATTATATTTTGTATACTTGCATTACTTAAATTGTTGCAATATCTAAACATCATACCCATATTATATACCTTACTTGCATTATATTCTGGCACATTACGTAATCTTACACAATTTGAAAACATATTAGAAAAAGTGACTACATTTGGAAAATATATATTCGGAGCATTTATTAAACTATTACATCCGATAAAACATACCATTTACATTTTGCACACTTACAAATGACATATCAGCCACATTATATAAATTATTACATCCGAGAAAATAATGAATGTGCATTTGTAACATTTTCAGTGTCGCTTATTGACACATTTCGTAAATTATTACATAAAGCAAATAATCCACCTATTTGATTTACATTATTTAAATTATTCAATACAGCATTTTTAAGATTTATACACCACCCAAACATATAACCAATATTTTCTGCACTAGCTATATTTAAATCAATAATATTAGTTATTTGGTTACAATGAGAAAACATACTAGATGTAATCTTGATTTTGCTAATATCTATTGAGTATATATTTGATATATTTGTATTTGCAAAAGTAGAATAAGCTCCATTTATATCCCCAAAGTTAATATTAACTTCAGATAAATTTTTGCAACCTGAAAACATATATGAAATATTATCCACATTATTTAATCCATTTATTGTTATACCTCTCAAATTATTGCAATTTTGAAACATAGCATATGTATTACTTACTTTAGTAAAATTTAAATTAGGTATATTAGAAATATTATAACATCCTTTAAACATATTTGCAGCATTTTCAACATTACATAAATTTATATTACTTAAATCCCCTGATAAATTATGACAATTTTGAAACATTTGAAAAGCATTAGTGATATTAGATGTTGAAATATTTGTTATTGTATGTAGATTAAAACAATTATGAAAAGCATTAGTTGCATACAATATTTTGGATGTATTATAAAAATACAAACTTTGCAAATTAGTACAATTATAAAATGAATTGCATAAATTGATAACATTACACGTATTTAAGTTTGATAAATCTATCAGTGTAGCTTTATTAACATAAAACTCAAATATATTTGCCATATTTTCTAATGATGCTGGCTTTGTTATATCATCTGAAATTCGATATGTATTTTTACCATAATTATAGAAATGTATCCAGCTCCACAATTTTCTACCAGTCTTATCATAAGTATCTGAACCATTAGCCTTAGCTAATTGTACATAATTTTCTTCCATATGTAATCCCCCTTATTAAGTATAATATATATCATAATATTCACTATAACTATTAGAACTACCAAAATCTTTATAACCCTTATTTATTAATATATTTTTTTGTATATTTGTAAATCTATTTAAGTTTAATCCTATATTACTGATATATTGATTTGTTAAATTTTGGGCTAAAGGTAACATATTTGCTATATTGGCATAACTTTCATTTGATAAATTATTACAGCCGTAAAACATAAAACGAGCATTAGTAACTTGAGACATATTAAAACTAGGTACTAACCTTAAATTTGAACACATATAAAACATCTGCCACATATATATAACATTACAAGTATTAAAATTAGGTACAGTTGTTAAAGATGAACAACCTTCAAACATAGAATACATATATTTAACTTTAGTTGTATTAAAATTTGGTACATCTGTTATATTATTACTATACTGAAACATACTACTCATATACTCCACGTTAGATGTATTATAATTAGGTACAGTTGTTAGATTATAGCAATGAGCTACTAACCCAAACATATCTATAACTTTACTTGTATTAAAATTAGGCAAATTAATCAAATTTTCACAGGCACTAAACAAACTACTCATATTAGTTACATTAGAAGTATCAAAATTCGGTACAGTTGTTATACTTTTACATCCTGAAAACATACTCGACATATTAATTACATTACTTGTATTATAATCTGGAATTACAGTTAATTTACTGCATCTAGCAAACATACTCGACATAATAGTAACTTTGGTTGTATTAAAGTTAGGTGCATCCATTAAATTACAGCAATTATAAAAAGTACCAGACATATTATAGACATTAGATGTATTAAAATTTGACACAATCATTAAATTTGTACAATCTGAAAACATATATCTAATATCAAATACTTCAGAAGTATTAAAATTTGGTACTGTAACCAAATTATGGCAACGCTTAAACATACTATCCATACTAGCTACATTTGTCATATTAAAATTTGGTACTATTATAATATTATAGCAGTTTTCAAACATACTTTGTGTAATCATTGCTTCTGATAAATTAAAATTCGGTATAATTGCTAAATTATAGCAGTTTTCAAACATATAACTTAAATCAATAACACTAGATGTGTCAAAATTTGGTACATACCTTAAATTAGTACACTGTCTAAAGGTATTAACCATATTAGTAACCATTGATGTATCACAATTTGGTACAATTACTAAATTTTGCTGATTATGAAACGCATTATATAAATTAGTTATATTATTTGTTGATATATAATAATCATTATATGTATTTACTAACTGCTGTAATTCACTTAAATTATTTGCTATATTAGAAACACTACCTTCATATGTACCTGTAACCCCTAAAATAACTTCTCCATTTTTAATTCTTTCAGGTATAATATTATACCTGTTAGTAATTTCATAATACTGTAAATCTGTCTGAAAACTAGTACCTTCATTTATTAATGCTAATTCATTTGCTTGTAAACTTATGTGAAGCATATTATTTATATCAAACATACTTCTATTAGTTAAACCGACACCGACACTTTTTAAATCTTTAACAATTCCTGTAACTTTAGCACCATTTACATAAGCTGTTTTATTTTCTAAAATATCTCTATTTAAAGCTGTTGCATCACTTGTATCTAACCCTATATAATTACCTGCAATTCCCAATATTACTTCACCTGATTTTATTTTATCAGGTGTTATATTTGAAACTACTGCCATAGTTTCTTGTGACATATTTGCTGTAACATTACTTGAACCACCTACTACAATATCTGTACCACTTCTTTTAAACTTCATTTGTATATAGTCTGGATTTCCAGTTTTAAGTTCTACTGATATTGGTTCATCTGTTATACCATTTAATGCCCAATCTGTATCAGCTTGTTGTAATGTACCAGTTAATTTTTCATCATTAACATATGCTGTTTTACCTTCTTTTATATCTTTAGATGTTGCTGTAGCATCACTTGTATCTATACCATCATCTAATATACCTGTTACACCTAATGCTTTAACATCTTTTTTTAAATTTTTAGGTATAATAAATGATGCTTTTTGCATTTCTATTTCTTCTAAATTATCTAATAATTTTGACATCTACAATATCTCCTTAATTTTTTAGTTCTATTAATATTTTACACATAATAAAAAGAGCCCTTTTTAGGCTCTTTTAATATATTAACTTAATATATCAGCTACAAGTGTTTCTGATTGTTGATATTCTGCTGGTGATAAAGTATCTTCTTCTTTTACTAACTTTTTCATTGATGTCTCCTTTATATAATATGTTATCGTACCACTATTTATAACTTTTACAATCTCACCATCTGATATATTCAGTATATCTTCATTCATTTCTGTCTCAGTTGCATATTCTTTTATTACATATCCTTCATAAGTTCCTGTGATGCCTAATATTGTTTCACCTTGTTTTATTTTATCTGCCGTCAAACTAATATCTCTTGCTAAATAATCTTTTCTAATACCCAATTCAACAGGAGAACCTTGTGTCATTATTATTTTTTCTGACATAGTTGTAGCAAGTTTTATATAATTACCACTTTCTGTGGCAGAAGTTGGATTTGCTTCAATAGATGTTCCTAACGATAATATGCCTTCTATTTTCTGTCCGTTGACATATGCAGTTTTACCAATTTCTATATTATTAACTGTAGCATCAGCATCACGTGTATCAATTAAATTATTTATTTCATCAGCATATACGCTAAATGGTGTACCATCATCTATATCTTGACCTTTATTTATTAAAGTTTGTTTTATTTCAGATTTAGTATTTTCCAATAAAGCTAATTGTTCATTAATTGTATCTATATTCATAACCGTTATATTCCTCCTTTAATTCACTCTTACATCGATATTTTACATAAACAGAGAGGAAGCTTATAATATATCTAAACTCCTCATATATTATATGTTATACAGTAGCATCAATATATCCTTTTTGATTTAATATCGCTAATGCATCAGCTGAGAACTTATTAACACTTAATCCTATATTTAATAAATATTGATTTGTTAATTGATTTGCATTTGGTAATCCATTTGCTATATTTTCATAACTTGCTGAAGTTAAATTACTACATTGCAAGAATGTATTAACCATATTTGTAGCATTAACAAAATTAAGTTCAGGAATATTTTCCAAAGTTCTATCATATCTAAACATACTTGATGCATCTCTTACATTTGACATATCAAAATTAGGTATATCGGTAAAGTTAGCATTATCACAATTAGAGAACATATATGCTGTATTAGTTACATTTATAGTATTATAATTTGGTATCTTATATCCAATATTACTATTATAGAACATATAAGACATATTCATAACCTTACTTGTGTTAAAGTTTACAAAATATGGATATGATGGCATTTTTTGTTCCTCCCCATCTACAGTAGGTATAGTTATTCTACATCTGCAAAACATAAAAGACATATCAGTTACTTCCGATGTTAATTCATAATCCATATCCAAATATTCTAAACTCGAAGATGCCCCTCCACCTACACTAAAGCAGTTATACATATTTGTTGGTTTATTATGTATTGTCATATTTTTAAAATTCATATTAACACCATATAGTCCATATGTTAATGAATTAAATCTAATACTGTTTATTTCTGCACCTACTAAATTAAGGTTTGCTACTTGTACACCACTATCGAATGATAAATTAGGTGCATATAAATTTGATGCATATATTGCATTAATTCCTACCCCAAATGTTTCGATTTTACTTAAATTATTTAATTTAGCATTAGTTAAAACAAATGGTCTTGTTCCAAAACTATTATTTGGGAAGAATGAACTATTAAATGTTGTAACATTTGGCATAAAAGCCCCACTTAAATTTATTTCAGTAAGTTTTGGACATCTAGAAAATACTCCATAAAGTGTTCCATTTACATTAGGTAAATTCCAAAATGTATTAGGAACATTAGTAATACCTGATGAATAGAACATATTATTAATTGTCCCAACATTTATTGTATTTAACGTCATTGGAAGCATTGTTGTTATGTTTGTACATCCAAAATACATATTTTCCATAGAGCGAACATTAGATGTATTTCCTTTAAAACCTTTAATACCATAAACTGTGCTATTAGTTGAATTAAGTGTTTTACAATTTCTAAACATATTAGCCAAAGACTTAACAGATGTTATATTTATAACATTAAACCCACTTAAACTTTTGCACTCTGCAAACATATTAGTTAAATATTCAACATTTCCACTGTTTAAATTTATATTTACACCAACAAGACTTGTGCATCCTGCAAACATACTTGATGCATCCTGTATTTTACTGATATTATTCATAATATTTAAAGTGATTAATGATGTACAATCAGCAAACATATTTGAAGCATTTATCAAGTTACACATATTTAAACCAAATGATGAAGATGAAGCTGCAAATGAATTAAGCGATTTACAATTTCTAAACATATTAGTAGCATTTGTAACTTTAGATGCATCTTTATTATTAAATCCATACAATCCAACAACTTCTTTACAATTATCAAACATACCAGACATATTTGTAACATTTGATACATTCCAATTTATAAAATTAGGTTGTTGCACAGCTGAATTGTGCTCAAATAGAAGCTTACAATTTCTAAACATACCAGACATATTTGTAACATTTAATACATTCCAATTACTAAAGATTTGGTAATTAGCAAATTGAAGTTTTCTACAATTATCAAACATATTTGACATATTTGTAACATTTGATACATCCCAATTAGATATACCATTAATACAAACTAAATTATTACATCCATAAAACATTTGTGACATATTATTAACAATAGATGTATTCCAATTAGATACATTATCAATATATTTTAGATTATACATATTCCAAAACATATTCCAGAATGTTGTAACATTTTGCATATTTAGATAATTAATAATGTGCTCATTAGCTAGAACAGACCTAACTGTTCCTATACCGACCATATTAGTGGTATCTATTGTATTATATAAATCTGAATATTTATTTAATGTATTTCTAATATCATTAAAATTGCTACTATTATAATACTTCATAGCATTAAACGTACCCACAGAACTACCATTAGCTCCAAAATAAGGTACAGCCATTACATCATCATCTGTTGCTAAATATTGTGTTGGTGCTGGAGACCAATTATTATTTACAGCACTATATTGGTATATCCCATCAAATGTACCACTTGTACTACTTGTTTGTTCATATATAATACTTAAATCTTCATCTTTTAAGCCTTTATTATCGTGTATCATCTCATCTGAATTATTATATAATTTAGCTCCTGTAGTTATATCCTCTATATTATCTACATAACTTCTAAACGATTGGTCTGACGATATTATTTGACCGTTTATCTTCAAGTGCTCTTTTTATTTCTTCTTTGGTTGCTTCTAGATAATTAAGTTGATTATAAATCGTATTTATATCAATTGCACTCATATTACACACTCCTCTACAATTATTCTATTAATATTTTACAAAAAATAAAAGAGCCTCATATTTAAGGCTCTTAATATATAAAATTAAACTCAAATAACATATACATTATTGGTCAATACCAATAGCTACTGATGATATGGTTATATCATTTGAAGGGATAACAGTTAATGTAACTGTTTGAGATGGAAACCCTCGTGTTGCACCAATTATTGTATTAAACGATGCATTAACAACTTCCGTTGCTGTGACATTTGTCATAATTACGGCATCAGGAATAGCTACACCATCAGCATATAGCTGTATTGTTACTGGTTGAGTTGTAGGAGCTACTGCGGTTGTAAATGCTATATCTAAATTGACTTCATAAAAACCTGCTCTACGTAATATTATTGCACTAGCACCAGATGTATGTCCAACATTGTTACCTACATCAAACTTATCCGTATTAAACGGTATAGCGTTACCAGCACTTACTTCTATGTTTTTAGAATAAGCTCTCAACATAGTATATCACTCCTTCCTATACAACACCTGATACACCATATCCATAACCATAAGCACCAGCATATGGATAATATGATTGATATGGAGAGGCTGTTATATATGCAGGTTGAGGGAATGGTCTTAATGTGTTTGTTAAATTAGCTGTTTGGTCTATTTGTGAGATTTGGAACCTTGCTGTTTGAAGTTCTCTATCTCTGTCAGCTAACCTATCTCTCAAATTAGCAATTTCATTCTCACACAATTTATCTAATATTTTTTGCGTATTAGCTTGTCCTTCTTCACGAAGTGTGCAACAACAATTTGCTAATTGCATTTGAGATTGTAGAGCATTATTGCTCATTTGCATTTGGTTTTCAAGTGCATATCTACTTACTTGCATTTGTCCCTCTAATGCATTATTAGATAATTGCATTTGAGTTCTTAAATTGTCGTTAGACATTTGTGCTTGTAATTGATTTGTTTGAATGGCATTATTGTATCTATTTTCTAATGTTTCTTTTGCATTAGCAAAAGATGTTTCTAACACATCTCTATTAGTTTGATTAATTGCTTCATTGTTATGCATTGTTAGGAATTTATCATTTTGGTTACTAAATTGATTAGCTACAAAATCAGTTGTGGCTGTATTATTGTTTCCAAATCCGAAACCATTACCACCAAACATTCCTGCAATTATGAAGAAAATTATTATCCACCAGAAATAACCTCCTCCCATAACATCATTGCAATTATTGTTATTCATTAGAGCCAATACATCTGCCGCAGTTAAACCAGAACCATTTTCCATAGTATCTGTTCCTCCTTTCTTTAATTTTATTTATTTTAATTGCAATTAAAATCTATGTTGATTAACCATCTGTTGTAACTGTTGTTTAGTTATTCCATTTTGGTTACACCAATCTGCTATTTTTTGAGCTCTTTCTTCATCATTATTACTATTCATTAAAGATGAAAATGATGCTCTTAAATTTTGATTTGGTAACATTCCAAGTACCATTGACATAGGATTACTACTTGCTTTTAATTGTCCTATAAAATTTTGTAAATCCATCTAATATCAACTCCCTTATTTTCCAAATTTTAATTTTCCATTTTTCTTTGTTGTACCTGAGTTGTTCATATTACTGTCACTAAAATCAGTTGAATTTTCTGCATTTACTGTTGTAGTTGTATTCGTTGTTGTATATGTATTATTTATAGTATCTGCTGTCATATCTGGATATTGTTGTGGTTGCTGATTTGCATATACATTATTCATTTTAGTTTCCATTTCTCTTAACTTACGTTCAAGATTTTCTATTTTTAAATCCTTCTCATCTTTTGGTAATATTATATAATACTCCTTTAATTCACCATCAGGTTCTTTTATTGATAATTTACCATTTTTTAAATCTATAAATGCTGTCTTATTTTGTACATAAATATCTGATGGATTTTCTGTTGTAAATCTTGCCTCAAAAATTGGTTGTGTTGTTGCAGGCGTATTGATTATATTATTTATTGGTTGAGGCATAGCTTGATAATTAGCTTTTAATCTTTGTAAATCTTCTATTTGTCTATCAATACGACTTAATTCTACTGGATTATACATAATATAATTCCCCCTATCTATATACTTGTTATATTTATTATAACAAGTATATAGTTTTAATGTCAGTCTGAGTATTTAAAATTTTTATAATTTTTATTCAGACCTTTTTAACAATTTAAAAAGAGTACCTGTTATGGTACTCTTTTTTCATTATTTAGTTATATTCCACAATATAATCTTAATGCGAATGCTACTCTATCTAAATGTTCAACAATTCTCGGACTGTCTAAATCTAACAACTCAGATATTTCTGAGAAAGTTCTGTTTTCTTTAAATCTATATTTATAGATTAAATACTCTAAATTATCTCTGTCTTTAAGTTTAGTTTCAAATTCAATTAATTTATCATCAAACTCATTATATTTAATAAAATCTTTTATATCTTGGTATTTACTAGTTTCACCATTATTATTCCATAAATACATATCATTTATATTTGACCTACCTGTCATTATAAATGCACTAAATACAGCAAAAACTATTGATATTTTCAAATCTATTCCTAATAACACAAATAAACTTAGCATAATCAGTGCACTCCAAACTAAACAACGATACCAAGTCTTAAAGTGTAACGCCCTACCAAAAAATCCTCTACTTATCATAAAGGTTAACATTACCATTAAAATATATGAGATGGGCAGGTCTAAAGCCTTGCCCATCAGGAAAATAACTACTGTCTCACCTATATTAAAGATAAGACTTGGTAAATTTTTCTTTAACCATTCCATAATTACTCTCCCTCTTCTACATCAAATATAAAAAACCAGCTGTTCCACATACTAATCACCTCACTTTACAATATTTTTATATATGCAATATAGCATAGCCAAATTTATAAAGTAAAACATAAAATTGAACAAAACTAAATTAATACATCTAAATGTTGTAGATTTCATTATTTTCTTTACCTTATCATTTCTATTCCATAGTAGCTTATATATCTTCTGTATATTAAATAATTTATTTCTAAATATGTATAAAAACATAAATAGTAATATGTGATTTATCGCAACATATACAATATAATTTTGTACTAATTGATACAAAGTGAAATACAATACAAAATTAAATAAAATCATTATAATACTCGCTATACCTAATGTAAACACATCTGTTATTTGTGACTTATCTTTATATAATAATTTCAGTAATAAATACATTAAGATAAAATATAATATATGCGACCACACATTAAATGGAAGTGCATATAATAATATTATATATTCTATTGTGGAAATTACTACAAATAATATTCTTTTTGTTTTTAGTTGTTTTGTTAGTATCATAAATAATGCAAAATATATTGCCTCAGGTAATTGACCTAATAATAATTCTGCTAAATTCATAAATTCTATCTCCCCTCTGAAGGTATAATAACACAAATTTTAATAAATGTAAATAAGTCCGACTGTAAATTTTTTTAAAATTTAAAGAGAGGTATATAAACCTCTCTATTATTAGTAACTCCAACCTGCTGCATCCAGCTCAGCCCAACGATTTTGATAACGAGTATTAGCAATATTTGTAAGATAAAAAATACTTCCCTGTTTAGAATTAGACAAACTTCTTACAGTAACCGATTTCTGATTTATAAAAGAATTGATTATATTTTGAATACTTGCATCACTTAAATTATTGCAAGACTGAAACATATCTTCAATAACTAATCTTTTATTTGAAAATTTAAACTCTGGCACATCTACTAAATTAGTACAATTATAAAACATTTGATGCACATATTCAACATTATTAAAGTTAAGATTAGGTGCACTTGTTAAATTAGAACAATCACCAAACATTTGTGTAAAACTAAATACATTCCCTGTATCAAAATTGGAAATATTTGATATAGCACTGCTAGATAAATTAGAACAACCTGAAAACATTGAATTCATTTGTCTTACATTTGATGTGTCGTATAATGGTATATCTGTTAAATTAGAGCAACCCGCAAATAAATATACAGTTGAGGTTACACTACTCATATTAAAATAAGGCACTGATGCTAAGTTCCAACAACCAAAGAACATATAATCAACTGTTGATATGTTATTTGCACTAAAACTAGGTACTGACCTTATTTTTGAACACCACGTAAAAGCACCCTTAAGATATATAGCGTTATCAGTATTAAAGTTGGGAACGGAAGTCAAATTCAGACAGCTGTAAAACATATTTGACATATTTATAACATTACTTGTATCAAAATTTGGTACACTTGTTAAATTATTACAATATTGAAACATAAAAGACATATCTCTTACACTAGAAGTATTAAAGTTAGATACCGAGGTCAAATTATTACAAGATTGGAACATTTCACTCATTGTGAGAGCTCGACTTGTTAAATTTGATGATATATTTATCGTTTTAACATTGGGGTTATACGCAAATACTGAATTAAGTATAACTATAGTACCCTCTCTTCCAGTATCAACCACATTAATTGAGGTTGGTTTATAATTATCCACTATATTTCTTAAATTAGAACGTAAATTACTTCCATCTACATCATAATTTCCTTTTGATATATTTTTCCAAGACATAAAATTCACCTTTCTTTATACATAATATATATTCCAATAAGTTGACACATTAGATGTATTTATAATATATGGAATTGCTTCGATATAACCTTTATTACCTAAAATTTTCTTTTGTTCTAAAGTAAAATTTTCTATATTTAAACCTATATTTAATAAATAATAGTTAGATAAATTAGCAGCTAATGGTAAACTGTTAGCAATATTTGCATAACTATTTGCTGATAAATTAGAACAGTAGCTAAACATCTCGCTCATACTAGTAACATTATTTGTATTAAATTCAGAAACTGTAATTAAATTTAAACAGTTCCTAAACATACAGCACATATCAGTTACTTTAGACGTATTTAAAGTAGGTGCATTAACTAAATTATTGCAGAAAGCAAACATATAATACATCGAAACGACATTAGACGTATCAAAATTTGGTACATTTTTTAAATTAGAACAAGAACCCAGCATATTACCCATATTAGTAACTTTAGATGTATTAAAATTAGGTACACTTGTTAAATTAGAACAATCATCAAACATATAAACCATACTCGTTACATTTGATGTATCAAAATTTGGTACATTTGTTAAATTATGACAACTATAAAACATATAAACCATACTCGTTACATTTGATGTATCAAAATTTGGCACTGTTGCTAAGTTATAGTCATATTGAAACATACCATACATACTTACAACGTTACTAGTATCGAGATTGGGTATTATATTTAGATTATAACAACTATCAAACATAGCCACCATATCAGTAACATTAGATGTATCAAAATTTGGTATAGTATTTAAATTTTGACAATACTCAAACATACTACTCATACTAGTAACATTAGATGTATCAAAATTTGGTACTGTCATTAAATTATTACACTCTTCAAACATATAACTCATATCAATAACATTTGATGTATCCATATTAGGCACTATAGTAAGGTTAGATAAGCCAAAAAATAAATTAGAAATATTTGTAACAGTAGGATATAACCTTAAACTACTTAAATTACTATAAATACTTACTCTATCTTTCAGCTGTTGTAAATTAAGATTAGTTGTTTGACTTAAGGTTCCATTCTGTATTCTATTAGTTCCATAAAATTTACCACTCCATACATTTTCTATATTAGCTGTTAATCCGGTGTCAGATAACATATTAAAATTACTTCCATTGTATTTAAATACCCCATCAAATACAGTTAAGCCTGAAATAATAAATTTACCAATAGCACTATTCCATTCAAAATCTCCCCATCTACTACCAAATTTTATTACTAATCCAAAATCCACTTCATTTCCAGAAATATCTTCATCATTCTTCATAAATCTAGTTCTATTATAAGTTATTCCATCTTGACTTTCATATTGTATTCTTATATCTCCATCATCTGTATAACAATCCATCCTAAAATAATCACTATCTAAATTACCCCAACAATCAAACATTACACTTTCATCTAATGCTTGAAATCCTACTTCTACATAGTCTGATAAGGCTTCATCTAATACTACTGTCTGTGGAAATGTTGCTACTTGAAATTCTGTAGTAGCTGTAATAGGTGCTTGTGTACTAGCGTATACTACTGCTAAATCATCTGTATGTGCATTAGATATATCTGCATACATATTTTCTAAACTATCATATTGTTTAACACCATTACCACCACTTACTATATTTTCTATAGAAGCTGGATAACTTGCAAAATTTGTTACATTTTGACCTTTAGTTTCTATTGCACTTTTTATAGTTTGTTTTATTGTATTTATTGTATTTAAATCATTTACTAAAGACATTTATATATTCTCCTTTCATTATATAATTGCATCTACATAACCCTTTTGATTTAGTATTGTTAATTGCTCAGTTGTAAATTTATTTACATTTAATCCTATATTACTTATATACTGATTTGTTAGTTGACTTGCATTTGGTAAACTATTTGCTATATTTGCATAACTTGAACTTGATAAATTATTACAATTTCTAAACATATTTAGCATATTAATTGTTCTACTTGTATTAAAAATATATACAGTTGTTAAATTATAACAATTTAAAAACATATTAGACATATACATTGTATTAGATGTATTTAAATTCATAAATGTAGTTAATTTAGTGCAATTACTAAACATATATGTCATTGATAATACATTAGAAGTATCAAAATTTGGAACTGCTGTTATATTAGAACACTGAGAGAACATACTTGACATATTTGTAACTATATGAGTATTTAAATTAGGTATAGTTTTTAAATTATTGCAACCATAGAACATATAATTCATATCAATAACATTAGATGTGTCAAAATTTGGTATATTATATAGTTTGCTACACGCTCTGAACATATGTGTCATATACTTAACATTAGAAGTATCTAAATTAGGTATATTAATTAATTTATTACAAAGGAAGAACATACCATTCATATTAGTAACCATACCTGTGTTTATATTAGGTATATTAGATATATTATAACAATATGTAAACATACCAGATGTATTTATAACACTTTCTGTATTAAAATTATATACATTTATTAAATTACTACATCCTGAGAACATATTAGAACATATTTTTAACTTATCAGTTTTTAGATTAGACAAATTTACGGATTTTACATTCGCATAAGCATTAAATAAATTTTCAGCATAATATAATGTACCATTAATTCCAGTGTCAGTTACCGTAATATTAGTTACTGTGTTTGGAATATTACTTTTTAAATTTTGTCCAGCTACATCATAATCTCCTTTGTCTATATTTACCCAAGTAGAACCATTAAGTTGAATATTCCAGTAGGTAGAAACATCTAGTGAATTTATAACAGATGGTAATGCTTCAACATATCCCTTCTCTCCTAGTAGAACTTTTTGGACCTCATCAAACTTATCAATATTAACCAATCCCAAACTTGATAAATATCCGTTAGATAAATTATACGCACTTGGTAAACTGTTTGCTATATTTATATAGCTAGTCTTAGATATATTATTACAATTTAAGAATATATTAGTCATATAAGTAACTTTGTTTGTATTAAATTCTGGGATATTAGCTAAATTTGTACAATTAACATATAATGCGTGCATACTAGTCACATTAGGAGCATTTATATTTGGGGCATTAACTAAATTTTTACAATCATCAAACATCATAGCAATTGATTGTGCATTTGGAAAATTTAACTCTGCTACATCTATTAAATTATAGCAAGCTAAAAATAATCCATATGCATTAATAACATTAGGAGCATTTATAGTTGAAATATTTGTTAAACTATGACAATCCCAGAACATTGATGATATATTTGTAACTTTAGGCATTTCCAAACTTGGCACATTTATAAGATTACTACAACTTCTATACATACCAGCTGTACTAACAACTTTATTATAATTAAAATTAGGGGCACATATTAAATTTCTACAACTATCAAACATACCTGCCATATTTATTACATTTGATGTATCTAAATCTGGTACTGATAACAAATTAGATTGACCTGTGAACATATAAAGCATATTCGTTACGTTTGATGTATTAAAATTTGGGACATTCTTTAGATTAGCACGAAATGCCATCACAGAACGAAAAGCATTAGCTAAACTAGTGATACTTGGGTCTAACTCTAAATAACTTAAATCATTATATACCTGAGCTTTTATTTTAACTTGGTCCGTTGTCAAATCAGTATTTACTTGTAGAGTTCCTCGTTCTACACCATTTGCTCCCCAAAATATACTATCTACTACATATTCATTTATTGCTGTTAATCCTGTAAGTGCTATTTCCCAATTATTATTTGTATATTGAAAAAGTCCTTGTAGATTATTTATATTGTATACTAATGCTAAATCACCTTCATTTGCTGTGTTAGCTCTCATATCATCTATGTTTTCATATAAAGCTATATCACCATCACTTGAACCACTTACTATATTTAATATAGCATTGGGATAACTTGCAAAATTTGTTACTGTTTGTCCGTTTATTTATTATTGAATTTTTTATTTCTTGTTTTATTGTATTTATTGTATTTAAATCTGAGATTAAATTAGTACTCATTTATTAACCTCCTTGTTGGTTTTTATATCTTACATTAATATTTTACAAAAAACAAAAGAGCTCTATATTAAAGCTCTTTGTATTATTAATATCCTGTTGTCCATCCAGCAGATGTAAATGCACTATAATTACTTAATGTTTTACAGATATTAGTTTGATTTTGTGATAGTCCGATATTTTTCAATGTTTTATTAGTCACATTTGTATTAGTTATTGTAGTACACATAGCCATAATATTATTCAAACTATTATTTGATAGATTATTACAATTATAAAACATACTAGAAACAAGCCCTGCATTTCTAATATTATAAAATGGAACATCCACTAAACTTTTACAATCATAAAACATTAAATTACACGATGTAACATTTCGTAAATCAAGATTAGGGGCTGATATTAAATTATAACAATATATAAACATTCTGTGCGTTGAAGTAGACTTTGTAATATTAAAATCTGGCACCTGTGTCAGATTATAACAACCTGTAAACATTTCACCCGTATAAAGAGAATTACATAAATTATAATTAGGTACATTTCTAAGATTATAACAATCACGAAACATAGCAACAGAAGACGTAACATTACTTAAATCCATATACGGTACATCACGCAAATTAGCACATTTCCAAAACATATTTGCTACATTCTGTACTTTTGAACAATCTAAATTACTTACACTTATAATATTATTACAGGTACTAAACATAGCAAAACAGTTTAATGCATTAGACATATTTAATGTTGGAATATGTTTTAAATTCTGTGCATACTGACTAAAATTTGTAAAAGTTGTCACCTCTGATGTATCAATAAGGGGTATTCCATTAGATTTAACAGGAATTAATTTCATATTAGGTGATAGTACATTCCACGTAGTATCTGTAATTTTAATACTATCCATATTATCATATTGTTCAATTATCTTTGAATATATTTCAGCTGTTTTATCATCAAATTTATTAGATATATTTTTAAGTAATAATCCAGTTTCTACACCATTTTTTCCATAAAATGTTTTTTCATATACATATTCTGGGATTGCATCTAACTGTGTATTATTTATATAATATTCTGTAATATTACCTATTGGAGTTGATAATGTTTTTCTTAAATTAGAACCAAAATATCCATATATATTAGGATAAAAAATTTGATTGTTAGTATCAATTCCAACAAAAAATACTGTTGATGATAAGTCAAATGTATCTCCATACTCTCTATCAAATATAGATGTACTATGTGTTAGTGTTGTAACTACATATGTTTGTTGTTCTAAATTCACAGTTATTTTGCTTATACCATCTCTAATTCCACCAGCAATATTAGAGTGTAATACATAACCCTGATTTTCATCAACAGCAATATCTGGTGCGTATACATATTGATGTGCAGTACCTCCTGAAGATGACCCTAGTGTATATAAAACTACAGTGCCATTTGTTATAACACAAGTTACTGTCATTTGGTATAATGCATTTTCACTTATAATTTGACGAATTATACCAATAATATCTGATATGTTTATATTTTCTACTGTAGTTGAAATATCCGAACCCGTATTAATAATATCAGTAAAGCTTAAAATATAATTATCATCACTCTTAGATACATATTTATATAGTCCTTCAAAATAGTTTCCACCTATCTTCATAAAATTACCAATTACAGAATTAAACCCTTCACCATAATCTTCCCATTTTACTATTACACCAAATTCTTTTAGTGCATCTCCACCATCAGTTCTTGTATAGGTTACTCCGTCTGTACTTTCATATTCTACTCTTATTTCACCATTATCTCCATAACCATCAAATCTAAAACTTGATGATGACATTTCTACCATTCCATCAAAATATCCACTAGAACTATCTACAGCTCTAAAACTTCCATATATATCACCAGTAAATGCTTCATCTAATACTACTTCATTTGGAAATGTACAACTATCAAA